ATAAAAAGTTTAATAAATAAGCTGAGCTTATGATCAATATAACTAAAACTTATATTGATCATAAGCTTTTATTTTTTCTATTTTGAATTTCTAAAAAAAATATATTTTGTGGCCCAGGGGGGGGGGAGCCATTCGGAGGTCGCTCTCCCCGCCTCCACCTCACCCCGCCACGCGCACCCAGACCCATCAGGAGGCGGGCAGACCGGGGGACCCCGCCCGCAGAGGGAGACCCTTAACACATACTTCCTTCAAAAGTAGATTTTTGAGGGGCCTGAAAGCCTTACACAGCAAGCGTTTCAGCCGACGCGAAAACGTGCGGGACATTACGCACGAGCCTAAAAGGGGCAAAATAGGGCCTCTGAAACGACCATATATTCATTTTTTTACTTTGGAAAGTGTCAAAACCGCCAAAGCCTTACACAGTAAGCGTTTCAGAGTCTTTAGAAGCTATAATAGAAGTGGGATCTTCCATGACTTTTATGCAAAAATTTAACCAAGCGCACCAAGAGAGAATAAACAATGCATGAAGCTGATTCTATGAGAGGAGCAGACCTACTACACTTCTGTCCCACCATGAACCCACACCTCTTTGAAATGAGCGAAGAAGAAGAGCAAGAACGTGAAGAGATCCTTCAGGAGGTACTTCAGCTATTTAGAGAAGGATACCCAAAAGAAACAAAGCCAGATAAAAAGACTAAAGAGCTCCTTTTGGATATAGTCGAGGATCTTTATTGGTTCAGAGATATAGATGAAGATTACAGATACTTCGATGAGGGCGAGACGTACCACACACGATATACAAACATTCTCTGTAGATTTGGGCTGGCTATAGAAAAGGGAATCTGGATTCCAGCGAAGAAAGGCAAAAGCATCTAAGAAAAGGTCTTAGTAAGCTGGGCACCTGCAAGCCAAGCAGCTAGCCGCCACCCCCGGCAGATAGCTAACCAATCTATAGAACAAAGCAATAAGAGCATCTGGCAAGAGCTGGCCTCCTTTGAGGTATAGCCCATAACCAACTATTCGATCAAAAAACAAAACAATCCCAAGGAACTAACATGTCCGATCTCGAATGCCTTCCTCCTCTAAAAATTGATAAAACTAATTTTCAACCCGGCCCATGGATAGATGAGCCAGATGTGGCCTCTTGGGTAGATCGCGGTTACCTCTGCGCCATTCGTCGCAACTATATGGGCTGTCTCTGTGGTTACATTGGTGTTCCAATAACCCACCCATTTATCAATGCCTCTACTGCCAGCGATCTTAAAGGCCACATCGAAGGCACCATTAATGTTCATGGCGGTGTAACTCTTCTAAAAAAAATCGGTGGCTTTTGGTGGATTGGTTTTGACTGCTCTCATTTCGGGGACCTCATACCCGCATGGAAAAGTGAGGGTGCCTACCGAGATTTTGCTTACGTTCAAGGTGAAGTAAAATTAATGGTGGATCAAGTCTCAGCCTCCCGCCATCCCCGGCAGATAGTTTAGCAATCCGTACAAGCACTATGAAATTTGAATTTCTTGGGCTGCTCTTCTTTTTAGAATGGTCAGATGACGGCCTATATTACATTTTTTCTAAAAAGGATAACTCAAAGCAGACTCACTAATTCTCTGTTTTTAAAGTCGAAATGCAAGAAATAACAGCTTTGTGCATTGTCTTGTTAAAGGTCGTGATAAAAGTCGGAAAACTTAGAAGCCCTCTCGCATGGCTAAAGAGCCTATTTTTAACTAATGAACCAAGTTCTAAGTCAGAATGACCAACAGCTTGCTAAATATCTCCAGCAGATGTCTATCTTGTATGGGGAGAATCAGCAAGCTTGCTTTCCAAATCAAGTTCTAACCCACGGGCGCATTTGGACAATCTCTGAGCAACAACCCGATCGCATGACACCGCGCTTGTGTTACGAAAACGCCTATCTGTTCTCTGACAAATCAAATATTTACTGTGAGGGCTGGGCTGTTCCCGACAACATTCCGCTTCCTATTTGGCATGCCTGGTGCATTAATCTAGAAGGAGAAGTTCTCGAGTTGACCTGGGAGAAACCAGGAATATCCTATATTGGAATCCCATTTCAAGATGATTGGTTGGTCGAAACCTTCCTCAACTACAGAGAATACGGAATTGGCGGCGAAGCCTGCGCCAATGGATTCCCAGAAGATACAAGCGAATGGGTTCATCCCATTCAATCAAAAGGCCAAACAATCCTAAGGAGTTGAGACATGGCAATTGCTAACAATTACCTTCAAGCAGCCCAGCAACACCCAAATCTAGAAAAATTCGCTCTAGCTATTCTTGCTCTCATTTATATTGAAAACGACGAGATTGTTATAGACGGAAACCTAGGGGCAGACTTTATTGGGGATGTGGTAGACAAAGCGACAGATTGCGGCCTAGATCCTGAAAACCTAGAGTGGACAATTATAGGGCCAACGGATGACTCAAGTTTTTAGAAAAAAGTTGGAGTTTGGTACCCACAAGACAATTAAGCACTAACTATGGAAAACAGCAATGGAAAACTGATGAAAGCCTACTCCATTTTCTCTACCAAACTTCCAGAAGCGCCCGACAGTGTTTGCTGTCATGAATCAGCCGGTAAAGCCAGCCTTTTGCGCCAGTGCATTAGCAGAAATTTACGGCATTGAATTTGGAAAAGCCCTAACTAGTTTAAGGGTGCGTCGAGCCCCTAACTTTGACGCTTGGGCCCAAGCTCAAAACTGCCCTCGGCATATTGATACTGAATACGCAAAGTTAACAAGTTAACCATGGAAAGACGATCACTTTTAGTAGGGGGAGGGCTATTTGCCGCGTCGTTTTTAATCACAGCCTCCCTCCCAAAGAAAAAAGAGCCCATAGCAATGGCAGCTCCTGTGATTATTCCTCAGGAGCCCCAGCCAGTAGCAGCAGCGGTCACTCCCGTAGAACATGAATCTGTGACAGTGGGCGAGTCCACTCACTACAAATATAATGATGTAGCTGCCGAAAACCTAGTGCATATTGCAGATTCGGCTAATGGCAAAGAGTTTATGGCTAAAGAAGCCGCTCCTTATTTTCACAGCCTAGTCGCCGCAGCTGCCAAGCATGAAATCAGGCTCTCAGTAGTTTCTGCTTTTAGAAGCTATGATAAACAGAAAGGATTGTGGGAGAACCAGATAAAAAAGCGCGGAAGTGAAGCAGCGGCGGCAGTTTGGTCGGCTCCCCCAGGATACAGTGAACATCACACAGGATTTGCGGTTGATTTTAACGGTGAAGATTCTTCTACAATACTAAGCGAAAGCTTTGAGAATACAACGGCTTACCGTTGGCTGAGTGAAAACGCCGCACGATTCAACTTCTACCTCTCATTCCCGAAAGACAACGCCCAAAAGATTGGGTTCGAGCCCTGGCACTGGAAATATAAACCCCAACAGCAGCATGAAACATCTGGTACTAACTTCAACTTCGGCAATTAAAGTAGAGGCAACTAAGCAGGTTTTCCGTGACTGGGAAATTATCACTATCAAAACTCCAACCGTTATTGAGCAGCCGTTTGGTTACGAACAAACTCGAACCTGCGCGGTCACCCGCCGTAACTACGTGTTTGAGACTTTGGGCATCAAGACCCTTCCAATTATCTCAATCGAATCTGGCCTCTCTTACAAATTCAAAAATGGAGTAGAAGAGTGGTTTGATTTCTCAGTCGGGGAGTTCTTCTTAAACGGTTCAACTGATCTAGTTGTTTCGCCTCACCTTAAAATCCCTGAACAGTACCACAAACATATTTTAGAGGCTCAAGATCGCGGATTTGGCTCAACAACATTTGGGCAAGTTTTGAGTGAAGAGCTCCACATATCACAAGATATGTGGCATAGCGCTTTATGTGGGATTTCTCGCAAAGACCTTATTGTTCGCGCTCTTGAAGATATTGAGCTTAGAGGCTATCCCCCAGAATGGCTTGAAGACCAATAGCAGAGTGGATGAACGGAACTCCCGACGCGAAGTTTGGAGCTCCAAGCGATCGCTCTCCTTTGTATCATACAAATTAACAAGCTAACAACCCCAAGAAATATACTATGACTGATTTTGATTTAGAACAAAGAATTGAGAGCGGCTACTACAGAACCAAAAAGCCCTACGCACTGTCGGATGAGCAATTTAACACTTTTCATGATGAGATAGACGCTCTAGATAGCATTCCACTAACAATCTCTGATCGAAAGCTGAAAAAGAAAGAAATTATTCAGCGCAAAAAAAACAAGCAATCAAAGAGTTACAACGCGAGTACCACGCTGATAGAAACCGCCTCTTGGATGAGTTTCAACTAGACTGCGAGCATTGGCATAATTTTGCTAGTTTCCCACCTGTAATTAAGCGCAAAATTCATGGCATGGTTGAAAGCACAGAAGGACTTAAAAACAAGTCCGATAAATATGACGAGCTAGTAGAACTTGTTAGTCAATGCATTAAGACTATGCGAGAGTTTATTGAGAGCGAGGGACTGTAATGAAACAAAACATCCTTGTCATAGAAAAGTCGGCCTTGATAGAACCCAAAGGCCGACTTACCAGCATCACCAAGCCCGACGACCAGCAGCCAATTCCCGGCATGCAGGCGCGGATTAAAGAATTAGCTGCTGACTACCAGATTTTTCTGGTAGGTAACGAGCCCCAGTGGAAACCTACTGAAACGCTAGCCCAAAACTTTCCAATTGGGGCGCATCTTTATGATCCCCTTGCAACTGATTGCTGCCTAGTGATAAATAAAGTAGAGTTTCCTGGGGAAGTAAGGTTAGCGTTAAACCCAAACAAGGATGGAAAAGATCACACCTATATCCTTCGAGGCTCAAAAGTCCTATTTCAGTGGAAGACATCAAAGCTGATAGCCCAAGAGTATCAGTATGTATTAGAGCTATTCCCAGAAATAGATCATGCCTACTTTTCAGGAGACAAAAATGTCTGCTTTCTTGTCACTCGCTGCGGTTTACAGCAAGTAAAAAACCTCAAGTCTGATTGGGATTATAGCCTGCCTAATCCAGGAATGCTTTGGCTAGCCGCACAAGCTAAAGACAATCATTTAGAAAAAGGTGAGCATCTGTTTATAAGCAAAGAGTCCGCTTACAAACAGAAAATTGACCATGAGTCTGGGTTCCTATTTATGCTGCAAAGCGAGCTTTTAGGAGTGTCCGCGTGAATAAGTTTTTCTCTATCGCCTTTATTATTTGGCATACAGGATTTCTAGTTTCCTTCTGGCGTGCAAAGTACTCTAACACTTGGGAAGAGCTCCTCAGTCGAACAGGTCTTTCGTTAGCCTGGCCCGCATTTCTTGGGCTAAAGACTTACGATAGGACGAAAGCTCGTGCCAAACCCACCGTCACTTCCGCTAATAACATAACACTCTAAATGACCTTCTCTCGCAATAATTGGGAGCCTATAATGCCAATCGACGCTAACTATCGCCGCAAAAAGGTTTTAGATTTTCTTGCCTCAATTCACACCTATATTGGCAGAGTTCCCGACTCTCCCTGCGAGCTTGAACTCCGCACAGCATTAGAATCAGAAGAAGGATTTTCCCTAGAAGAGCCCACTTCTAATATTCTTAATCTAATAGCTGACATGCATAATTCTTTCAGCATTGCCATTGGAAAAAATAACCCAATGAGTGCTCAAGAAAACCGGCTTTTAACTTGCTTAGAAAAGTTAAGCAAGCAGTTAGATGACCAAGCTATTGAAAACGATAGCCAATGGGAAAGTCGAATGCAGTCTTTGCAAACAGCCACCGAAAAGTTCACCCGCCAGGTTCCAGATCTCAATCTAACCCTGCGGGATCGCCGCAAGATGATTCTCCAGATGTGTGAGAGCGTAACCCGCAATTTACGCTACAGAAGCGGGCCGCTTGCCGTTTATGAACAAGTTATCTACGAAGAAGTGTGCCTATGGCTAACCTTTAAGCTGAGTGTCGAGAATCTGGATATACGCGACCGTACTTTAGATGTGCTTCTAAAAACAAAGGAGTGGATTAGCAACCAAATAGCGCGGGATAACTGCCAGAATCCTGATGAATACGCAATCTATGTAAGCTCAATGGTTATTTTTAAAACCCTACAAAATTCAACCTTTGGAGGTTAACCCCATGACACTAAGAAAACTAATCGGCCAGCTATCTCTAAACGAATTGAAAGAACTAACTCAAGAGCATTCTGATTGGGAGAAAAATCAATTTATTCCCCTGGATGCAAAACTGCGTAAGATAGCAAAGCAGCATTACAGCGACGATAGCGTGCTCCTGATGGAGCGTGTAGCTAATGAAGCCTATCGAACAATCGCTCTTCAATCTCTAAAAGAAAAGCCGCAGCCCTACGCGCTTATTTCCGTTGCTGAGCGGTCATATATTATTCACACCAGCCGACAAGATGAAATCCATCTGCAAGAAAAAATTAGTGCAGTGAGCGTCAAGTTCTTTGAAAGCCTGTCTTTGGCCAGACAGTTCTACTTGAGAAACTACGACAGCGGGCTGGACGAAGAGTTTGCTCAACCAAAAGGTGAAAAGTGAGATACATAGTTCAAATTCTCAAAACTCAACGCTAGACAGCCAGGCCCCTCCAGCCAGTCGCGGCAGTGCGCACAAGCCAGTGCTTATGATATGATTTAAAAGCTAGGACTACAACTTTCTTCCTTCTACTTCTATATACAACAGGCCTCGCGCCTGTATTGCCATAGAATGTTGAATTTCCTAGCAACCTTTCTGGCCTAAGCGGGTCTTCCTTCAATTGAAATTTGTAACTCTAATAGACCCGCTAATTTCCAGACCACCTCAAAAATATAAGAAGGGTCGTTTTGGATCATAGCTAAACTGTATAAGATTAAAATCTTACAGAGGCCAACCAAACAGGAATACTCAAGTGGCTTCCAGGCCTACCTTCAAAATACTCCACACCTCTTTGCCCACGTACAAGTGTCCTGATGCGTGATAAGTCGCCGCATGGCGCGATCGCCTCTCTGGCTCTGGCATAAGTGTGGAGCCCCTATAACAGCAAGCCAAATGCTCACCAGAGCGCGAGCTGTTATAGAACCCCTCAAACAAAGGCGACCAAAAGTACCAAACGGCCTAGATTGAAAATATCTGCAAGCCAAATGCTCACTTAAGTCACCAGCGTCCCTGAGGGTTTTCGGGTCAGTAGCTCAGCGGTAGAGCGCCAGCATTATACACTCTCTCCAATTCCTGCTGAAGGCGGATTAGGAGAAAGTTCCTTCATTAAAATGGGAGCTGAATGTCGCAGGTTCAAATCCTGCCTGGCCCAATTGGGAATCGAGGATTCCCAAACCCTCAGTATTAGTTCTTGCTATGTACAACTAAAGCCGCAAGCTTTGGCCCTTGGGCAAGTAAGAAACACCCTAATGCAAAATAAGGGGCAATATACTGAGGTTTGCACATGGCTAGCCCGCCAAGGCTAGAGCGGCTGCGTAGAACGGGGTTGGCACCCAAGTGGCGTAGTCCCATTGGAGAACAGGTTAGTTTTGAGTCTACCAATGCCCATAAACAAAATCTTGGTTAGCGCCCAAGTTGAAATAAAGAGCTCGGGGATGATTTGGAGTTAGGCGAACAACTGACAAACCTCCAGAAAGACTCCCCCACTAAAATCCAGGGCTGGCATCCTGGTCTTAGCGACAGCCTGAGTGATTGACCGCGAGGAATCGTTGGAAAAGATCGCTATTGCTGCTAATGAATGGGGCCCCAACTTCGGGTACCCCAAGCAGCTCTCATTGAAGCACTGCATGAGCACCAGTGTAGAGAGTGTAGCTCCAGCCGGGAAGGGATTCCCAAAGACCCGGCAAATTAAATCCAAACTAAGAAAATCCCCCTTGGGATTAACCGTAACTTAGTTTGGTTTGCGCCAATCGGTTGGTGTGATCGCGGGCATCTAAAAACCAGTAAACTGAGGGGAGCAAACAAAAAGACCAGAAACTGGTTGGTACCTAGACGCTCCCCTCTTACAAAATTCTCAAAAACTATGAAAACATACAAATCTGCCGCCTCTACGTGCAGCGGGGATGCAATAGATGAATAAAATTAAAATTTATTTTTTCCCAGATTGGGTACACATCGCGCCTCCTTGGGCGATCGCACCTGCTTCAGGTGAATCTCCTGTCTATGCAAAGCTGGAGTGCAATCATGACATCGCTATCGACCTGGTCAATGGATTCGTTCACCTGAAGATCGGGTATATGACCAGTTGTAAAGCAGGAGAGGCGCGAAGTCTGAGCAAGATGCTCGAATATGCCGCCGATATCTGTTCTGAGGCTAATCAGTATAGATATTATGTAGAGCATCCAACACTACTGAAGGCTTACTTGCCTGATGCTGATGTGTATATTGTGGAGGAATGATAAATGCATCATCTAGAAGAATTCATAAAACAAGGTGTGCTTCGCGCTGAGGCTGCTAACACCAAAAAGTTGACCGGGTGGCGAAAAGTTCACAAAATTAGTCTTGGGCCAATTAAGCCATCTTACTGCCTCGATTGCGGTAAACCTAGATGTATCTGAGCCGGATCTAGAAAAACTATTAAGTTAAGGTGGTGTAACGCTCGAAGTAAAAGATCTAATAGAATATAGACGCAAGAGAGATGCTAAACTTAGAACCCTTCGTGGATTCGTCGTTGAGCGCTTATTCTAATTGAACTCAACTCAGAGAGCTGCTGATAAAGAAATTTGCAAAGACGCTAAAGAATGGTTTAAGAATGAGTATAAAAACTGACGCTGAATATACAGCCTTTCTTGACGAAGCCTTTTTATTGCTTCAAGTCGTTAATCGAAGTGATAATGAAGAAGCTAGATTAAATGAGCTTGTAAAAGCAATTGATCAGTGGGAAGATATAGTTTTCGCTGTTCCTCAATATTAACAATCCCTTTAGGGGGCGGAAGCTCAGCCTGGTAGAGCAGTCGGCTTTTAACCGATTGGACGTAGGGTTCAAATCCCACCCGCCCCACTTGCCGGACTAGAAACCTCTTCCTTCAAAAACCAACCGCCCCCTCGGGGGCACCATAGAAGAAAACAGAGGTTTCACTTCCCGGCCTACACACGCAGTTAGTGACTGCAACCAAACAGAAAAACAATTGCTCTAAAAGAGAGGTAAGGATATGTAGCGAGCGTCAAGACTTTGGTCTATAAATAACACAAACTTGAAATTCTTTACCTAAAAATCGCCGGACTAGAGCCAACTTCCTTCAATAACTTTGGATGTAAATAGTTGGCTCACTTCCCGGCCCCTTCTCCCTAAAGGAAGCTATGAAAACTGAGATCTTGTTCAATCGTCTCAAGGCAATTTCCGTTTCTACAAGCGGATTAGCCGAAACAACAAAGCTACACAAACTTATTAAACTCAACTACCTCTCAGAATTTGCCCAGCTAGGTTTCTTCTTTGAGAACGATCATCTATTCAATGACTCTGCTCTCGAGAACTTCTCTGAAGTCATCGCCCTGGCCACCAAAATGCGCGGCGGGGATATAGAGTACGCTCCCCTCTTTTCTGGATTCCCTAATCAGGTGCCAGATCAAGATGTTTATATGCTTCAGAGATTGCTCTCAGTTTTGATGGCAATTCCTGTCTTAGACCCTGAGACTCATGGACGAGTTTACTGTGTTCCCAATCTATTCGACCCCTCAGTGTTTGGCGCTGACCCCGTCTTTCAGATGCAGAACAAGGAACTATTTGACAACGCCGTTGCTGAGCAAAAGGCTCGGGGTCTTGATTCTGTCCATAAATGGGTAGAGCTAGAGTTTATTCCTGAGAATCTTGTTGATGAAATTCTGCAAAACTGGGTCTACAGCTGCATCTACGCAAAATCCTCTATTCAAGAGAATTGGCAGGCTGACATTGCCTGGCTGTTAGCTTACTTCCCCACTATTGGGAAGCCCATGCAATTCGACAATTCTCGGATTGTTCACCGCGAAAACAAAACCTTTCTCACCAAGCACTTTTGGGAGAATTGCCTTTACTCTCAAGCAATTCATCTAATGAGTTCAGCTACTGACTGCTTGCGCTTGTTTGCGGCCTTAACCGGCAGCGACATTTCCCTAGCAGAGAAGATTAAATTCCCCAAGCTCAGCAGGGCCCAACGGAAAATCATCCTATCTGTTCTAGAACGCAAGGAAGCCCAGACGATCGCGGAAGAGCTGAATATCTACAAAGATCTCTGGCTCGAACTCGGGCGGTATATTCACCCTACCGAGTATCGTCGTCAATACCCCAAAACGGCTGAGGCGTTTAATCTACTTCGGAATGGAAAAGTCGAAACGTTTAATGGGAAAGTGCAAAGCCTTCTAAAGAATGGTCATTATCTTTTAGCCTCAGCCTTGCTGGCAAAGAAGCCTGGCCTATTCGCTCGACATATCGTTGACCTGATGCGTAAAGCAACAGAAGAAGAAGGCCAATTGATCGCTGGTCTTTTTGGAACCGTAGCTGACCAGGTGCCCGTCAAGACGCTGATGACTATTCACTCTTACGTGATGGGTCTAAAAGCAAGCGAAAAAACAGCGGTCATTATTAAGAATGGCAAAATTCAGGTTCTTGACCGACCTTCAGTTCTTCCGTTCTCAAAAAGGGATAATTTGATGGAGGCCCTTGACAAAGGCCTAACCCAGCTATCTGACAAAGAAACCTGGGAAGATAAATCCATCTATTTTGACGAACGCCTACGCAAATATGTACTGCCACTTTCTGAAAGGAAATTGTCAGATAGCATGTTGCCAATGGCTCGTGGCACTAGGGTTAAAGTCAAAGGCCCAGTTGTACGCTTGTTCGCGTACTGGAAAGAAGAAGGTGAAAGAACTGACCTTGACCTTTCCATTCTCATGTTGGATGACAAATTCAACGCTCTGAGCCATGTGTCCTACACAAATCTGAGAGAAGGCAAAGTTGTTCACTCAGGTGATGTCCAATCCGCGCCTTATGGTGCTGTCGAGTTCATTGACATCCCTCTAAGCTACGACTGCAGCAAACTTCTCCCTTCTTATGTCAAGAAAGAGAGCAAAGTACGCTACGTCGCAGTTGAAATCCACCGATACGCAGGGCATAAGTTTAGTGAAATGCCTCAAGCATTCACTGGCTGGATGGAGCGCGAGGAAGTTAACAACGACCGCGCCAGCTTCGACCCCAAAACTGTAGCTAACAAGTTACAGCTCACGGGTGGTGCTCAATACAGCATTCCAATCATTTTCGACCTTCTAACCCAAGAAATGATTTACACCGATCTCTACGTGAGCGGGAATAAAGCAGGGTTTAACCGGGTTGAGGATGCAGCGGATAATGTCTGTCTGATCGCTGAACAGATAGCTAGATTTGTGGAAGTCAAGCCCACGTTCTATGATTTGTTATCCATCAATATCACCCATCGAGGTGGTACTTTGGTTGATGACATAGAGGACGCGGATATTGTGTTCGGCGTTAGTCCTAGTGCTGACTACGGGCCTTTTCAAGTTGGACGGGTTCTTAGCGAGCTGCTATAATTAGGCAGTCATTGTAGACTCCTTGATTTGGTAGTTTAGGGCTGGCTGCATAAGCTGGCCCTCTTTATTTTTTAGGAGATAGGAATGGTTGTATTACTTATGAGCTTTAATATGCATAAAGTAACAAAGCTATTCGTCAGGAACAAGAAGACAGGAGAGTTTTAAGACATCAGCTATTGATATGAGTGGGGAAAAGAAAACATCAGATTAAGGTGGCATCTCCTAAACCATGCCTCTCTAGAGACTCAAGTTGAGGGTGTCATGTCCGAGAACCAAAAACGGGCAACCCAAATCGCGCAGTTAACTCAAATCTTTCAGTAGTTTACCAAAGGATAATCATTATGCTTACCGCAGAATTCCGCCCTGGCACATTGGTTATCCTTTCTGGGGCCCCTGGTTCTGGTAAAAGCAGCCTAGCCGCTCAATACCCAGAGCATGTTGTTAGTTCAGACAATTTGCGAGCTACCTTCTTTGGCTATCAAAATGAGCTGATTGAAGAGCGCCCCACGTTCTATCTCTACGGAGTTGATTCGAGGGCATCTGAACGACCCAGAAATCTTGACGATGGATTTATCTTTGAAACCCTAGAAAAGATTGTCGATGTCCGTATGAAAAACGGGATGACGACAATTGTAGATGCCACCAGCCCAACTGACACCGATCGCCACAAGTTCGCGAAGATTGCAGAAAAGTACGGTCGGCCCGTACTAATTTGCATCATGGATGTACCTAAGGAAACTCTCTACAAACGAAACGCCAGTAGAAAGTTCCCGGTTAGCAATAGCGTAGTTGATCGATTTGTAGACAAACTAGAGCTGACCAGCCATTGGCCCTACATCTTAAATCCTGAGTTACTAAACGTTAACTACTGGACAATCCAAGCTGATCAGCCCCTAGACATTATTGGGGATATTCATGGCTGCGTTGAGGTCATTAACTTAGTAGAACGGTTAGGTTATATGCATGGAGTTCACCCACAAGGGCGCAAACTTCTCTTCCTAGGAGATATGGTGGATCGCGGCCCCCATTCCTTAAAAGTTCTTGAGTTTGTTATGGGTTTAGTGAGCCAAGGACACTACTGTGTTCTTGCCAACCATGAAGCCAATCTGCTTAAAGGTCTAAAAGGTGAAGAAGTACGATCGCACGCAACCCGCCGCACTCTCCATGAAGTTCTGTTATCTGGTAAACAAAAAGAGATCCAAAAGTTTATCGAAGAGCGCCCCCCGTTCTATCTTTATGGAGTAGACACGTTAATCTGCCATGCAGACACAACAAGCTTCTTCTACAAATCTACACTCAAAGAAGCCGTTTATGGCACTTCTACCCTAAGTCGAGCAGTAGATAGCGATGCAATATTCGCCGCGCATTACCCTAACCGCAGGTTAATTCGAGGTCATATTGCTGCAACTAGCCCTCAGCACAACGTTTTTGCGCTAGAAGAAGGAGCAGGATATAGCGCGGGCTTTATAGTAGCCTGTCGAGCAAGCATTGGCGGAAACTCTCTAGAGTTCTTCCGCGAGCCCACCACGTTTGTGTACAAAGATCTTCCAAAGACTTTTGAGCAACGGATGGAGCCTCTAGTCAAGACTAAATTGGTAAATGTGGATAAGTGCGGCCCGCTCAAACTGTTTAAGTACAGCAGCAAGGCATTTTACAATCCTGAAACGTTTGCTGAAAATCCTGACTTAGGCCTCGCTCGAACTGTAGTAACAGGTTTAGATGGAGAGCCCATCGGGAGTACCTTTCCTAAAATCTACAACTATGGAGAAAAAGAAGCGCCTGAAATTGACCTTAACGAAGAAATCATCTGGGTTGAAAAGCTCAATGGATTCTTCGCGCAGGTTTTTCTTGACCCTTACTCTGTAAAGCCTAAGCTTATATACACCTCTTCAGGAAAGTTTACTGGAGAGTTTGCTGAAATGGCTCGCCAGAATATCCAGCAGTATTCTGGCGCTATTATTCGACTCTTCAAAACTTCAGACGTTAAAAACCTAATGTTTGAAATTGTTGACGCCAGAGACCCCCATATTGTGGATTACTCAGAAGAAGAGTATGGTGCCTATCTAATTGGAGCCGGATATAAAATGGGCTAGCTAGTGAGCATGTTCTAGACTACATGTCTCTTTCACTTGATGAGCTGCGCCGTCCATACCGCGGTCGCGCCACGTATAGGGAGGTACTAGAGAAAACAAAAGCATGTGATCGTGAAGGGTACATGGTTCGCAGTTTAACTGGAGAGCATCTCGTTAAACTGAAGTCTCCTACCTACCTAGCGATTAAATTCATCTCACGCATGAGCAATGAGAGCGACACCGTGATGTTCCGCAATCCAACTGTCACCAAGCAGAAGATTCGCGCTCGGGGGCTAGAAGAGCTACAATTCGTTGTAGATATAATAGTTGAACAGCTTACTGAGGAAGCATGGAAAGCCATGAACTCAATCGAGCGGCGAGACTACCTTATTCCCCTAGTTAAGAGTGAGTATGCTTATGCTTGATGTTACGCCAACTCATATCGGCGGCTATCAAATTACCTCTAATGTAAACCTAGCCGCTGGTACTGTAACTCTCTCTGTTGTTTTTAGAACGCCAAGTCGGAATCCGCCTGCCGGAAAGCGATTTGTTTACGAATCGGAGGTGTCTTTCTCTGCCACAGCTGCAACTCCAACAGAAGCGGTGGCAGTTCTAAAGAAAAAGATGGAGACTCATCTTAGTAAGCTAACCAAAGCAGGAGTACCCTGGCCCAGCCGTAACGCGGGCCAGTACCTTCAACTTGCAAACTTTAAACCTCTTCCCATAAGTCTGGAGCAATCAGAGCAGCAACCAGGGCCGCAGCGTATTTACGCTAATTAGGCTCGTTGTTTTTGGGATTGTATCAAGCAAGGCAACTGTCAAGGATTCCTTGACTAATAAGCTATAATATCGAAAAGTCTGGGCAGGAGCTTGCCCAAGACTCTAAATGGACGGGGAGGGTATGTAAGACTGGCTTGCCAGCAATGCCCGTTGAACCGTCAAGCCAGCCGTACAACGACCAACCTGGGTTGGTCGCTTAGCCGGAGAATCCTCTTCCTTTAGGTAGGGGAGCATGTCAAATCTATTTTGCATCGCTATAGCATAAAATAGGAGAAACAACCCCTCCCTAAGAAAGAAAAATGGTAGTATACAGCGCTAACGTTGAAAAGGTTTACGCTCCTTTTCAAGAAAATACCCAAGCAACCATTCCAGAAATTGTGGCTGCGGGGCCTATCACCCAAGCTAGATTGGGTGTAGATGCTCATGGGCATCCTGTTGAGACAGAAGTTGTCAATGAATTTCAACTTCCTAAGCTAAAAAAGATCCATGGGCAAGTTGCCGCCGCATTAGCCATGTGCGCATTCGGTGTTATAGCAGCACAGGTCGTAACAAAATACAGCAAACCGACCAGTATGTCTATACCGTCTACACTACAAGCGGAGTGTCCTGGTGGGTTGACACAAGGAAATCCCCTACCACCAGAAAAGCTATCAGCGGTCTCTTCTTATCTAAAAAGAGCGGCGGCTGACTTAAAATCAGAGCTTGGAAATCCTCTCTGTCAAACACCCCCAGTTGCGACCTCACAAGGGCAGGACGAAAGAGTGTTAGTTTATCAAACGGAAGTGGAAGGGCAGTTTGCATTATTTAACGTTGTAGGTTTTGGCCCAGCAGACTCTAAGAGGTATGTTGTAAATGCTGCAAACGTGGTACAGATCCCATAAGCTCCTATTTTGGACTCCAATTGTAGGCATTATTTGTTTTTACATTGGCTACAATTGGATGGCAGCAGATTTAAGAGCCCGACTGTCAGAGTCCCATCTTCCTCCCAAAAAAGGGTCTCCAGTCAGAGAGGGGCCGTGTCGAGATCTTCTAAACAGGATGATACTCGAAAAAAGTCTTCCATTGGAGCTTGAAGCTCAAATTCATAACGCCCTAATATATAACAGCGTTGTTAAAGTTGAGGAAAAAGATAAAAAATGGGCCGAGCTGGCTATAGGTCAACTTCTAAATGATGCACGAGCGGCACTAGAATGTGAGTACTCACAGCACATGCTAAAGTAAGTTTAGCCTTTACTATTCGCGCTATGTCTATATCTGATGCTACTCGCTTTTTAACAACCAATTTCCCTCTAAATTGGCAGAAAAAGGAAATTCTTTCTGAGGACGACGACTTAGCAGCGGTGTACCTATCTTGGATGGACGACTTTACACCAGTCACAATCGAGTTTATCCTAGACTTAATACAAGGCTGCGTAAACTGTAAAGTAGACCTGTCAATTGGAGCAGAGCAGTTAAGCCAAATTGGTACGCCAGAAAGCTGTGTAGCATTCTGCAAAGACCAAATGCAGCAAGTTGCAAACCGGATGCTTCAAATCGCAGAGCCGTCCGTTTTGTTTCTTGACCGCAAAGTTGAATATAAAGATCTTCAGCCGCTTGAAACAAACGGCGAGGTCACTTTCCTTATTTCGCCAGACTACGACACAGTTGAGTTTGACCTGCTCAAAATCTGTAATCAGTATGTGGAAGGGGCCGTTCCAGTTAGGTTAAAACCCTGGAACAAACCTAAGTTAATGATGACTGTTCGCGCTCAAGATTAAGCTTGTACTGTACAAAAATGTTACGTTGAAAATCCCCGATCTAATGTGCGCACATTAGACAGCAGCTAAGCAAGCTAAGATAAACAAAAACTTGTTTTGCTAAATGCGCTTCTCCCTAGTAAAAAACGGCACAAATGTCTCTGAGAGTGATTCTCTCAGAGACATTTGTGCAAAGTTTAACCTTGTAATGAACCAGCTAGTCTTTCCTGATGTGGTCGAGATTGTATCTGGCACCTCAGTACTCGCAACAGTTAAGCCTAGCTCTCTGGTTTATGACAATAATGTTTTTCAACCTGAGGTAAGTCATTGGTTTAAAATTAACCCAACAGACAAGGAAAAAGACGCTTACTTTAAATGCCAAGAGGCAATCAGCATCTACTCAGATAGATGTATGAAACTCCTGCCAAAACCGTCAATCGTAAGCGGAGACATTAAAGTATGGTTGGAGATGGCAAGGCGGGTGCTAGAAAATGAACTTCCGATAGGAAATCCATATAGTACTAAAGCAGTTGCAACTCTTTCGGTATACCATCTTTACACTAAACCTCCCCAGCAGCGAGAGATAGTTAAAATTTTGACTCAGCTACGGCTAGCCTTGCTTTACTGCCATATTTCTATTTTTAGCAGTGCGGGGCCAGATACGGTTTATTATCTCAAGCCCTCCCGCTAGCCGCCAAGCGCGGCAGCAAGATACAAGCTTTCATCCCCCACCTAAGCAAAAAATGCAAAATATCACGGTACCGTGATACCCATGATTCTATCATTGAGATTAAAATGGAGACAAGCTGAATGACTTGGGGTTGTTTTGCTTTTGATCTCATGGGTAATGGGCAAAGGCGCTTATCAAAAGGTAAGCGCCTTATTTTTTAAGCTGTTGTTCAAATTGCACACTTTGTAGCTATAATAAAAATAGTTGACGGGGGTTAACTTGGTTTGCGGGGTGTGTCATAGAAGCACCCCAGCAAATCTCTAATATTGACTACAGATAGAACAGTCAAAAGCGCCAGGATGAAATAAACTTCTGGCGCTTTTTCTATGAAACCTAATATTTACCCTCTTGGTAATCACTCTTTCCAGCTATTCTGGCCAGAGCTGATTATGACCATTACATTCAAGTATCTAATTAACCAGCACAAAATAGAAAGTCCATTTGTAATTCAGCACTACCAAGGAAAACCTGTAGGTCAGCGCTATTTTGGATACTATGACGGCACTCAGTATATTTCAGCAGAAGCGGGTGAAGTTACTCATGAAACACTCTGCCAAACCATCGCAATTACGGACAGTGACATAATTAGACCATGCGCGGTAAACTTGTTTCAGAACTCTATTTTGAAACAAATTGATCATGGTTCGTATATCGTCGTCAAAGCAACACCAATACCCTAATCTAAAAAGGATTGTCCCAATGCAAGAAAAGCTACTGTTGGGAGGAGGTTTCGCAGCATTAGTTTTTACTGTAGTATTCGCTCTGGCTAAAGGGGCAAAACTAGAAACTCCTTCAAGTGAATCTCTCATAGAAATTCCATTAGCCAAAACTGATGAAGGCCAACAATACGGCTTTGCAGCAGGTCAAGGCTTAGACGAGTTCTGTATTGCATCAGGTATGGGCGAGGTTACAATTAGCAAAAACGAAGAGTTTAATGCAATCGCCCCTTTTACTGGAGAAGTTAAGCAGATTGTTACAAAGCCAGGCTGCGAGCCCTGCCACTTTTATCAATCTCCTTTCTCTAACTACGCCCTTAAGCTGTGTGGAAACGCAAAAACAGGTAGCTACTCTAAGGGAGACGTTATAGCAACCAGTAAGCGCATGACATTCGGCCTATTTGAGGCAATTCAGAACGAACCAGGTGCATCTCCAGTATACGAACCCAAGCCCCCAGCTGTAGGAGCTACTGAAAGTCAGTCCTACTTAAGAAAGGTGTTCCCTAACAATGAGTAGCTACCTAATCTCAAAAAGAAAAGCCCATCGACTCAACTCCAAAGTACCTGGAAAACACCCAGTTGTAAAAGACGAAAGCCTGATAAATCTAATCAAGTTGCACCAAATTTGGTACAAACAAGAAGAAACCAAAAAGATTTTTAGAGCTCGCCATTACGGCCAGGATCAACCCTATACTTTGGAAAGCGCTTTTCCTGAAAGCAGCAGTAAACCGTCATATACGGCCTTAGTTGCAGAAGCTAAAGCTAGAGGTCTTTCTATACCAACCATTGATTTATGCCTATAAGTTCAAAAGATACGTTAGTCAGTTTGATATCTCAAGACACAGGTCTGTCAGAAAAAACAGTCAGAGACGTTCTTACAGCTCTCTCGTCAGCAGTAGCTCAGGTCTTAAAAGAGCATAAAAAAGTAACCCTTTACGGTCTGGCAGTATGTGAAATAAAAAAGGCCGCAGATATGAGCACGATTGGAAGACCTATGACCCGCTCGGTTATTCAAATTCGACCGACCGCCACGTTCAAAAAGAACGTACTCAGCTAAGCTAAAATTTTGTACTGTACAAATTTACCCCCGGAAACAACCATGCAACTCACAATCACTGGAACTCCGACTGAGATTAAAGAATTCTTGAGTAAAGAATCTACTAAGCCTTTAGCAACAACGCTTGAGATTCAAGAAGAAACTGCTGTAGATACTCAAGAGTCTAATGACTGCAATCTGTTTGAAAAAATTCTGGAAGTGTTGAAAGGAAATGAATTGTTTTTCCTTCCAATAGGAAGTGAAAACTCAATCACAGCTAAAACCCTAGCCTACGACATTATTGAGATGATCGACGGCTATTCTACAGATGATTGGAACCAGGGAATAAACGCTCAACTTGTAAACTACATCAAACCTCTAGCTGCAGACCCTAATTCGGAAATTAAAATGGTAGATAACAGCGCTCTGCATTATCCGCATCTGTTCTACCGTACCCGCCTAAGCTAAAAGTTAAGAAATGCGCTAGTCTGGATAGAACCATCACTAGCGCATCAGTCGGTTATGAAAAAATCTATAGCATCTCTATTTCTAGTTCTACTAAGCGCGGAACCAGCGCTGGCCTTATTTTCTACTACAGAGTACGAAATTGAAACTCCTCAAGCTATAGCAACAGTTAATGGAGTTGATTTAAAAAGAGTGCCCAACGCCCCGTTTAGAATCGCTATCTCAAGAAATAGCCCAGTTGGAGTTCTAAACCCAGACACCCAAATAAAAATTCTTGATGGGATTTCTAGAACTCAAGAAGAACTTACCCCTCCAAATGAGTTGAGTTCTGAAGTAGAAATTCAAGAAAAGGAACCCATTAAGATAGAGTTTAAGAGCCCCGCTGTTCGATTTCGCGTTAGCATTCCAGCTATTATCCAATCTAAAACAGATATTGCAAAGGCGAATGCCAATCCTGGAATAGGAGAAAATGAGTATATCCCTAGAGGCGGATTAGCCCGATCAGCTGAAAGAGTAATGGCTGACCCAGTAGGGGCCGCAGCTCTTGTTGATATTGCGAACCATTTAGGCCTAGATCCTACAGAGTTTATAGCTTTAATGTCTTGGGAAAGTGCTGGAACCCTAAATCCTAATGTCTTAGGAGGAGTTAAAAATTCCTACAAAGGACTTATTCAGTTCTCCCCTGGCAACGCTAAAAAATATGGGGTCACAGAGCAGATTAGCATTAGCCAATATGCGCCTGCTATTAAAGAATATCTGCTACATAGAGGATTTAAGCCAGGTGAACATAAAGACATTCGGTATGCTTACTCAGCTATTTTGGCCGGACAAGCCGGACAAAAATACTGGGGGCGAAAGGATAGCAATGGAACGAATGTTTGGAATGCTGAAAAGCACTTCAAATCAGGAGTTCACTATGAGCGGGCAAAAGCTTTCCTTGAGGCATCTCTAAAAGAAATGCCAGCTTCCAAACCCCAGCAGTATGAGATTCCAGAAGTCGCTCTCTCATTTTAGAACCGTGCGGATAAAATTACCCTTTAGAGCCCTTTTAGTAATCTTGCTACTGGGCTCTTTTATTTTAAGCCTCTCTTTTACTAACAAGCCCACCACAGTTGACCAAAAACCTAAAGTACAGATTGCTCAAGTTGAAAAAATTGAAGGGGAACCACAGCCCACAACAGAAAAGTTTACAGCCCCCTCTGGATTTGCGGCCACTTCTTTTCCAGTAGGAAGTTTTCAAGGCTATACCTCTGCCTTTGGATACAGGGTTCATCCAATGAATAGAACCACACGTTTTCACTATGGGCTCGATATTAGTGGGCCATTAGGCTCACCTCTATATGCTTGGGCAACTGGAACTGTAGTCAGAGCCCAGCATACAGACAATAATACATGTGGAAAATATGTAGAAGTTAAATCTGGCGTTTGGACAAGTTTATACTGCCACGCCGATAGTGTGCTTGTAAACGTGGGCGATCAAGTGAAAGCAGGCGAGTTAATCGCGACATTAGGAACGACTGGATCTTCTACTGGCCCACATCTTCACTGGGGACTCAAGTATGATGGTCAGTGGGTAGATCCAAACATTGTTCTTTTGGAGATGAAGAATATTCAATCATGACTCAATTTACTCAACAGCAACTTGACGACAGCCGAGCAGGAAAATTCTCCAAGTTTCTTACAGAGAACCCTACCAGGCAGCTAATTTCTTTGAGCGAGGAAGAAAAAGACGATCTTATAAAACAGCCAACGCCTATAATTGACAACGCCAAAAATGAGATTCTGCTTATTTTGTTAAGAGCCCTGCAAAAAAATCCTCTGGCTCAAGAAAGAGTTTACTCTGCTTATCTAAAGCAACCAGAGCTGCTGCTCCCAAAAATCCTCCTTTTACTTACAGGAAGAACTATCTCATACGAGCTCAAGTCAAAGCTAGTTTTAGGTGAGAAGGAAGAAGTTTACCGAGTCTCTATCTCCAAAAATTCAATTAGGGTGAAGTTTGAAAACTATCTCCCGGCTATCCATGCCGACGAGAAGGGAGAAGTGGTAAATATTTCACTAGCAGAGATAGATACAACAACTGGAGTTCATCCTGTTGTAAAAGTCTATGCTTCTCTTTCGAGCAGAAAACCAATCAGCTCTTCATTAGCAGGAGCCCACCGCACAAAGATCAAGGCAACACTCGATCTGGATCAAACTTTTAACTCTGACCAATGGGCATTTTTGCGCTTGATCGTTGCCCTTCCAGATCAAAAATGGGAGGGGTTTAGCGTTTTTGTAAACCTAGTCCATACTAAATCGGCTGAAATAGAAGCAGCGGCAAAAGAAGCGCTAAATGATTTTTTGGCTGAGAGGGGCACCAAAGAGTACAGAATTTTTCTGGATATCGCTGACTGGGGCCCTCTCAGTAAAATTCAGCTGCAAGCTAAAGCCCACGAGTTCACTTAAAAAGTGACCTCGCGTGAGAATGGTAAGCCCAGATTAACTGGCAGCGATTCTTCACTCCATAGATTTTCATGAGTTCTGTTAAGTAGTCAGACACTGTCTGCGCTTGCACATTCAGCTTATGAGCAATTGCTTTTGTGTTGGGATCGCCATAGCATAGCTCAAACAGAACCGTCCTTTGAGCGAGTGGAAGTTGATTTGTAAGCATCTTTATTCAAAAATATAAACAAGCTATTAGTCGAATGCACAATGGAATTATTTTGTACGAGGGCCCTTCATTATTAAATGGAGAGCCCATTGTTGTTATTTTGACAGGTCTAAGGGCACCGTCAGCCAACTCTAAAACTGGCCCAATGGCTCAAGTTTGGGTTCTCCCTCAAGAGATCCCGTCAGCAGCAATCAAGGAAAAAAGAGATAACTCGGTTTGCGGAGACTGCCCCCTTAAAAGCGGTATATGTTATGTAAATCCAATCACTCTAAATAACGTGTATAGAGCCTGGGTTAAAAAGTTGTACGGCTCAACAGAAAAAGATATCGCTCAGGCCATCAAACATATCAAACTCCATAGATGCAAAGTTCGACTGACAGCGTATGGTGAAGCGCCTGCTGCTCCCTATGAAGTTTTCGAGCCCTTCCTTAAAAGCTATACTGGTTACACCCACCAATGGAAAAATCCCTCTATTGACCAACGGTGGAAAGGTAAACTTCAAGCGTCTGTTCACTCTCTCCCCGAAGCTGAAGAAGCCTGGGCAGCAGGTTGGTCAACGTTTAGAATCACACTTCCCCATGAGAAACCTACAGAGAATGAAACCTTGTGCTTGTATATGAGCAAGGGCCTTCAATGTTCGTCTTGTGGGTTGTGTAACGGGAAAAAGAACATTACAGATCCTATTCACGGTCTTGCTCATAAGCAAACCACTTTCAAAACTATGCGCACTAGCTATAAACCTGCTCCTAAATCTAGATACCTAAAAGCTAACCACCGTTTCTTTCATGGCACCTCGGCTGATTTCTTTAATGAACCTAAAGCCCCATTCTGGTTGACTACCAGCGAAGAAAAAGCCCAAAGGTTCTCTGTTCCGCATGAAAACGGATATGAACCTCGAGTGCTAGCCTACAGGCTAAAACGTGGGCGCATTTTTGTATATGACACAGAAAGTGCTTTGGACTATCTCTTTGGAAAAGAAAACATTAAACTGCTCGCATCACTATGCCAGAGTGAGCGCAACAGAAAAATTGCAGAATTAGTTATGCGTGATCTTGCTTATGATGGAGTTCTTTTTGTAAATGATAGCGGGAAAGACGAACATAGTCTTGTAGTTTTAAATCCGACCATCATCGAAGCTGCAAAAATGCCAAAGCTTAAAATTGACCACTAGGCTTTAGCTTCTCTTGGTAGAGTAGAAGAAGCTTGAGCCTACCTATGTCAATCCCAATCCAGTCTAAATTTTCAGCAGTTCAAGACCGTCGGCCAGTTCCTACCAGCCTAATTCCTGGAGAGTTGACTGTAGGTACACATACCTCTAGCCCAGGAGTGTACTTTAGAGACTCAGATAACAATCTAGTAAAAGTAGGGCCAACGCACATAGGTGCTTCAGCCCCTACTCCAACAAACCACGCGGTTATTCTTAAAGGAGAAACGTGGTGGGATGGGAACTCCATGAGAATATGGAGCGGAACTCAATGGGAAATTACAAATAGATTAAGCACAGATTTTCCTCTCCCTTTCTCTTTTCCAGAGATACAACTCTCAAATCCTACCGGGAGCTCAATAAGTTTTTCCCAAGGGGCAGTTGTTTTATCAGATAACTCTGATAACCGATTATCTGTAAAAGCCACATCTGTTATTACTAAAAGCATATCAACATGGGCAGCTGGTGATGGTAACGGTTCTTTAATTGGCGGTTCAATAACTAACAATACTTGGTACCACGTATTTTGTATTCATAATCCAACAGCCAGTCTGACCGACTTTGCAATCGCTCCAACACTGACCCCGTCTCTTCCCAGTGGGTATACATTTAAGAGACGCTTGGGGTCTCTCTTAATAAATGCGGCGAGCTTTATAACTAAGTTCTTTCAGCAGGGCTCTCTATTCTTACTAGAAGAACCTCTCTATGACCTTATTGGAGTGAGAGTTCCAACAACCAAAACAAATTATAAAGTTTCGGCCCCACCTAACGTCATTTCAAATGTAAAAGGAATACTTAGCCCTGGGCTTGCTGAAGTAGGGTCAACACTTGCGGTTAATGCGTTTAACCCTTCTATAGTTCTTGTAGCCGGGGCCAGTCCTGGGCAAGCAAGAGGAGCCAACCAAGCGTATAGCTCCTTAAACTATTTAGGTACAGACTATGTTGTTAGTTCACATCCAGCTTGGATTACAAATGCAAGCTCAGAACTAGCTTTTCAGTCTAGCGGAACCTACAGAAACAGCGTAGGTTCAACAACGTTTTTGACTTATGGTTGGGAAGATCTAAGTTTAGTAAGGGGCTTGTAATTATGCCATTCTTCAAAGACAATGGGTTAGGAGCCCCAGATTTTGCTTCTGGAGGAACTCAATGGGCAACAAACTCACACACAATTTTTTCATCTAATGCAAGTTATGACACCTATTTAAGTACAATTCCCGCTTTACCTAGTCCTACAGTATCTTGGGATAACGTAAGCAGCAAGCCCTCAACTTTCCCGCCAAACGACACGACTTACCGAAGAATCTTACGCCACGTTTTTAATGGCACAACACACACTCTCACTATTAACTTTGCGGATCTTGGATTCTCAAATCCGACAGCTCTAAAATGGTCGTTTCGACTGGGTGGCACTAGAAATAACAACCCGCTTTTCTATATGCGGTTTAATAATGTTGCGACGAACAGCAGTTATGCTGGCCGTTTTATATATAGTGGCCTTAGTGGCTCTACCGCCGATGCTAGTACCGGTGATAACAATGCCACATTTTTAGGTAACCTCTACCTTATTGAATCAAACAATCACAACCCAATTATTGAGTTGTTTTGCTCAGGGGAAATAGCTGTGTCAAGCAATCGGATCTACTGTCACCACACATCTCTTAGACATATAGACAACGTAACTGCTTGTGACCAGGTCATAAGATGCACGGCTGCATTTATACCCCCTCCTATCACAACACTACAATTTAGTTGTTACTCTAACTCACTTCAAACTTTCGTTAATATCCCGAATAATTCTGTGTTTGAGATTCACTCTATTTCATGAAGGAAATTATGTTTTTGAAAAATGGTGACCAAGTAGCGGTTAATGAACAAACGTTCAGCTTGCAAGAATTTCAAGCACTAGAACCCGACTATGAATGTGAATATCTACTCGAAAGTTACGGCCCTGATGGGCACTGGGTCAGCAATGGCCCTGGAACAGAGCGAGTGGATGGGTCAACTCTCTACCCTTCCAGACAGTCTTATCTAGACAAAACCTATATCCTGCCTAGGGAGAAGGACTGGCTTCAACTAATTCAAGACGTAAACCTAGGGCCAATCTTGATGCCCTGGATGCTTCAGAATGCCAACCCGAATAGCTTTTCATATCTGCTGGCAGTGGTTAATAACACGCACCGACAACCCTGGATGCTATATACAGCTCTAGGATTAGTTTTCCCTGGCGCTCCTGACGAAATAAAGACAGAGCTAAACCAGGTGCTTTTAGACAATAATTTCAAAGAGATAGCTTTTTAAGCCATGACCAAATATTTTAGGAAACCTTCGGAACTCTGCGGGGACAGGCCTTAATGGCACTTTAACAGCACGAGCAGTGAGTTCACCAATTTCCCCATCGGTACATCCATGCTCGTTATGGCTGACGGTATCGTTTAATCAAAGACGGGGCTCAGACCCTGGCCTATTTAAGATTTTGTATCGTACAAAAAATGCGCTAGGCTTTGATTAACCTTTAAGTCTTTGATTAATGCTCCCTCCAGCTCTACAAGATTACATGCAGACGCTGTACCAGATGTGGGTACAGACAGGAGAAACTTCTGACAAGGCTTTAGCGGCTGAATTAGGAATAGAAGCTGACTCTGTAAGACAAAGAAGGGTACGCTTGTATTCAATAGTGCTTCCTGACGGGAGCCCAAGAACAATACCGAATCTTCTAAGATACTACTTGAAGAATGCCCAGATTATCTGAAAGCGCTTTTGTTACCGTTAGAGAATGATTCCTCCTCTAACATGCTAGAAGACGCATTCCAGAAGAAAAACATAAATAAGGCCGTGCATCTTACGCACAACCTTCTATATACAACCGGGTATATAAAAACCAGCCAGGCCTTAGCCTCCCTCCCAACCGACCAACGGCTATGGCAACGGCAGAACGGAGTTCTCCCTAAAGCCTTAAAGCAAATCTCAAAAACTTTCTCGTATGATGTCTATGGTGTAGTCCAAGATATTGAGTCGGGTTATGGAATAGTTCAAAGCTGCCCATCCATAAGGGCTGAGACCCTTGGTATTGATGGTTTTGAAGGCCACCCAACTCTAACGTATACGATTGGCCTAAGTGAAACCGTTAGAGCGCCCGAGTTTGTTGTCTCCGGTCTGGAACCTAAAGATGCGCATGAACTCTTAACTAACCTAGTTGAGTACCTTGTGCAAAAAACATATATTGATCTTGGGGAGCCGCTCACCTTGTACGGTAAGAAACTCCTATTTAAACAGTTTGATCCTAACCTCCAGATGTTAATGCCTATCTTGCAGTGGTATAATTCGTTCGAGCCTGTACATACCTGTCAAGTATTATGGACTCCATACCCCTGGAATGAGGGCACCCAAAAGTTATACTGGAGCTGTCCATTTAAATATGCTTACCCTAACCCAAAGCATCACCCCTGAAATCCAACAAGCTGACCCAGCCGATCATGCTTTTGACTACATAGTCAACCAACGCCAATCTATCTGCCTCTTTGGCCAGCCTGGAACCGGCAAAACCACCTTAGTTAAAAGGATTTATGACGCTCTGAAAGATCAGGGCGTTTATACTATCTGTACAGCCTTCCCAGGTAAAGCGGCTATGCTGTTGCCTGGAAAGCCTATGACTTCCTCTAAGCTAGCTAATATTCGGCTGGGTCACCTAAGTTACTATCCCGATACCGATCACACCTATCGAAACAAAGTATTTGACAACGGTCTCTATATAGAAGACAGCAAAGGCTGCAGTCGGCAGTCAATCACAACTGCAGTTGAAGATGCCTGCCAAGCGTTTACAAAACCTTATCTTGTCATTATTTTTGACGAGATTTCTATGGCTAGCGCTCAGCATCTACATCTTTTCTATGAGGTCGTCAGGATGAAGCGAGAGAGAGCAGGCCTTTCTATCAAAGACGTAACCTGGCTTTTAGTTGGAGACTTTGGCCAGCTGCTTCCTCCGGACAACAACACTCAATTGATGTTTGAGCGGCCCAAGTTTGCTGTCCAAACTAACCAGCGAGAGCAGACTAGCTTTGAAAAGCCTTCATTCTTTGAGCTTGTTAACTGTAAAGTTGTTACGCTGACCAAAATTTGGAGGCAGGCTGACCCTAGCTATCTCCAAGCTATCAACTGGGCTTATTGGGGCAAAGCTGTTCACCCATCGTTCATCCAGCGAATTGGAATAGAACCCCCTGAGCACGCTGTGAAAGTGATGTTCAATAATCAGGAGGTCTTAAGGGAGAACAAACGGTATGTTGAGAACTTTATTACCCGCAATCCTGGTTGTAAAATTCAAGAGTTTAGAGCTACCCATAACTGCACTAGGCATGAATTGAAAGAGCTTGAACCCATCGGGGAATCTTTCACCCTAGCCGTAGCCTTTAACTCAGATGGCTCTCTCAAAGAAAGCATGCCATTTATGTGCGCGGTGAATCTGCTTGACGAAAACGGTGACATGATCATTGCGAATGGCGAAACCGTCGAAGTTATTAACATTTTGGGCCCTAAGTCAATTAAAGTTAGAAAGCACAATAACCAAGAACTAACTTTAGGATTTAACCCCCACCCTGTTTCTCCCAGACGCGATGGATTTGAACCGCAGTTTTATCAGCTACCTGGCTACCCTGGTTGTACTTCTTCTCTTTATAAGTGCCAAGGTCAAACCTTTGGCCCAGGAGAAGCCCGAATATATGGTACTTGGGAATATGGCCCTCGCCGGGAGCCCGCGCCTATTCGTCGGCATGGAGCCCTGATCGTAATGGTCAGCCGCAACCAAAACTTAGAGGATGTTTACTTTGACACACAATCTCTTTCAGGGAAAGCTCAATGTATAGATTTTCTTAAGTCGTCAGTGTATGTAAACGAAAAGTGCATTAGGTTTATGCTAGACGGCAAGCGGCCAACCTGGATATCTGACGAGGGTAAAGACGTTTACCTAATAGAGCTAAAAAAAGTCAAAGCAATTACAGGAGGCTATGATTTCTTTTTTGACTACTTTGACTTAGAAGAAGACTGCGAGAAATCTGCATATAAAGTTAGGATCAAAGAAGGGAATGTTATATGCGCTGCTAAAAACAAAGTTCCCCTGCAACTTTCTAACGGTAAGGCTAAGCTATTTAAGAAGCTCGCCAAGATTTGGATAGAAGACTACCTACCCCAGAACATTTACACCATAGAGATTTGACATGCTCCCCTACCTAAAGGAAGAGGATTCTCCGGCTAAGCGACCAACCTGGGTTGGTCGCTGTACGGCTGGCTTGACGGTTCAACGGGCATTGCTGGCAAGCCAGTCTTACATACCCTCCCCGTCCATTTAGAGTCTTGGGCAAGCTCCTGCCCAGACTTTTCGATATTATAGCTTATTAATAAAAGGAAAGATAATGGCTATCCCAAAAGCAATGCCCGAAACCCCGACCGAAATGTCGGGGTTTGAAGTCCATAGCGTTGGCTTCACGTCTGATCCAGAAGAGCTTAGACGAGTGATGTGGATCGTAATCGATAAGATGTACGACAACCCAACTAAGTCTCTTTTTAGAGAGTACATCTCAAACTCTATCGATTCTCACATCAGAGCTGGCCAAACCCGCCCGGTTGAAATTACTCTGCCTACAGATTTAGAGCCTTACCTTACTCTGCGCGATTGGGGTACAGGAATTTCTCGTAATTTTCTTACGGAAGTCTACACAAAACTGGGAAAGTCCGACAAGGTTGAGTCAGTCAATGAAGCAGGCCAGTTCGGCATGGGCGCTAAGGTAGTCTACGGTCACCTCCGCGCCATCAACAAAGAACAAGCCCTAATCACATCAGTTCAAAATGGGATAAAAACAGAAGGGGTCGTTCTTCTAAATGAAGGGTGCGTTCCCGACTTAGCCCTGCTTGATTCTGTTGAAACTGATGAACCTAACGGGTGCGTCTTTAGAGTACCAACGAATGCGGCTGAAATCTACAGTGATGCTAACTACATTCAACAGCTAGCAAATTATTCTCAAGATATCTTGATCACAAACCCCATCTCGGTTAACAACACCCCAAAAGTGATCAGAACGGTTCAAACCGACCGCTATCTACTTGAGTATATTCAAGTAAAAAATGCTGAAAATAAGGCTCACGCTGGCCTTAAAATTGATGGCCGCGTGGTTATCAATGGTATGCCTTATAAGTACCCTTCGTTTATTGATGAAACTTTTAAATTTAACAGATTTGACTCTGGTCTAAATTACTTTAGATTCATAGCCAAGTTTGGGCCGAACGATCTAGAGTACACAGCTTCCCGTGATGCTATTAGAGCAGAAAGCTCTGATAAAATCACAGCTGTTCTTAAAGAGGCAACAGAGCATTTTAGAGCTCTAGTTCAGCATGAGTTAGATTCTTGCGACACAGCTTTACATGCTCAGCAATGGCTAAATTTAGAATATGGTCTCTTGTCCTTTAAGAACTTTCAGTGGCGTGAGAGAGTTTATCAAACAAACTCTGAGTACTCTTCGAGTTTTGATAAGCTTTTCCCGGTTGAACTAGAAACCCCTAGCTCAAATCTCTCTTTCTTATTCTTAGCAGGGTCAGCAAATCCCACCTATGTCTACACCCATTTCCAAGACAGCGATATTCTAAACGGGGTAACAAACAAAGACGGTATAAAGCAATTTTGCCTATTGGGTGCTTCAGGTAAATTCGCCAAAGTTCCAAAAAAAGCAAATGTGGCCCTAGAGTTTATGGAACGCTACCCCGTGGTAGTCATGAACCAAGCAGACAGACTAGGCAAGCAAATAGCCAAAGATCTCAATATTGAGGGCAGCTTCTTTGTCGTAAAGCTTCCTTCTCTCAAGACTATTCCAGAATATCTGCAAGTCCTGCCCACCCGATTAGTCTACGCGCCCGAAAAGGTTGAGAGGGTAAAATCAAACAAAGAGATTGACCTAGAGAAGAAAATTCTATCCATGTCAAGATCAGTGACAGGAGTTTTTGGAAGGGATGGATGGGCTAGCATCCTTAAGCAGAACGAAGTATCAGTCATAGAACTACATGAAGCCTATAGTCACGCAAGACAAACCCTGTTCGAGCATTGGAGTAAATTCACATACTCTGTAAGCCCTTCGCTTCACAGTTATATGATGGACTACAACTCCAATGTAGAAATGAAGTTTTACGGCCCTACTAACTTGATAAAGCTGTACTTTAAGCAAGACTGCTTCTTCTACACAGGGCTTGAAATGTTCGCATACTTTGGGGTTGACCCAGGGTGGCTGAAAAACATCCTTAAGGAAACAAAGCGCGATGACCTAGTCTGTTCATTGGATCAATACAGAATTTATGTTAATTTTGTATCTCCAGAGTTTCAAGCGCTTCAATGGAGTCAAGAGAGCGAATATAAGCTAAAATTTGAAGAGATCCTAAATCAGTACCTTCCCCAAGAGCTAATTAAAGCTCTACGAGGAAACAAAAACCCCCTGAACATTCCTGTCAGAGACGATTCTAGATACCTTGGAGAGGATCAAATCATTGGGGATTGGCAAGACGATAGAGTTGTCAAATCCTATATGAATGCAGAGAGTCAACACAGTCAGATTGGGCGGTATGTTGCAGAGAGTCAACACAGTCAGATTGGGCGGTATGTTGCAGAGAGTCAACACAGTCAGATTGGGCGGTATGTTATAGCCCGTTGGCTAGGCCTAGACCCAATCAATGCTCTCTGGGCTGCTCTCCCAGGAGCAAATATTTATCAAGTGAGCGATCGAGTAAAAGCACTAGGAATTACCTCATGAATACCCAAACCCAAGTCCAAGACAAAATCACTTCAGTTTACACCACCCAGATAATCCGGTTCATCAAAGGTGAAAACACGCTGTCATATTCCTTCGGTGACGAGATGCGCATCATCTCTCGTGACCTTCCATACTTTGACCTTCTGGTTGACGCAATAGATAACAATCCTGAACTTCTGACTGAAAATCAGGAGAAACTTATTTTTCAATCAACCCAAAATGGTACTATCGACCAAGCCGGTCGGTTCTGGTATAACGGGAAACTGTTTCCTGTTGGTTCTGCCTGCTTGGTGAAGCGAGCTGAAGAAAGCGGCCTCTCACTAGAGCCTGTACTCGCTTTCTTGGAAAAAGCCGAGCAATCTCCTGAATACGCCAAACTAGTAAAACTTGTCTCTGACAAAGTGATAGAGATCACTTGGGACGGCAACGTCATTCTCTATACTAGAGCAGCCTGGGGAATGAAAAAGATTGATGCTACAACTTGGATTGATGAGGAAACTGTCAAGCCTGGTCAAGTAGAAAGTTTCAAAGTGCCCGCTCGTACCGGCACGTTTGAGTACATTACACGACAGTGCCCTGACCAGGGAGTAATCTTTGAGGCAATGGTTAACCCAGCAAACGTCACCAGTGTCAACGACTTTCTTTACGTAACAGAGTATACAATTCTGGGACGACTGGAAGAAAAGGCGCAGCCTGATAACTACGGCATCAGCCTAGTATACCGGGCAACCCAAGATGCGGGTCCTATGCTTGTACGGAGTCCCTATAACATAGACACGGCTAGAGCTTACCTGTCTGCCTGCGTCAAAGGAACAACCGTTAGTTCGCTAGAAGGCGTTTCAATTAGCGGTTCCTGCTAGACAATTAAAAGTGCTGGTTTGTTAAAACTTTGATAAGCGATATTAGACCAGCACTTTTCTAAAAAAAACCTGTCATAATTAAAAGCGGTGTAATAAAATTTAACATCCGCTGGTTCACTTTTGAGAAATAAAATGGATCTAATTAATTTACAGGAGATAGCATTGCTTGAAAATATCATCATGAATAGAAAGAGTCAAATAGATTCTACCTACAAAATAGTGCCTGCTTGCAATGTATCAATAGAGAAAGTCACAGAGTTTGTTTTAAGCGACCTTCTTTTAGACGATAGGCCTTTTCTACTAGATTCGCTCAAAGTTTTAAGCAAAGAGGGTGTGTGTACAGAAGGGCTGTCTTACTTTGTGAAGTTTATAGACCAACAGCTAAAACCAATAAAAGATGAAGAAAGCGCAAAGGAGGGACTTGAAAAAGAATTACAGCTTATAGAGAGGGCTACACTCGCTCTAATGCGCGAGAATAACGAGATAGCCCTAGGGCAGCTTAGAGCCCATGTAAATCGCATGAGTACTCAGTGCGCGGAGGTTAGAGACAAATTTTATAGCTTAACATTCCCAATAAGCTCTCAGGGAAAAGATTTGAGCTAATTATTTTTTGCAATTTTTATCTAGGTGAGCTATTCTTGAGAGGAAGCTTAAGGTTCCCTATGCCAAAGTTAGCCATCGAAGAAGTTCAAGAAACCCAGCTAGTGATGTTTGACTACGCTTCTATAGAAGGAGGCGCTGATATTCAAAACACCACACAGCAAATAGTCGTGCTCTGGTCTCAGAGCATTGAAGCTATTCGGCAAGTTGGGATTCATTTGAATGAAGTCAAGCAAAGACTCCATCGCAGCCAGTTTATGAAATGGATTGACGTTGAACTGAGCCCTATTGGGCTTTCGTATGACCGAGCCATTAGCGCCATGAATTTTGCAAAAGAGTACAAACGAGTTGAGGGAACTCCAAAAGAGGATGCCCTAAAACTTATGGCATCTCAAGATATGCTCAGCATTATTTACCGCATATCTTCTGAAAAGACTCCAGAAGCTTTGAGAGATAGTGTCTATGAGATGGTCTTAGATGGAGAAAAACCAGAGCGAAAGAAAATTGAAGAGCTTAAAAAGATGTGGCGAACCCATAATCTTCAAGAAGCTGGGAGTAATCTATCGGCAGAAGCGGGTTCTCTTTTAGTCCAAACAGAAATTGCCGAAGATAAAGATCAACTTCAAAGGATTTCTAAACTGAGTAAGCGCAAGCAGCTAATGGTAGCAAAATCAATTGCGTCAGGTTCTGCTTCTAGCACTCGGGAAGCTCTAAGGCAAATTAAAGAGGAACCTGAAGAAAGCATAATTGACGTAGATTCTGTTGAAAGTGTAGAGGTAGCTCAAGTTGAGACTGTTTTAACCCTTAAGGGTAGATGGCAAACAGCTATCAGAAAAGTAGCCTCTGAAAGCGTGAATATCGCGCTTGTGGAAGCTCCTAACTCTTTTGAGTGGGTTCAAACAGAGTACGCAAATTTGCTTAAAGCGCTTGGGCCAACCCTTGCTTTAGGGGGATTTGCAATTATTAGTATGGGACAAAAGGCTATCACTGCCACTTACGACGTGACAGAGGCTAATGGTCTGCATGTCCTCCAGCCTTTAGTGCTCCGTCTTCAACCAGGGCGCACATCTACTATCGTTGGAATTAACGTAATGACAGCGAGCCGACTCGCGCTTGTTGTTTACAAATCACCGTACCGCCAACCAAAAGGAATGTTAGTTGACCTCCAAACTGTTGGAGAATCAACTGATGCTCAAGATTCAGTTGAATCCGGCATTGAGGCGGGGTTTGTTAAGTTTCTAACTCAACTAGGCCACGCAGATGATACCCTTCTTCATCTTCAGATAGATGCCAAAAAATCATTTAACATGAGAGAAGCTCTCATAAAAGGAACAAAACCGTTTGTAAAACAGTTTATAGCCATTGGATAATCTTCCATAAATGGAAACTCAACCCCAAGCTCAGCCTGCTCAAAACTTAGACAAAAAAATAGAATTGGATAACATTGAAAAAAGAAAGAAGGTAGAAGAAAGCCTAAAAAGAATGGTTGAGTCAATAAAAGACTTAAAAGAACATCTTAATAAGGGGTGTTACAGGTGAAATGGTTCTAGACGTTGTATTCTTTAGAATAAATCCATTCATAGACTTTGCAATAACTGAGATCCCTTCTACGTCCTGAAGTGTATCAGCGTAGTAATTTGCGGGTGCAATTTGAGTCTCCCAGCTCGGCTGGAAAACAACGTCCCCCTGCCGGATGGCCGCAAATAGAGGGCCGGGATTGCAGTCTACAGTAAGAGTTCCAGCTCCTACACTTCGAGCAACAATGTTAACCGTCGCGATTTCTTTATAGTTACGTTGAATGTAGGCTTGACCTAACGAAAATTCAGCGGGGAAACCAACATTTAAGTTACCTCGAACAGAACCATTTGAAGCAATTGTCTGCTGACCAATCCCAATGCTAGTTCCAATGGTAAACGCCAATCCAGGAACATTAGATGTGATTGTAAAAGTAGACTGACCCGATGTGTAAGTTACAGAAACTGTTGTAAGCTCACCATTAGCAATTGAAGTTTCAATTTGGCTTACAATGGCTGCGGCAACTAATCTTTTCTTAGCAATCCAGCTATTGCTGTTTCCACCAGAGAATCCAGTAAACTGCTTACCTTCAATGTTAACCCACTCCGTTATGCCTAAAGCATTAACTGTCGAGTCAGTAAAACCAGATGTGATAACCTCACAAACTACTTGTTGAGCAACCCCTGCAACAGATGCAGCTCCAGGGTTTTGAGTGATAGCATCACTAAATAGTCGAGTCTGAGGAAAACGAATAAAGGCTGTTTCTTTAGGCCGCAGCTGAATAGGTGTGAAAACAAACCGCCCTTTATTTTCAGAGATAGGAAGTTTATAGTCTAAAAGAAACAGACAGTTAAGCATCCCAGGAACAGCAACCGGGTTAGTGGCCAAGTTGATGTTTACTCCATTAAGAGTAGGAACTTGGTCAATGTCATCGGGAACAGCCTCATTCAAAACGAGCATGTCTCGAATGACGCGAACGGCCGTAGGAGTAAGGTCAAGAATAGCCGCAGAAGCCTTGAATGATTGGTCAACTGTAAATGTGATCTGAGCCCGCAGCTCGTAGTCAACATAAAGTCGAAGAGAATGGCCAGCCCTATTTCGAATGACAACTTGTGACCCTTGGCCCAAAAGAAATGAATCAGTAAGAGTATAAGGGCCGCACACTACTCTAAGCCTTCCCTGATAAATTTCAGCTTTAACAGTTCCAGCTGTAAAAATTGGGCCGTCACCTTCCCACTCATCTAGTGTAAATCGACAGGTCCAGTCATCTTTAGATTGCTGACTTCCTTCACCAGTAGCTGCAAAAGGCGACTGAGGGTAAATTAGTTTTTCATCAGCGCGACTGGCTGTACCTAAAGTACTCTCAATAAAAGAGGTGGGAAAAGGTAAAGCCTCAAGTTGAAAACCAGCAATAGCAAAAGTAGAACCACCCCCACCAAGAGAGAGCGCAATGGTAGTTGGCACCGTATAGTCCTCACTAGCCGTGGCACCACTAAGACTGTTATCGTTAACTGTGGTGGCAACGTTTACAGAGTGAGTAACAGGATTTCCATTTTCAAGGTATTGTGACTGCGGCCCAACAGAAAATTGGAGAACCACTCTCTTAAATTTGCGGTCGTCTTTTTCAAACGCCTGGCCAACTCCCCAAAAGCTTTGAAGAGAAAGCCCGTCAAGCTCGTTAGTGTTAGGAACCCCGCCGCTAGTTAAAAAGTCCCCATTTAGAACATAGAGCCGGTCGCTAGTATTGACCACACCCGCAAGTTTACTCATGTAAACCGATAGAGTGTAAAACCCTGGCTTTAGATTAACAGTCTGGTAAATAGAGTGAGAGCTGACGCTTCCTCCACCAGAAGCTGAAATTTTGTCAGCAAGATAGTTCTTAGTCATAGACAAAATCAAGTCAGTGTTGACTTGAACTTGGCTACCCACAACCCAGGCAAGTCCTTGAAGATTCATAGAATCCTCAATGAGGTTAACCGTGCCAGGCTCTAGCATTAAACCGCCGTTTAACAAGAAACGAGGTTCATGGATATTGGATTCTTTAAGATAATAACTGCGATTTTCAACAAAAGGAACATAGGCTGCTGACGCTCGCTCAAAATTAGGGATAGTTCCGTTTGAGGGCAGAATAGTTCCCGTCAGGTTAAAAACAGTACTGCGAGCGAGATCAATGGGCATGTGATAACTCCTTTAAGTTGACCATTGGATTGAAAACACCTTCAACCGCCCGGTTAATAAGACTAAGTTGATAAGGAACTTGAGAAAGCATTTGCTTACGATCGCCTTCAGGCATTTCAGCAAGAGTTTCAACAACAGATTGAGGAAGCCCAAGAGTCTGGGCTACAACCTGAGATGAAAGCCTTCGACCTGTCGTAATAAGAACATTTTCAGCTAAAAGATCTTGGTAGGTTTCTTCATCAAGTTTCTCAAAATTAACACCGGCGAGCCTACAAGCTTCATCCATATACTTTTGGGCTTCATTAAGCTCACGCTCAGCATCTGAAATCTGTAAGTTAATATAGCTTAGTCCGGCTGTCATTTCCTCCAGCTCAATTTTAAGAAGCTGCATTTTGAGATTAAGGTAGTTAGAAACCTCCAAATCCCCCGCCGCTTCGGCTTTTTGCGCCTCGTTACGTTGAAGAGAAATTTCAGACTCTTTAAGCTTTATATTAACCTCATGTTTTCGGAGGTCATACTGAGCCTTAACTAACGCCTGCTCGCGGTCAAGCCGCTGAAGATACGCCTGGCGATGTTGGCCAATCAAAGTTGGCTGAGCTTTTACAAGCCATTCAATTTGCTTATTACTGTTTGTGCTAAGTTGCATTAAAATCCCGCCTCCGAACCTGACCAAGTAGAAGGAGTTTGAAGAGTAACCCCAACTGTACCCAAAACACCTCGGTCAAAAGAATAACCAAAAGTGGTTTTGCTAATACCGTTTATGCTGCCATTTGGGTTAGGCACAATTGGGCCAGCCACGTTTTGAAATCGTTGGACAGGGATATATTGAGAAATATACCGCGTAGTTGTATAGGAAAGTTCTTGAACAGTACCAGTGTACTGTAAAACTTTTCCATTAAAAGCAACACCTGTAACAGTAGTAAACTGCATATTAAATAACGGGCTCCATAATGTAGCTTATTCCACGCTTATCGACTAGCTGGTTAGTTTGGAAGTTAACTAGGAAAAGGGGCCCATCTTCGTCAGAGGATGGAACCCACGGCTGGTCAGGCGTAGCAGTGTTAACATTCTTCAGATAAGTCAAACGTTTTTTATACTGATAAGTCTTTTGGTTTGAGCCTGTTCCAACCGTAAATCGGTAGTAAAGAATTTGGTCGTAACGAGTGCCAGAGGTTGTTTTAGTAGGAGCGGGATTAACCGTAAAGAAGATAGTTTCTGGCGACCGCCCAACAGAATCAGGGTCAAACCAATACGTTGCTACAGAAGCAAAGGTCATCCCAGGTCTAGCATCTACAGTAAGCTTGTGATGAGGGGCATCATCTTGGTAAGTACTATCCGTGATAATTCCGGCATAAGCATACCTGCCGTCAACACCTCGGACAGGACGGATGATTTTAGTTTCTAAAGAAGCAAGTGGATCTTCAAATCTTGGCATATCTACCCGTTGAATCTAGGAAGGTCTTGAGCACCGTAAAAATTAACTACGGGTTTAATAGTTGGGAGGTTCCGCTCAGACCAAACAGGAACCTGCTCAACGTAGGTAGTTTGAATAGTGCTTGCTGCAAGCTTTTCATAACCACCAAACAAGTAACCTTTAGTCGCGCTAGCAGAGCCTGTCATAGCCCAACGATTGGTTAGAAGGTCGACAGAAATTAACTCAACAGCTTCAGTAGAAAACCGCATTCTACTAGCCAGGCCGCTAGCACTCTGGTTTAGAGTAGTGCCACCTCCCCAAAGATAAGCAAAAGAGGCATCACTAAACGAGGCAGCACCAATTCTGTGATTACTTAAAGTTGTCGAGCTATTAACTAGAGTAGGTAAAGCTCCCATAGTAAGCTTACGAATTGTGGCAAAAGTCTGAGAAGCATTTCGCCCGCCAAAGATAAAGCCAACAGATTTGCCTGCCCCTGACGAGTAGTGACTTTCTCCAGTAGCCAAATAAACAGTGTCTGAACCTGACAGGACTAGAGAAGAAATTGAGATGGTATCAAGAAGGAATGTAATGTTCTCAATACTAGTGAGAAAAGTGTTAGTGTTTGCTGCCGTACCAAGAAGACCACCAACAAAATAACCCTCTTTATAATCGTGAACCGTCGCAGCTCCTCGAGGACGAACACCACCCAGAGTCGTAGCAGCTACAACCCAAGCCTGCTTACTAAAGTTAAACTTCTCAAGCTGCCAGCTCCATGCTTCTACAGCAGGATTGTCTGTACCGGGAACAGAACCCATGCCTGCAACATACATGTTGGAGGGGGATGCCATAGTAGCCGTGTTGTCTTTGCTCTTGTGCATCCCGTCGTATTTCTCACCGGAGATGGCATCAGCAGGAGCATTGTTACTGATAACTTTAGACGTCTCAGTTGTAAAATCGAGCCGTTCAAATGTTCGTTTAAATCCGTTAGCAGATTGGCCCCCAACAATATAAGCAGCCCCAGGAACTTCAACAGGCTTTTGAGTTTGCGTGATGTTAGCGGTATACCCAGCAGGAAGAGGGTAGTTATAAACTTGACAGCTTTGATTTTGAAGCTCAGCAATGGAGCGGGAGTAGTCTAAATTAACCCGCCGTTGTTGATCTCCTAAAAAGTTAATGTAGCCTCGCATCGAAGACTCAATGCGATTCCGCAGATCAGGTTGCCACTCAAGTGCTTGACCATTTGGCGTTACTTGAAGAACAGCCTGAGCGGTAGACTGGTTGGTTGTATTAATCCCAGTTAAACCAACAGAACCTGTACCTCCTCCCCCAGGAGGTGCAACGTCAACCCATTCAAGAGACATCGCGTTACTAGGGCCCTTAATAGCCAAAACGCGACCGACACTTGCACCAGTTGCGTTTATAGAACCAAGGGTCACCAGTTGATTAGAAACTGTCAAAGACAGAATTCCGTTGGCGATCGCAAAATCGGGGCCAAGAGTTACAGGGCCACCAACTCCACCAGACGTACCAACCGGAAGCACCCGGTTAGCTAAAGTCATCTGTGGGGGAGTAACCGCTACTCCCGTGATAGAGCTATAACCCAAAGACGTAATCTTAAGTTCGTTACCTACCGTGGCGAACTCAGAGCCAAGAGCATAAGCAGCGCCTCGAGCCCCACTACCAATAACAACCTGACGAGTAGTCAGAGACAGACTTAGGGGAGAAATAGCTCCTGTAATAGTAGAACCATCTACACCCCCGACGCGAAGGTTGCCATTTACAACAGAGAACTCAGCGCCCAGCCCAACAAAAGAGGAGCCAATTAGAACTGAGTTAGAAGGCCCGTTAAAAGAAAGTTTTCGTAGGTTAGGATCCCAAGCCAGACCAGCCCCTGCCAAGTTATCATTCTCAGTCAGAGAGAGAGATGAGTTTAAGTTGACTTTATCAAAACAGACACGAATAGGATCACCCTGGCGATCGCCAGGCGTAACCCCTGTATTTATCTGTTTTAGACCGTTAGGTAGATCGGGGAGATTGATGGGCATATAAAAATAAGCAGCTCTTGAATAGCTTTTATAAAGTTAGTTCGAAATTGTAGATGCCTGGTGGTCAATCCCATCTGCCAGGCCGCAAGACTTTTCCAGATGGGTCACCTTCACCTAGAATTTCAGGCAAGATAACCCCCTCTGTAATTTCAGTAGCGTCGTGGGTATGGTATTGACCAAGCTGCTGGTTAACTGGCATATCCAGAATACTTTTGGGAACTTCAATTTCACTGCGCAGCCTATTAACTTGTTGAGCAAGCGTAGTGATATCAAATAGATTAAGCTCTAACCTTTGCCGCTCCGCGTCTAGACTGACTAGTGAGACTTTGCCTTCAATAGCATCTAGCTGGCTTTTCATCTTGTCTAAAGTAGACTCTAGAAAACCTGCAGCTTGACTTTTTGGGCCCATAGCCCCAAGTCTAGACCTCAAATTTGGAGTAGTCCATAGACGGCCTGTCCATTTAAGTGGAGGAACAGCTGATAAAGAAGGGGCCCAAGTCGTCATAGCATCAGCTAGCTGGCGGACTTTTAGAGCAAGCTCAGTCATTAGTCCAGTATCCGCCTCTTAAAACAGAATCAGAGTTAAACTGCCCAAAGCCAATGCGGGCTGGGTTTAGAACCCCAACAACAACATCTTGAGCGTTGTGGTTATGCTGCTTATATATAAGGAGAAGATTCTGGTAGGCAAGAAGAAGCGCTTCATAGTCTTGCTTAAGATGTCCGTAATTCAAACCGAGAGCTTGAACTTGAAAGTCAAACTCAGCTAGCCGTTTAAGCAAACCATCTATAGATTCAGCTGGTTGAGCCGAGTAAGCTGCATTGGGATTAATAATTCGTCTAATCTGGCTTGCTAGCTGGTTAAGCGCATTTCCTATGTCCAGTCTTGGATTTGTATCTATAGGAACCTGATCCCTAAGATAAATTTGCCGCTCGGCAGTGTAAAACCCATCCCCGTCTTCATACACTGCAAAACCACTGTCTAAACTAAACTGGGTGCCATTCCACTTCAAGCCATAGCCAGCAAGGTCTGCCGCTTTCGAGAGTGCGATCGATATGTTGTGATTAATTGTGGCAACAAGCTCAGAGACTGATAGTTCATCAAGCTTTTCTTTATCGATAAACCGGAAAGCGCCAGGTGCCTCCAGCGTTTTTACTAGAACTACACCTAGCAAACTAGGGTTGTTTAAACTTTGGTAGAATAGTTGTGCCGGTGCGTCCTGCGCCACCTCCCAGCTAACCACGCCAGTCTCCACGCTTCTAGGTCCCGGCAGAAAGCCCAAGTAAGTGTTACTGTGGGCCAGCCCTGGAGCAGTCTTGAAAATAACCGGGTGACCAATAGTGTCAATCTCTATCTTGACGCGATCGCCACGGTAGACTACCAACGGCGGGTTGTTCGGGATTCCATCAATGGAATATTTTACTTGCCCGTCAAATAGTTGGAGAGAGATCTTCATCCGTCCACGCTATCAAAATTACATATAGGAAAGTATTCAATTTCACCAACCCCGCCCTAAAGGGAGCGGAGATTGACCGAACCAATTCGGTTGACGCAAGAGGTGAATAGCTCATTGAGCCGAACAATCTTACAAACCTCCAGATCCTTCCCTAGTCTGGAATTCCTTTAAGCCTGATTGGTTCAGGCGTTGCTTAATGGCAAGACATGGTTTGTTTCGGTGAGCGAAGGGACTTAAACAAAGCAATTTGGGTTATACCAATCATGCGAATTCCTGTTGTAGACAAAGACCACAAGCCACTCATGCCCACGACCTCGGCCCGTGCCAGGAAGTGGATTGAATCAGGCAAGGCTGTTAAGTGCTGGTCTGATTGTGGGCAGTTCTATGTTCAACTCACGATTGAGCCTTCAGGTCGAGACACTCAAGAAATTGTTGTTGGGGTTGATCCCGGCAAGCTCTACTCTGGCATCGGAGTGCAGTCAGCTAAGTTCACCCTCTATACCGCTCATCTGGTGCTGCCTTTCCAGAAGGTGCGTGACCGGATGGACAGCCGCAGAATGATGCGACGGGCTCGACGAGGCAGAAGGATAGACCGAAAGGTTGCCTTCTCCAAACGTGCCCACAGGCAAGCTAGGTTTAGCAATCGTCGCAGCGGCAAACTGGCTCCCTCAATCAGGGCCAATCGCCAGCTAGAGCTACGGATCGTTTCTGAACTCTGCAAAATCTACCCTGTTACTCAGATTCGCTTCGAGTATGTCAGGGCCGATGTTGACCTAACCAGTGGACGCAAGGGTGCCCGTTCTGGCAAGGGCTTCTCTGCCGTGATGGTGGGCCAAAAGTGGGCTATTCAACAGCTAGAGCAATTCGCTCCGGTTGAGGCAATCTTCGGATACCAGACTTCTGCCACTCGGAAGTACCTGGGACTGGAGAAGAACAAGGCCGACAAATCAAAGACCGAGTACGAGAGTCACGCTGTAGACGGAGTAGCCCTTGCTGCCTCCTACTTTATTGAGTACCGAAAATATCACAGGGTTGGCAAGGACGGCGGCGATTGGTTTGGCAGTGTTAGTATTACAAAAGCACCTTTCTTCGTGATGCGTCGTCCGCCCTACAGCCGCCGTCAACTTCACCTAATGGTTCCGGCCAAAGGTGGCGTTCGCCGGAAATATGGCGGCTCGACCACTCGCCACAACGTTCGCAAAGGCGATCTGGTCAATTCTCCCAAGGGAATCGGCTACGTCTCTGGCGACACGGAAAAACAGGTATCGGTCAGCAAAGCAAGCTGGAAACGGCTTGGGCAGATATCTGCAAGCAAGGTTCAACTAATCCGTCGTTCAAACGGCTTAGTTGTTGCCTAAATGTAAAGCCGTCCTCCGCTTTGCTAAAGGACGGGGTTTCCACCCACATTTTCTGATGACCGACACTCTTTTTAAGTTAGGCCGGACTGTTATCACACAAGGCGCAGCAGCTGAGATTGAAAGGCTAAACCTTCAGGCAGCGTATTTCTTCTACAGCCACTCAACAGGTAACTTTGGCACGGCAGGAGACTACCACAAAATTCTTCCAACTGTGACTGAACAGGAATTTGCAGAGGGGGCTCTTGCCACAAGTGATGACGGAAAGTTGAACGTCATCGCGATTAAAAATAACTCAGGTCGAGTGATGTCCTACTACGAAACTAATGGCACTGTAATTTGGGTGTCAACTGATGGCCTTGGCACAGATGAGCAATATACAACTATCCTTCTTCCAAGTGAGTATTAAGACGACAAGAAGACGCTATGGGTGCATTCACCTGACGGTTCAACTGTAGGCCGGTTCAGCGTCAGTTTTGGGATGGACATTCATCACACCCGCGAGAAAGGCCTGGACTTCTACGAAGAGCTAACGATCGCAGAGTACAATTACAAAGGAGAGAAGGAGAGAAGGAAAAGTCATGAGCAAGGAACTGAGCCGAAGACTGTACGACATGGATGCGACGGTCGAAAAACAACAACGAAGAGCACCATTTACCAAGTAAGTACTAATGGCTACAATTGAAGAAAGACTTAAAGATCAACAAGAATATTTTCAGGCACTCTACTCAGCCGACACCCGAATGAGCAGGTTCAAAGAACTGGCCGAGCTTTTAGAAACCATGCGCGAAGTTATTGAAACAACCTGCCCCTATAAAGTAGGAGACACCGTCTACCTAAATCAGGCAGGCTTAGCAACAGAAGGTTGGGCATGTGCGGCTCATACTCTGGTAGTTGGACGGAAAGCAATTGTGCAGTCGCGTAACTTCCACAACGGTAATTTTACTCTGGGGCTGTCATTTGAGAATGAAACGTGGATTGACACGGAAGGTAATGAGCAACCTCTAGATAGACCTTACGTTTATTCAATTCCGGCTAAATACATTTCGGCTTACAACCCTCAAAAAAGTGTCAACGAAGACAGTGATTTAATCACCAGGGAGTTTAACCTCTAATGGCAGCAGCCGCAATTTTAGACAACTGGTTTTTCAAAGACCCTCTAGAGTTGTCTTTTATGCAAGACATTCTAGACAAAGAAATGGAGTCATCTATTCATCCTGGGCAAGTTAATCAAACAGACCTTTACCAATATGTCAACAAACCTAAGCTAATCATAGATAGGTTTAACACTGACTATAAACACAGTTACGTTATCTCATGTCAGGGGGTTAAGTTTCACACTGACTATACAGGCATCTGTGTGCTATGGGTTTTAAGAAACGACAACTACCAAGTCGAAGACAAAAAGCAAGTTCCAGAACATCAATCACCAGGCTCAGTTTTCATTCTAGACATTGATGAAATGCACCGATGCAAATCAATAGATGGAAAAACCAAAAACCGATACTGGACAGCGATCTCGATTGACTACGAATTGGGACTCGAAAAAGTAACGCGACAGACCGCAATAGATAATCTAGAAAAACTTATAGAAATACTGGCGGTAGCATGATTCAGACTGTTTCAACAAAACTTATTCATACAACACGATCTAACCTAAAGTCCTGGGCTGAAAAACTAGCCGCAGAACAAACCAAAAATTACTCAGGTACCTTTATCAAAACCGACCTCCATAAATCATATAGTGGATTCATCTCTTATGTGGATGCCGGGGCCGAAGTGTGGTTTAAGCTAACTCATAGTCAATGCATGCAGAAATCTCAATCGCCCTATCTGCAGCAAAAAGCTCAAATAGCTCTGGAGAACTGGAAAGACCTTAGTCGATCAGAACTTGCTGAAGCTAAAAAGGAAACTTTTGTCATTCTTAAGCTTAGTGCCTGGGTTGACACTGACCATGATTTGCTGGAGTTCCGTGGCTACTACTGTTTTGATGAGTATGGTCGCGACAGTATTTTATGGTTAAAGTATATGGGTGGAAATCCAAACCAAACAAGCCTAACTACAAACGATTTCTACTCTAGCATTTCCCTAAGTGAATATAATGAAGAGGGACCAATTATGGACGGCTATATTCAAAAAAGGTCAGTAGAAAGTTGGCTTGAGTTAGAAACCATCAAAGCATTCCGCCACCTAAAAAGGATGTAAAATCAATGCCAATTGATCGCTCCCACGTTGACCCTACAGACAATCTGCTTCGCCTGCTCGACTTGCTAGACACGGGCGAAACTCCCGTCATCGAGTTTGTCCATAAAGACATTCTAGAATTAGATAGTTATTCAGTAAAAGATAAATGCAGGGTTTTATCATATACTCAAGATAATTTATTTGATGAGGAGATTGTTTATGAACTCGTTACAGATTTCTCAGAGTTTGAGGAAGAGAACAAAAACAACTCTAAAGCAAACTGGTACAACAAAGAAGGAGTGCCATGTCTAAAATGGCATGAAAGCAACTTCTACCCCCAAAACAAACAAGTGAAGCTCTATTTGCAACTGCCCTCAGCAAATGCTCCTAAAGAACGTCATGCTGAATTAAGCACTGGGTATTACTTTCAGATTCTCAATTATGCGCCCTGGCTTATTCAACCAGAAGAAGTTAGAATCCTCTGCGTCTCTACTGCTCATGTAACCCAGCTAGATATGGAGAACCTAGCCAAGCTCGCAGAATACTCTGAGGATCTGATTGTAGTTAACCCCCAACCTAAAGAAGACCACTGGGTTTCTATAGAAACTGGAGGCAGTTTTGGGGAAAACTTTAAAGACAAAAAGCCAGAAACTTTATCTCAGGAGCTTTGGGATATCCTCATCACGGCGAATGAAGCGGGCTACCATAGAGTAGAGCTAGATGCTGCCGCTAAAATCTACGACAAATTGCCCACATTTGATTGGTAAATTATAGGGAGCGATTTAGGTGATGATGCTATAGAAGAGGTTCTAGGTGAATAAACCCCAAGTTGTAAGATCAACAAGCGCTACTAATAAAAATGGGCTCCTGATGGTTGACTCAAACGAGCCGCTTGTGTTTATTAATGTAGACCAAGCTCTGCTCTACCTCAGGAAAAATCCAGGGGTAAAGAATGCTCTTGTTTGCCCTGTGAGCGATTTTTATGAAGAGGAGATTAAACCAAACATAGCCGTTGGTGAAAATGGGGAGGTGCAAACTCAAAATGTTCTAGACTATTTGAAGTCAACAAAAGTACAGTTAGCAGACGACATTCTGGCGCTTGTTAGTTAATTTCGCGGAATTTCCCTCTGTCTATGCGGTGGAGTAGTTCAAGGAGAAATAAACGACACAGAATCGAAACCATGCTCCGTAATTAGAGCGAGCGCTTGGGTGGGGGGCTCGGGAGCATACCCACAAGTCAAGCTATACAAATTTGGCCCGCAAGTACAGCCGTTAATAATGTAGCGGGACGATGCAACGGCCTGGTGAAAATGCCCCATAAACGTGACATCGGCAGTTAAGCCAATCTTGTCAATACGATCAAGATACTTAACGACAGAGTTATGAACGTTGGCTCCACCCTTTACATCGTCTCCGTGCATAAATCTTAGCTTACGTCCGTAGACCTCAGCAAACTGCATGCGCTCAGTTGAGATATGAAACTTAGCGTTCAGGTCTAGGTCTTTAGACCGTTCGGCTAGGTTACAAAACATAAACTGCTCATAAGAGTAGCCCTCGTTTTGATTCTCCCGCTTCTTTTGAGTTGCTCGGCCATGATTGCCAGGCACACAGATGACATCAATCTCAGAAAAGTGGGGGTTAAAAAAGCTGAGGATAGAAAGCAGCAAGCGGGAAACCGCCGCCGTCTCCTCTAATACGGTCATTGCGTTGCCGTGAACCTCAACATAAGGCTCGTGAATATCACCGTGGATATGGTCACCAATAAAAGCGAGAATCAGCCGGTCGATATTTTGTACAGTACGAAATTTGAGGGTCTTTTCTAGAGCCTTCTGGGCAATAGACAAAATACGCTTCTCAGAAATCTCGGGATTATGTTCATTCAAACCATACGTCATGTCCTTCTTGATGACTTCAGCGTAGTGATTGTCAGAAAAAACCATCACCGCAGTGGCATCAGAATGACCAGGCTTTTTCTCAATCTTAATTGGAGTGTTGCTATCGCTGAGAATTTGAAGCGCATCTCGACGGCGATTTTCTTCTGAAATGAGATACTTGAGAAGCTTTCGTTCATTAAGTCGGGTCTGACCAACTCTTTGCAACATTAGGTAGCTGTCAACTTCTTCGGCATTATCAGGGCTTGGAATATACCAGCCACCCATCTCGCCTAGAATAGCTCCAAGTTCACCTAAAGAATCAAGAATGGTAGTGGTTGAGAGCCCCGTCTTTTCCTTTAATTCTCGTAAGGTTAAACTGCCATCAAGCAGAGGTCTCAAGTTATATTGCATTAAGCACTTATAAGCTACGATACTATTTTAAGACCCTCCCTCTGCTGTATCTGTTCATTCTCAAACACGAAAGGACTGAGATTTCTCCCAGTCCTTCGCGACTTCACTACGTGAAATTCGTAGGCTCAGCCTTTCTAAATTTTAACTTATGCTCAAACTATTTGAACTTAAAAACGGAAAATTAAAAACTCTTTTCCATGCCATCCACCCCGCCGTCACAAGCCAGCAGCAAGCCCCGGCATCTCGAGTTGTGCCCATTGGTGAATGGGTGGAGGCTACGCAAAAGCCAGTGCGCGACGGGTCGGGCTCTCCTAAGTACCTGTCAGGATTTCATGTTTTCTGCTGCGACTTAGAGTCTATTGCCAAATACTGCAATCGCTTTCGCAAAGAACGAGAGCTGGTTTTGGTCGATGTGTGCGTAGGTGGAGTCAGACTTAAGCCCACTAACAGCCAGGTGCTCTTAGCTGCTACAATGTTTGTACCGCAAGGGTTTCAGCCTATCAAACTTTCAACTCTTAGGTCTCTAACATGCACGACAACCCTAAAGAAACTATAAACGATCGCGTATCAAAGCTACCTAAGTGGGCACAAAAGCACATTCATAAACTAGAAAAACAAGCTAGAGAGGCGCGAGACTACGCCGTCGCAGTAGCGCTAATGATGGATGGCTCTCCTGAGATCGAGCCTGACGTGTTACCACCTGAAGACTAGCGAGAGATTCGCAATGGCTGTATAGCTAGTAGACAGCAAATAGGAAACGGTAAAACTCGCGCTGTTGTTGAAAAAGCCTGCACGTCATCAGTTAGTCACAATGTTGGCAATTGGGATAGAACAACTACTAAAGGATCGATTTCTTTATTTAGTTCACCAGTCCTAGCCCTTCGCTCTCTCCTGCCTGAAATCCTCAAAGCCTACGGTGATGAAATGGTGGCAACAGTGAAAATGATTAGGGAGTACGAACAAAATGGATCACCTAACTAAAATAGAAACAGACAATCTCGAAAAGACTCTAGCGGATCTTATAACTGATCACTCTAAAAACCCAGATGGCAGTTATGAATTAGTCATTAAAGAGTCCCAAAATTCTAATTGTGTCGTCGTAATTAACAAAGACGAGTACATTTTGAAGGTTGCAGAATAGTTACATCTTTTAGGAGTGAAACAAATGGAGCTTTACATTAAAGCTAACGAGTATCATATAGAGGCTAAAATTCAAGGTAATAAAGATTCTCTCGAGCGTCTAAAAACCACGATTGAGATGGCGCTTAGCAGAGGTTCTGCTTGTTCTGAGGGCTATTTTGACGAAGAGGGAGAAGAATATAGTGTCTTGGTAATGTTAGTATGACAACTCCAACCCCTCCTCTTAAATGGGCTGGTGGTAAGCGATGGCTCATACCAACCTTGGAAAAAGTTTACGCTCCTAACCGAAGACTGGTTTGCCAACTTCTGTGCTTTCGATCCAGACATGACTATTCCCCGACAAATCCCAGCTAACATTTTAGAAAATTAAAGGTTTTATGACTAAAACAATCCAAGCTACAATCAACGCCGATCGCGCCCTGTCAAAGATTAGCAACTACTTTGACTTTACCGTAGAGCAAATTCTTACTGAGTTATTCCAGAATGCTCGCCGCGCTGGTGCTACTAAGTTAGATATCTACCTCGACCGCAACACTCTTCATCTTAAAGATAACGGTTGGGGTATTCCTGACCCCCAAATGCTCGTTAATTTATTTGGCAGTGGCTGGGATGAAGATACTGAGCAGCGAGAAGACCCAGCTGGCGCAGGCTTTTACTCTTTAGCTAACCGAGGATGTATGGTTAGCAGCCATAACTGGTATGCAAATCTTACTCCTGCTGGCTTTATCGGCCAAGAGAAAATCAAAATCCACGAGATCAAGTTTCAAGCCGGTACCCACATATCTTTTCAAGTAACAGAAAAAGAACTGATCAACTATGTTTTTATAGAAAACCGTGTGAAGACAGAAGCTGAATACTACCCAGTTGAAGTTACCTATAACGGCGAGACGGTTAAACGTGAAGTTTTCATTCCAGAAAGAATGTACACCGAAAATTGGAATGGTCTTCGTATCGGTGTTGAGCCCATAAACAAAGAGAATCATTACTTAAATATCAACTTTTATGGGCAAACTGTCATATGTGATGCGGAACCTAAAGTTTACGGAAGAGTCAGAATTGATGTAGTTGACTGTACGCAACTAAGAATGGTACTTCCCGCTCGTAAAGATGTTATCCAAAACGATTTCTTTCACAAGCTTCAGATTGAAGTTGAAAAAGTAGCATTCCGCGCACATCTTGCCGCTGGCTCTCACGAGCTTCCTTTTTCTGCGTATCAACGCGCCCATGCTTTAGGAATTAACCTACCTGAAGCAAAAATTGTCTGGGCTAAATGGGAAGCTACAAAAGCATCAGATAATCACTACTACTGGAAGACCGAACCAGGATCACTTCCTGAGAATGCCTATAGGTTTCAATCAGTGGGTAATGCGTTGCAAGACCAACTTGTTGATATTGCAACGCATGAGTTGGAGTTTATTCACATCAAAAACAAAAACCTAGGGTACAAGTGGGCAGATTCTGTCCCTGTTCTAGATGTACGATTCCAAGTCACACATGAGGGAAAGCTCTACTTTCAAGAAGAGATTGATACCCTAAGCGGAGATTTTGTAGATGACATTCAAATTCTGTTTTTCCATAAAGGAGTATTCATTAAGTCATGCCCAATTCCAATCTTAATGTACGAAAGCATTGAAGAAAGTGATATTGAAGCAGATTCTCAAAGCTACTTTGATAGCAGCATGCTGTCTACTCTCCTCATTAATAACTCACTAAGAGAAGGGTTTGATGTAGATAATCTTGTTTACTTTCTTCAAGCGTCTTTGTTTGCTGCTAATGACGATAGTGATGACAGTGCTGAGACTATGGAGTATCAGTTTGAAGAAGATTGCCAAAAATTTGCTTTTGATCTTCTTCTTCCAGAAGATAAAGCAATTGAGGCAAAGATCCGCAATGCTTTGTTTGACATGAGAACACTAATTCCAAAAGGATATGAAGTTAAGATTACAATTAAGACTGAGAAAGATTCTAAGCATAGTTGGATGACAGACCATCTAATCGACATCCAAGTTTCTTCGTCTCCTGAATCTTAAAAATGTGACTATCTCGATTAAAGCTGAGCAACACAAAAAGGAAACTTGGAGAACCGACCGCAAAATTGGCATCCAAGTTTCCTTGCCTCCTTAATCTCAAGAATAAAGCTAACACTGCACAAAACAAAAAGGAAACATCATGGGCCAATACTACTACCCACTTATTATTTCTGGTAATGAAAACCCAGCTACGATCTTGACCTCTCTCTACTCGCACGACTACGATAATGGTCGTAAGCTCATGGAGCATTCGTGGCTAGGAAACAATTTTGTATCTGCTGTAGAAAGTCTCCTAACTGAAAAACCCCAACATCTAGTTTGGGCAGGAGACTACGCGGACAACGAGCAAAACCACTCGCAAAACCTCGCGTCGATAGAAGAGGATTATAGAGTAGAAGGTGTCAAACCAAGGCTTAACTCGCTTAAAAAGCCAATAGAGGTAGGCTATTTTATTGTCAACCACACTCTAAAGGAGTATGTAGATGTAGATAAATGCGTTGGGGGCACAGGCAAAGAAGCTGACTGGAAAATTCACCCACTACCCCTTCTAACTGTTGAGGGTAATGGCCGGGGAGGTGGTGATTATCGTGGGTGTAATTCTTATGTTGGTAAATGGGCCCGTCATCTAATTCAAATTATGGATAACGCTCCAGAAGGGTACTCAGAAATTAAGCCCAACTTCCAAGAGTAAGCTATATAGAAAAGCTAAGAATATTCTTAGCTTTTCTATTTCTTTAGCTTACGTAGCCATGCTCAGGGTAGGCGTGCTCTACGTCTACCCGAGCCAAAATCTTGGCAATTAGCGGGTGCCGATGTACATCAGTTAATCCCATCTCAGCCGTAGCCACACCTTCTAGACCTCGCATTAAATTAATGGCATAGCGAATGCCATTACGACCAAGCACATCAACTTGGTTTGGATCCCCATTAAGAACCATACGAGAGCCTTCAGCAATGCGAGTTACAAGCGTCAAAACCATAGCGTGGTCAAGGTTCTGGATCTCCTCCGCGATTACCACAGAATTCTGAAACGATCGCCCTCGCGCATGACTTACAGGAAGAACTTCAATGATGTTCTTTTCTAGCATGTAGCGAATTTCTCCATCGGTTAGAAACTGGCGAAGATTGTCTATAATTGGATTGGCAAGATAACCTAGTTTTTCATCTAGGCCACCCGGCAACGCGCCAATCTTCTCGCCGCAAGTCTCGGCAGCAAGCCTAATAATGACAATTCTTTCAGTTACATCAGATTCATCCTTTAATAGTTGATAAGCGGCCCAGATACTGAGGAGCGTTTTACCACTGCCTGCTGGGCCGCTTATTACTGTGATATCGTTGTTCTTGATCGCCTTTACGACATGACGCTGAACAGGCGATCGAAGTTGAAACTTTTGCATTTGCACTAGCGTAAACTAGTTTAACAATGACTTATATTCCCATTACCCAACCGTTCAATACAGCCAAATGACTCTACCTTCACAAGAATTTGATGATTCAAAAGCAAGTGACTTGTCTATGCTTAACATTACCGACTTAAGAAATCGGTGCATGAAAATAGCAAAGCAAAGCACGGTTCCTTTATTTCAAATGGATAATCGAGAACTATATATAAACTTTCTTGATGCTTTTATTGTAACCCAAGCTCTTATGGGCCCCTACTTCAAATCATCTGACCAAAGCGGGAATCCTGACCATGCGCATAATATGCTTAGGCAAGTTATTGATAAAGATATTTTAAGACTTAGTCCAGCGGCCTGTATGGCAGCTTGGCTCACACTAGATGAGTTTCGCTGGCACAACCACATTCCATTTATTAATGATGCTAAATACCCAAACGGGCCAGGAATTGACTATTCCTATGGATTAATAGGTGACCCGTCTTTACATAGACCGCTGAAAAGCGGCCTTTCCTTTTTCACTAGTGATGACGACACCATCCGAGAGCTAAAAAGAAAGCACTATAATACAGAAGGCTGTCAAGTATTTGCCCTAAACAAATTTAGAGCTCTTAGAACTATTTCTTATGAAGAGGAGTGCCGGTTGGTTCCCCCAACGATTAGCTAACCAAGCCGTGAGTAATTAATCCCGTAAGCTCAACAGAACTAGTACCCGTTTTAGCTTTAACTTTGACATGGCTAACAACGCCGTTGATGCTACGAAGATAATTCTCAGAGAACACTCCAGAATAAACATCCACTCCGCCAGATGCAAACAAAGACACATCAAAAGCGGTAGTGCCCTGGAGAGCGATTGTTCCAACATAAGGAACTAAGCCTACTTTAGTAAGAAGCGCAGACATATCTACAATCCCTGCCGCTGGAATAACCAAAGAGACAGATAGCTGTCCAATAGAAGACTCTAATCTAGCGGGGATCTCAAATGTAAGATTCGCCGTTTGATTTGGGCCTAAAGAACTAACCCGAACTGTTGTTACCGTTGTGTACATAAATGGAAAAATGTCCCGAAGATTATAGAGAGAACTGCCAAAAGTACCCGGCTAGATGTCCAGTATGCGCAGCTGGATATGGGTCAAAAACTCTCTTCTATATACCCATAGATGAAACCTTATCGCCACATCCCCACGCTGAGGTGCTCAAGTCTCAAAAAAGAAGAGGGGCTAAAGCTAGGCATAAAGGACACAACGACGAGAAGAAGAGCCTGGCCCGCCTCGCTAACAGGCTAGTAAAAGGTACAATAGGGTCAGGCATGGTGTGCGGCGATGGCGATGCAACCCTGCTTGATATTGGTCAAGTGGAGGTAAAAAGCCGGTCAAATATCGGCATCACAAAAGCCGAATACGACAAGGGAGTAAAGCAAGGCGTTAAGGTCTGGCAGATTGTCACTCCCCATGGAACATTCTACGTTCTCCCCGAAGATACATTTGTCAACATTACACAGAATTTTATCCATGCTCAATCTTAAAGAACTTGAAAAGCTATCCCAAGCAATGGGATGTCAAACCTACACACCAAACACTCTCCCACCCGCAGAGTTTATATCAACTAGAAACATCGCTTTGGACTGGGTCTCTGGGGGCGGCTTAGTTAGAGGCACGCCACATGAATTGTTTGGAGACACAAACCTCGGCAAAACAACTCACGCAGTAACTCAGTGCCTAAACTTTTGTCAGATGGGCTTAGGCGCTCGCTACTATGATGTAGAAAAACGCTTGTTCGCGTCTACAGTTCAACGAATCTTCAAAGATGACCCTAGCCGCGAACTCTTCTCTGTGCATAAGATCTCAACATTCGAGCATCTCTTCACTTTCTTAGAGGCAGAAGCTGCAGCAGGGTTTGAGGGGCTGATTATTATAGATTCCCTCGCGACTTTACAGTCTCAGATGGGTATTGATGCCCAAGATAAAGACTTAGAAGCTTCACGGATGGGCGGGTTTCTGGCTAGTCCTTTGGCTCGCATCGCTCCTCGACTTAAGGATATGCTAGCAGATCACTTGATCACAGCTATCATCATTAACCAGTCTCGAGCCCGTACCAGTCAGTATCAGACCAAGACTAATCGGCCTGGTGGAAATGCTATTCAATTTTTGTACAGTACAACACTAGAGTTGACTGGCAATAACAAACCTGAAAAGGAATTAACCGCACTAGATGGTTCTTCTCTCGTTGCTTGCCACGTAAAGACTGACAAGTCTAGTTTTGCGCCTGCTTATCGCCAGGGTGACTATGCTGTAACAAGTGAAGGCATTGATAACGCCTACTCTATGTATGCCTTTCTGACCGATCCGAAGATGCCCCAAGTCTTAGAGCGGCAAGGCAATAAATGGATCGCACCTCAAGAATGCATTGACAAGCTGAATCTCCCTGATGATGGACTCTTGGCTAAAAAGAAAGATGCGTTGTACGGTTATTTGGCTGACCCAGAGAATAAGGCAGTGTATGATTGGCTATATGACCATATCTACAGTACCTACATTCAGGTAAAGGTTAAGCTAAAAGATGACAGCGACGAAATCCAGCCAGAACCAGAAGATGATCGACGTGAGCCCAGCGGAGTCACAGAGCGAGTCTTCACCGCAACAGGAGGAGACGAAAGTTTCCCAGATTAGTGTTGAACTTCTAATGAGTGGGCAAAAAGTCCAGAAAACCCTTCAAGAGATTGAAGAGAAAGGTGAGGGACTAAAAGAACAACAAGCTAAACTCATCAATGAGTACCAAGAGCTTCAAATTCAACACACCCACGCAAAAGGGAAACTTGAGATGTTCCTCCAAATGATCACAGATTTATATACTCTGCCTGAAGGGGCAGTCGTAAACATGACAGATGGAACCATTCAATACCCAACCGATTCTTAAATACATTAAAACGGAGCGCTCATTCTTACGAGCTGTTGAAGAAGTATCTTTAATGTCAAAAACCTTGGCTTTAGATACTGAAACGGGGCTTAGAAAAGAGTGGGCGCACGTTGGAGAAGAAGGGAGGCTAAATCCGCACACAGGGAATGTCTCCCTTTTAACTCTAAAAGAAGAAACCGGCACGCCCTACGTGTTTGACTTCTTCGCTCTGAGAGCTAAAGGAATTGATCTTGAGCCTCTCCACCAAGAGCTAAAGAAAAAAGTTCTAATCGCGCATAAGGCAACATTCGATGGAAAAATGCTTGTTGGTGAGTTTGGCCGCAACGATTTAACGTGGTGGTGTACGCTAACTGGCGACCAACTTCTTTCTAATGCCACAGGTTCAAAGTTTGGTATGGCCCGAGGTCACCGACTAATTGACTGCGTGCGAGATTTCCTAGGTGTTATTCTCACAGGAAAGGGAACGCTCCAGAGAGACAACTGGGATTTAGAACTTGAGTCGCGCACGCTTAAAAATCCTCATTGGATTGAAATGCTCAAGTACGCGGCTGACGATACTCTCTATCTTTTCCCGCTAAAAAATCTCTATGAGAAAGTCCTAGTCAGCCCACTTCCATCATCTATGTTTAACAAACATAATCGACCGGATGAAGAGTGCGGGTTTGGTATGAAGAAAGCGGTCGAGATAGAAATGGAATTTATCAATCCCACTATCGAGATGGAGTATTATGGGTTTCCTGCTGCGCCTTCTCTAATAGAAGCCCTTCAGCTAGCTAATGATGACAGCCGTTTAGATTCAGCCTGCGACCTAGCTGAGCAGTTAGGTATTCCCCTAGACTATGACCCAATCCTGGGGGATATCCCATTCGACAGGACAATGAAAGTCTTCAATAACCCTAAAAGGATTACAGAGTTATTGCAGGAAGTTGGGGTGATTGTTGGGGATGCCCAGAAAGCAACGCTTATGCGCGTTCAAAGCATCTACGACCAGGTTAGCAGCAACCAGGGAGAAGACGATCCAGACCCTCTTGCATTTATCAATGAAGAAGAAGAAGAGCAGTATAGGCAAGTTATGGAGTTTGAAAACTCCCTGCTAGTTAAAGGCTCTTTAATTCTTCAGACTCTTCTAAAATATAAACAGAAGAGTAAGCAGAAGGGTATGAGCATGCTGCCGTACATCAACCCAGCCAGCGGCTGCGTCCATCCTAACGTTTCGGCCTGCCGCGCAAGCACCGGCAGAGTCGCCATGGCCAGGCCAAACTTGCAGCAGATTAGTAATCTTAATGCTTATCCACAAGAGATTGAGTTTAGAAACGGTTCAATGCAGTATTTATCAGCGTGCAAGCTGTGAAACTGGTTAGCACCCATGAAGCGATCGTGCTCTCGGCTTTCAAAGGTCGGGAGCAGGTTCAAGTTCCTGACCTTCCCCTTACAGGGAAAGAGTACCGGCAGGCTGTAACCGCTCTTGTTCAACGAGGGTGGCTAAAAAACAGTCGCCTTCCATTGACTCTAACTAGAAGCTTAACCTTAAAAGCCTATCTAAAGGCTGAGCACTCCAAAGCTGAGAATGATTGCTATGACTAGCGTAGTTATTACTAAAAGCTATGCTTGACAAAGGAATCATTACTTACTCAGTTATGTTCGAGCGCCTTGGAGACGTTCACATTCTTGACGATCACATCACCGTTGACTCAGACCATGACAAGGTAGATGTAATTCTAGCGGCTCGGTTAAGTTCTGGTGATGTAATCGCGCTCGAAGACTGCACGCTTGAAGACCACGGCATCCGCCAGGCCGCTATTATAGAGGTCAGTTCTGAAGAAGCCTAAGCTACTATTCACTATTTAATTTTCCTATGCAGCTAGCCCAAGATACTTACGAGGTTAGCGAGCAGGGCGTAATCCTCGGGCCAGATGACAATATAGTTGTCGCAAAATACCTAGTAAAAATTGGCCCTAAGAATATATTTCTATGTCCTGAAGGGTGGCTGTTCACCGGCTTAGATTACTCCAGTCAAGAACTTATGATTGGCGCGGTCTGGTCTGGTGATCCTAAAATGCTTCAGGCTTATACAGAGCCTGAGTTTGTAGACCACCCAGAGACGGGCGAAAAGATTGCCAACCCCCTTGCTGACCTTCATACAATTACAACTAAGGAAGCATGCTTCCCAGGAATTTTCACAGACAAAGATTGGTATGAATGGATTCCCACCGCTAAAACCAAAGGGCTAATCCAATTCCCGCATGAACCTCGGCACTACGGGAAAATTACTAACTTTACTCTCATCTATGGTGGGACAGCTATGTCTCTATCTGTCACCCTGGCTCTTCCCGAAACGTTATGCAATGACATTATAAAAGGCCACAAAAAGACTTACGCTGCGTATCATAATTGGGCGGCTGAGAATGCTGCTGTTGGTGCCGCGACAGGATGGATCAGTACTCCTTGGGGTACTAGAGTTCGAGCTGTAAATGAAACAAACGCAAAAGGCGGCGGTTCAGCTGAGTTAATGGCCGTAAACGTCGCGATCCAAGGCACTGGAGCAGACATCTGCAAAGAAGCCATGAACAGAATATGGAAGTGGAAAGAGAAGTATAATTATCCAGTTAGGCTGGCCGGTCAGGTGCATGATGAGATTGTACCTATTGTCGCAGGAAACGCTAAGCTAGACCTAGACAAATGCAAATGGGACGGAGATGTCATTATCACTCCCAAATGGATAGTCGATGGGCCAATCTTAGAGTTAGCACCTCAAATTCGCCAAATCATGATTGACGTTGAGACAGAATGTTTTGACAGTCGTCTTGCAGGGCGAGTTGATTATCCTGACCCAAGCCCATTCTGGAAAAAGTAGTAGTCTCACTAAAACCTCCTCTATCTAATGTGTAAGTTCCTAAATCGTGTCCGTAATTATTTTGTTCAAAACTCTCTTGAAACTTTATTTAGTAAACTTGAAAACGACCATGAGCTTCAGACCATTCTCTATGGAGCATATGATAGACGGGTGTTTGATAGAGAGTACACTCGTTTAGACAATGGCTGGATGTATGTTGTCTACAGTGATGTGAATCGAGACAGTGTCTGCCTGTTTGAAATAACAGTTAAGGACTGGCACCCTATTCTCAGAACTCTCCTGCCATTTGAGATGGTTAACGCTAGTGCTCAGACTAATGCTGAGGTCATCGAGCGCCTCACGTTTAAGAGCAACTTTGGGCATGTCACCCAAGAGCAAAGTACCTATGGCAAAATTAGGTATTACCTGGCTCAACCGCTTAGAGACTTGAAAGAGTCAACCCTTAAAGCGACTTTGAAAACCACACTTAGAGAATTTATTGAAGTTCTTCGGCCTGAACTGGGAGCCATTCAGCAAGAAATATCTGATGACGCCGCGCTCTACAGAGAACATTCAGAGGACGACGACGAAGTAGACAACTAATCCATAAGTTATTCCCCGCCAACTATGATTGTATGTTTTACAGCCGATTTGCAAAATGCCCTTCGGTACTTTGCACCAACAGAGAATGAGAACTTTTACGCCAGCACACCCCCTGGTGATATTAGGCAATGCTGTCTGTTTGAAGTAAAGACAGAAGAAGTCTTCCTTAGCGTATTCGGCCAGGATGATTGTTGGATTCAGCAACGAGTAAAAACATCGCTTTCCCCTATGGGAATTAAGATGCTTATCACTCGCGACTCTCTAGAAAAGCTAAAGAAATTTCCAACAGATACTCAGCTTGAACTAAGGGAGAGCAGCGATGGCGTACTGGCCACTTCATTCAGAGAGTTTAACGCTAAAGGGCACCCAATTAAGCTAGACCAGGTTATTCTACAGCCCTACCCTGGGACACTAGACGCTTTTCCTACTCCGCAGTTTGCCAATAACCTGCTGGCTGAAATTCCAGCAAAGAAGTTCTATGAACTGATCGCCACAGTTCTAGAGTGTGGGGAACACAAAAAGGATAAAACTAGGCCTATCCGTCTATCTGTAAATCCATTTAGAGTTGAGACAAACTCTGCGACTTGCAGCAAATTTAGGTTTGAGCTTTCAACCTCATCAATAGGTGAGATTAAAGATACCTGGATGCTACGTGGATCCCATCTCCCTCTTATCTTAGGTGTTACATCAAAAGCATCTGAAAGTAATGTTGAAATTCACTACAGCCCCGGTGTTCCATCAGAGAGTCCTGAAAGCCTTACTTTTCACGGAGACTTAGGTTCAGCTAGCCTCCCTATCCAAAAGGGAGTAGACTTTGAGTCATTCAAGAGGGGCCTAGACTACATCTCTATTTTTCCTAAAGCAGAGCTAGTAGCAGAGCGGCAGATTCAGCGCGATCGCCTGGAAGACGCTCTCAAGATCCAACATCCTGGCGCGGCAACCACCCCTACCGTAATTCTCTCTCAAGAGAATACAAATCTGCGCTTATCAAAGCAAGGGGACGTGACAAAGAAGGAAGTATCTAACCTCCCCTTTGTAATTACTGAAGGAGTAGACAACTGGCCTGAATGTCGAATTGACTATAACGCTCTGGTACTTCTCACTAGCCTAACCCGCCGATTGAAAAGCATCCATGAAGCTGAAACTGACCTGATTAAGTTGAGGCTAGCCAGCCATTGCGTCAATTCAGCTAGACAGCGGGCACGCCGTTCCCGGCAGAAGGACTATCTTATCAATGTGGTTCTTTCCGAAAAAGAATCGGGCTATCAAATTGTTATTCCGGTACAAGTCGATGAAATACCCCAGGCGTTGGAAAGCAAACCAGTTGATGTGGCTACTACAGCCGCTTGATGTCGTAAGACTAAACGGAAAATACTACACTGTAGAGCAAATTTTACGATCAGATATTCCAGGAAGTATCCCAAGGGCACTTGGCCATGTTACCGATTTTCGACCCGAGCAAAGCGACAGGGCCAGTCTACAGGAATGAACCTCACCCCCTCATTCCATTCGATCGCAGCTGTGAAGCTTGTACGCTAAGCTGTGGAAAAGCAGTACCTGGCGCAGGGCCTGCCGACTTATCTAAAGTCAAGCTCATAGTCCTATCTGACTATCCCGGCCCTTATGAGCAGCAGTATGGCTGGCCTCAAGTTCCGGCCCCTTATGTTAGATATGAAGAAGATAAAGCTAAACAAAAGCGGCGTAGGGTTAAGTTCCCCTGGAAAAATTCAGGGGAGTTCCTGCGCCTCATTCTCAAAGAAGAACTGGGACTCGATCCCTGGGAAGAAGTGTTCTATACAAACGGTGTACAATGTTCTCCATTTCGTGGCAAAGAGAAGATCAATATCAACTTGACGCATATTCGACCATGTGTAAACCGACATGTTCGGAAGATGATCGAGGCACTGGACGATAACTGTCCTTACGCCCCGATTGTAGTGGCGGGGGGTAAAGCAGCTCTCCCCGCCTTCAATCTTTTGTATGATACAAAGTTTAAGAGCATTCAGTCTATGCTCCATGTCAAAGACGTTATTGTAGAAGAGCGGAGAGTCGCGTTTACCAATAACCCTGCTGCCGTGGCTAAAGGGGAGGCTCGCTTGATCAGCTCTATGGTTACGTCAAATGGGGTGTTCCAGCCTTCCAAAGTTAGACCTTGGAAATTGCTGGGGACACCTCAGTGGCATTTTGTTAACTCTATTAAATGGCTAGAGGATTATTTATGAAGAAAAGTGGCGACCAAGCATGCGTGTTAAAAAATGGTTTTGGCTACCTGTCAGGATTACCCAATTCTCCATCTAGTCATGCAGAGATTGCCGACGCCCAAGTGTTTAAGAATAGACAAGAAGCAATAGAAGCATGGCAGAGTACTAGAGGCTCTGATAACCCTGCTGTTAGAGCCCCTCAAATTATAAATGTGCAAGATCTCTAGACAAACTAAAGAAATGAAAACAAGAAGATCGTTAAAGTTGAAAACAAAGGAGTATCTATAAGTATGACTAACTTTACTGAACAGTTGAATAGATGGCCGGAAGAGGTTGATTTCTGGGCAATGCTAGAAGCACACCTAGGCCCGCTGCCAAGAGTCATCCCTGTACCAGGAGCAACTAACTCAGAAGGAACTGAGCCCCTCCTGCTCACCCGAGCCATAGTAAATGAAGCGCTCTATGCAGAAATGTTTGGCGTGAAAATTGAGGAAGTAAGAGCAGACTCAGAGTCATGATTACTATCCCCATTCAGCCAGACTCTGATGTTGAGTTGATTCAAGATACCTTTCTCAACGACCCAGATTACCCTCTCTGGGAAGCTAAAGCAAAAGCTGTCTACGATAAACTTCCAGCCTACTACAAAGACAAGCGGCCCTACCAATGGGAATGGCCCGCTATGTACTGCATCAGAAACTCAAACTTGTTCGCCGGGAGTATGGGTATTGGTAAAACCCTAATCACCCTTATCCTTATTCAAACTCTCTACCAACTCGATCGCCCTGGCCAGGTTCACATTGCTGTACCGACCATGACTCTCTTTGGAGAATGGAAAGCCGAGCTTGACCGTGTTATCCCTGGCTCCTATGTTGTAATCAGAAACCAAAACCAGCTCAAAAAAGCAACCGCGCCCATTTTTCTATACACAATGGATCTTCCAAAGTGTAATTACAAGGTGGCTGAGGATTCTCCTTATGAGGAAGAATACGCAATGGTATCTCTGGCTGATTGGATTACTCAATATCGCGCCCCTGACCTATTTGTTCTAGATGAGCTAGACGAAGTAAGAAAGCCAAACAGCCAGCGCTATCAACATCTACTTCAAGTACGACAAAGCAGCAACCGTGTTCTAGGTCTAACCGGCACACCCGCCGAGAGCCCTGAGGACATTCACAATTTATGTCAGTTTATCTACCAAGATGAATGGCCATTCGAGACCCTTAAAGAATTTGAGTACGTCTTCGTAGACAAAAAAGAACTGAAGACACATTACGTTAAGGGTTCTAAAGAAACAGAGGCTAGTAAACGCTGGCTCTCGCATATCAAATTCCACAAAATTTCTCAGTACGCCGAGCTGCTGCAGACCTACATTCACCGGGCAACGCTTGATGACCCTGACGTTACTCCTTTTATCACAGTTCCAGAACAGATAGAGAATCACCAAAGCATCGCTGCTTTACCTGCTACTACTAATCTATATGAGCAAGCCGTAGCAGATAACGCCAGCATGATTAACCTGCTGGCTAAGAGCGATCGCAGTGCTGAGGCACTTAACTTGTGCAACACCCTCATCAAAACGGTGAATCACCCTAAGCATAAAACCGCAAAGGTTCAAGCGCTTGAGGAGATTCTGGCCCGTCATAAGAAAGTTCTTATCTTCACCGATAGAATAGAGTCAGCCCTTTATCTTCATGAAAACCACCACATTGGAACTTGGAATCTAACCTCTGACATGAGTTCTCTCCAACGGGAGAAACTTCTAGAGGAGGCTAAGACAGAACCAGGTGACCTCATTCTGCCACTGAGGATTGGGTCGAAGGGTCTCAATCTCCCTCAATTCGATGCCGTGGTAGTGTATTGCATGGGATGGAGTGGAACCCGTGTCGCCCAGGCCATCCTGCGAGCGGCCAGACCCGGCAGTCAGTACGCCAATGTGAGTGTCTACTTCCTGTTCCACAAACATATGGTAGACGAACACCAACACTCAGTCATTACTGAAAAGATGCAAAACCTTAAAAAGCTCCTTGACCTTGAGGGGTATGGAGACTTAATCGAAAATGTCGGCCAGAGCGTCCTCTCTTTAATCAACGCATGACCATCCCCCTTTACCTACAACCCCAATTCGTTCCCCAAACATGGGAACAACTAAGAGGGCCCATGTGGCTCCCCCACTTAGCAAAAAAGTGGATCGCGTTCGACAAGCTGCCTCGATATCTTTCAGTGTACGGTGACAGTGGTTCAGGCAAGACCACATTTACAAAGCTGCTTATTCGCTCTACTCTCTGCCTTAACCGGCAACCAGGACAATCAGACCCCTGTGGCCACTGTGCTGTGTGTAAAACTGACCCCTCAATGATGTCAGAACTCAGTAATGTTCACTGGGTTTCTCCAGCTCCTATTACTGGGGAGTCCGAATACAAAGCGGCTCAGCACGCTGTCGAGTCTGTCTTTGAAGCTCCATTTGGCTACGGCTCTGACGGACATCTTTTTCTTGTATTCGAGGAAGCGCAGCAACTACGAAATGACACCCTAACTAAACTGCTGCAGTTTGGTGATGTAGACTGCATCGGTAACCATCTAACAATTATTCTTCTATCCATGTCTCCAGAGCGGATTGAGAGCGATATCCGCCAGGCGTTTAGAGGCAGGGGTCAAGAGATCCAACTGCCTAAACCGTCTACCCGACAGCTAAAAGAATACTTGCAAGAAAACTTTCCCGACATGCCAGAGGAAAGTTGTGATCTAATCTCGAAATACACACAAAACTATCGAGATGCTTTGTCTCGAGTTGAAGTAGCCCAACATTTAGACAAAAAGCTAAGACCAGAAATGGTGGCTATTTCTATTCAACAAATCCCCCGCCAACGGCGATTGGAAATCTGGGAGAAGCTCGCTAACAAATTCACTAAGCGGGCTGACCTTAGAACACTAATTGAAGATACCGCTGAACAAGTAGACGCCCGTGCGCTGCTGAATCAAATGCTGCAAGACGCTGAAGAAGCATCTGAGACTTTTGAGAACGATATATTTCTTAATCAGTTGTTTATTCAGGTAAGTCAAAACTGGGCATTTATGAAACCTTACAACCTTCTAGTCCAACTAGTAGATCACCCAATCGCCCAACTTACTGTCGATTATCTTGCTGACCTATGCAATCAATAAGAGAAAGCTTAGAGCCAGGGGTTCTATATCTAGTCACCGGCTCAGCCCAGCAAGTTCGCTATCTTTTGCCTAATCTACCAATAGAGCACCTCTATAAGCCAACAACTCAACAGTTCTCCAGAGCTGTAACTGATTCAAGAGAAGAAGAAACGCTGGTTATCATCCAGCCTGACCAGCGAGTGTATCCAAAGCGTAAAGGAAAGAAAACCACCGAGGCGGATTACAAATATGGATTGCCCCAAGCGTTTGAAGATGAACCTGACCCCGCCGCTTATTTCTTTATATGCTGCGGGATAGATGCCAAGTCATTCTACAAAAAGTTAGAGGGTGGGCCATACCAGCAACTTGACCTTACAAAGGAGTCCTATGACCTCAAAGAACTCGCGCCAGACTCAGACATTCCCAACCTTGAGCAGGCGGCAACAGATTATAGACTTTATCCAACTGGTTTTCTCAACTATCTGGTAAGTTACCCAAACATTCAAAGTGATACGGTAACCTATTGGGCAGAGCAGTTCATCCAAGCGCTAGCCGCTGGGCCTCGGCAAGTTGCTCAAATCCCGGCGAGTGAATTGCGCCAGTACTGTCTTGACCATCTATCCATTAGAGTAGAGACAGAGAATGACCAAGAGGTCTATAGAACCAGCATCCTGTTCAAAAACATGACCGCCGCGTTGGGGCTAGGAAAGAAAAATCTTGTACCATACAAAAGCTCTCCCTGGGGAGCGCATCAAGAACTCGCTGTCTACATCGGCCCTTTCCTAGAGCTAGCATCAACCAGGTATCGAAGCAATCCTAAGTTACCTGTAATGGCGTTTGCCAGGTGGGTAGCTGCCGCAAGTAGAGAAACAGGTTATAACAATGGCCTTTCCTTTTACACAACAGCGAAAGGTATACGGTACAGTCAATTCAGACCTTCGAGCCAGGCTAAGGAAGCGTGGGCGATACTACTCACACAGCTTCAAAATCCAGTACAATTAATAAAGGAACCATAGAAAATATTATGACTTCAGAACTCGCTACCGTCCAAAATTTAGGCGCTCTTACAACAGAGCAGAAGTCTCAGCTCGCCAATCTCATCGGCGTTGATGGAACTAAGTTAGAACGACTCCTCAAGTCTAATCCATCGGCTGTTATCAAGAAAATGAACCTGCTGAAAAATGCAGGCAGTGAAGGCGGTACTCTCGACGTTTATACTTTCCCAGTCGTCAAACCTACAAAGGAAGGCTTTCTTGATTTTATTTGGAACGAACGCGACAACGAAGCTGAGCCGGGTAAGAAAACTGTCAAGTCTTCTAAGTTCAATACCACTCGTCGATTCTTCAAAGTTAGTATTGACGGTAAGAAGAAGTACATTTCTCACCGCTTTGTAGGATTCTCTGGTGACCCTATTGAGATGAAGCTAACTGCCCGCATGGGAGCAGGCAAAGATCAAGTTGATGTGTTGGAAGGCGAAAACCCTTGGACTCGCTGCCAGAGCATTAGATCCGTACAATTCGGCGCGACCAAAAATGACCCTTATCCCCTAGACCCCTCAGTAATAAGTTGGGATCACTTTACTTTTAAGAAAGACAGTGACAAAAACACTATTCTTGTTGAGCGCGACGAAGACGGAAAAATCACGGGTGAAATTGTCCTTAAGAGCGAAGACTTCGCTGACGCCAAATCTCTAAGCGAAGCAATCAGACTTGGTGAGCGTGCAGTAAATCATGGCAAAGTGTTTACCGAATTTGGGGTTCAGCTCTTTGGTCGCCCTGATCCTGTGTGGGCTAAGCGCATGGGTCAAGATGAAGGCATACGTAGCTGCGAAACTTGTCTTGCCAACTCCTGGTTCCAAGAGCGGGACAAAAAGGGGGCTTGGAATCGTTGCGGCATTGAAGGTTCTGCCTTCTTCCTAGTGCGGGAACTTCTCATGCCCCATCCCATATCTGCTGATGATTTGGACGAAATTACCCATAGCTGGGTAAAAGTCGAAGATTTGCATCAGTATGGTGTTGAAGGGATTAATGGCCCATTTGTTGTCATGATCCAAATCTCAAACTCGAACTTCAAGTCCACTGAGGGCATTGGCGAAAAAGGATATAGAGCAGTACCTAATGAAATGGTGCCTATGCCCAATAAGTACGCTAAGTCACCCGCCCAGTACTGGCGGGACATTCAGAAATTCGATCCTAATCGCTTTGACCCATTTGCTGAAATTGAAGATGGCCATGCACTTCCTAACTTTCTCGCCGCCCCTACCATCATTCAGCTAGCAAAGCGTACTGACACTGAGTTGGGTACAGGTTATGTTATCGTCGCTAGCAAAGACGAGCATGAAGGCATCCAAAGTGAAGCAGTCCAGCGTGCCATGCACGCTAACGTGACTTACCTTTGGGAGAAGTCACTGTCAGCGGGTAATGAAAAGCCTGAAGACCGTCCCAAGTTTGAGACTGAGTTTTATCATGCTGATGAAAACAAAGTCCAAAAAGAAGAAACGGCGATCGAGGGAGTTGAAACTGTCAACCAAGAAGAACTAGAGGACTTCTTAGACGACGATGATGAAGACAATGTGGCTGTAACCGTTAATCCTAAAGTCGTCGCCGCGATTGAGGAAGATGACGATGAAGAGGACACAGATCTCTACGAGGTTCTTATCACCGGCTCAGCAGCCAAAAAAGCAGCCGCTAACAATGGCACAGCTGTTTAAGTAAGCTACAACTGCAACACTATAGGGGGCCCTCGCCCCCTTTATTTTTTAGAAAAAACCCATGACTCACATAAACTATGACGGGCACCTCTGCTCTTTAATTGACGCTCCCCCAGCCGTTGAAGACGAACTAAAGCAAACGCTTCAATACGTCAACACGTCAGAGATGGGGGAACACATACAGCGTTATGGTCTGACCCAAGACCAAGCGCGAGAAAAGGCAACCCATTTTATGTATAAGAATGGGTACTTTCTTAGCGGTTACTTACCAAGGGTCAAAAAGATTCTAAAGGCTCATGGCGTTAAACCTACAGTTACTTATTTGCACGACGCGCCAGAGTTTGTTGACTACGACTTTGATGAACTTCTCCATCGGCTAGAACTTGATAAAGTAGAGCACCAAGTTGATCTTCTGGAGACTCTTAAAACCAAAAATAGAGGGATAATCTGGATACCAACAGCAGGTGGCAAAGCGTTCTCAGCAGCGTTTGAGATTAACTACTTCCCTAACGCTAAGATTCTGGTTACAGTTCCAAAAGAGGATCTCCAAGTTCAGCTAATGGACACCCTGTCGTTAGTGTTAAACGAGCCTATTGGCAAGTTAGGTGGGAAAGGAAAAAACAAAATGGAGCGAGTGACCGTCGCCACACTACAAACAGCCTCTAAGAAACCAGAACTTCTAGAAGATATTCAAGTATGGGTGGCTGACGAATGCCACGAAATGCCTGAGATGCAGGAAAAGATTTCTGCTGCCATGCCTCAATGCGCGATTCGTTTTGGCTTCACAGCTACTCCAAAACGTAAGGATGGAGCGCACTTTAAGATTGAGGGCATTCAAGGGCCAATTATCTACAAGACAACCCGGTCAGAACTAGAAGAGAATGGGTTTATTCTAAAACCTTCCTTCTACAACGTTCGGTTTGTACACGAAGACACACGGCAGATTCCGTTTAGTAACGCGATTTCGATAGGAAGTAGTGGATATATCTACCATGATAGGTTTGGACGACTCTCTAAACCTAACGAGGCAGAGCATCATGTTACTACTATCATGGAAAATCATGATAGAAACGACATGATCATAGAGCTATTTACGTCGTTTCTAGAGTGGCCGGATAGAACCGGGCCTGGAGCCATATTCACAGGAAGAGTTGGACATGCAGAAGCGCTCGCCCGTCGCTTACGAGACTTGAAATATGATGCATTTGCAATTTCAGCCCCGAGAAACAAAGCAGAAAGAGAATTGCAAAAAGAGGTAATCAAAAAAGCACGCTGTTCAGATATTGACGCGGTCATTGCCGCTGATATTCTAAATACAGGAACTGACATTCGGACTTTACAATTTGCTCTTATGGCTGAGAGTTGTGCTAACCACACAATTATTACCCAGCGCATTGGGCGTATCTTACGTTCACCCCGAAACGGGGAAGTAAAATCTGGTGCGTATGTTGTGTTCATTGAAGACGATGAGTACTGGTGGCTAAACGCCAGAGCTGGGAAAGCCAAAGAGTTTATCAAAACAGAGTTTCCAGACTCACCTATGTATAATATGTCCGTTGACCAATTCAAAAAGCACTTCTTATGCTCTCAGAAACAATTGAGTTTAACGGGCCAATCCCGCTAGACAAAGATGCAATTGCAGCTGCCATACTAATTAAATTAGCCAGTAGCTGCGGGCGTGATCAAGAAGCTTGGCTAGAAGCTGCTCAGTTTCCAGGTAAGCCAAGATCTATACTAGTAAATGCGATTGATTACCTCCCTGAACTCGCCAAATGATGAAAACCCTTGCCCCTCTTTTTTCCAATACTGACACTGTGTTTGTTGACATCGTTAACACAATCCACGGTTACGGAACCTGGGAAAAGAATCATACTGGCGTGGATGCTCTGACTGTATTTGGCTTAAGTTACCGACTCAAAATTCGGGAGCAAGCTTTCCCTATTCTTACACTCAAGGAAACTAAGTGGAAAGCTGCTCTCATTGAGTTGATTTGGTATCTCTCAGGAGACCAAAGCATTAAAGAGTTCAGAAACTACTCCAAGATTTGGGATCAATGGGCAGATCCTGATGGCCAACTAGAATCAGCTTATGGACGCTACTGGAAATCTTACCCCTTACCAGCCCAGTACGTAGGGCGGATTAAAGGAGAAACTAAACATCTTGTCAAAGGCGAGGCGTTTCCTGCAAGCGATCATAATGCTGTCAAGTTTAAGGATGGGCTATTTGTCTTTGACCAAGTGACCCATCTAATCAACACACTCAAGCAGCAAGAACGATCGCGCCGAATGATTATCTCGGCCTGGTATCCCCCTAATGCTGCTGTAAGTAAACTTCCGGCTTGCCACCACACCGTTACATTCTCTACCCAAATAATTGGTGGGGTAAAAAGGCTCAACCTACATCTTAATCAACGCTCGATGGATGTTGGGCTTGGGTTTTCCTTTAATCAAGTAGCCTACTCTATTCTGCTATTATTAGTTGCAAGGGAAACAGGCTATGAACCTGGTGAGTTTTGGCACACTATTACTGATGCCCATATTTATAAAGACCATCTTGACCCTCTGTTAGAGTGCATCAAGCGGCCCGCGCATAACATGCCGTCTATTAAAATCCCGGACGGACTCAGCGTCCTAAATTTAGGCTACGACGACGCGAAGAAGTTTGAATTAGAAGATTACACGTTTGAGCCCTTTATCAAACTAAAGTCTCATGAGTAATTAGCTGCGCTTTATACAAACCTTTATGTTTAATTAAATTCTGCAAATGCAACTAATTATCATCGCGGCGATCGATTCAAAAGACGGCCTTGGTAAAAACAACAAGCTTGCCTGGAGCTATCCCCAAGACCTACATAGATTCAAGATGACAACCTTAAATCACACTGTAGTCATGGGCCGGAAAACTTGGGAGTCATTACCCAAAGCTCTGCCCGGTCGCCGCAATGTTGTAATTACACGGAACCCAGCCAAAGCGTTCGCTGATTACTACAAGGGGGATACTTCCCACGAAAAACTCCCCGCCGAGTTTTACAATAACCCCCTTCACCCAGACATCTTTGACTCTCCCTTCCAGCTATTAGAGAAAATCTTTTACATAGGGGGAGCTGAAATATACAAGCAAGTCATTAATGAAGTAGACCAGCTCCTACTAACCAGAGTGCCGGGAGATCATAACTGCGATGCTTTCTTTCCAACCATTCCAGTTGGGTTCGCTTTATCTAGTTCAGAATTAAACCCCCCGCTAACCTATGAGCTTTACAAGAGAAGAGATTGAGGCCATTAAGAATGATGTATCGCTAACTCGAGCCGCCGCCTTTTATAAAATCCCGGTCACAAAAGGACATAGTCGAGGAGGAGGAAATCGAGAGCCCTGCCCGCTATGCCAATCTAGAACAGGGTTTGTCACAACCAACGATCGCAACTGGAATTGCTATAGCTGCGGTCAGCATGGAGATGTGTTTACCTTAGTTGGCCTGTGTACAGGAGGAAATGAGTTCTCCAAAGTAATCCGGCTATCATCAAAGCAGCTAAAGAAAGATGAAACCATTCGGTTGTCTGGAATGGCTGCTGTGTTTAAGCTCTATCAACAAGAAATTAGACCAGAGCATCTTGAGTATTTTGAAGAGCGCGGGATTCAATTAAAAACTGACGACTGTGGTTTTGCCCCAAGCACCACGTTTCTTCAAGACAAGGGCTACTCTAAAGAAAATATTGACAAACTCGGGCTATGGTCTGACAGCCAAAAAGAGTTGTTTGAGAATAGAATTGTCTTTCCTATTAAAGATTTCAATGGTTTCATTACCCATTTTCAAGGGCGCAGTCTAGACCCTAACGAAAAGCTACGATGGAAAGGGTCAAAGGGGGGGCTCCACTCTATTCACGAAATGCTTTACAACGCCCATAAACGCTTTAGCAATAAGCACCCGCTGTTTATTACAGAAGGAATTACAGATACTAAATCTCTAGAAACGCTAAGAATGCAAGCGTTAGGCACCCTAGGATTAGGGCAGCGGCTAGATGGCTACGCAAATTTGTTAGCCGGACATTCCCTCTACTTTATCTATGACAATACAAAGAAACCCATTGGTCAGAAAGATGCGGGGAAAGACGTGTCATGGAGCGCTATGCTTCCTAGCATTATTAACCTGCACGCTGCTAGGGGCCCAGGTAGAATCTACTGCCTAAAGATTCCGCGCTACTCAGGTGTGGAGGATGTTAATGACTTTGCTAACTACATAAACTGGAACTCCAAATACTTTATCCAGTTCGTGAAAGAGAGTCGAGTCTCTATTGGGCGGTTTGCGCTGGAGTCAAGTTTACCGCTAGAATTAATAGGCAAAGCTGTGGGAGTGAATAAAATCCCAGCTGAGCTAGACGAGTTTTGGGCAAGAGTGCGTCGTGAGAAAGGTTCGGTTAAACATTACTTATTGGAACTGTTATGCTAACTTTTGACAAAGAAGCCGCTCTTAAAGAGATGGACATCATCTGGCTCATAGATAACGGCTGGACAACAGGAGGAAATCTAGCCTTCCGGCATATTCTGCATGAGATGAACAATAGTCTTCCAGACGGAGGCATTCAGACAGAACGCATAGAACAGATTATCATTCAGTATGGGGCCGAGAACCAGACTGAAAAAATTAAACAGTCCTTAAGAGAACTCATTCAACTAAAAGCGGAACTTTCCACTATAAGGTTCAACCGAAATGAAAACTAAATATACCCTTCTGGAATTACTATGAAATTGAAATACATTGTCACGTTTCTTGTCGCTTTAATACTAACCGTCTTCTTTGCTCATGCTCTTGTTGAGTTAGCTGGGGGCGTTCTCTATTTTAAGGATGGCCCAGTAACTCTCAACCCTCCTGACAGCCTACTATTCCATGCAATTTGGGTACTCATGTCTTGGTGTTTTGCCTCTCTCGTTTTCTTTATCTGGAGTGTTGTTGAGGTAGTCCTGAAGAAGTGATCTACGCTGCAGCCTACGGTGCAAAAGTTGCAGCGGGCCCAGGCGTTGTGGCTGTCGTGAAATTCCTTAAACCTTTTAGTCTACCTAAGAGAGTTTTAAGGAACGACATTGATGCGCTAGAAGAGTATCTTGACCAGATAAAGGTTGGAGAAGATTACGAATCTGATTACCATATGGTTGCGGTGGAAGCGATCGACCGGCTGGGCTACTCTCAAGCTGTATCTGAAGCCACAAACTTTCTTGTTTCAAAGTTTCAGATGCAGCATCATGACTATGAGACAGTCAGGCTAGCCAAAAACAATGAATCCTTCGGCCATATCGGCGGCAGCTATCTCTACGCCCAAGATGATGAGAGCTTCTTCGCGTCCTCTTTAGCCAAGTACTATCAGATGTGGTGGATGAAATATTACTTCCACTGCTTCTACAAGCAATATGGTTGGGACACTAACTACGGATGGCCGACTCGAGAGCACCAGATTGTTATGCTACAAGAAGGGCCTGTCTTAGGAGTGCATCGCCGCTCAGGCCTGCGCCAGCTCGCGGCACGATGGCTCGACCAGTGTAGAAACAATTCTCTATGGGCGCTGTGCCAGCCTTGGCTGAATACGTACCCAAAGTGGTGGAAAAAAGCGTATCCTGGGTATAGCTTTTGTCATTGGCTAACCAATGAACAAGTCGCTGAGCTTAGAACAATGATGAGCCCAGTGTACGATCCTGAGGTTAGTCGCTGGATGTCAAGAGAAATTCTAACCCTGGGCCTCTCTCCATCAGAGTGGCATCGTTTTGAATCACGACGGCATCGACCTGTCAAAGAAGTCGAAGATACGCCGCGCCCTATATACAGCCCTATTGAAACTCACATATGAAAGAGCTACTCGTTTTTGCAAACACATTCCAAGTTGTTGGCGACCTGGACAATGTTCTAGATTTTGCGCAGCAACATAGTGAAGAATTTTCTATCAGAGCTATCCTCACAAGCTGTCGCTCGGCCCGAATACTAAAGAGCGCTATGAATAAGCTAGGAATTGAGATTCCCGTTGGCTATCTGGCTAGCCTAACTGAAATGCCTCTACTAGACGGAAGCTCTGTAATGGCCCCGCTACGAGAATTAGAAGAAGGGAAGCCTCTCGCTCTAAAAGTTCTATACGCTACAAAAGAAAAGAACCTAAGTCTTGTTCTCATGGCTGGGTTCAGAGATCTTGGCCCGTTAGTCCTTGGATACCCCGGCTTGATGCGCTCCCGTGTCAAAGAAGTTCATATTCTAAATGGGAGGGTGAACGAAACTCTCAACTTCTTTATTGACAGCAAAGTTCCTATCTTTGAGAATGTCCTATGAACTCATATCTAAAAACTGCTTTATGGACTACGTCTGCCCTGCTGCTGTTTCCAGAGGCTGCACAAGCTGCTAATTTTCCATTATGCTCTCAAGCTCAACAGGATCTAAGCAGGATGTTCCCAGGTACACAACTTATTCATAAGGTTGGGCCAACAAGAAATAGTTTCTCAACCAGCTTATACATTAGTGAAACTGAGCAAGTTGATTGGAGCTCTCCAGATATTCCTAATCTGGTAGAAAGTTTCCTCCAGAGCTGTGGCCTCGTTTCTGTTGAGTTTTACTCTATCCCAGAGGGCGGCGCGACTGACAACTACCTTCTACCTGGCGCGTTTGGTTTAATCGATGGGCGTGTCTACAGAAAACAAACCTGTCTTGATGCCGCTGGTTTCCTATCCTACTGTGACTAAATAAAACCTATGACTGACTCAAATTTATATAAGGTTGAAGAATCTTTCGAGCAGCTGCTTAATAAAAAAAAGGCTGAGCTAACCGCTGAAATGAAAGAAAACCAAAGTTTTGCCATGGAGCTTTGGAATGACGACAAAGTCAAAGTTGATATTATCCCCCAAAAAATAGCTCAACAATACCGTTACCTCGGATATGCTTCTTTTAGTACTGTCCGAATAGCTAGGGTTATAGTAAAGCACGACAGTCGGTATACAGTAGACGTAGACATAGAAGGGAACGATGAAAATGGAGACTACGCCAACTATAAAGATATAGGCACAATTATTTTAGACTCCGATCAAGCCCAAAAATGTGCTGAAGAGCTATGCAGCAGAGCTAAATCAAAAAAGGATATTAAAGATCTGCAAATTCCTTGGGAGTTTTATGTCAAAGACCAGTGGAATGAGTACTTAGATAGCTTAGAACAATACAAAGTCCGCCAAGAAAAAATTGCAGAGCTAAAAATTACTTCAAACAGCCTGCGCGAACAGCTACGCAAAATAGAAACAGAAATAGAGGAGTTAGATGTTGAATGATTCAATCTATCAGCCTTGAAAACCTGCAGGCTCTAGTTGATTCCCAAGACGAAGAGCCAGTAGGAAACCTGTTTAGAGTAGACCTCTTGCTTAAACAACATCTAGAAAAACGGATTAGATGGGGTCTTTACAAACATAAAGACCCTTTCTTTTTTGACTTCTGGTTAATGATGGAGTGGATTACGCTAGAGTATCAGCGACTTGTGCCAGGCTTAACAGAGAGGCTGTACAGAGAGACCTTCTTAGGACTCAACACACTAGAGCCAGTCCTTGACTACATCACTCGCTACCACACGCTAGCGTTTAATCCTGAAGTCAAGCTCGACCTTGAAGAGCATATTCCCTACTACACGTTCTACGTCAACCAACTAAGACCTCATCTTTGGGATTCCCTCAAAGATGAATTAAAAATCTACAGCTCTACTGTGTTTGGTATGATAGCGCCTGAAGGAAAACCACCGTTTTAGCTTAGAATAGGGTCAACTTTCTATATAAGCAGATGATCCTATTCGGAATTGACCCTAGCCTAAGCTCAACTGGGTTAGCTATATTTGACACTGAAAAACTGACCCTTCAAATGGGTGCCCTACCTACCACGGACAAAAAGAAGTTTAACACCCAAGACAATTTTCAGCGCATGGCTTGGGTAGAAAGTATGATTGACACCTTAATCCTGTCCTATGAACCGAGCATGCTGTTCTTTGAAGAGCTAATGCAGCGCCCTCTTGGAATCCCTGGGATTAAGATAGACCTTCTTCTGAAGTACAATCTTCTCTACAAAAAATACAACATACCGTTTGAAACTATTCCTTGTAGCCGAGATAAGTCATGGTTCAAAATCCTGGGCGCAAAAAGCACTAAGGATAAGTTTGCAGAAGTAATCCAACCCTACTGCAGTTTTACAATTACAAAGAAAGATTATGACGCGACAGATGCGACAGGCGTTGTCTTAGCAGGCGCTAAGAATAAAAACTGCTTTGACGGCGACTTGTCTAAATTAACGTTTACCAAGGAAGTGTTTTAGATGAAGCTACAAGTTCAACGGAAGTTTAACGAGGCGATAGAGATTATAGACCTCGATCTTGACCCTAACAGCAAAATACCAGTAGGGAACAGCTCGAAAAAAGCCCTCTATCTGAGTAGAGGCGAAGCTATCTACATCCCTGGACAGCAGGATGTAATCCCTTGGACAGTCAAAAAGATTGGCTAGGTCGAACGGTTCCCATAACTTAAATTTTTGTAGCATACAAAAAAGCTATCCCCTAACTCCGCATGTTAATTGAATCAAACGCTCAAACTTACCTTAAGAAATCTCCAGTTCAAGCCTCTGAGTTAGAACCCTCTCAACTCCACATACTGGAAAAGGGCACCCGACTTACAGTTAAGGCAATTGCTAAAAAAGAAACCAGCGGGCACATATTCATTACACTAGACGGCCAATTCAAAGGATTCAATAGCTGGTACATCTACCCACCACACTGGATTAGTGATGAAGGCATTCATCCTAGCCATGAAGAACCTAAACTAATTCTCCCTGAAAATAAAGGGATTCTAATTGAGATCCCAGGATTAGGGGCTAGATATACAGGCAACCCGATTGATGGATGCCCTAACTTTTTGTGGGGAGAAGCAACCGCTAACGGCACGCGCATTCCTGAAAGCCCTGCAATTGCAAACAATATTCTCAAATCAGCAAAAGTGCTAGAGAATATTCGCTCTGACTACAATGACCGACCTGTAAAAGTTAATAGCTGGTACAGAGATCCGGAGACTAACCGAAGGATAGGCGGGGCATCTCAATCACAGCACCTTTCAGGTGGGGCAATCGATTTCAACATTGCTGGCATTAGTCCTTGGGATATTTACGCCCGGTATAACCCAACTTGGACTGGTGGCCTAGCTGCGGTAGACCGTGGCAGCTACCGTTTTTGTCACATTGATATTCGACCAATTAAATCCCGGTGGAGCTACTAAGCTTCTGTTTTACCTAATCGACGGGAAGCCTACGCTTATTGGCTAGACAATCAAGCGTAGGTTTCTTACAAGCCACCTAAAAGAAAAATGCAATAAATCATTTACTTCTATAAAGAGGTAAGCTAGAGTATAGACACTCTGGTCAATTTCTGATGCAAAAAAGAGAATACCTCTCATTTTCAAGCCTGGAACTGTTTGGCAAATGTCAAACAGCGTATAAGCATAAATATCTAGACGAGACCCAAGGGCATGAGACGATACAGCAGCCATTAATCCTTGGCTCTCTCATGCACGTTCTTCTAGAATACAGACTGCGGGATCTTCTCTCTATTGATGATGCTCTCCAACTCTGTGCGGCGACTTGGGTAGAAAGCAACTGCGGTCTAAAAGTCGCGGATAGCGAAGAGAGGATGAACGCTGGAAAAGGCATTTACCTGCCAGCCTTAATCAACTATGCCTGGGAAGTCTCTGGACTATTGCTTCGATGTGCCCCTAACTATAGAGGCAAAGACGCAATTAGAAATCAAGATGGAACTCCCCCAAAAGATCCCATTGCATTTCCATCCAAAGCGTGGAAAGAAGCCTACTCAGAATTAGAAGTTTCGGAAGATAGGTACATGATCGATATCATTGCCACCCAGTTAAACCCAGACTTCAAAGCGCTCTCTTTAGCTAACATTGCAGCATGGGCTGTAATGATGGCCCGCAACTTTAAGAAACCGAAGGAGGTGATGACCGTTGGTGTAGAAGATGAGTTCGGTAAAGAAAATCCTGTGTACACTGAAGGGTATTGGTGGAAAGGAGCAAAAGACTGGACAGCTGACCTACCTGAAGGTTTAGTCCCTGGAGTAGATGGGAAAGCTCGAGCGATCTTTGACCACAAGTCAGGGAAAAAAGAATTTGCAAAGGTTGCTATTCGTCAGCATCCTCAGTTAAATCTTTATGCTTGGCTTGAATACGAAACAACCGGACGACTACCTGATGTTATTGGCATCTCTCAGCCTTACTTTGGGCGACTTACCTATGAACCTGTAAATATCGACAATGTGTTTAGGGTAAAAGAATGGGTCACTAACCAAGCTAAAACTCTAAACGCCGCGATCGAGACAGAGACTTTCTCTCAACATCACCCAAATGAATACAATAGCCCTTGTATTAATGGGGATTGGAAGACAGGATTAATCAATAGTAGCTGCCCTTACCTGGCTCATTGCTGGCCTGGCTATGCCGCCGACCTTTCTGAGTTTGAAGGCATTGAGATTCAAGCGCATTAAAAACCCCAACTGTTCAGCTGATTGTTCTATACACATCAGCACAAATGAATCACGAATGGAATCAAAGCGGGCTTCTTCGCCTGCTCACGTTTAAGAAGCCAATCACCCGCGCCATGGCTAACGCCATTGTTCAGGAAGTATTTGACTTCATTGCAGTTGGATTAATTCTTGGTAGGGGCCCTGTGTCCTTACCGAGACTAGGTCAATTCACAATTGAGAATGGTGAAATCAAATTTAGCCCTTCAGCTCATCTTACAAATTTAGTTCAAGCAGGCCACCGGAATCCTCGCTCACTAAAGGAATCCACTACCAATGGCTAAAGTTTGTACAGTACAAAAAAAGAAAACACCAAGCTATGAAGTTCGGGATATTCAGTTTGCTGAGCCGCCATTAGCGCTGACAGAAGAGGAAGCTGAAAAGCAAGCAGCTAGGATCATTAAAGATTTTCTTGACCCGGTTAAAAGCAAAAAGTTAGATAGCCGGTGTAATCGACCTGATGCTATTCGAAAGGAGTTTCTTAAATACCTCCGCGCAGGCTTTGGGTATCAAGAAGACTTTAAGCACCCGATTTTAGACGAAACGTTCTCTAATCAGCTAGTCCATCAAAAGTTGTTTGAGCTAAAGAATCATTTCGCGCTCAAGGAAAGTAGTCAAAGCAGCCGACTGTCAAGTCACACAATAGCCAGGTCGTGTTCTTCTGCTGATGTGAGAAACGCTTTCTTAAACTACCTAAAGATTGAGTTTCCAACAGGTGCGGATTGGAGAAACCCTCTTACTAACAGGACGTACACTAGTATTGAGATTCGCACCACGCTCAAGCACTATCAAGAAGCGTATAACGGAATCAGCTCCTTACATTACAAGTCTCTGTGGTGTCTCTTTACAACCCAAGCCAGCCGAGCCTTCATCGCTAATAACTTTGGGTTTGAAGATAACTCAGTCCTTCGGCTTTGGCATGACGCTGTTGATGGAGTCATAGTGCTTTTGGAATACAAAGACTTAAATCCAAATGAGGGGGGCAGCTATCATAAAGACTATCATGCACTCTGGTGTCTAATCTCAACTCGAACCACGCGATCGCAGGCGTCAGAATACTTTAATCTGTCAGACTCTTCCATAAAACGACTGTGGAATGACCTGATTGACCCCGTGCTGCTAACCCTCGCCTACCCAGAATTAAGCATAGAGAAAGCGATGGGTATGTATAGAAATCGGGGTTGAGCTACAATAACAATGAATCGTTACCTAAGCGGCGGGAGAACCTGTCGCTTTTTATATAGGACAAAAATTATGTCAAGACATCCTTATACTTACTCAGCAGATTACATCGCCCATTTTGGGGGCTACGATAAGAACGGAATTCAAATAAGCAGGTTCCAAGCGTCTCAAATCCGACAAGGAATTGCAAAAGCGCTTGGTATACCAGATGAAGAGCTAGCTGAAAAACTATCAACGTATTACCAAGAAAATATGGATGAACTTTCTCAAGAAGCAGCAAAGCAGCTCTTAAAAGCAATTGGCCTAAATCTTAACTAGAAAACCCATGAGCGCTATCGCGGATCTAGAATGAGAGATAGCCGAATCTCTTTTTGTATGCCTATAGGAAAAACCATGAAAGCATTCCACGGAACATCTGCAGACAATCTTGAAAGTATTTTAAAAATAGGTTTGCGCCCTGACAAAAAGCCAAACTGAACTACTTCTAAGGCTGAGTTGAGCACCAAAGCAAGCGTCTCCTTGGAGACAATAGCGTAGTAAGCTATTGAAAACATGGAAACAGAGAATCAAGCATTAGAGCATGCTTCTCAGGCGCTCGGCGTTCTAGAGCAGCTAGCTATAACTCACAGGGATATGGAAGATACTGTCCGAAGTATCCCTGCAACCTATAGAGTAAGCTTTGACCCAATCCTCGAGCGCTTCAAACTTCTAATCGAAGTGCTTGAGGAAGATGACGAGCTGGTGCCAGAGCTGGTTAAAGGCCGAAGACTCGGAGATGTCGCCAGCTCTAAAATCGAAAGGTTAAAGATTGGCAAACAAATTATACGGCTTAGAGAAGTTGAAGGTCAGACCTACCAACAGATTGCTGAGCGCATGAATATAGAGGCTACCACTGTCTCTAAGTTCTGCAAATTCTATGACAGTCAGAAGCCAGCCGTGCGCTCTCGCTATCAGCGCACGAGTATCTTTGATACAAGCCAGAATTTTGAAAATCTGGGTGCTATGATTTATAGATGCCTAGGAAACCTCGAAAACCTAGACCCTGAGAATCACGTCAAGTACATCTCAGAGTTAAGGCAGACCATCGGGGCCGCGCAGAAGTGGATGGAGCAAGTTAGCTCCCACCACAAGTATGACATTCTCAAACAGGCGATCATAGACATTCTCTACGACGAGCTGCCTGAAAAGCGAGAAGCTATCATCAAGAGGTTCCAATCCGTTGGGGCCGCTCAAGTTCTCACGGGAAGTTAATTCTATATAAATGCAAACAGATAACATGAGCCAAGCTATACAAGTTCCATATATTTCTCAAAAAGATATCCAGGAAGCATCTGTAGTCCATGAATTCCCAAAGTTTGGCCCTTTAGGCAGTGTTGTTGACTTGCGTACTTATCGACGTTGGTCAGATACAGACAACCGCCGCGAGAGTTTCTGGGAACGGAATGCTCGCGTAGCTAACTATAATGCATCTCTTGCGTCAAAGCTCGATCGTCATGTAGAGCAAGATGCTAGAAAAGTATTTGATTTTATGAATCAATTTCTAGCCTTTCCAAGTGGAAGAACAATGTGGGTTGGTGGAACAAAAGTCTCAGATGCCCACCCAGCTGCAAATTTCAATTGCAGTGCCCTCGCAATTAACCGACTAGGTGCGTTTACAACCCTGTTTGAACTTCTTATGTTAGGAACAGGAGTCGGTTATAGAGTATTCTCTTCTGACATTAGCCAACTACCCAGCATAAAAGGGTACCCTAATTTGGTTCTTGAGGATTACGCTCCACTTAAAAAATCGAGCCGACAGCAAGAAACAACACAGCACCAAAACTCAGAAGAAGAAACAATTTATGTGACTGTAGGGGACTCAAGGCGAGGCTGGATTCAGTCTGTTGAAATTCTACTCAATGTCTGGTTTGGAATTGATGAGAGTACAGAAAGGCCCATTAAAAGAATCTCATTTAACCTAAATTCAATCAGACCCATGGGCGAGAGAATCCAAGGTTTTGGAGGAACTGCTTCCGGCCCAGAAGCTCTTGGAACTATTCTTACAAATATCCAAGATATTCTAAAAGAGTGCCCAACAAATAGACTCCGCAGTATTGACTGCATGGACATCTGTGACTGCATTGCTAAAGGCGTAGTTGCCGGTTCCTCACGGCGGTCAGCTCTGATCTGCCTATTTGAAGAAGGAGATGATTTGTGCGCCCACGCAAAACGGGGCCTATATAGCAATCCTGAAATGCAGAAGAAGCTGTATAGAAATCAATCTAATAACACAGAATGTGTTGGTAGTTCAAGGCTTCCAGCTTTTAGAGAGTTTCTAGAAAACAATCCTGACGCAGACTGGTTCGATATAAAAAGTTTTATTGGGAAGCATCGCCCATCTATTGAATGGCTCAAAGATAGATTTGAAGTTGTAAAAGCAGAAGGAGAGCCTGGCTTTAACAGCATTCTTATGATGGCAGCTAAGCGTTGGAAAGCAGTTAGAGAACACAGACCTGATTGCCCCGTAGAAGAAATCTGGGTTCGCTACTGTAATGTAGTCACAAACCCATGTCATGAGATTGTTTTATCAGCAGGGTACAGTGAAAAATTAGAGGACTGCGGAAAAGGAGTCTCCTTCTGTAACCTAACAACAATCCCTCTTCAAAATTACGTTGTAGATAAAAAGCTTCAAAAAGATCTTCTTAAAGAAGCAATCGAACTATGTGTTCGTATAGGGTTACGGCAAACCTGTGTCACCATGCCAACTCAAGAACTCAACGAAACTCAAGCAGAAGAAAGGCTACTTGGAGTTAGCGCAACTGGCTGGAGAATGATGTTTGACCTCCTTGGCTGGACAACAACATCAGGGGAAGTCAAAGATCTTCAAGCAGATATGAGAGCTTGGGCAAATAATGAAGCTACTCGGTATGCTTTAGAGTTGGGTGTTCCCAGGCCTCTGCTTGTCACATGTATTAAACCTGAAGGAACGTCTTCAAAAGTATTTGGCTCTACTGATGGTCTCCACTGGGATTGGGCAGAATACTATATTCGGCGCATTCAAATGTCTACAACTGATGCGTTAGCAAAAACTCTTAAAGCCCAGGGTTTCCCATGGAATCCTAAAGACTACGACATCAATTACCTAATTAAGCCTGAGAGTAAGCTAAACACTTGGCAAAAGATCGAAGTATTCAATGCGCTTTCTAACAAAGAAAAAGATGACATTTTTGAGCAATCAATGGCAGTTACATTTGATTTTCCGATTAAGTCACCAGCAAAGATAGCAAGTAGTTCTGTTTCTGCTATTGAGCAGCTAGAGAACATGCTCTCATTCTCAACTTGGTACACTGACCACATGCCATCCTCAACTATAACGGTGAAGGCTAATGAGTGGGATGGTGTAGCTAACTGGATTCACAACAATTGGACAGAGTACACGACCACGTCCATGTTCTCATACTATAACGAGGCTCATCCTCTTCTACCGTATGAAGACATTACCAAGGAAGAGTACTACCAAATGCTGACTCAATTCAAGGAGAAATACAAACACCAATTCTCTGATGGACGAGTAACCTTTATGGTAGACGAAACACTGTTAGCCCAGAAAGAATACGAGGATGTTCTTAAAGGGCTAGACATTGATGAGTTATTAGATGCTGGGTGCTCTGTTGGATGTCCCATTCGATAAAAGCTAGTTACACAAACTGGGAAGGAAGAACGTCTAAGCGAACTTTCCTTCCCATCCTTTTCTACTGGGGAGCTACAAAATGGCACCCCAGTTTTCAACTTCTCATAGTGGCCTACGACTATGAGAAAAAATCCGTCCGAACATTTGCCCTAAGAGACTTTCATGGAATTAAGAGAATCAACCCCGCGTATCACATCAGGCTACTGCGAAGGATCTGGAAAGAAAAAGCCAGGTTACTCAGAAATTCTAAAGGGTGAGCAGCTTCCTAAATCCGACCCAGCTTGCAAGCTTCAGTCTCTCGGCTGGAAAGTCGCAATCCTTTCTGCCCGCTGTGTGGCTGAGATGCCAATACCAGATGCAGAAGCTAGTCACTTTCTAACTTGGATTAACAGCAACTTCTTCTCGCTAGGAGCATACGCTTTTAATAAAGGGAATACAGACCATAGAGTATTTCCCACTAACTGCGTACAGCAACTGGAAGCCGAAGTTCAAAGAATGAAAACCTTCATTACTCGTGAGACAGGCCGAGCAGCAACAGACTTCATTAGACTCAAATCTTCTTATGGTCTTCTTGTAGAAGAAACCCAGCTAACCGTTAGGGAAACAGAGGCAGAGTTTGTAAGCTGGATGTACGACATCCGAATCGTGTCAGATTTTTACAGTCATCTAGATAAAGATAGTGAAAGCGCGTTTGTTCGCTACAAACGAATGCGAACCCTTGGTGACTTTCTAAACAGGCTGTCTACCTACCTGTTCTGGATGAATCAGTATCACGCTCTTCTATTTCAAATAGCTGAAGGACTTCCATTTGAGTACGCTGAGTGGAAATCGAATATTGAAGTCGGCCTTTTATTTCCTGAATAACCTATGCATTCACTAGAAATTGATATCTATGATGATGGTATTGACATCGGTTTTGCTGGATACAGCACTGCCTGTGTACCTGAATCAGCAGTTGTGTATATTGAAATGCGCAATGGCATCCCTTTTGTTTTGATATGGGCTGACATTAATCAAGAAGATCCAACTCATACTATCTCTCTTGAAAATGCTAAAGAGAGCATGCGAAAAAAGAAAGACTAACTTCTAGTTGCCCACTTAACCCCCAAACCTCCACACTAGAATTAGCGTGGGGGTTTAACTATATGCCAGACACATCTTGGGACGCTATCTTCAACGCGACTCATACCATTCTTATTTCAGAATCAGGGAGAATCACCAAAAGCTCTCAAGGATTCGCTAATCTTCTAGGCTACACTCAATCAGCCTTAGAAGAAATGAACTATCGCAACATTGTCCATCTTGCTGATCGCGATCAAGATGAAGCTTTGTTTAAGGATCTTTTTAACGGAAACCAAACTCATTTTAATTCCGAAGAGCGCTACATCCATAAAGAGGGATATACCATTTGGGTTCATATCATTAGCACTCTCTATGTTGAAGATGGGGCTAGGTTTATTGTAACTGTCCATGACATCACTACTCAAAAAGAGAAAGAGCTGTGTGTAGAACATTTATCTACACACGATGGTTTAACAAATCTCTACAACCGAGCCTTTTTCACAGAATCCCTAAAGCAGACAATTGTAAAATGCTCGCGCTATTCTTGTGAAGACTATCTGTTCTACCTAGATATCAACACGTTTAAGCAAATTAATGACGACTATGGCCAAGAGGTCGGTGACCTCTGCTTAAAAATTATTGCCTCTAGGTTAACAAGTATATTTAGAAATACAGATGAAATCTTTAGAGTGAGCGGCGATGAGTTTGCCATCATTGTTCATAACGTCCAGAGTGAAGAAGCGCTTACGTACCTAATCTCAAGAATACAAAAAGAGCTTGATAAACCCATTCTCTCTGTAGCCAACAACTTAACTGTTTCAATAACTCTGTCTCTCAGTCTGGGTGTGTGCAAACTAACTCATATATCCTCTCCATCAGATGCTCTCGCCATTGTTCAAAGATCTCTTCAGAAATCTAAAGCTGCGGAAGGGCAAACTATAGAGTGGGCATCATCTAAAGAAATCTATGAAGAGATAGAACTTGAACGGGAGATCCGTCAAGCAATCCTCAAAGAAGACTTTGTTGTTTATTATCAGCCAATCAGAAATCTAAGTGACATGTCTCTCGCGGGGCATGAAGCGCTGCTCAGATGGCCTAAGAAAAACATATCCCCGATTACTATCTTAGAGATAGCCGAAAAGCTCAATCTAGTAGAACAACTTGAATGGAACTTATTTAAAAAGATTTTGAAGGTTGCTTCTTCTGAAGGGCTAGCCAAAAGATGGATTTCTGTTAATCTAAATTCACTGCTGCACGCTAAAAACTTTCGGGCAGAACTTACCCAACTTCTAAAAGACTACGATGTAAATCGAGACAGTATTGCGTTCGAGGTTATTGAAACTATCCGGCATAGCGACCCGGTTGTGCGCCTTTTAATAGACATTCAAAATGACGGCCACTCTCTTAAGCTAGATGACTTTGCACGCGATTATGCCTCGTTTGTATGGTTAAAGACACTCCCTCTAGATAGCGTAAAAATTGACCGTGAGTTTATCCACGGTATTGCTAAGGATAAACACAAAAAGCTGCAAGCTATCACCAGCGCTATGATTGATGTCTGCCACTCTCTTGGAATAAAGGTTGTCGCGGAAGGAATTCAAAGAGCTGATGATCTTGAGTGGCTAAAGCTAGCGGGCTGCGATCAAGGGCAGGGATTTCACCCATCTTTAGGAATACCTAGTAAAGATTTGCAGAAAAGATAGAAGCTGTTAGTATAAAAGTAATTAATAGCTTGAGTTTATGGTTGCTCTTAGAAATGCTCCTCCTTTCCGCCAGTCGTCTACACCACGTCCTGCCTACAAAACATACTCCCCAACGGCTCGCCTCCAACCTCGGCAGATGGCCCCAAGGAAACAGCAAAACTTGCTGATTTATTCCCTTGTCTGGGGATTTGCTTTTTACCTAGTGACATCCACCGCATATAGCCTAGCTCTTGGCAAACTCGAGCCTATCTACTTTATGGGATTGATAGCCGTGGCGCTAATTATGGTAATCAACGCATTTGGGGAGCAGCTTGGCTTGTCGTTATGGTTTAGAATATTAGCTAGCTTCGCGATGGGCTGGCTGATTCCGACCTTTATGAGCGGGCTTTACTTTTTTCAAAACCACATCGCGATGTAATCCTGTTAACTTTGTATAGTACAAAAACATGACCCGACCCTTAGATCAAATCGTGGCCGCTGTTCAGGCCGAGCAGTCGATCACCTGGCACGAATTCTGTCTCGCCGCTAACCGCACCGCCAGCAAAGAGAAATTCCCTTCTGGGTATCCCGCTGACCTTGCTGTCAGCGTTATGGGGCAGTTTACCTATATTGGCCAAGAGCTAGATAAACTCAAAAAGGCATTGTTCTATGGAAAGAGTATGCCAGAACTTGTCGCAGCGCATCGCGTAACTATTGGAGAATCAGACCAGTACTCAGGCGAAGACTGGCCTGATAATATCTCACCTGACATTATTCACTGGATTTTGGGTGAGGCCACTGAGTCTGTTGAGCTAGTTGAAGCACTAATCAAAGGGATGGTTGATGGTGAATCCCTTGATGCCATCAATCTTATGGAAGAAGAGGGTGACGGGCACTGGTACCGCGCTCTTCCTTACATTCACGCATTGGAAACAAAAGGCTTTGACCCAGAAGAACGCAAACAGCTAGTCTGGCGCAAAGTTCTCCTCAAGCTCATCACTCGCTACGGCGATAAGTTTAGCGCTACCGCTGCAATCGAACGGAATACTAACCTAGAGCGCGAAGTTCTAGAGGCGGGCATTGTTATGCCTAACGGAGAAATCAATTCCGCGATCGAGCAGCAAATCATTCTCACCTCAGAACCTGATTTGGAAACTGCCCGCCAGGCACTCTCCGCTCTAGCTCGAGCAGAGCAGCAACTGCAAGACGCTCACACTGAGATCCTGACAGAAGCCGAGCAATACCTAAACATACTTTTGCTTCAGCATGTACTTCCCAGCACGATCGCTGAAATGGAAATGCCAGTTTTAATAAAGCAGCAAGTACTAAAAATGGTACAAGCAGCCTCGACTACAAACTAATTCGGGTAATAAGCTAAAATGGGCCTAGCTAGTAAACTAGGCCTTTGCCGTATCTGGAGATAAAAATGTCAGATCAATCACAACCCGTACAACTCTCTTTGGAACAACAGTTTAGTCTGCGATCGTTTGAAGCTCAAGTTAACCGCATGAATCTTGAGCAGGCCCAGCAGTTTCTAGTCATGCTCTACGAGCAGATGATGTACAGAGAAAATACGTATAAGTCCTTAATCAAATCAGATCTACTAGGCATAAGCCGACCAATGTACCCATGAAACAAACAGGCACATTACTTAAAGACAAAGGAATCTTATTTCTTGTTACGGAAGAAGGCAAGTTCAAGATCAACTCTATGGACGCGCCCAAGTTTGAAAGATATCCTGACGGAACGCCAATGGAAGGAAATATCAGGAACGATTATCCTCCTGACCAACTAGTCAAACTTAAATGGGACTATCAGGGCACCGTGCATCCAAGCCACATTCGAGTCATCAAACAAGCCGTCGCTCAATAAGCTATCATGACGTTAAAAGTCAAATGAGTTCGTTCAAGCGCAAACGGAACTCTAATTCCCTACTATCAGGAAAAAGTTGGTGACTTATGGTCAAAATATACCAGCCACCCTCAACGTAAACCAGACATTCCCGGCCACTCCCTAGGAATGGAAACGTTTAAACATTTGTTAAGTCTTGGGGCCGAGGTAGTTAAAGATGGCTAGATCTAAAACAATTCGCCCGGTTGGATTTAAGCTGACCTTTCACGCGGGCCAGTGGTACGGCTTCAACTGGAAGGGCGGATTGTTTGTCGGCCTTGTTGGTATTTCATTAACAAGAGAAAATGCTCTATCAAAATCTAAGAGTAGCCTCCGCCGTTCTAACAACGATGGGCTTTGCTTTCGGCCTAAGCGATAGAATTAGCGCTTATAATCAAAGTCGAGACCCGGTAGAGTTCTCGTTAATATTCATCGCGCTCGCTTTCGCTGTGAACATTTCGATTAACTATCCTTGGGAACGATTTCAATCTACTTATAAACTCATTACACAATTATGTCTGACAAAGAAACTCGATACGAACATTCGTCCTACGGATTAATTAGCTTCAGCCGGTTTAATGGCGTAACCAACTTCTTTGGCGTCGAGCCCACCCTCAGTGGTGGGATTTCAATGACTATCCACGCCGCTGAAGTTAACCATGACCTAAACCGTGATTGGTATTTTGGAAGATCGCGGCTTGTTGAAATTGAGATGAGCGCTCATCAATTTGCTGAACTCATCACAAATATGAATCGCGGGCCGGGTATTCCCTGCACAATCAAGCACATCGCGGGGCATGACATAGAAAAGTATGTCCCAATGCCTACCGTTAGAGAAAAGTTTGACGAAAATTTAACGGATAGTCTTTCTGAGCTTGAACGTAGGGCCGCAGCTCTTCATCAAGAAATTGCCGACCTCAAAAATGATAAAGGTAAAGCCGGTAAAAAAGATCTGGAAGTTCTTACTGGAAAAGCAGAGATGTTACTCAGGCAAATTAAGAGCAACCTGCCCTTCCTGACGCAATCGTTCTCAGAACAGCTGGACAACCAAGTGCTTAAAGCAAAGGTTGAGTTTACAGCCTATGTTGATAGTCAAGTCTACGCTCATGGGCTTGACGCCCTGGGAATTCAAGCAACCCTACCCGCCGCTGAAGAAAGTCCCGAGCAGGTTGACACTCCCCGACCTGAAGGTGCGGGGATTCTTGGTTCACTGACCGGACTTAACTAAGCAGGATTTCTCCAACTTAGTCAGAGGCTCAATCTCCCCAAGCGTTATAGTTTGGATCTGCCCGACCCTACTTAATCCAAGTTTCAGGATGTTAATGGCTGCATTTACGTCTCTATCTTCCATGTAGCCACAGTTAGGGCAAACGTGGGTTCTGACAGAGAGTGCTTTCTTAACTCTTGTTCCACAGTTAGAGCAATCTTGACTGGTATAGTGTGCGGGAACGGCGACAGCAATCTTTCCGTACTTACCAGCAAAATATTCTAACCATTTACGAAACGTTGACCATCCTGAATCACTAATCGACTTAGCTAGGTGGCGATTCTTAACCAACCCTTTCACATTCAAGTCTTCATAGGCGATCAAATCGTTAGATTGAACTAAACGCAGTGCCTTATTTTTAAGCCACTCAACACGCTGCCTACTTACTCTTAAATGATTTAGGACGTACCGCTTTCTAGCTTTCTGATAGTTCTTGGATTGAGGTTTAGATCCTTTACGGAATTTCTTAGACTTTCTACGGTTGGCTCTATTCAACTGCTCCTCAGATTTGCGGTAAAACTTGGGGGATTCTACAAACTCGCCATTGCTAGTGGCGAAGAAGTATTTAATCCCTAAGTCAATCCCGACCGTGTTGTGGGTAGGCTCCGACTCTACTGTGCTGTCTGCCTGAATGCAGAATTGAACGTAGTAACCGTCAGCCCGCTTAACCAAACGAACACGCTTGATCTGACTTTCATTATAGAAAGATAGATCATAGGTGCCAATTAAGCGTAACTCCCCAATATCAAAACCATCGGTAAACTTAATCCGTTTTGGCTCAAGTAACTTCCATCCAGAGGTTTTGTATTCTACTGAACGTCCATTCTTTTTGAACTTAGGGAATCCTTTCTTACCCTTGGTTTTCTTTTTGCAGTTGTCATAGAACCGACTGATTGAACTCCAAGCCCTCTCAGCCGAAGCTTGCCGAGCCATAGAGTTGAGTTTTTTAGCAAACGGAAATTCCTCAGCTAACTCCTTGCAGAGTTTGTTGAGATCATATTTTCCTACTTTCTCATTATCCATCCAGTAACGAAGCGCTTTATTCCTCACGAATTGACTCGTGCGAATGGCTTCGTCAATAGCTGACGATTGAGAAGGTTTTGTCCGTGCTTTGAACTCTAGTACAATCATATTCTTATGCTAACAGCTTCAGCATAAAATGACAACAAAATAGCTAATTAACTAAGCCGTCCTAGAAGGACGGGGTTTTAGACCCAGTTTTTTGATAAACTAGAAGGGTAGCATTCCACGCTCTTCTATGTATGACATCTTGTTCAACTGGAAATCAGGAACCGTTAGATACAGACTCACAGAGCTTGTATTAGTTCCTGTTTCTGTTCTAGCGTGCGCTTTTATGGCGGGCTTAGTATTCTTTCTTGTCTATAAGCTAATTGGGCTTATCCTCAGCCTTTTTCTGGTCAGCCCAATTAGTCTCGCCATTATTATCTTCGGAGGAATTGTATGGAAAAAGACGGTGTAGAAAAATATCCGCTTGGAGTCCTGGTTAAAGAGAATTTTCAGTGGGTATTTCACGTTGAGAATTCAGAGAACTATTATCTGTATTTAGAACTTCGTAAGGGCAGCGATGACATTCGAGTGACTCGAGTATGCACTCTTCGCAATCATGCTGGAGATACGATTTTAGATATTGGGTTTTATACATCCGAGAAATTCATTGAGTTATGTGAGCGGAATTGCTCAGGAAAACTTTTAGAAGGAGTCGAATTTTTCGGCTAAGCAAACCCTACCTACTTACCCATGTCCCTACTTAATCAAAACTCCATGACAAACTACTGGTGGGACTGCCCCTCTTGTGGAACCACCAAAATCTCTTCTGTGCTTCACTCAGAAAATGGGGAGATTTTAGGAGCCACAATGTGCTGCCCCGAATGTTCTTACTTGATACTCCCCGCCCTAAAGAGACGTGGATTCTTGAGCAATCCAAATTTGGATTCTCAAAGGCGCAATCAAAGCACCCCTACTGACTCCATCGAGGTTGACCCTCAACTTTGCCGCTACTTTTCTCAGGATATTCGCCGCGCCATTGCAGTCAGCGTTGATCTTGATGCCATCTTTAGATCGATACAGACCACGCTTAACCCGCTTACCAGACTCTTGCCACCCTTCGGGTTTTGCACCGAATGTAGGTAGTTCATCTTGGTCGATAAAGCTGGCTTTACTAGCGTAGCTTTCCTCAGTCTCGACAAAAACGATCCCGTACTGCTCACATAATTGAGCGATCCGATCCTTTAGTCGGCCTGTTGGGATCTGGACAAACTTTTGATTTGTCTTGCTACCCAGGTTGATTCCTTGGCGCTGCCCCTGGTTCCAACCAAAAACAACAGAGCCGATCCTTTTCTCAATGCAATGGTTGATCACAATCCGGGCTGTTTTATTTACAGCATCCCTAACTTGACGGTTTCTCTTCTCAGTAATCCCGGCTAGCTGCTTAGACCAAAAACCCTGTGGTTGATTTTCCTTAAGGATCGAAACCCTTTTGTTATACCACTGGTTCAAAGACTTTAAGTGCAGGCCATCCACAAAAAAGGACGTGCCCACATTGCTGACACAAGTGATCCAGTTATTCAGACCTGGGTCAATCCCCAGCACGTTAGCGGGGTCTACGTCAGTCTTTACTGGCTCTACCTTATAGATCAATTCAAGGTAGAAAACACCATTCCTAGGCAAAATCCGATATTCCCGGATCGACTTAAAATCAAGGTTTGTGGGCATTGGCATATAGAAGGCGTCTAAGCCAAACCACGCTTTAACCTGACGACCCAGGGGGAACCGTAGACCTTCAGGCTTTAACTCAACGTCAGCCCCTGGGTAGGTGACTAAGTTTAACCCAGGCTTCCGGTAGTTTGGCAGCTTAGGCTTCTGAGAGACTGTCCCTTTTTCACGCCTTTTAGCAAACCGAAGAAGGACTTAAAAGACTCTGCTACTGTGGTCAAACATTGCTGGGAAACGTGAGACTGCATCGCCTTAAAATGGGGGTTCCCTTTTAACTCACGGTGTAAATCAAACTTGGACGGAGCTTTACCTATCTTGAAGTAAAGTTGACGAGACAAATAGGTACCACAGTTATGTAGCTTATTTGACTCCCCACAAAGAAACTCAAGGACTCCTTTTAGCTGGGGGTCTGGGTTGATTAAAACTTGCTGGCATCCAAACATATTGTTTTATTCCCTCCTATCTCTTATAATAGCATAGTGTTATTACTTTAGGGGCACAATGCCAACAAAAAAACATCCTATCCCTGCTTACCTAGATGATGCAGAATTTCAGATGCTAAGGAAGATCGCAGAAGACTGGGGCTGTAGCCTATCGGCAGCAATTAAGCGATTAATCCGGGAAGAAAGCCGTCCTGAAGGACGGGGCTTGTGACCCATTTATTTAGTGAGCTCACAATTCGGGAAGCTTTGAATATAGACAGGACTAAAGAAACATCAGCAGCCGTTGATAAAATTCTCTCTCGCATAGTTGGAATGGGCACCTCTGTTGACACGCCCTTCCTCGAAATGCAAGAAGCAGATTATGATAAAGCCTGCTTAATAGCTGAGCATGTTCTAGAAGAAATGGAAATAAACTAATGAAACTCAATGATCCCAAGCGCACAACCTGGCCTTATGAGTATGCTTATGGCCTTAATCGCAAAGCTTGTACAGACCCAACCCAGTTTAGCCATCACTCATATGACCTTCATAGATTAAAAGATAACCCTCTAGAGGCTCAAGCACTTCAGAAGTGGATTGAGATTAACAAACGCTCAGATATTCTCGCCTACCTTCTTTCAGACAAAGTAAATGAAGCTCAACATGACAGGCTAAGCCAGCGCGATCTAGAAGTCGCCGCCACGCTTATGCAATGGCTTGGCAGTCCTGTTGGGCAAGGATTCTTGCGTGACGCAGGGCTCAAAGACTAACAAAACGTCACATCTTCAAAAAAGCCACCTCTGATTTCTAGAGGTGGCTTTTTGCTAAACGGCTGAGAAAAATGGATAACAAGGCTGATAAGAATAGACATAGGAGGTTTAAGTTGAAACTTAGTCTATAGTTTAACCCACTTTTAAGTAAAGCAGTAAGTAACGCTTTAGTGATATCAACGTCAAGTGCCTAAAACTTATAGCTGACAAGACTTTCAAAATCAACATAATCCTCTGGTGCTACCTGCGCAGTAGCACTAGGAAAACAAAAAACTTCTTAGCTTATAAAAGTTGAGAGCCGTGGAACCCTTGATGTGTCTACGTTCCAGCCTTATAAATATAAAAGGCAGTTCTAAACACAGGATAAGGATAGACAAAAATTCGTAGAAATTAGTAAAAATCTGCGCCTATTTAAGGAAATTTTTAAGTAAGGGGTTTTTCCTTAATGTTGGGCAGATGCTTGAAAAGGCAAGAGTGTAAGATTGGAAAGAACATCTAGAGAAAAATCTCCTATGCTATCCCTAGCCAAAGCGTTTGCAATCCTGAGCATTATGAACAACCTGAAAGGCGAATATGATAAAGCTATGAAAGATGGTGAGCTGACTTTTGAAGAGCTCAGTGACCTTATCATTGGTTTTATCGTCGGCCTTGCCAAAGCCCTTATGCCCAGCATGCCCGATCAAGTTGTTGCAAAGCTAGAGGCTCTTGTCGAATCTCTAGCAAATTCCAAAGAAAAAGTTGAAGCTCGAGTTATGGAAGTGACCGCAATTCTTGATAAAGCCGACGGGGTTTACGAGAAGTTTCAGGCCCAAGTTCGAGCCTAGCTTAAAGGCGGTCTCCTTAAGCAAATGCTAAAATCTGGTTTTACCAGAACATGGCAAGTAGTATTGAGGCCGACTTAAATCGGGCTAACGAACAGCTTAAATCAGAGAGGGTTTCCGTTAAGATTAAACGTCGCGGGAACGCTCTCTTTTTAGTTGGTACCCTCCCACCTAAACCTTCCTCTAAAAAACAAAAGCCTCACCAACAAGAAATCTCTCTCAAGAAACTTCAAGCAGAACACGCCAATATTCTTTACGCGCAAGAACAGGCCCGCCGAGTTGATAGAGACCTGAAGAACAGTAAGTTTGATTGGAGCGAATACTCTTCTAAAATCTATGCAGAAACCCACAAAACAATTGGGGTACTTCTAGAAGAGTTTAAAAAAGACTATTGGCAAATGCACCCAAAAGGTAAGACTAGCGAGATTAACTGGCATAGATCCTACTGGGCTTTCTTTAAAAAATTAGACTTAAAAGCAGAACTTAGCCTCAAAGAACTTATTAAAGTTATTGAGAAATACGAGCCTGATACTCAGAGCCGGTCAAAGTGCTGCCAAAAATTTGTAAAGTTTGCTGAGTGGTGCGATCTACCTACGTCTGACATTAGAAAAATCCGCTCTCTAAAAGGAAAGTACGGAATCTCCAAAACTAGAAAAAGAAAAATCCTAACTGATCAACAAATTGTAGATCTTAGAGTTCAAATTCCTCCCGGCCCCCTGAGATGGATGTTTGAAGTCTTAGTCGTGTGGGGACTTAGACCCCACGAGGTCTATGAGATTGATATGGAGAAACTTGCGGTAGAACGAGACGGCATTATAACAGTTTTTAGCCAAAAGACTAAACGGGAGCGCATTGTATCAGCCATTTACCCTGAATGGTTTAAGAGGTGGGAGTTGTGGAAAGGAATGCCACCTCCCACCAACAGAGAAAGAGAAAAAGGCAAAACAGTTACTTACTACTTTAAGAAACTCAACCTCGAAATTTATCCTTATGATCTAAGGCATGCTTGGGCTGTTAGAGCTCTCTACTACCCAAAAATTGATGAGGCTCAAGCCGCCGCTCAGATGGGGCATTCTCTAAAAATCCACCAACAAGTTTACGAATACTGGATTACAGAGCAACGAGCTCGAGCAGAACAACTTAAGAGAATGTACGGAGATGAAAAGATTGAGGTTCCTGACGACCCTCCAGAAGGAGATTACCGGCAAATTCGCCTTAAAGACGACCCCCTTAACGCGGAACGCCACCCACAAAACTACTCTTTAATCCCATGCCCAAAGTGCGGGTCAAACTCAGTCATCTGGAATGGCTGGGCGATCAACCAAGATAAACTTTATGGGCGCAGACAGAAATGCCAAGTATGTAATTTCATCAAGACGATCAAGCCCACAGCTTAGCGCAAGCCTCTACGTTGTACTCGTAATGAGTATACTTTGGCAGCGGCTGACCGCGCTTGAATTTTGTACTATGCAAAATTCGGAAGTGAGTTCCGGGCTTTAGATACCCACTCTGCCGATAGGCTTTTAGGGTTGAAGGGCTGACTTTCAGCAGTTTCGCCGCCCGCCCAGGCTTCATCCAGCCAGCAGCCTGACCCGGCAGGTTGGCTTGGCTTAGTCTCTTAACAAGCTCAACTAAAAATTCGTCGTTCGCTATCATTGTCCTTCTTAAGCTATTATTGATATGACCCTTTCACAAGATACTAACCCCATGTTTGACGACCAACAAGCTACAAGCCCCGCTCTCACTTCCACTCCCTATGATGAAAATGGTCAACCTATTGGCTATCAATGGACTGGTGTAATTACCGGGGCCATGGTTCACGGAGACCAAAGTGTTGTTAAAGGCTCAAAAACTTTACAGACCGAATCAACCGCCCTGCGCGACGAAACCAGCGCTACAGACATGAATCTGTACTACGGTCAAGAGCGGGACTTTATCGGCACCCCTATCGCAACTTCTGTGGATGAGCCAGATGCGGCCAAGTCTATCCTGAATGAAGCTGGCCTGAACTGGCCTGTTCACACTCTTGATGGACTAACCGGCTCTTGGGAATACGCCAACAAGCGCGTACCTCGCCACGTCTACCGACTAGTTCCTGGCAAAATGGTCACTAGCGCTGGTCTACCTACTACTGACCCCGAACAAGCTGATCATGAGCGCTCAGGGAAAAAGCTATTCACTGTTGCGGTTAGTGATCGCTGGAAGCCTGTTCAAAACGATCGTCTGATTGAGGACATTGTCACCTTTGCCAAAGAGAGTAACACCCAAATCCAACGAGTGGGTACCCTAATGGACGAGACTAAAGTCTTCGCTGTGCTTGACGTGGGTGAGGATTTTGTTCTGCGTAATGAAGACCGCACAACCGCAAAGATGATCGTCAGCAATACTCACTGTCCTGGTGGCTTAGACTTCCGTCTTATGGCCCTTCGCCAAGTTTGCAGCAATACGTTGGTGAACCCTGTTCGCTTGAAGACCAAGAAAATGACGCACGTAACCAACATTACGAGCACTCAAATTCTGGCTGTGATGCGGGCGATGCGCTCTGAGTTTGAAGGCTTCCATGTTGGAGCTGAACTTACCTCTCAGGTTCCCTCCACTCTTAGTTCGCTAGGCACCATGGCCAACTACCAAGACAAAGTCTTTAAGGTTCGAGCCTTTGCGCTGGAAAAGTTTGGCAGCAAGAACACTGATGGTACTCCCAAAGCTATGGCTGAACAGCCTGTATGGCTGCGTGAGATGATCAAAAACGACGAGCATCTTCTGGCCAGCATCGTTGCTATTGCAGCAGTGAAGAAAACCAGTCCCTCTCAATTTGAGCATGACACTGAGTTTGAGAATCTCCCTCAAGCCTACAAAGACATCATGGGTCTTTACCAAAAAGAGACCCTCATCAGCAGCTTTAACACTGTCTGGGGAGCGGTAAACGGAGTGACCGGCTATGTCGATCACTTCTCTCGGACTCGCAACGGGTTGGAAGGCCACTACCAGTCCAACTGGTACGGGGCCAAAGCTGGTGCTAAAATGGAAGCGTTCAAAACAGCCCAAACTGTTTCGGCTATGGTTCTAGCCTAGGTTAATTTTGTATCGTACAAGAATTGATTCTTGTGCGATACTCAAGCCGTGTTAGCTCAGTTGGTAGAGCAGTTGGCCTGTACCCAACGTGTCGCGGGTTCGAGCCCTGCATACGGCTTTAACAATCAATAAGAAAATATGAATATCACAATACGGCACTGCCTGCGATCTGTAGAAGAAAGAATCATCGAAGAAATGGGTCTGAAACCCCGCCGTTTTAGGGCGGCTTGCATTTTACGTGCTAGAATGTGAGCATGACACAGAAAGCGTTTAAGTACCGATTCTATCCAACACCTGAGCAGGAATCTTTGCTCAGGCGAACGATGGGCGGCACCCGTCTTGTCTATAACCGAGCACTGGCCGCAAGGACTGAAGCTTGGTATGAACGACAGGAACGGGTGGGGTACGTTGAAACGTCGGCTATGCTCACCGAATGGAAAAAAGATGAAAGTCTTTTGTTCCTGAATGAAGTGAGTTGTGTGCCTCTGCAACAAGGGTTGCGGCATCTGCAAACCGCCTTCACAAATTTCTTTGCGGGTCGGGCGAAATATCCCAACTTCAAGAAGAAGAGGAATGGTGGTAGTGCTGAGTTCACCAAGTCAGCGTTTAGGTTCAAGGACGGTCAGGTATTCCTGGCCAAGTGCTCTGAACCATTGCCGATTCGCTGGAGTCGTGCCCTGCCTGAGGGTGCTGAACCCTCCACAATAACGATCAAGCTGACTCCCTCTGGGAAGTGGTTTGTCTCGTTGTTGGTGGATGTTGAGATTGAACCTTTGCCTACGGTTATGGCCAAGATCGGCCTTGACCTGGGCATCAATAGTTTGTTGGCGCTGAGCACTGGGGAGAAGGTCGCCAACCCGAAGATCTTTCGGGCTAAGCACAAAGCTCTCAAGAAAGCTCAGAAAGCGCTGGCACGTAAGCAGAAAGGGTCTAACAATCGCTACAAGGCACGGCTCAAAGTAGCCCGTGCTCACGAAGCGATTGTCAACGCCCGCAAAGATTTCCTTCACAAGCTGACAACTCGATTGGTGCGCGAAAACCAAACCATCGCCGTCGAAGACTTGGCTGTGAAGAATATGGTGAAGAACCGTAGCCTCGCCCTCTCCATCAGTGATGCGAGTTGGGGTGAGTTGGTTCGGCAGCTTGAGTACAAGTGCGATTGGTACGGCAGGGAATTGGTCAAGATTGACCGTTGGTTCCCATCCTCGAAGCGGTGCAGCCAATGCGGCCACACCGTCGAAAAACTGCCTCTCAACATTCGCTCTTGGGATTGCCCTAGTTGTGGTGCTCACCATGATCGGGATGTCAATGCTGCAAAAAATGTCTTGGCCGCTGGGCTAGCGGTGTCAGTCTGTGGAGCGACCGTAAGACCCGAACAGAGTAAGTCTGTGAAGGCTGGTGCTACGAAGCAGAAAAACTCCTGAGCGATCAGGGGAATCCCCTTCCTTTAGGTGGGGGAGCATGTCAACGAAGAGTTAAACAATCACGGTGAGACTACTCTTCTAGCTGAGTCTCATAAGTACATTTAGTTCGCCAAACAATATATTCTTAAAAAGAATAAAGTTTGCACAACCAGAGAAACGCAGGGATGCCTCGCTGTAAATACACAACAGGCCGATCAGCTTAACGTTATTGACAAGGATTGCATCTATTTGTAGTTCCATTAATTAATTTCTCCCAAACTCCGCACTAGCATAACTTGCTTGCGGAGTTTCTTTTTGCGCAAAGCCTGAGTCGCAATTGAAGTAAGACGATTTTGATTAATCATTAATTTCTTCTGAGTCATTCTGTAACAATGGCTACATTTTAACTTAAAATAGTAGTGAAAGCCACTAGGTTAAACAGATAGCCGCGCTTACTCCCTACTAGGCTAAGAAGAGTTTTAGGCATAAGCATGGTTGTTCTAACTAAGCTGCCCGGACAAACCGCTATCCACAATGCAAAAACTAACATAGGGGCTAGATAGAGACTGATCATCTTTATTAAAAAGGTTTTCTCGATAGAGACTGTCAAAAAAATGTATTTGGCCAGAAAAGGCAAAACTCCATCTGGGTTCAATAAAACATATCTGGGAATAGCTCCCGATGGAACGAGAGTAGTTTTTGAAAACGCTGTTGAGTTTGCTTCTCAACATCCGCCTCTAGCCGCGTGTTGTATAAGAGACTGCGCTAGGGGAACGCAAAAAAACATAGAGGATGGACATTCTCTTATTGTTCCCCATAGTCAATTAATTATCCAGAGGTTTTTATGATTGGAAATGGCGTCTATAACACTGTAATCCACCAAGGCTCAACATTTGAGCTTTCTATCACGCTTACAGACTTTGATTTAACAGATCTCAATGTTCGAGCCCAGCTTCGTGAAAAGCTTAACAGCTCCGCAGCAACTGATTTTGTATGCAGCGTTGTAGATACAAGTCCCTCTGGTGTAATCAAACTTAGCCTTACTTCTACAGTAACCGCCGCGCTCAAAGCCAACATTGAAGCCGTGAATTACAAAGCGCTTAAAGCAGCCTTACCCTGGGACTCTCTCATTCAAGAACTCACCCCTGATGAAAAAAAGAAATATCTCATCAGCGGCAAAGATCCCTACTACTGGGACTTGGAAGTCTTTGAGCTGGGTAGTCCAGAAGTTGTCAACAGATTTTTAACAGGACGGGTACTTGTTACAACTGAGGTGACCCGTTGAGCAACGTAGAAATTATACAACCAGAAGAAATTATAGTTTCAATAGAAATTCCTGAAGTTGTTGAGGTTTCTATTGAGCCCAACGCTGTTGTCGAAGTTTCTATTGAACCTGGAAGCGTATCATACCGACCGATTAGAACAACTCGGCGGGGATTCTTAGCTGCTGAAAATGTGTCAGCTTTAAGAATAGTCGTATTAAATTCAAACAACACCGTTAGCTATGCCAGCGCATCAAACGTTAATCACTCAAATAGAGTGAAAGGATTAACCGTTGCAGCTGCTTTAGCTGGGCAGTCAGTTGAAGTCATTGAAGAGGGGCCCTACACAGACTCTAGTTGGGATTGGGGCTCTAATCAAGCTATCTTTCTTTCAGAGAATGGGATTATGTCTGTGTTGCCTCCCACATCAGGATTTTACATGCAAGTTGCTCAGTCAGAAACGCCAGATACTCTCTACATTAATATTCAAAGACCTATTCTTATATAATGGCCACAAACAAATTTTTGACAATTGTTGGCAATGCTGTTCGGCTTGTACAAGCTGTAGTAAGTTCGGCTGGGCCAAGCGATGCTAACAAACTAATCTCAACTAACTCTGGCGGTGTCATTGACCCTTCTCTTCTTCCCGCTGGCGTAGAACTACAAGTTCAAGCTATTCAAACGACAGAAAATCTTTCGGCTGGAAATTTCGTAAATATCTACTTAGACGCAGGAAATAAGCGTTGTCGGCTAGCTGATGCAAGCAATAATCGCCCAGCTAATGGATATGTAATCGCAGCGTTTACTTTAGGAAATCCTGCTAATGTGTACTTCTCTGGAAAAAACAGCGCTTTAACAGGACTAACTGCTGGAGTCCAGTTTCTAAGTGCAACTATTGCTGGAACTTCTACTGCAACGGCTCCCTCTGCAGCTGGAACTTTGCGCCAATCTTTAGGAAATGCTATCAGCGCAACCGAACTTACCTTTGAGTACAACGAACCCATCTACATAGATGCCTAACGCGCTCTCCCTTGTTGGCAATCAGGTTAGGGCAGTTAAAGGAGAGCGCACCCTATCTCCTGAGTACCAGCTCGTCAGCGGGATTCTAGCAAATTACCCTGAAGCTTATACAGAATTTACTTATACTGGGTCAAACTTAACAGGAATTTCTATCTGGGCAAGTTTAGCAAAAGTAACCCTGCTAGTAACAAAAACTTTTAGTTACTCAGGGGGCAATTTAGTTAGCAAAGTTGTTACTGACGAAATAACCTTAAAAACTATAACTGTAACTTACGGATACACGGGTTCAAATTTAACTTCAAAAGCTACTACTTTTTCTTCTTTAGTATATATAAATTTTGATTTTTCTAACAGAAATAGTTCGTTGACATTTGGTTTGCTAGGAAATTTGTAAAGTGCCAAAAATTAAAGACCAGCAACCGCAGCATTCTTAGCAGCAGTTGCAATTGTTTTAACTTCAGATAGCTCATTGATTAGTGCAGATGATGTGGCTAGCCCTGCCACCGCCGAATCAAGCTCTGCCTTAGTTGGGCCATCATAGTCAGCCAAGGCCGCATCAACCTCCGCGTTGACCTGGGCCGTGCTGAGGTTATTGAGCCCAGCGATCGCCCCTGTGACCGTCCCTATATCGCTGGTCAACTCTGCCCGTGTCGGCGGGTCGTAGGCGTTGAGGGCCGCTGCTGCCGCCGCCTGGGTAGCCGTAGAATCAAGGGCATTGTTTCGGGCTACCAGGGTATCTAGGTCGGCATCGACACTGCCTGCCGCTGGAGAGCCCGCTGTAGGTGCCAGCTTAAGAGCATCGCGTACCTGTTGAGCCGTTAGGCCGCCGCCGCCGCCCGAGGGTGCATTAGCCAGGGCCGCTGTACTAAATACTCCGGTCGTTTGCAATGTGGCGGCTAGATCGGCTAGGTCTTCAGCCTCACCCGCCGTCAAGCCACTGGTGCCTGATTCAAACGTCAGCAAAGTTCCTAGGCTCAGTGCGTTCGGGTTAATGCCGCCGGTGCCGGTCTGCGTTGGTGCTACCAGCGAACTGCCATCAGCGCTGGTGGCATTGCCCCCTACAATATTCAGCCGGGTGCTGCTGGTGTTGTCAATCTCGAAGTTGGCAAAGACGAAGTTACTTGCGGTAATAGCGATCGAAGTATCCGCATTAATTAATCGAATCCCTGGGGCCGTTGAAGATACCCACACACCCCAAATATAAAGGTCTTGCCATAGGCTCAGACCATCTGCGTCAGAAGCGTTTACCTGCACCCTACCGCCACCACCCTCTAGCCCAAAACTGTAGGGGCCACCATTAGAAGCATCAAGCGTACTACCGTCATTAGCAGCAGTGAGTTCTGTCACCACCGTACCGCTAGCGTTTTTGATCCGCCCCCCGAGTTGCACAGAGGTTGAGGCGACAATATCTTCATGCACCAAATTCAATTCAATCGCCGGATTTACCACCACCGGGTCGTTAATCCCTGCGGTCGCACTCCACAAAAAATCTTGGATATATAGCGGGGTAGCTGTGGCAATGCCGCCCGGATTATCCCAGTAAATTGCTTTGCGAATCACCCTGTCTCCATTGGCCAGAGTTAGCACAACACTGGCCCCGCTGCCACCGCTAACCACCGCATTATGCTTCTGGGTTTCAGTGATCAGCGTAAAAATAGAGCCGCTTGCGTTTGTGCCTGTTGTGGATATTGTGATAGGCGTTGCAGGGATGTCGGCTTCTTTAATAAATAGCGTGATAGCTCCAGCAGAAATGGTGGCATAGTAACGCCCGCCATCGACTATCTGCGGGCTAGTCGTGGGCAGTGTGGCCCCTGCTGTGGCCTGGATTTTTACATTGGTGTAGGGGCTACCCGTAGCGAATGCTGGGGGACGGCTGTTGCTGTCGTTGCCTAGGGTTATGGTATCGGTGCCAGTATTTACGGCTGCGCTGGCGACTAGAAACGATTGTTGATGGGCTAGGTATAGGCGGGTGCCATCGACTAGGCTGGTGGAGGTGTAGGCGATAACTGGTGCAGATAATGTCACCCCTGTGCCTAAGACCAGTCCCGGATCAGGGTATGGAATTGTTAGCGTAAACCCTGACCCTGTAACAGTCACTCCAGACTCTAGAACAAACTCAGATGTAAGAATAGTATTCGCCGTGATTTTTAGCTCAGCGCCACTTTTCACTGTTACGGAATCTGCATAAGTCCCTTTGCTGCTTAGTCGGCAAAAACGGCCTGAAGCTATATTTATTCTATAATTCCCGATTATGGCAGATGAAGCCCCGCTCATCTCAAAATCTTCACCATCAAATGTCACGACCGTATCTTCTGAAATAGTGATTTGATAATTAAATGTTGTGGTTGTTGTACCCGTACTTAAAACGCCTCTACCACTAATTAAATAGCGAAAAAATGAAAAATCATCAATTGATGAATTGCCTAATACAATTGGGCCTGAGCCTGTTTTTCGGATAGGCGACGAATCGCCAAATGTTAATGCGCTAATGGTATTACGATTATCAAGAATCCTGGTTAATGCCCCCTTCCAAATACTGATAGCTGGGATACCGGCTCGATTAACAGCAACTACAGTGGATAGATCCCCAGCCTCATCTAGTAGCGCATGATTAACAGTCCCTGTAGAGACGTATTCAAAACTTAAAAACTCGTTTAATGTGCTAAAAGATTGGGGATTTAATATTAAGCCCCCAACAACTGACGGAGCTGGAAGTGATGCTATTAATACATGCCGAGTTGATGAAATTTTAGTTATGTTAAAATTGGTAAAACCAAAGTTTTGCGTACCACTCCTAACGATTGCGCTAGGTGCATAAGAAACTGTTCCTAACACTGTATCAGGATTAAATGTTCTAAAAACAAATTTTTGCAGACTATCGGAGAGGTCTAGCATCATGGCGGCGATGTAACTGTTTGCCCCATCCACAGCCATATCAATTGCAGCTAAGGGACTTCCAGTATTGAAAGAGAATGAAGCTGTATGTACTGTTCCAGTCGTGCTAATTGTTGATGGATTAAATCTCCAAAAACGAACAAAAGCAAAATTCAGAGCAGCCAAATACCCTACAGTTGCACTTAAGTGATGATACGAACATATTGTCATCCCACCTGTCCCAGCAAATGTGGCACGAAGGAGGGACGCTCTAGTGTTAGCGCTAGTTATACCTGTGGCGCTAAACTCCAGCATGTCAACGCGATTGTTAGCGGTGTCCGTTGAAAACAAATAACTGTTGGCACCATTCAAATGAGCTTGGAGTCCTCGGATAGTGCCCATGCCCGTAATTGTTGCCGTTGATGCTACGGTTCCAGATACAGTGGATGGGTTAAATCTAAAAATAGTAATTGTATCAGTTGAATTTCCAGAAGAATGGAATAATAAGCTATTTGCTCCATTTTCTTTGAATAGGATTAAAGCACTCGGACTACCCGTTGGAACTGTAAATGTTGCGACTGGGGTGGGTGTTCCGCTTGCCACAGTGTCGGGATTGATTTCATGTAGCTCGATAGCAGCGGCTGAAGTCGAACAAGTATAGATTTGGAGCCGGGTCGAGCTTATTTTATTTAATTGGCAATAAGATGAATTATTGGCCAGCGTTAAAGTTGCGTTAATGTTGGCCAGAGGCAATGTAGCTGGTTGCCGTTTTGTTTGTAGCGCCATCTACCGCACCCTCCCCAGCCATTGCACCGCCCGATCGCGCCATGCCAGTGCCCACGCTACCGCCAGCGCCAGGTGCCACCGCCAGCCGGATAGGGGGCGGAGTCGGGCTTTTTCGTCGGGGGTGGGTGGGCCTGGGGTATACATAAGCGCGATTGCTCTAGACTAATAGCTCAGAAAAATGACTGCTGCAGGGCGGTCAGAGTGTAGGAATATAAAAGTCAATAAACTTAATAGCTTACTTAGGGAACTGTAGATAAAAGAGCCCAAACTAAGGTGAGCAACCTACACAATTAAACCAAAAGAGCAACAAAAGATGGATCTGCAGTATTACTAGCCGCTACTCGGTTGCTAGCATGGAAATGATCCGATGCAGACTGTTGTTGTTTAATTGAGATTCTGTTTGATTGGGCGTCATAAGAAACTACATGTTCAGTATTTTGAGAAGCTGAAGGCCTTGGATTAGGATTTGAGGGTTGTCTACTTGAAACTTGTTGAACAGAAACAGTTCCGCGAACAGGCTGAACTTCAGGAGCTTTAACTTCTTGTGGAGTATAAGTTTGAACTGCAGCTCCAACTGTCATTGGTAATTCTTGTGCTCGTTGTCTCGCTTGAGTTTCACGCACTCTTACTCTTTGAGCCCCTCTTCTAAATAGATCCAATCCAAGAGTTAGGCCAGGAATAAACGTAGAAGCTAAAGCCCGCGCTGACTGATTAAACAAGTTAAACGCCCGCTTGAAAAACCCTGGCTTCTCTTTTGTGTAAGAAGAGGGGGATCGGTTAGCTACTTGGTCGATATAGCTTTCAGCATTTGTGTTATCACCAACCAGCCGCTGCTGGATAGATCCTCCCAAAAGTCGGTCAACAGCTTCTCGAGCATCCCTAAGAAGTCGGTCTGGGTGAGATTTGTAATAGCTAGCTGTTCCTAAAACTGAGCCTAATTTCCGACCTCCATAATTTGCCAGGTCAGAACCAAGAGTGTCAATAGTAACGCCAAGCGCAATCATGCCAAGACCAAGGCCCGCACCTACACCAGTTGCCGTTACAGCCGCTCCCGTTGCGTAAAGACTTTTAGCTAAAATTGACATGGGAAGCGTAGCCGCTAATCGAAACGCACCCCCAACTGCTTGAGAATAAGCCAGTTGATGCTGCTCTTTTGAAGAGCCATAATTAAGAGAAAAAGCTTTCTTTAAACCAGAGAACACATCATAAGCCCCGATGCCATATTCAACAACATCAAAAATCCTCCCAGCAAACCAAGCCCCACTCTTAGCCACCTTAGTCGCACTAATAGCTTTTGTTGTATTCGCAGTCCAGCTAGCCGCGCCAATGCCTAACCGCCCTAAAGCTCGACCTCCTCGTCCAACCCCTCGGGCTACTCTACTTGATTGCTCAGCCTGTCGAGCTGCTTGAAGAGAAAGATGGAGTCCAGACTTAGCTGCTTGCTGCACAGCTTGATTTGAATTAACCGCTCCAGCTCGAAGCGCTTCGTACAGGCGAGCAGTTTTTGTATTCCGGCTAGCAACTGACTGAGTATAAGAACTCATCATATTAAACAGATCGTCGGTCTGATTTAACATCCCAGATTCTCGGGCGTAGCTCATTGACCTAGACATTCTGGAAAACTCAGCATTCTGGGCATAATTTACTAAGGGCTCGAGATTACCAGATGCTCTACCTGCTTTAGCCAAAGAGAGAAGTTGGGGAGCATGTCGAATTAATCGAGAAGTCTTAAGGCTAAAGAGAGTGTTAGACACAGCCCCCACAACTAGATCTGTTTCAGTAGCTCTTCCCTTAGCCATAAATTCAGCTCGCCGCTCAGACCTAGCTGCTATTAGTGGGGCAAGTCCAATAGAAGCGAGCACACCTACAAGATCATTCTTAAACGCCGCTGTTATACCAAAGGCCGCTATTGTTTGAAGAGCTGAAGAGTATGTTGATTTAACATATCGTTCGCGAGTACCGCCAGAGAAATTATCGGCTCCCATTAATAACCGCATGTTATTAGCCATTCCTACGCCAAGAACGCCGTAACTACCAACTCTAAACGCTCCAGAAAGAACTCCCCCTCTGCGCATAGCGTAATCAAGCGCTTTGTGGCGAACTCCCCCAGTCACCGCGCCTCTAAATAGTTGAGCAAATATTTTGGTGTGCATAGCTTGAGCAGGTTTAGCTAAATACGCTAGCCCTATACCAACCGCAGCTCCTACATAAGCCCCTTTAGAATCATCATCATCAAGGCTATTTCCAATAAGATGACCCACCATAGCGCCAATGCCAGCCATTCCTATATAACGGTTAAAAACTCGGAAAGAACTTCTTACCTGATTTCGAGCACCGTATTGAGTTGCGGCAGAAATTCCCCCAGCAATAGCCGCACCTGCTACTCCAGTAACAGAAATCCCATCATTTTCTCTACTAGAGAAACGATCACCTATTAGATAACCTAAAGCTCCAAAACCTCCAGTAAATCCAGCCTGAGATAGAGGGGCTAACAGTGAAGACAATCGCTTAGCCTGAGACATGTAAGCAGCCCCAGCAAAAGCAGCGACGGTCGCGCCGACCATTACATTAATGTTTCCCTCAAACAATTTGTTGTAAGCGGCTACTGAGAGGCCAGCCGCAATTGCTGCCATAGCTGCTGCCGTTCCCAGTTTGAAGCCTTTAGCCAGATTGATAGTAAGAGAACGCTGCTTAGCTAGCTTCTGAAAAATTCCTGAAGACTTAACCCGATTAAGTAAACCTGAAAACCGGCTTTGTCTAGCTATATGACCAGAAGCTATAAGCTCAATCGCAGTATGGCGAATAGACCCGCTATAAACTAAAGCAGCGGTCGCAGCACCCCCGGCCCCCGCCAGTAAAAAACTCTTTTCGTCATCATTTTGTAAGTAGTAAAGTGCAGCCATAGACAAAGCGCCCGCGACTAGTGATCGCCCACCTCCTGACCTAAAAATTCCCCCTTCTAGGTAGCGTTCATACTCAAAAGCCGCGACTGAGTTTATAACGTTTTGTAGAGAACGGGTTGCTTGACGCACACCCTTAAACCCAAACTTATGCTTGACCGCGTAAGTGATAAGATTATCAACCGTTCCGCTTAGCTGGGGTAAAAGTAGATGAGCCTTTTTCTGAGCTAATGAGAGAATCTGGGTTTTGTATAAACCTGAGGCACCCCCAAGTGCTAAACCTAAAACAGTTCCGTACACTCCAAAAGTAGAACCAAACTGCGCTCCAATAGCCGCTCCAACAAAACTTGAAGCAGTAAGTGTGGTAGGAGAGCGGTACTTAAGAATTTGAGAAGCACTTAAAGCGCCAGTCACACCAAACGCGATGTTAGTAAGCTTTTGAGTACTACGGTCGTCCGGACTAGACGCAATTAAACCTAAAGCTGCACCACCCAAAGCTATAGAGAACACTTTCCGATTCATTAGCCCAAGCTTAATCCGACCTTTAAGATCAGGACGGGTTACAGCCAAAACGTTGCCAGTCGGATTTGTTAGATTTCCTCTATATGTCGAGATTGAGGAAGCTTGAGACATGTAACCCGATCGCGCCATGGGAGGAAGAATTGCTATACCAGCTCCAATAGAACCCCCTAACATAATGCCAAAAGTGTTTCTATCATCGCGGCCCCCATCTCGGGTATAGCCATAACCAAAAGCGTGTCTGGCAAGAATAGAGCCAGCTAAAAACCCGGCTCCTGCTCGTGCGCCATACTTAGCTGTCTGCTTAGCAAGATACACACCGGGTTTTTCAATCCCTTGCTTGCCAAGATGCTCAGCTACTCTAGTTTTTAACCCTAAAACAACACCCTTAACTTTAGGCAGGGTTCTTTGAATATCATCGTTAAGAGCAGGCGCTGCCATCCGAAGCGTGAACTCAGTCGAAACACCCGGCATAATAATACCGTCAGCCGATGCGTCTCTCATCACCTCGCTAATGTAGTCGTTACCTCGCCCGGTGATGTCAAGACCTAAAAACTGCCCACCAAAACCGATCGCGTATAGAAGTGCTTTACTCCCTGCTGCTAGGCCTGCCATAGAGCCAATAAAAGAGAGCATTGCGCCCTGGTTTTGACTCACATTAGTTTGAGCAATCTCAACAGCTCGTGAAACCCGACCTCCAGTTGGTCGGGGATCTAGCATGTACTGATAAAAGTCAGCTCGGTTACGATATGTAGCGAACAAGTTTAGAGCTGGATCAGCGATGCTCATTACATCCGCCGCGCCCAAACGACTACCAGAGTACAACTTTGCAGCTGGTAAAACACCCTCTGCCTGTTTAACCAGAGCCCCTCCTTGAGAAGCTTCATAGTTGTTCTTTGTTTGAAGAAGCTCAGCTTCTAACTCAAGACGCTTATTGTAAGAAAGGTCGGGGTTTAGAAGCTCAGCTTCTATTCGGGTCTTTATATTTTCAGACCGCGCCATTTCCTGATTAATCAAATCAAGCTCATCAGCTTTGATGGTATACGAGCGACTCGAAATATCAGGATTATTTAGGTGCTTAATGAGACCCTGGTAAACATCAACGTTAGCGTTAACGTCAGCCATAGCAGTGTGAGCGTTTTGCAGTGGCTCTCCCGCGATTGCCTCATAAATAGAGCCAAGGTTGGAGCGAGCAGCACCTAATTCTCTATACCGCTTGGGGTCAATATCATTAAGCGTGTCAATATAGCGGCCTTGAGTTACTGCTTTATCCAGTTTTTTAACCAAGTCATGCCGACCCAGCCGGTGCATTGTCGCTTGGAGAACTGGAATGTCAAACTTAGAAATGTTGTGGCCAGCTAGAACAGCACCATCAAGCTGACCCATTAATTCTTCAAGAACATCTCCTGCTGCCTTACCTTTAGCCAGATCATCTAAGTTAAACTTACCCCCGGTCATTTCACTGGGGTCATAGTAGGGCTGCACAAGATAACGATTCTCAGAAAGACTTTGAACCCGCCCAGTTTGAGTGTCTATAGTAATTTTTCGGTAGGCTACTTCCGCAATAGGAGGGCGCGATCCTGGATCAGTCTCAGAAAGATCTGTTCGAGCTGAGTAGGATGTTTCAAGGTCAAAGAATAAAAGATTTTGATAGCGGGGTAAGTCTTTGATTGTTTTTAGCTTTGGCGGATCAGCATGATTTACTAGCTTGTCAATTGGAGTGTTAGTTCTAGACTTTACTGACTGGAGGTCAGGATTCATTACTGAAGTAAACTCAGCGCGATCAAAATCTCGAATACCATCGCTGCTCTTACTTTGAGAAGATCGTTTGGCTGATTTGCTTTGGTCTTTACGCCCAATCGTCCGCTTAATAGGGTCCTCAGAACCACTGGATAAATCGTGGATGCTCTGAACCATGTGACCCGATTCAAACGAGAACGTTCCATCGTGATAAGTAGCCCCCTGCATAAGGCGGTCGAAAATAGGATGGGTGTTATCTAACTGGATAGCATTAGCACCAAGCTTGTCTAAGTTCCCTTGGAATAGACCAGTCTTAGTGTTCTGATATCCTTCAAATCGGCCCCTACTCTGCCGATCATCTATAGTTTGGACAATACGGCTAGCGCGGGAAACACCGTACTTGTTACGCTGCTTGATAAATGCGCGAGAGTTAGCCTCAAACTCCTGCTCATAAATTTGCTGATAACCAATATGGTCGAGATTTTGATTGTTAGCTAATGCCCCTTGAGCTGAGCGTTGAGCCAACCTATCAATAGATGTAATAACGTCAGAAGATGCGCCTGCTTGAGTCAAGAGCTTCTGATTGCCAAGAAGATCCCGACTCGCCGTAAAGCCTGGGCGATTAAATTCCTTAAGATGCTTTCTAGCCTGGCGAACGTGCATCTTCTCGTGAAGAAGCTCAAATTCAGCCATCTGGTAGCGCATCGAGTTACGGGGAGACTTGAGCCTCGCCTGCAAACTCTCGCTCATATCGATTCGAGGATTCCCGTTACCATCAAACGACACCTCACTTCTGGAGAGGTTAGCAATCATTCGAGAACGAATAGTCGAGTAAACCGAGAGGCTTGAAGCGATAATCGCGGAGGCGTAGAGTTTATTGCGGCTATCCTTATATTCATGGACATCATATTGAGCCATCCGGTAGCCCATGCGGTCGCCTATCGCAAAACCCATGACACCTAAAGCGACAACCGACAAAAGCGATCGCCCTTGAAGCGCACCAATAGAACTGGCGATAGCGCTGAACGAAGAACCCAAAGATTCTCTATAAGCCGCAGCGACATTCTCACCCGTCTGCCGGTCAGGCTGACTCTCCATTACTCGGCGGGTCGCGCCAAACATAGAGTACATATCAATAAAAGCTGGGCCCATGTCTTTAAGAACAGTGCCTGTCTGGCGCAAGTTTCTCCCCATACGAGAAGAAGTCTTACGTAAGCGCATAGCCAAAATCTGACCGTCAGTTAAAGCAGGGCCAACAGCAGAAGGGGCTGGAGGCAGCAAACCAAAAGGGGTAAACTCTTTAACAGGCTGCAAAAGTCCAAACGGAGTAAAAGCCGCTGGGGCATAACCAGGGCTAACAGGTGTCTGGATTTGAGGGACGTTCTTAATCGCGTCGTAGATTTTACCCACTCCGCCCGCCGCTTCATTAATAACAGTGGATGAAATAAATGATGAGGCAGTAGAGACACCCAAGAATGCAGCCGTTGCAAGTTTCTGCATTTCAAACAGAGTCTGGCTAGCGACAGGTTCAAAAAACCGCCCGACCTGTTGAATAGGTAATAGCACTCCTGGCCGATGAGTAACGTAACGAAGGTTCCTCATCCCTCGGGAAAAGCCTCTCCGCGCAATTCTCGTCTGAACTTTAAAGCTCGGAATGGTCACATCAGGAAAAATAACTTGCACGTTAGGCAAGTGCATCCCAAACTTAGGTCGCCGCATTAGCATTTGGCGTCTAAATAACTGACCGGGATTAGCAGCTTGAAGATTCTTTGCTCCCTTTACATACCCAGAAATGTCGGCAAACTCTTCTCTTAGTTGAGGGAGAATACTGCTGTTCAGTTGCCGAGCCATTTTTGAAGTGGAAGCATAGGCAGACATTAAGCCTAAAGCTACCCGATTATCTTCAGCAGGCGCAGGCCGACGCATCATTGCACCATATATTGCGTAATTACCCATGTCCTGACGCCGCTCAAGAGCCATTCTCATCGTCGGACTTAAACGATTCATGCTTGAGATAGAAAAGCTCGAGATAATAGAAGGCATAATTCTCTCTCGAGAATTAAAGTAGCGCTCACTGTAGTAGTTGTCTAAAAATCCATAAGCAGAACCACGCACGTTTGCTTGAACCGGAATCTCTCCACCCACAGACATAAAACTAGATAAGCCCCGACTCATCTTGTTTCTGTGGTAGATGTCCTGGTTATAAACAAACGGCTCTGAGCCTGTAAACGTTTTTTGGGCTTCTTTATAAATCTGCTGTTTGTATAGAGATTGGGGTAAAAGAATGCTAGTAGCAATCGCCATCGCCATACTACGGGAGCCCTTAGCATAAGTCTCACCAATCTTTTCTCCCATAGGCTCAAAGATTGTACCAACTAAAGCATCTCCTAATGGGCCGGTTGCTTTGCTGACTAGGCTGCTAACACCTGAGACTAAGCCAGCTGCAAAAGATGTAAATCCACGCTCGACAGAAACAATACCTTGGGCTAATCTAGAATTTTTAAAAGACTCAAAGTTGACGGACATGATTGCACCCGCCAAGAGCATAGCTGGTAAATTAGCCTTTCCACTAAATAAAACCTTTGAGATAACCCGCTCAAGACCATAGGCAAGACCTAGCTGACTAGACGCTCGAACTAACTGAAGAGATGCCTGGTCGCGGAGACGATCTTCACTTGATAGTAAGTAAGCAGATGATTCAGCAAGAGTATAAACATCCTGACCGTAGGAAGCATAAAATGCAGTAACTCTACCTGCTCCCATTACAGCGTTCATCACATCTTCCGTGATAGGTCGAACAGTTGGAGCACCTCTAACAGTCTCAAAGACTTTCTCGACTTTTACATTGTTTGTGGTGTCTATCTCACCTAGTCGCATCATATGTTGCTCAAAAGCCTGAGCTTCAAGCTGAGCCCGCCGAATGTTTAGGCGAGACAGCCTATCTCCAGATGAGAGGCGTCTATTATTCTTGAGCGTATTAGCATAGTCTTCCAGCTCACCATAAGACTCAGGGGCAATCATCGCCTCAAGCTTTTGGGTAAAATCGCCAGTGTAAAGCACTTCATAGCGCTTTGGATTTAACCCCATTGTTTCTTCTAACAAAGGCTCTTGCATAAACGCATAAATCTTCTGCTGAAAATCTGATGCAAGATTACTTTTAACATCCCGGCCCTCTAGCAAATCCTGCATGTACGGAGACATAGAACCAATATGGTCAGCTACCGTGCGCGTTAAAGTACCATAGGTTTTCATAACCTGATACCAATATGCTCTTTGAGTAAGCTGCATGCCCTCAGGCATAGCAATCTTATAAGCCGCTGTAATAACCTCTTTGTCTTTAGAAAAGAGCTGGGCGACAGCTTTAGTGTCAGATTTATGAGTATCAAACCGCCCGCTTCGAGCTACTCTATAGAAATCTCGAACAACATCCTTAAGCGCGTCGTTTCTAAGCCCTATACTCTCACCTAAAAACGCTCGTTCCATCCCACCCGTAACCGTAGCTAATGCAATACCCGTTGAAGCTAAAGTACCAATCGATAAGGCTGTAGAAATAGAACCAAGCAAAGCGGTTGAACCAGCGGTCTGCCCCTGGTCGCTATAGGCTTTATTTATCCCCCCGATTTGAGTAAAGAAACCGGATTTAGCAGTGTAATAATGTTGAGATGTAATATTAACTATCAAATCATCTAGGGTTTCGCGGCTCCCTCTTGCTGTGTAAGTTCCCTGAAAAGCGCTGGCTAAGTCAATAGATAAAGCCTGAAGTGGGTCATATCCTTGATAGGGAACTTTTCCTAGAGATGTTGAAGTACGCCCTAGAAGAATACCTTCCTTAAGTTGGTCAATCGCAAGCTCACTTGCCCGCTGCATAGAAATCCAGCGCATGGTAAATTCGCGTCGGGCAAATGCAGTTTGAAGAGTAGAGCTAGTCAGCGCTCGCTGCTCATACATTGTTATACCGTCAACCCGCATCTTTTTGCGACGAGAGACAGCGCCTCTATACATCGCAAGAATTTCTTCTGCAGCAGCAGGACTTTCATCAAGCCTATTCATGTTGTAATCAAGAACAGCTGAAAGTTGCTGCATCGCTTCTTTTGACATTTCATAGTTAAACATCCCGTAAGATGCATAAGAAATGTCAGAAGTTGGAGAGGCTATTTGAGAATAAAACCGAACTTGGGAGTTGGTTTGATCCATTGATGCCCCAGTTGGATAGAGCAACGGCGTAAATAGGTTTGGCGTATCTACATAAAGACCCGTAAGCTTTTCGAGATTCACCCCCGTTAGCTTCTTAATCAAAGAAGATGTAGTTTGAAAGACGGCTCGAAGGGGATTGCCACGCTGCTCAGCATATTGAGTAGGGTCTGGGCCAGCTAGTCTTAGTGCGGGTAGAAGTTTGTACAATCCTTCAAGACCAGCTTGGCCAAACATTTCTCCTGCAAGACGGGTGCCCAAAGTAGCTGTAAGACCAGCCGTTACTAGCAACGTGCCCGCAAGTTTCATCCGAGCTGACGAACGACGAAAAAGATTAGTCGAAGAAGCAATCGCTTGCTGTTGTTCTAAAAGTCCGGGTACAAGCTCAAGTACTTTTTGACTAGGCCCTCTTAGTCTAATCTGAGAAGCAACGTCGCCCGCGCTGGAGTAAACACCAGACTGCATTCCAAGATAACCAACATATCCCAACTGCGCAGCCGCAAGCCCGCGCTGAAACGGGTTCTCAAATGCTTCATGACTTCCTGGGCCAGTATCAGGATCTGTCAAAGCCAGACTTGCCATCGCGGTTAGATAAAAAGGGAGAGCTCTACCTACACCTTTAGGAATGTTAAATGAGCTATTCAGCTTTTGAGCAATTCCAGTTCCTTGAATAAATGCTTTACCACCGGCCATCATTGCTTGGGGAACAGCGACTGAGAAGCCAGTCATAATCCCGGTCATCGATTCAATAGTTCTAAAACCCGTTCCCAAAACCTTCATCATAGGAGAAAGGTACTTTGATTCTCTCTGGGCTAGATTTGAAAGGTTATAAAGCATAGACCCAGGGCGAGAGCCTTTCATAGCTGCTTGGGTACGCTGAATAGTTCCCCTAGCTAGAGTTGCGGCACCTAAGAATCCAAGCGCTGCTTCTACCTGGCTTCCTTCTGAGTACACAAAAGAATTAAAAAAGGCTAGCCCAGCTGCTTGATTTAATAGCTGCTCACCTGTGCCAAGTACTGTCCCTAATGGGCCGTTAGGGTTTATTCCAGAATTAGCTAAGGTTTGGTTCAGATAGTTGTTTTTTTCGTTAGCTCTTAAACGCAGTGCAATAGGTAGAGTAGGGTTTACACCCATACCTAGCATAGGCAGCAACTGCATACCAAACGAGAGAGTTGTCTGGTTGCTAGTTGGGTCAGTGCGCAGCAAGGTAGCAAACTGAACAAAGCCTAAGTTTGTCTGCTGAGCAATCGAGTAAACATTCATTCCAATCGCGGCGGTTGGATCACCTGATTGAAGCTCTTTTAGAACATGCCCTAGCACCCCTCTAGTCGCAACAGAAGAGGGGGTAATATCAGCAAGCAATCCTTGGCCGGTTGTATATCGAGTTTTGTTTAGGGTTGCTTTAATCAGGCCAGCGACTGATTCAGTCTCAGAGTCTAGCTCACGTCCTGGTTGCCGATTATGAATATTGTTTAGAAGCGCAGAGACCGCAACGTAAGCAACTTTTGCTGACACCAAACCCATAACCGCGCCGACCGCAGCTGACCTCATGTTAAACTTAGCCTTAACAGAGACAATGTCTTTAGTAAGCTGCTGAGCTTGGTCAAGTGATCGGGATAAAGCTTTAAGACCAGAAGATTGAGTAGCGACTCTATACGTCCGAAGATGGTCACCCATGTGGTAAAGCATCTTACCGACCGTGCTGTTCTCCAGTCGGGTCTTAGCAAAATAGGGGAAGAGACTACCAGTCGCCAAACCTGCAACACCTGCTACTCCTAAAGCAGTAGCCGCAGGCATCGCCCCGTTAAATTTGAAGGCCATCACTTGGCCTTCATCATTACGGACAGCATCAAAGAGCTTCATTTGAGAATGGAGTGAAGCGCCTTGAGTCCTTAAAATAAATTGGTCAAAAAGATAATCAGCGCCAAGAACACCCCCGACAACCAGAAGCGTTCTGATATTCTTTTTGAATCGAGATGATCTAGCCGTAATAATTTGGTCAGCGTCTTGGCCTAGGTTATAACCTACATAGCTGCTGGCCTGAGTGTTCATCAACTTTGTTTGCTGAACAAGACTCGACCCTGCCATCGCGTTGGAAGTAGAAACCATTGTCTCTAGCAGTTGGGTTGTGTCCCTCAAAACTTGAGGCCGGGAAGAAGAGTAATCAGCTTTAATGCCGCGAATGTTGTCTCTAAGAGATTTTGTGTACTGCTGCTCTAATTGAACTAAAGAGCGTGAGTCTTCAAAAAGCTTCATAGCTGCACGGTAAGACTGGATAGGCTGCTTAATTATGTTTGCGGTAACCCTGGCCGTCACATCAAATTTAATCAGCATATTCTGCATGAGGTTATCGCCAAACACCTCAGCAATCGAATTGTCGTCAGCCGTCGTTACGCCCATCCACTGCCGCATACTCGGAATCCAGTAGATAGGATTTGAGGGTACTGCCCGCGCAATCTTATCTACTTCTTGGGCCAAGTCTTGAACTCGACTACGCCCAAAATTAACCAGACCATCTTCTCGTACAGAAACAGGTTGCTTAATTCTCTTGGCAAGGTTGGTAAGCGCCTCATTAGCGCCAGCTCTATCGGCAGCAGGTACGACAATATCAATCATCGAGCCACCAATAGTCCGAACAATCTCTGATTCGTATCGTCTTAAAGAGTTGATAAATCCAAGAGGAGTTCCAATGTCAGCATGCTTTGTAGCAATCCTGACGCTTAATTTGTCGGGATCGTTAAGTGTAACTTGATGCGCCCGCTTGAGAATCTCAGCGGCTCCAACATTCTCTCCTGTTCCAACAAGCTGATCTTTAACATAGTCAATTGCAGCATCCATCTGCCGAGACTCAGGCGTGGAAAATACACCTCGAAATATATTCTGAAGAGGAGTTCTCTGCTGAGTTGTCTGGCTAGAAAGGTAAGCAAGACCCTCCTCTTGGATAGCCATAATACCAAGTTGAGAAGCAAACGACGCTCCATATCCAACAATTGCAACCGCAATTCCTTTTGCTGCATCAGTAGAAGCGCCCAGCATCTTCTCGATAGGGCCCGCTTCTAGAGAATTGTCTCTATACTGAGTACGGTGAAATGCAAGTGGTGTGCCCTCAAGCCGCCCTTCACGCACCATCTTCTCGTACTGAAAAGCATGAAAGCCTGTCACATTGTCTAGAAAACGCCCAGCTGAACGAGCTGCCGAACCTAGAATGCCGTAACCTTCATGGTAAAACTTAAACCCAAGAGCCCGATTAATTTGGTGCCCCAAAGAAGGAGTTCCGATCTCCCGATCAGCGGTAATAACGGCGGTAGGTGCTGTCTGAGATGTAAACATCTCATAGGTCGCTGTGGTAGATCTATACATGGGTAGAGATCTACCAATATATCGGTCAAAGAAAGATTCCTTTAATTGAGTCGGCATGTAGGGTAAAGAAACTCCCTGCCCTAGTCTATCTTGAGATAAAGAGTCTACCTGACTATAAGTCGTCTTGCGAAGAGACCCAAACTCGCCTAAATCATAAGAGTTAAGAACGGGAGGCTTAGGAGGACTTGGCTTTAATGCCTTTGATTTTTGCTTCTGATAATTTAGTTGCTTCTTAGCCTGAAGAATCTCCTGAGGATCTCCACCCTCCCGTGCTTTCTTCAAATTCTGCTTAGCAGAATCTAAATACATTACACGCTGACGAAAATCACTGGGCGTTTCACCCAGACCATAAACAGCCCCTCCCTGCTTATACGCTTTGAGAGCTGCCTTAGAATAAGCATCAGCTTTATTCCGGTCTGAAAATATAGTTTGGGAAGGGATGTGAGCAAGCCCTGCTTCAACAATCCGAAGGTTTACAGAACCCTGAGCGTTATGTATTTCACCAAGAGTTCGTCCGTATTGGTCAGTTCCTTGAGACTCAATCTGAGCTTGGCTTCCAATAGGAGCCAAGCTTCTAGCATAGTCTGTGGCCCTATCTCCGTAACGCTGCCCTTTTGTTCCCCTACCATGGGAAGTTTCAGGCGCATCAATATAAGAGAGACGAACTGTGCGCTTCTCTCCAAACTTATCTTGAACAACAAAAGTGTCAGCATCTTCAATCCCAACAACAGTCCCTGACATGTCAGGACGATTATGGCTGCTGAGTCTATTGACAAACGAGTCCATAAATTAATACTGGAATCTAGCTAAGCCAGAATTACGTTCAGGAATTTCAATAAGCTGATCAAGAGTAACTGCAGCCGTGTAAGCAATACTAATCTCAGTTCCAACTGGAGGATTATTTGTAATCCAATTTAATTGATTGCTGAGAATCTCAAAAGTTCCATTCCAACTGGGGTCTAGACTTGAAAAGTAATCATCGGGAAGTGGAATAGAAGCACCGGATGTAGAGACATGCCAAACAAAATTGCGGGTTCCTTTGCGCTCTGGAACTAGCCACTGCTGACGGTCAATAGGTTGAGGGTTCCCTGGCCTGTAATAGTTAATTTGATACCGTCCTAATGGAAAGTATCGATCAGAGGGCAAAAGCTTCAAACGCAAATCTTCCCCAACCGTTGCTGTAACTATTACTTTATCCTGAATGCTTTGGTATGTCCCTGGTCGATTTCCTCTAGGAAACAGAATCTCTAGAATGTATTCCGTTTCAATAAGCGGATTATCTTCCGCATCCAAAGCTGGACTCTGGAAGTTAACAAGAATTTCGGTGTACTCAATCATGTTTGTCCCAACGCTGCTGCTAGTTTAGAGTGCGGGCTTAGTAGTTGAGTACCCAACTTGCTCACTCTTAGCCTAAAAATAAATATAGGATAGTCCTAGACTAGGAACAGCTATGGCAGAAAACGATTTCTTAGAAGATGTGCAAGACAGGCTCTCAGACTTAATCTGGAAGGGATTAATTTGGGCCCTAGTTGCTACGTTCGGTTGGGGTGTAAGAACGGCTCTTCAAGTTAATGATCTTGCGGCTCTAGCTAAAGAGTCTACCGTTGAAGTGAGCGTGCTTAAAGATAAAGTTGATGCTCTAAATCTACGTGTAATCGTGCTTGAAACAAAGTTAGAAAAAAACTAAAACGTTCCGCCATTAATAAACGAGCTTCTATAATACTCCGTTCCGTTAGCATTCGATGTCACAAAGCTTGCGTAGGTTGCGTTAGTACTTAAAGGCACCTCCAAAAAATCCTCAGCGGCAGTAATTTCTAAATAAGTATCTTCAGCATCTTGGGTTGTTAAAAAATCCTCAATACCTGAGTTTGGTGCATAGTTATCTTTAATAAAAGACAAGACGGCCCTCACCCGTGCAGGCGTAATAAAGTTCTCAACGTTGTCAGGAAGATTGGTTGTAATTAACGCTTGAAGGTCTTCTGGTTCAGCCATAGTCTCGAATTGAGTTCCACTGTTGTTCTATATCTTGCGCTACAGCAGCGTAGCTTTTAGGACGAAACTCATTCAAATACTGATTACGATCTGATACTGAGTTTGTCTCGCTTGACGTTTGACTAGAATACACGACAGGAGTAACTGCAAAGCGTGCATTCTTACCTGTTAACTGCCAGGCAACCCCAGCGACGGCATCTGCTAAATCTTTGCTGCCCGTAGAATCGTGATCAATTTTCCTACCTTTTATAAGCTTAAGGCGAGTAAGCTCGTCTAGCAGCAGGTTTTTGAACGCTGAGTTTGATGGAAACGTAATCCTACTTTCATGCAAAAGCAGTCGCAAGTTGTCATACATCTCGAGCTGTAGCTTCTGAGAGAAGTACAAAGACTCAGACTTAATACCATACATCCTAAACCGCTCAAGCGTTTCCCATGAGTTGTGATGGTCAGCGCTTATTTTGCTGATGGGCCTGGAGCTATGAATCTTAAAGATAATATCTTGAACATTCGTAATAGAGACAGCCGCTGTCGGATCAGGCCTCCACGCGATTAGACCATCAATAACAACAAGTGTTGGGTCTTGATAATCACCGCTTATCGTTTCGGCATGACCAATAGCAAATCCGTAAGAGTCAGTAACTACAGACGGGTCTAAATGAACTATAGATAGATAGTCGTTGCAGGGTTCAATCTTTTCAATAGAGACTCTTATAAGACCGTCGGGGTCAGAAGACTGAGTAGTGAAAATCTTGTTTGAGCCACGAAACGCTCGAGTAACTTCATCTTGGTCAAAGAAGGCATCTTCAGCTACTCCTCGAACTCCTTCACATTCAAGAGCCGCTCGCCTTGGGTCTAGATTATACTCAGAGGCAATAAGGGCATTTTCTCTGTTATAGATTGGATTGACATCCCAAGTCCTTAGCCGAAATCCTAACCAAGTATTATCTGATGCCGAGCTTTGGTACAGTTTCTGAATCGCGTCCCCCTCATACCAAGCAGAAGAGATAGCTAATCGCTTCGCGTCAGCTCCAAAGTTAATTCCACTAATCCCAATGTTGCTCCATAACTCAAGGGCATTAGAGTCTCCATCAATATCCTTAAATCTAGTTACCTCGTCCATTGCTAAGAGGATAACTGATTGCCCTACCTGGCTACTAGACTGGGAGTTACCTGAGTAGATGTAGAGAAGCTTTTTCTCAAACTTAATCTCTTCTTGACCTACAGTAATTAGTTGTTGCTCAATAAGCCGCTCAAAGTATTTGCATACTCGCATCATCCCAATAACTTGTTTAAAAATGGTTCGCTTAGCTTGAGCAGCAGACGTAGCTAGAACAAGAATCGAGATAGGAGTTGAGGAGGCTATACCATAGTGTTTTTGGGGTTCGGGAAGGTGGCAAAGTCGATAGAACTCATAGACAATAATTACAGACGAGAGCATCGTGTTGTGGTTAGTAAACCCATTCGCGATGTACTGATTGGTTTCGGGCACAGACAAGTCGAAGCATTCAGCCCGAGACTCCTCTACCAAGACAATAGGGTCAAAGAAGTAATTTAGACTCTGGATCTCCTGAAAGTGTTGAATAGCTTGAGTATCTAAACCATGTTTTGTAGAGTACAAAATAAGGTCATCTAGCCTGTAATAGGAAAAATGCTTCTTACATCCAGCTTTAATCGAGTTACCTACAATCGCTCGCAAACCAGCTCGAATGTTCTCTAGCTTTGGAAGAGACTTTTGGAGCTCTGGGTCATTCGATTTATAAGCATGACTACCAGGCTGCTTACCTCGATTACTCGGAGCTGATGCTCTTAGTTGCTTGAGCCAGTCTTGCTGGTAAGGTATCCTCTCAGTATCTCCTCCATCTTTTTTACCCAAAGAGTTCTGAACGTAAGTCTCAAGTCTATTTTGTTTCCGTGTTGTTTTTAGCTTAATCTTCCAATAGAAATTCAGAATAGACTTCTTACCACGAACCTGAACTTCGTAGTAACCCTGCCCATCAACTTTTTTTGTTGTGATGACAGAAACGATCCCTAGGTTTAAGAGCATAACCTGAGTCTCTTCAGCTAACTTAATAGAAGCTGTGGATAATGAGATGGTTTTTCCATCTTGGGAAACCGTACCATCCCCGTCAAACAATCCAGCTAGATAGCTACACACAGCTGACATAGATGAACGTCTGATAGCCCAAGGCGTAATTTTACCTCGAACAGATGACCCAGTTTTCCATCCTAGGTTATCTAAAAACTTTCTAGCTTGGACGCTATTAAGACAAACTTGATAACCATGGTCAGAGGTTTGTTTGAATCGAATGTTCCCTTCTGGAAATATTGCCTGGTACGCCGCTTTGTAGATTTCGAGATCTGCATCATAAAGATGGCACTCAACTCTATTGGGTAAATTCCAACTTCCATTCGCAGTCAATATGCCAAGTAAATAGCCCAATTGGGTATCTAAAGTGAAAGGAAGATCAAGTATATTCGCATTAGCTGCAAATTCTTTCTCACTTGGAAGATAGGTGCTTATATCAAGGTCTTGCTCAGGAAAGCAGAGATTTCCTCGGTTAATACAAGCATAATCTCCTACCTGCAGGTCAGCAAAGTATTTCCACTGAATAGTTCCATCTTGAGTCATTACCTTAATTCGATGTTCAGGAGTAGCTTCTAGCTTATAACCAGCAGCTGTCTTAATCTTTCGGGTTGCAGTGACTCCTTTATAGTAGAGACCGTTTGCTTCAACTGGAAGGGCTTCTCCTGGTTGGGCAACTTTTGAAGAGAAAGATGATAAGTAGGAGGTAGGCTCTAAATCTACAACTTTATCAAGTCTGTCTTCAAGTAGCACAAAAGAATCTGTGTTAGGCATATAGTTAGAAAAAAGTTCATAACCATATACCAACCCATGAGACTGGTCGATGTGCATGGATGAGAGAGACCGGCATTTGCCCGCCCTTCTTCCGCATTCCAATACAAGTGATTGGTATTGATCGTGGTCTTTAGTCCAAGTAGAGCGATCTTGCTCTTTCCAGCTCTCAAGAATAGATTCTTCTTCTATTGTGAGCTCAACGCCGTAGAAAGCTTTTAGAATTGCCCACTGCCGAACGTTAGGACTTATACCCCACTTCTCTTGGTCAATTTCTGTTTCAATAAACTCAACAATATTTTTAAGAGTACTAGAACTTGCAAACTGAGACGTAAGGTCAAAGGCTAAATCTTTAAAAAGCTGATCTGGTTCAATCTCAATGTCGCTCGGTCGTTTAGGCATAAAGTTAGATTGCGACTACATCTAGCTGATAGGAAAGCCTGACTAAGTTAATAGGGTTAAAAACCTGCAGATAAACCGCATCATCCTGCTCTACGCCAACAGCGCCAACAGAGTAAGTCTGTCTACCTACCTGAGTGAGCGTATTCATTGGGGTGAGGTAAGAAAACTCTTCTCCATTACGAGCGAGCCGAAGTCCCGCCGATCGGTTGACAGAGTTAGTCTCCCACTGCGGTAGGATATGAAACTTTGTAACTCGAAACTTAAACGGAGCGCTGAGAAACAAAGGAAAAGATTGACTTGGAATTGATAGAGGAGGTTGGCCTAAAAGCGCCATCAAATCACTCAAATTTTCAGGTGATAAAATTGACGGGTTACTAGTGCTGACTGGAACTGTGCCAGTAAATGAGTGGGTAAGCGCAGACTTTAGAGTATCAGGACGAATAAATCCTGCCTGATCATCTAATCGAGTAAGTTGGTTGCTCCCCTCGGTACAAGAGACAAGCGGATATGTTACGTCATTAATTACTAAATCGCCAACACCGCTCGCGCTAGCCTGAGTAGTAATTTCGAGGTAGTTTTCTGTTATAGAAAGAACTGTAGGAGTATTTGAAACCCCGGTATAAGCAAGCACTTCCTCACCATCGATATAAAGAGCGGCTTCATCGCCAATCTCTATAGGCTCATAAAGAAAGTTGCTAAAAGCTGCATTGTCGTGGGTGTGACTGTTATATTTCTGAAAGGCTCTACGAGTAGAGTCTCCTCCATACCCAGTGGTTGAAGAACCTAAAAAGACTTTTGGCTTCATATTAAAATTCTCGAATGGTTAGGTCACCCGGCTTAAAGCTTTGAGGACTCTCTTTGCTAATGGCAAGACTAGTTTCTAAAGAAGACCAGTACATTAGATAGCCTTCTACTCGCTCTGTCCAAATAGCTATATGAGTTGCAAGCCACGAACTGGTGTCTGTGGGATACGGAAGAATGATCTCAAGAGTGTTATAAATCAAAGCGTGCTGAGTCTCTCCTGAAGATATAGTTGGAGGAACTTTTACCCAGCTTGGAATCTTTACTCGAGAGCCCAAAACTCGCAAAGTACCAATCTCAGCATCTTCTGCTAATGGAAAGCTAGAGCTAGCCGTATTTGATAGCAGCTCTAGCCACCAACAACAAGGAGTCTCTAAAGGCTGTTCCTTAAAAAGGTGGTCTAGGATTTTACTTTCTAGAGTGGCTGATTTTCCAGACATTAAAGAGGAGCCGTGTACGAAAAACTAAGAATCGCCAAACTCTGATTCTGAAGAATTAGAGCGTCTTCAGTTTCAATCTCCCAGTCTGCTCCAGAATCTGGGCCACCCATAGTGCCTTTAAGAATCAGAATTGAAGTACCAGCTTCTAAAATTCGCCAAGCTACACCCTCTCCAGTAGCTAAAACAATTGTAGGAGCAATGGTTGTTGCCACAATAGTGCCGTTTGTCGGAGTATTAAAAGCTGGAGAACCTAGCGTAAACTCTGCCAGCTTTGTGCCAGTAAAATTTGTCGTGCCCCAAACTTGAAGAGCAGCTCCAGCAGAGCGGGTTCTAACTAATGAACAAATGTCGTTTCTAACAGTCGGCCCGAACAGAAAGGCCATAGGAAAATATCTCTAGTTACTAATTAGAGATTAGTAATTCCATATAGGGAGCTTGTAGTCAATCTGTCTCGACTGTTTGATAAGTGCAGATAGTCAGACTAATTCCATAAGGAATTAACCCTACCACTTTTCTAAAAACAGGGGGGCTGCTAATTTTTACCTGGGCTGACAAATTGGAGAGGGGAAGAAGGGCAAACGGTGAGTCAGCTGTTATATCTAGATGACTCTCAACAGTAAAGTCTGAAGAGGCATCTAAATAATAAGAGAACCCCGGTATAGGCCGAATAACATCTTGGGTCAGGTCACCTTCCCCATCAACTGCGCGAGTTAGCTCTTGGTAAAATAAATTGTTGACTTCGTTAGGTCGAATAGGATTAAATTGTTTCTCTGTGTAGTCTAAATTGTAATCAAAGTGGTCATATAGAATTGGATAGTCCCAAACGTCAACATGCTTATAGCGCAAATTTAAATAAGCATCAGTCGTAGGTTCATCAGCAGATATAAGATCGCTAGCTAACTGGTCAGAACGGTCAGCCGACAAAAGCAGATGGTCTTCCTGGTAAAACTCAAAGTCTCGCAATCCCCAGTGGTCGGCCTTTTCTGAGAAATCTGTTAGCTTTTTACTTCTAATAATCCAAGAAGACCAATATTGGTCTGAGCAAAATAGGGGCTTTTCAAAATAAGCTTGAAGATAGTGAGCTTGAAGGCGATCAACCCGATTAGCATTCTGGAGCATAAAGAGCTCTAGCGCGTAATCAAAGGCTGAAGCGGCAAACATTTTAAACAGAGCGTAGAGAATACCATAGTTGGTAGATTCCTCAGAAGGCCACATTCTACCAGTCGGCCACATGTAAACCGCCCACTGGTAAAGATAATCAGTAAATGCTTCAGCTTCATAAGCGTGAAGATAGAACGTAGGCTCTGAGCATAAGCTTAAAGTTGATTCAGACCATAAGCTTAAAGATTCCTCAGCCAGATTTGATGGGTTAGATATAGATATTTCCTCATGAAGAAGAGCCGCCCACCAAAATTGGGAGAGTTGATCGCATAAAATGTGAGATTCATGATAGGCCAAACTTTTGCTTGTATCCTGCCCATACATCTGAGCCCACAAAAAACGAGTGCTCTGTATTAAACTCTCAGATATCTCATCAGATACTTGAGAAGGCCCGTCTAGAGTCAGGAATATTCGGGCAGCTGTGGCGTGAATACTGCGCTCATAACTAATAGAAAGGATTTCTCCTAGAGCAATAGAGGCCCAAAGAGTTGAGTACTCAGATGGAACCGGGTCGTAGATCCAAGCAGATAGCTTGTCAGTGCTGGCCTGGATTAGATTTCCTATCCCTTGTAAAATTGCTCGTAGTGAATCATAAACAGTAATGTCTATGCCAACCGCAGCAGGCCTGTTTCTAAAGTACTTAATAACTTGAACTAGAGAGTAAGCTAGAAAACTATTCTGATAAACAGAGACTTCAGCATCATTTACTTTAAGGTCATACCTATAGAATTTTTTAGGAAAACCTAGTTTATAGGAAGGCTGAAGATTACCCGCTACTCTTTCAATTAAAGAAAACGATTCGGCCATCCGAACGATTGAGAGTAGCTGAGCTCCCATCAGCTCGTGGTCTTGTTCTGCCAGAGCGTATAGAAGACCATAGCCTAAAGCTTCAGGAGACGTTGTCCTATCTGACAAAGTTAGACTTGGAATAGGTTGATTAAAAACCTCAGCAACTAACTCGTCATTTTGATAGAAAGAAACAAAGGTAACTCCATTTTCCGGCATAAACGGAGTTAGGTTTACATTCTCAGAATAGGAAAGCTCTCTTGGTGAGCGCAAAACAAATCGGTCAAAATCATTAGAAATTCGATGTTGATCATCAATTGGGTCTAGAGAATCTGCCGTGAGTCTTTCTTGTACGGTACCAAATTGAGAGTAAGCTGGAATCTCGATTAGATTAGGGTTCTCGATTAATTCACTCCCTGAGGCAGAGACTGTTTCCTCAAGCTGATAGGTTGCCTCCTGAATTGTACTTATAGAAACTGGGTCATCAGCCGTTAGAACATCAGAACCATAAAAAGGCTTAGAGTACTCAGTTCTTGCTACATACCTAAAAGGAGATTCTGCTTCAACCTGAAGAGCCAAAGACCCAATAGATAGACTTACCTCAAGACTTCCTGAGTAAAGATGAGTAAAGTAAGGGCTAGTCATAACAGATTGAGATATCCGATAGCTGCGGAAGTTGATCAGGTCTTAGTTGGATAGGGCGAGAAGGTTTATCCATCTGAACACTTGAGACATAGGAACTAATTAGAGATCTCAATGCTTCAGGATGGACAACTTGCCCTGGTTCAAAAGAAGAGAAGTGCATTTCTAAAGCTTGACGAATATCTAAATCTGGTGTGGTATCTGAATAAGCTTCTACCCTTACAGCAATTTCTATGGGGCGAAGACTCGCTCTTTCAAAAGACACTGCTACGCCTAAAGGAAGAAATGGCAAAACTCTCTGGCGGAGCTGATCTTGAAACTCATCTGTCAGTGGAGAGTCTAAATCAAGATAAACTCTAACAAAGCCAGGAGCTAGCGTTGTTACCCAAGCCCGATTAACTGGGAGATAAGAACTGATAGCGCTTTCAAGCGTTGGCCCCTGCCCGTCCTTAAACTCAGCAATCCGTTGACGGAGGGCCACGTCTGTTTCTTGAATTGTCCCGCCTGAAAGATTTCCGCAGATAGACCCGTCAGAAGCTCTTTCATATCCAACAATCGCCTTTACTTGTAAGAGGCTAGGATTATTTGTCGCATTAAGGTAAAGGGGAGTCCCAGAGGCTAAATTTGCCTCAGCTCCCTCAGCCACACTTAAAACATCTACAGTTATGTCTAAAGTTGGAGTAACAGTAATCGGGCCTTCAACAGTGATGTACTGAAGCCCTCGATTAAGCTCTGTAAGAAGTGTGCCTCTAGGTACGATTAAAGAAACATTTGCGTCAGTAGAAAAAATAACAGTACCTCTAGCCAAAGTTCCAGGCTTTCGGTAGATATTAAATTGAGCCACCGCGTAGTCGTCAAGATATGAACCTGACATTTTAGCTGGGTCTAAATTGTCTAAAGTTTCTTGAAGACGGTTATCTTGTTCTAGAGTAACTGAAGAGGCTGAACGGACTATTGCACTTAAAACAGACCCAGGGCTCAGATCATCGGCGGGAGAGTTCGCAATAGTTAGAGCGGCTATCATAGCCTGCTGAATTTCTTCTAGAGATCTCATAGCTGGTAATTAAGTAATTGAATAGCGTCCCGGCCTCGAATACGGTACTTAATCTCAAATGTAAGAGGGGAGTTCATAGAACCTTTATTCCCTGTCACATTCAAGATTTCAATCCGGCCATCTATCTCAGCCGCCTTTTTCAAGTAATTAATAATCTCATTTACTAAAGCATCTGACTTTAACGAGGATAGCTTTGAGTAAGTCTTATTTTCAAGATTAGAATTAACAAGTCGGATGCCTGTATGAGCTCTATAGTACCGTTCATAACCTCCAGTCCCTGTGGATAGCCTCCGCATTAGAGAGGTAATAATTGACCGCGCTCCAGATGCTAAGGCAAGATCTCCTTCTGAAATACCTAACTCAAAGTTCTCGCTTTGGTAATCAATCGTAATGTCAGAGCCTAGCCAAGGCTCAACATCAGCTACCTTAAAGGGTCTCGGTGTGCCAGCAAGAGAAGTAGAGTTGCGATCGTAGAACATTTACGCCAAGTTTATAGCTGAAATAGCCGCGCCCATCTTACATTCTAAAGTTGATGTTGGACTGGGAACTGTCCAACATTTCTCAACTTGCTTTATAGGACTCTGATTCAAATACTGAGTAACCCTTAATCTGTACGTGCCTTCCGGAAAAGAACCTCGTACTTGAGCTTTACAGTAGCCAGGGTTTAGCTCATCATTGCCAGTTAAGATTAATCTAGAGCCATAGAAGAGTTGCCATCTGATTCCACCCTGGCGACTAGTAATGCATTGAGCGCAAAATTTAGACTCCTCGGTACCAACAAAAAATAACTGGGGAACCAAAATAGTAAATGACGGCTGGGCTAGTTTCCACCAGGTTAAAACTTTTCCAACTGAAACAGAAGAGGAGTTAGATAGTTTTACACCGTAAGTTGTGTCATTATAAGTTTGGGTAATAATTCCGAAGCTTGACTCAAATTGAACTCGTGCGCCAATAGCTAGCTTTCTAAAACTAGAAACGGTGGCGTAATCTTCTTCTTGACTTACAACAGTAATCATAAAGTAGGTCTAGTTATAGATTGATCAGGCAAATTCTCATCTCGGTTATAAACCGGGGCGGTGATAGGAGAGGTTGAAATTCTTCCAGCAGGAGAGATACCGGCATAAGCTCCTGCTGTTCCCTGAGGTGGTGATACAACTTCTTGGCTTCCCATTTGAATACCCCCTGCTGACTGCGTTTGAAGTAAAGAAGTTTTCTCGTAGATAGGAACTTCTGAAAACTTAGAAGGTTTATGTCTTTCAATTACTTCAATAGGAATCCTACCCGGCGCAGCAACTCTAGCTCCATTAATCATAACTGGAGAACCACTAATTCTAAGAAGACCAGCGGCCCCAACATTTGCTGAAGAACCATATACAGTAGTTGTGCTGCCTGAAAGGGTTAGTCGATCGGCATGAATAGTATATTGATTCGCCCTCTGTAAGACATTCTCTGCATTTACCGTCCAGTTTTCAAACTCAAAGCCAGCTCTTAAAGCAGTTATAGTTAACTTGCCCCCATCTTGATTAAAGCCTTTCTCAGCGCCAACTGTAATTAATAGGTCGTCTGCGTACAGAATTCTCTTGCCTGCTTGTTCAGTAACCGTTGCCGCAGAAACTTCGTAATTATTTGCGTGAATTAGAAACTTGTTTGACTGGTGAGTCTCAAACTCTGACCTATAAAAAGAGCACTGGCTAAATAGCTGGTATAGATCAGAAATAACATGGGTGTAAGCTGACTGTTGAAGTAACTGCTTTGCGTTAAGGAGAGCGGCACCCGTCTCTAAAACATAGGTTGTTGAAGAGATCGTATTAAGGGTTGACGAAGAACGAATGTCAGCACCGGCTAAATTAACTTGCCTACCTTGGCCATAATCTTGAAACGTTCTTGCTACCTGGCCAAGATGTATACCAGCAGAAATTAGTATGTCTTTATAGTCGTCAAAAACATTCCCGAGAATAGACTCAAGAATAGGAATGTCCTTATCATAGTGAGCGTCTCGAAGAATTGCCCTAGTTGTACCAACTAAACGATCAAGCGTAAATGCGTCTTGATATTGAGTAGATGCCTGGGCAGTCTGAGTTTCTGTTTGACTAAACAGGCCTAGCTGGGCCGGGTTTAGAAAACCGTAGTGCTCATACAGTGCTGTGGCTAAGGGATTAATTAAATCTTCCATTATGGCTTAAAGTCCAGAGGAATATTTTCAAAAAGGAGACTGTTTGACATAAGCTCTTGACCTACAGCTCGAGCAGAGCCATAGCCAGCTTCAGCAATCTCAACGGTTATCTTCTCAGGCTTATTCGCTTTGAGAACTCTACGTTCTGGGATAAAGCTTGCGTCACCTGACGACTCAAGGGTAATCGCCGCAGAAGAAACGGTTGCGCTTAAAAGCGTAATCGTAAATGTCATAAATTGGCTAGTAATATATTGGTCAGCTGCTAGCAAAATAACAGCTTCACGAGTTCGAACAGGTGAAGCAGGCCTATAAGTTAGACCAGGTTCTACTTGTAGACTAATTTCTTTAATTCCAAACCCTACCCGACCTTCTAAAAGAATAGAAGGTTTACCTGATTGAAGAAGCCAAGCTTGTGCCATCTTGTGATATGACTGGGCATAGCTCGCCGCGTATTCAAAATTAAACATTGCCATAGACGTAAAAGCGTCCGAGACCTGAGCAAACAGCTCAGCCAACTTATAGGGCTGAGTTACATCAGATAGTATAAGTCCATCTGCTGTTTTGTAAGCTTCCAGCAAACTCTGCACTGCCTCAGCTTGAAATGCTAAAAGGAGGCCAGCGGTATACCCAATAGAAAGAGTAGACCTTACAAACTGAAGCGCGGTTTCTGGGTCGTATCTAGGTAAGCCCCCTCCAAACCTATTAGAAATACTTTGAAAGTATTCAATTACTTGAATAAGGTTGTGGTCAAACTCACCAAAAAGAAGCCTGTACTTTAAGCTACTAACGGAAGCTTCTGTTAGCCCACTGCGAATTAGAAGAGGATGCTCTAGACGAGCGGCTTCAACAAGTTTTGTCTCAAGCACATCAAAGTAAGACTCATGCTCATAAAAGCACAACTGTTTTAAAAGTGCTGGAATCTTTAGTGATGCATTAGATAAACCGTGATCGCGCCAAAAGAGATCCAACAACTGTTGGACAACTTGAATCGGCTCACCTTGAAGACCGTACTTAACAGAGACATACCCAAGAGAGCCTAAGTGACCAGCTAAGGAAACAGACTCATCCCGTCTTACATTATGCTGACGGTGAGGAAAGTACTGAAAGAATCGCCTGGCGTGCCTAGTTAGCTTTCCTTCTGATTGAGAAACCGAGCGAATAACCAACCGAATTATTGTAGCGAGTAGTGCCCCTTTTAGTTCGGCAGTATTTTCTATATAAAATGGATCATAAAAATTAGCCAGCCGCTGAGCTTCTAATCTAGATTTAACAACTTGAAGATGCGTCTGAATATTTGGGTTGCTTTTAGCTCCATAACGGATGTGGTCTGGTTCAATTAGATAGATCATTGGCGATACCCAAATTCCTGTTTGATTAGACGAACCATTCGTTCATACGCTTTAGGATGTGCTGGAAGCCACTCCCCCGTTTTCAGATAAATAAGTTGGGTAAAGAACTCGGGCAACTCCCCAAACATAAGATGCTCCGTGCTTTTTGTGAGAGTTGGTTCATTATTCTCAATCCAACTTACCAACTCTAGAGGATTCTCTATCAACTTTGTTGTATCAAGGGGCGTGTATAAAAGAGTGCTCATTGCCTCAGTTAAAGGAAGTTCTGTAATCCGTTCGACTATTTCGGGACTACACCCAGAGACACTTCGAACAAATTCTCTATCATTTACACCCATTGTCTCAAGAGTAGATGAGGTAGCGAGCTGAAATGACAGAGGTGCAGTTGCACCGACAGCTTTTAGAACCGAGGTTACTGATTGATTGTCCTTTACAGCTTTAACCTCTTTTGCAACCTGGGCCGGAATCCCATAACTTTCAAGGAATGCTTCTAGTGGATTTTTTGATGTAGAAGTGTCATAAATAGGGTTTGGGAGAGATGGGGAGATCGGGTTAGTTGTAATCGCGCCAACTAGATTTGAGGGCCACTCGCTAAAGTCAGCAATGTTAAAGTTCTCTTTATTCTGAATAGGAATTTTACCTACATCAAGATAACCGTCTTTCTTAATAGAAGAGGCATGACAACTAACGTCAAAAGACGGAATCTGGTATTGCTCAGCAGCTGGGATAGACGGAGAGATAGACGCATCCTCACCAAACGCTGAAAGACATTCAAGTGTGGATAAAAGAAGAGGAATAGGAGAGCCCTGGCGAGTTTCAGATAAGTTTAGCTCAGGCCACTCTCCAAGATACCCACCTCTATTAAGAGTCTCATCTTCAGACTCTGACGGCTCGAGCTGGTCATAAGGAAGTGCAACCTCAAATGTAGTAGAAGCTAAGAAATCTTGAATCAAGCCATCGGGCAAAAAATCTAAAACTCCCTGAATATTTAGACCCCCTACCGTTTTGGCAAGGTCAAGTCCTAACGTAAGATTACCTCCGTCTACTTTTGCTGAGAGCGGGCCTAAGGTTACGCCAGAAATCTTCCCGTCTTCAGAGCTAATTCCAAGTTGAAGCTGGGAGGGAAGCTTCTTATTTAACTCAGCTACCCCAAAGTTATAGATCGCCTCGGGATTGATAAAGACAGAATTACCGTCTAAAGAAAATACGCCCTTTAGTTCAGCAGGCAGATAGTTAGTAAGAATCTGAAGCGCGGCCTCTGGGTTTTCCACTAAGCCAACAGCCATTTGAATCTTGGCAATTAACTGCTCAACAGAAAACGGCTTTGAAGTAATCGTCTGGTCTCCATACTCTAGTTGAGCTAGCTGTTGCAGCTCAATTGGAAGAGTGCATCTAAGGGCATCAATCGCAATTGTTACTGGGTTACCAATTGTCGTTTCTACAACTAGAGCTTTGCCCTCTGAGATAAAAAGACCAGGCGTGATTCTAAGCGCTGTTACTCTATCTGAACCATAAGTTTCAAACTTAAGGCTGGCTGGAAGTCTATTGTTAAGACCCTTAAGACACTGAACAAGAGTAGAAGGAATCTCGCTATAGGTATCGTTAGTAGTAATCTCAAATCCGCAGACGGTTAAGCGATTGGCAGTGTAAACAAAAGCTTCTTCGGCAAGAGCCTCATTGATTTTGGCTATGCCTTGACTAATGTCTAAAGTTAAATCTAAAGTTTTGAGATCTAAAGTAGTAACGCCAACCGTTGCGCGTTGATCCGACTTTCCAAATAAAAGATCCTTTATCTTTAGTGCTTTAGGAAGCCATTTGTTAAGCTTAGCCATCACATCCACTACTCCACCCAGCCCAGCTTCCTGAGTTAGATTTTGGACTAATCCAGCCACAGGGTTGTCAGTTGTACCAGACCAGGCATCCGCCGCTAAGTTCTGAAGAAGACAGTAAACAACCTCTCGATATTTCTCATTTAGAATAGGAAGCTCAATCAACTGTTCTAAAACGTTAACCCATCCAGAATCAGCGGGGCTAGCCTGAATCTCATTGACCTCGGTTGAGCCATCCAGCAGATTTATCCCTAGCGTGCCATCATAGATGTGGTTATAGTTTGTGACTGCTTCCCGAAGCGCGATCTCTCCCATTAAACGGTTAGTTGTTGTTGAAAACGCGCCCGTGTTTTGGGTAACCGTTTGATTCTCAGCAATGACCTCTGTACCTACAGAGACATGATAGTTAGTCGCCGTTTGGTTAGCGAAGAACATCTGGTTAGCAGGCATTTCAAGATTAAGTTGGGTGCCCTCATTATCTGGTTTAGGAATATAAGATATGAATGTTAAACCATCCATACTCACCGCCGCTGGGGCTAGCCAAGGTGATGAGACTACAGGAAGATCAGTTCCAAGTTGAAGGGCCCCTTCACCCACTTCATCATTCCCGCCATGCTGAAAAATCTCGCCCAGGCGGACAGACATGCTTTGCCCCACCTCACCCGTTACAAGCCTAGCACCCGGCCTCGGTGGCGGCGGCAGGAAGCCTCCTCCATTAAATAGACCAAAGCCCGTTTGGTTAACTTGCCTTAGACCTGACGGGGGTTCAGATGCTAAATATTTGCCATAATAAATATGCTCAGGAGATTGAAGCGCTTGAGCCATGCGAATATGAAGAGGATATCCCTGGCCCACACGAGCCTGCATGGATCGATGCTTCTGATAGAAGCCCAAGTTCTGCCCGCCAACTGAGCGCTGGCTGTCGGAGATAGAAGTCATACAAATGGTAAGCTAGTATTCAACATACTAATTTGTTCAACGTAAATCTAACTGTTCATTCAACCCCAAAATTATGTCAGCAAAAGAAGATCAATCTGTAATTCTATGGAATCCGGTAAACTGCCTTATTGTTGTTGACACAATGACAGACGGAGATAACTATCCATTCTTAGTCATTCAACAGACCAGCTCAGAATCAGAGCCTCTCTACGTAATCATCCCTTCCCAAGAACCTTTATCTAAATCAGACATCCGTAAAATGGGTGCGAGTTTTGGGGCGTTTATGAAAGGCTTTGACCTTTGGGATGAGCCGATCAGAACTGTTGACGTTACTATTTTTGATAATGATGGAATTGGTGAGTCAGCTGTTCTAGCCTCCTATCTTAAAAAGAATGGAATGGAAGAACTACTAAAAAACTGCTCTGGTAAGAAAACTCGAGAGGTTGTTCTCATAGATATGAGCGCGGAGGGTCAGGCAAGTGACTCAATCATTCGAGATCTACGGTATGCTTTCTCGAGATGTGTACGAGTGGGTTTATAAGACTCTCTACTCCTCAAAAGAAGAGGCACAATCCGTTGGCAGAAAGCTAGAGAAGATGGGAAAGCTTCCCGTTGGTCCAATCCTATGGAATGTTTGCCCTAGCACAACTCCATGCCCTGAATTAGTAAAAAGAGATTAGTCAGATGACTGAGTCAAAAATAAAAGTGTTTGTCCTTCAAGGAGACCCTAGAGATGACGAAGGAGAAATTCTAGCTATCCATCAAGATAGAGAATCTCTGAGACCTGCCATTATAAAATACCTCAAGTCAAAAAATATTGATGAGTACGAAAGCAACTCAGAAGTCGGCGGCTGGACTAGCGTAAGAAAGTTCAACCAGTGGGCTAAAGGCAAAACAATTGATGAGTTGCTGAGTATTCATCCGCACTGCTGTACTCCCTACATTACAGAATGGTTCGTTTCATATGGCTAGAGCCTACCTAGAAGTAACTTTTGACAAAAAGTTAATCCGCCGTTTTGGTGGCAACAATCAAGAGGTAAGAGAACTGCGCTATCAATATATGAACGAAGGTAAAAATGACTGACACATCTTTTGAATGGCGAGGGTTTCAAGTTAGAGTTAAAGTGTCCAGTGGCAATAAACGTGTGTACCTCTACACCAAAGCAAACAAAGAACAGTCTCCAGCGCGTTTTGACGCGAAGGTTTCTAGTGATATCCTTGAGTTGAAACCAGTGATGACTATAGCCAGTATTGAAACAAGGGATAGCCAAAAGATTTCAGAGTTTCAAGAGTTAGCTGCTGCGACTCTAATCATAAGAGATCACATAGAGCATGGGCGTTTTGAAAGATGGATTGAGCAGTGCGAGCTGGACAAATTAATCCAAAATGATGAAATCAGTATCTAAAATCAAATGCTCCAACATCAAAAAGTCGTAAGCTTCACCGTCACTCTTAATAAAGAGGCGTATAAGGAAACGATCGGCCCCGTGCCCATTCGACTTCATCAGCCACGTACTATTCTTTACGCTACATCGCTTAATTGGAATGGAGAGATTACTTCAGCGATAAAAGAGTCTCTTATTATGAGTTACTGGAATAAAGTTGGCGGGACAGGAAGCCAAAATATTCCAGAAAAGATGAGCCAAGATCTATTCACTATTGAGATTAAAATATGAAAGCATTACAAAAAATGGGCTACAGAGAAATGAAGGAAGGCCTCTGGGGAAAGCCTATTGGTCACTCAATTCTTATCTATAGAATAAAGGAAAAAACTCTTTATCACCAAACAGTTGGAATAACAGATCGGCCTATTACTTGGGATAGCCAAAATATCGACTATGAAGTCGAGAACTTTCTAGAACTCATCCAAAATACTGAGGCTGAGTTTGCTATGGGCAGCGGAATGTCCTATCACCAACCGCATGATTTGAGCTTTTTAACTCAAAGAGAAGTTATAGAAACACTACTTCAATAAGGACTCAGTAATACAAGCTCACTAGTCCATCCCTGGCTACCTGCCGAGTTTAGCGTATGCCGTACACCCTCGATTCTCCAAATAGATCGAGGGTCTTGCGTGAACCCAGACTTTCGCCAGTGATTCTCGCCCCACTCTTCAGTTGTCGCTGCTGCGTTATCTCCCTCAGTATCCTTTTCTACAACCGTGGCTGTTTCTTTTTTAGTGGCAGAGCAAAAGATGTCCTCAGCGCTCTTCTTAAACTCAGCTTTTCTAGCCCTAATTTTATAGTCTTCATCAACTCGCTCATAGCCGTCAGGTGAAGGTTCAGATGAATAGTTCCCTGTAAGAGGGGCTGAAGTCTCAGCTCTAGATTCAATTCCCTGGCGCGTAACTTCTAATGCACTCAGGTAACTAGCACGAGTCGCGCCTTCATACTCAACAATAGACTGTCGCTCATCAATATAAGTCTGAAGAGTCTGAGAGTAAATAGGTGAGTTAATAGTTTGAACCAGCTCGCCAGGGGTTAACGAAGCATCACCTAACACAGTCATTGATGCCGTGCGCAACTCTTTAGCATAGAGACGAGCAACTGAAGCTGCAACCGCTGCCGCCTCTCCAATATTTTTGATCGTCTCGTCAACAATGTACATGTTGCGGCCACCAATTTCATGTCCTCGAAGAAACGCGGGCCTGGCTGACATGTGCATAATAATCGCGTCACCGGCCACACTCCCGTTAGGAGATTGGTTAGCAATAAAGAAGTTAGTCTTCATACCAAGAGAGGACAGCTCTTCTTTGAAGTTGATCGTCATCTGGTTGTAATCAACCTGGCCAAAGATGCGACTGTAGTCAAACGTTTGGGTAAACTCGCAACCTTCAGTCTCTAGCCTTTCTATAATGGACTCAAACGAGGGCTTAGGAATGCTACCAGAAACCTGCGGGGGAATAGTACGGTGGTAGTACGTCCTGTAAAATCGCTTAGGGTCAGCTAAGCCTGAAACATCATTTACTCTAGGGGTGTAATAGAACTGCCCGTCAAGATGGTTCATAAAAGTCTCAGTTGGGTAAGGTTCCTGAGCTGAGAGAACTCGAATAAACTCAATCGGAATCTGAGTTTCAATTGAGAAATCTTTGCTGATAATATCAACCGAGTAGGGTAATCGCCCGGTAAAGATGTTAAACCTCATTTCTGAGTCTAGGTCTAATAACTCTTTTGGGTTAGAAGTGCGAGCGCGGCAAGGGATAATATCTTTAGAAAATTCGTTTTTACATGTGTAGAAAAAGTCGGGGCGTTTTGCTTCTGTTAAAGGTCTAACAAATGAATAACCTCCCGGCCCGCTAGAGCTTTCAGAAGGAGAACCTGTAAATGTGGGATCAGCACCTCCTAAATGGCTACCTAAAAAGTCATAAATTTGTTGAGGGGTTTTAGTTCCTTGACTAGGGTAACAAAAAGATCCATTGCTTCTTGGAATGCTGGCCCACTCACAAGCAATTTTATCTAGCACAGTAGGCCAGTCTTGTTTAAGAACCGCGTCATAAGCCCCTCTTTGTTTAAGAAGATCGATCGCAGCTTTGTCTTGATTCTCAGGACTAAAAGATGTCAAGCCCAATTTGCGAACTAGCCCATCCCAAGTTCTTATAAGAAATTGATATCGACCACTAGCAGATGACCGTAATCCAGTTCCTAAAATCTGGCGAGGGTGATCGCGATAGCCATTATTAAATAAACGGCCAGTATACTGAACGTTGTAACCTCGATCACTTCCAGCTATTGTGCTAGTACCCTCTGCCCACGCGATCATATCTAACACCGCACGAAGATTTGGGTCAGAAGTTCCTGACGCAGTTGTTGGTTGAGATGGCTGGGGAGTTGGTGTGGGTGCTGCTTGAAGTGCTTCTCCTCCAGACCCAAGTTCTACATTATAAACAGCAGGGTCTTGATGAAGCATCTGCAAAGAGACACCATCTGGAAAAGTGACTGCGGTGTAAAGGCCTCCACCACCCCGATCACTAATTACTCCAGAAATCTTTTCTATAGGAACAGTTGAACGAATCTCTGTTCCTATAGAAGCTGCATAATCGATACCATAGTGCTTGCGTCCGTACCTCGCAGTTCTGCCAGGGTTTCTAGTCCAGTGTTCAGATGTAATTTGGACACTACCTAAAGGAACTCCATTTAAGGCAATACGGTTGGCATGTTCGTCTGTTACTCTATTTCTGCTCGGGTCATAAGAGCGGGCGTATTGAAGATGGAGGTGAGGCCCTGTACCAACACCTGTTTGACCTGTGATTCCTAATAAAGCTCCAGTCCCAACAGTCGCAGCACCCCCTCCACCTCTTAAAGCATTACCAGAACTACTGTTGTACTGAACATAAAAGCCCAAATCTTGAATAAAGCCCTTCTTAATAACTCGGCCATTTAGATTGCAGTCGTCAGTCTCACCTTGAATAGCAACATGGCCAATTCCCAACTGGGAAATCTTTAGGATCAAATCTGACCGCAAGACATTCTCGTTTCCTTTTGCAAATGCTTTTGCGAGTGTGCTAGCGTTCTTGTCATTACCGTATGATGGATCAAATGTTACTTCGCTATCAGACAGGTAACGAACACGATCTCGACACTGGATTGTTAATGAGATACCCTTTGGCGTTCCTATGGCTGCGATTGTGTCGATCACGCCAATATAGTTTCGTAAAAGAAGGGAGTTTTCTAGATCCTCAGGAGCGACAGGTCGCATTGTCGGCAAATAGCCCATCCAAACGCAAATTTCATCCTCAGGGCCGAGTCTTGAAAGAACTTCCTCGTTGTCAATTTTCTTTTTGTAAAGAGGTAGTTCAGGTGGCATATCATGAACTGAAGTCAAGTTACATGACAATGAAATTGTTGCCGTCGAACTTGCAAAAAATCTCTGTTGATAAACCGTCGCACTACTAATTACCCATTGGGAGGGCTCAGAATGAACGTTCGAGAATAAGATCTGAGTATGGTCAAGACTCGTGATCGCCCAAACCGGGATAGCACCCTGACTTCTCATGTGACATTTATCCCCAAGGGTTGGATCGAATCTCGGTTCGGGAATACTCATCTAATAATCTATTCATAAATATACTTTGACCTTAACTGCCTAAGTTGCAAGCTAAGTGCGCAAGGTATATAGTAGAGAAGTCGCCTCCGCTCTCCTCTGCTCACCTCGACTCAGCTCAGCTCTTCTCCACTCGACTCAACTCGGCGTTTTGCAAACCCTCAGTCCTAACCGGCTGGGGGTTTGGCCTTTCTACCCCTTTATGTAAAGCAGGCTCGCCACCCAGCCAAGCAGCTTGCACCTAGTCGCGGCAGTGTGTTAGATTGTTCAAGTCAGCTTCGGTTGACAAAAACCGCCTCTTCTCGGCTCAACTCCACTCTGCTCTACTCGACTCAACTCAACTCGACGTAGCCTGAAAATGGCTAAAGAAACCCCAGGAAGTTTAGGCCTCCTGGGGTTTCTACTTTGTATCTACTCTGGGCTTTTAGGCCCAGTTGTCGTTCTGAAGATTACAAACTAGAATTGAAAAGTGCTTAGGCACAGCGTCTCAACTCAACTCGGTTCATCTCAACTCGACTCCCCTCATCTCCACTCAACGCAACTCGTCTGCCTGGGAAGGCTGTTAGAGCATGCCCTAACCAAAACTCCACCCTATACTAAAGAGCGAAAGTGTTTCCGTTTTGCAAAGCCCAAGTAGGCCGAGCATCATTAACAATAGTGGCCTGGTTATAAAATACAGAGTTTGTATTCTGACTGTCCGCAGGCGTAAAGGGATTACCAACAACAGTCCCGGCCCACACAGACGAGGAATCGACGTAACTGATCCCTTCAGCCAGGCCTTCCCAACGAACAGCAATTACTGAACGTCCGGCCATCGCGCCGATAGTCATACTGTCAACTTTACAATAGACCAATCTATATTGGCCGACCGAGTGACGCCGACGACGGGAGTTATCATTTCCGTTGACTAGCAGTTCGCCAAGATTATTGTTCCGAAGATCAACGTTGTTGAGTGACCGTTCGTCAAGTTCAGGTGCAGAAAGATCAAAGGTGATTACCATCCTTGGGCTGCGACCAATGCGCATTTCACGACGAATGTCATCAAAGCCAAAGGTAGACTCTAGAAGACGGGTGTCAATAAGACCCCGTTCTAAAACCCAACCGAACTGAAATTCACCATCAAGCATTCGGGGAATGCGTTGGTTAAATTCCATGTAAGGCTCAGTCGCGTTTCGGATAGTTAGCTGGATGCTGGTAAAGCGCCCAACTAAAAGCTGGTTGCCGGTCGCTTGGTCAATGACCCAGACATCGGCGTCAAAGCCCTGCATTGGATCCTTAATAGAATTATTAATCGCGGCCCCAGCAGGGGAAGAATTTGCTGTGAAAATTGCCATGTTAGCTTATCGGGGGTTAAGGTCTACTGGGGTGGAAAACTTACTGGGTTTGCAGGCTCAGGGAATCTGCAATTTCTCGGGTAACGCTGACCCTGATAAAGTCAGCCGGGTATACTGGCGTGTAGAGCAACGCGATGTTTAGAATGCCCTGAGAGATAGTGGTTGGTGTGTTGTTACTTTCGTTACAAATCGTGTTTCGGAAGCTCGAGATTCGCCCTTCACGGGTCAGGCTTTGAAGATAGGCGTCAACCGCAACTGCTACCTGGGCTCTTAAAGAAGTGGTGTTCCTATTTGAGCGAACCCACACTAGATTAAGATACAGGTCGTGAAGAATTTGGTCAGCCATCCGTCGCACAGAGACGTACCGATCACTACTGTTAGAAGTAGTTGACAAACCATTTAGAAACTTATAGACTCCAAGGCCCGCGTCGTAGAAGAGAACTTCAGTCCGAGCGCGAGTGACGGCATCCAGATAGGTTGTGTTTGAAGGAGTGTCAACAGAAACGACGCCATTTGGAACCATTCCCTCGCCAGCAGCAGCGGGAGATATTTCAGGAGGGTTAGCTGCCAACAAACCTACATAAAAGCCAGCCCCAGGAGTATTGTTAAAACCGCTAACTCCAGCCATTGAGGTGTGCCCACCAACCAAAACAATTCGAGGATTGTTCTGGGCAGAGGCTAAGCTCAAAGCTTGAGTCCCAGAAAGATTACGGGGGGCTTGAATAACACCCGTTCTTAGACCAGTAGAAACATTAGCCCGATTGACCTGGCCAATAATCTCTTCGGTCACGCCCGAGAAGTTACGGTCGCCCGCATCATACCCAGCGGCATATAAGATTGAAATATCTTGACCTTCTAGCTCCTGAACAGCCTGGCGAAGAATAGCAGCTCGATCGGCAGCAGGCAAACTTGCAACAACAGTGTCTTGGCCTTCACTCAAGTAAATATTTTGGAGATAAGAATCACCAAAAGCCGCTTGAGCATAAAGAGGAAGAGAGAACGAGCTGGTAGATTGGTTTGCGGTATTAAAGACAGGAATGCGATCGCCATAAGACGGCGCAAGTCGAACAGGAACTTTATTTAGTTCTAGTTCAGTCAACTCTTTACCATCAACAGCGGGTAGATAGTAACAACGAACCAGTCGGCTATTAGCCGAGGCGTTAAACAAACCGTCAGTTTCAACATCCCGAGTCGAAAGCGCCATCGTTTCCGAACCAGGAACATTTTGGTAAGAAGAACTATCTTCATCTAAAACAAAGAGAGTAAACTGACCGTCCCGTCCGGGGGTGACACTAACCTTAAGCTTATTGCCGTAAGCACCTTCTGATAAGGCTACAACTCGAAGCAGTGGGTCAGAATCAATAGAGTAGAAATCTTGATAAGCAGCGCTGGAACCATCAATCGCCCCACTAAACCTTAGATCCGCTCCATACTTAGAGTTGGAATCGGAAATGTTGCTAGAGTTAAACAAAAGGTCATCAGCAGTAACACCAGAAGACACCCCCTTAACTTCGCGAGTTAGAGTAGCCCGAATGCGATTTGCGTCAGTGCCTGTATACCCGGTGGCAAGACTCAGAGTTGGGGGATTCAAGTTAGCCGAAATAATAGGCTCTCTAAGAAGACCCATCATCATCGCGTCAAGTTCAATCGCTTCTTTTAGTTCAGTGAGAATTTGGGAAGCTGTCATACCAACCGAGAAGTCTTGCTCGCCAGCAGCAGAACCTAAAGCTACGGAAGCATAGGCAACAGGAACGTTAAACGTACCCCCCTTAAGAAACGCAATCTTATTAGAGGTCGAAATGCCTGGTAGGTCAACTTGAATGCCAGACGAGGGAGCAAAGATAACTCCATCTTCACGCTCAAACAGAATGCGATTGTCAAAATTGTTAGCTTGAACAGCTTCAGTTGAAACAAGAAATGCGTCAACAAGAGCGTTGCGGTCGTCTACCTCAAAAGCAGTCTGAATGAATTTATACTCTAGAGGATCAGAAACTGTGCCGACAGTAGTTGCGGCAACAGGGCCAGAAAGAGTACCAGAAATAGTAGCCGATGAAACAGAGGCAGGAGTTTGAGTGCCAACTGTAAATTTTGACCCGTTGGAAAAGTTAATTTCAAAGCCGGGGTCAAGTCGGTAAGGAACAGATGCTACAGAAAGAGAAACAGCTCCGTTTATCGCGTTTGAAGAAACAGTAACGCTAGCCGAAGGATTTTTTACGTACTCTGGGAGACCGCCAGATCTTGCCCTAAATGTGGAAGAGAAGATGTAGAGATTCTTAGAAGTTTCGTAGAGAGAAACCGAAGCGTTAGTCAGAACGGTCGCGATCTGCCCTTTAACTAAAAACCGAACTCGGTTTGGGTTAGAAGGGTCATCAGCAGCAACTGACATTACCATCAAGGGAGTGCTAGAAGTGCTGTTAAAAACAACCGCTGAACCAGAGTACAAAAGCCGACCGGGCTTTAAGTTAGCAACAAAAGATTGGTTGCTTTCTAAAGTGCGATCAGCGTACATCCATTGAATCTGGTTCTCAACAGAACCAGAAACTGGAATATAAGTTGCAGGGGCGCTAACCGTCGCGGTTGATGAGATGATTTGCTCAACAGATGGAATAGCGCCTTGGGGAATGATAACTCCAACAGAGGTTGAGCTTAAAACGCCTTTTAGAGAAACCGGGTTATTTGAGGGGTCAGCGTTTTCAGTTAGCTTAAAACTTGCGTTAGAAAAGTAGAGATAGCTGTCTTTTGCTAGACTAGTGCGAAGACTTGCAATCTCAAGAGTTTTAATCTGGCGAGCAGAATAAGTCGCGGCAGGTAGAGTGCCTGGATTTTTAGTGACGGTTGCAGTCGTTGCAGAAGCAATGGTAATTTGCATACCATTAGTTAAAACGTAAACTTGTCCAACTACCGGAACACCGTCAACGTTAGTTAGAGTAGAAAGAGTTAAAACATCATTTAGAGCTAACGTTACGCTAGAAGCGAGAGTAAAGCCAATTGTGTTTGACCGGCCAGTCAAAGCCGTCGAAACAACAAAACCAGGATCACCTTTCAAATACTCTTCAGCGACGTACTCAAAAAGACCCAGCCCATTGTAATCAACACTACTAGGAAGAGCGCTAGTATCTCGAACGTTAAGTAAGCCAGCTGCCCGAACAGTCTCAAAGCTCTGGCCAACGTATCGAACATTCAGCTTTAGACCAGTAGTTTGAACTTGATTGCCAGCATTAAACTGCTGGATGTTGCCAATAAAACCAACTTGAGCTTGGTTAGTAGGAAGAACGTTGGCAAACTTTAGATCAAGAGTAGCTGCGGTAGCCCGAGGGGTAGCGCGAGAAATGACAATGTCAGTTGCACCTTGAAGTAGAACCTGACGAACAGCAACCGCACCAGGAGAGTTGTCATCTCCATAGAGATAGGCTGCATCTTGCCGGTTAGTAACTCGGACTGCACCACGAGGGCCTCGACGAAAAATACCGGCAATGCCCACCCGGTTGCGGTAGTTTGTATTGAATGGGATAGGCCCGACGAGAGTTTCCTGAAAACTAACGTTAGGAAAAGATAGTTGTTGGTTCATATTACTTTTCTAGCTTTGTTTGTTTTATCAAAATGAAGACGGTCAAGGGTGGTCAATCGCTAGCGAGAATTACGCCAATAGCTCTTCCTCTATTAATTTCTGTTCCTTCAGAAGGTCTAATTAAACTGACACTAAAAAATCTGTCGGCTGGAAGGGAAAGCTCTCCAGCTGTCTTAAACGTAATTACTTGTGTCTCTTCCCCAACATCAAACTCGAGAGAATCCAAAGGATATTCTAAATCCTCAAAATGAATAGCTAAAGCGGGAAGGGGGCCAGTGCCCGTAACCTGCCAGTTAACTTCGCTAATAATATCCAGGTTTCCGATTCTTGTAACAGTAAACGTAAATTGAGTCTGCTCTGTCAAGGCAACTTCACTAGTTGTCTGAGAAGTAATGCTCAATGTTGGAGGGGTATATCCTGGATACTGTATTACAGTATATAGATCTACAGCATCTCGGACTGGGCTATTTGTCCAAGGCTCTTCTCCCTCTTCAGGTTCAGGAGGAACAAAGTAGTTAACTAAGTTTTCAAAGTCAACCTCAGTTGACTCATCTTCAATTAGAAGAGTTTTGACTGTCTCGACTATAAATAGACCTTGGTTTGAACGAGCGAGGTTTGTCTCATAAATATCAAATTCAATTACTGTTTCAGCCCTGTGAAACACTAAGTTCTCTGGATTGGTTTGACTAATTGTTGATGTAGTTGGATAGTTTGTATAAAGAATAGATGGGTTGCGAATACCGTAAGGCTGAAAATGACCTATATCTCGGACTATGTACCGAATCATAGTCATTAAGTCTCGAAGCATTTCTTCAGAAGGGACAACATAAATGATTGCTTCCCCTGTTACTTCAGCTGGTTCGTCTTGATTAGCAGGCTCGACTAATTCAAAACGCTGGCCAAAAGGCCCGTATTCTTCACTCTCTTGAAGAGAATAGGAGACAGCAATAGGAACATCAAAACTTGCCTCAATAATAGAGGCTTGAATCGTAAGCCTAAATCTCGTGCGATCAGAATATTCGCCAGGGTCAGGCCGACCCATTGTGTAATGCTCATTTTCTAGAGAGGCTGTCGATGTGTATCCACCTGTTGGAAACACGGATAGCGTTAAGCCAGGCTCTGGTAATTCAAGACCCGAGTAAGTTCTAAATTTCTGGACAGCAACTCTAACTGGTGGCTGACCAACCGGGGTACCCACTTCAAAAATGGGCAGCTCTTGCATGAGAGGATGCTTCTGAAGTGCAAGCGCTACTGCTAGTACAACTTGCCGGTCAGTGGCTGAATAAATCCTATCTGCCATTAGTAAAAGTAGAAAGGATCATGCATAGCTTCAAACTGGCGGGTAGCATCATTAACATTGTCTAGAAGTTTGGAACGACTAAAGCCAACCATCTTAGGTGTTCCAGCTAAATCAAGCCCAGTAGTTGTAGTCACAGTTTCAGCAGCTCTTGCATAAGTCGCCCGTACTCTTAAAGAGCGAGGCTTATTTGAGAATTTGCTATAAGGGCCATTATAATCACCCAATGAAATTTCTATATCAGCCGGAACCTGAAGAATATCAAGAACAAGAATAACCTGAGGATTCATTACCGACCAAGCAAATAGCTCTAGAACAGCTACAGGGTCAGCGGCTGTTGAAGGGTCGTTGCGAATAATCGCGGAAACCATAAAGTTTTCGTCTCTACTAGCCGTGATTGTATTGAGAAGACTTAAAGCAAACTGTTGATAGCGCTCAGCGTCTAGAGTTTCTTGTTGAGCACCCGTTACTCGGTTGAATGGCACAGTAATTAGAGTTTCATCAGTAACTGGGAACCTTAGTTGGTACTGATCAGTTGTGGAAGCATTAACAAGAGAGTTCTTTCTGATATACAGAATTGTTGGCAGGAACTCATCCTGTGTTGTGTCCTGAGCCTCACCAATTTTACTAGCTACAAAATATGTTGCGCGGGTTAAAAGTAGAACACTATTAAGTGGGTACTTTGACATGTTTTCAACATCTAGTCCCCACATAAAGGGAAGGTCAGTTGAATCATAATCTGCGCCAGCTTGAAACTTAAACTGGATTGTAATTAGGGTGGCTGTTCTATCAACCACCACCGTTCTAGGACTCAGTTCAATGTAGTGAGTGTTTTGTACGCCAGAAAGAACAGGGGAAGCTAAAAGGTTCCCACCATCTACAGTAAGAGAAGCTTCATTAATTTTGTCGGCTATGTCACTAACAATCTCTGCTGTAGAGAGGTTTCCTGGAGTGTAGACAATTGGAGTGAGGTCTGACAGCGTTCCAGGGAATGTTATGTAAACAGAAAGAGGAATCTCAAGTTGGTGAGTTAGACGTTGGAAATAAATGCGGCCAGTATTGACTTCATCTTCAGTAGCAGCACTAGTTGAGCCAGATGGCGCATTAGCCGGAATCTCAAGTAAAAACTTTAGCTCGCTAGTTGCTCTATCTTTAAGAGCTTCAGCATGAGCAAGTTGCTCTTTTAATGTCGCAAACTGAGAGATTAATTCAGCGGCTGCGAAGCAAGCAGATATGCGCCGGATACCATCTGCAAATTTGTTCTGGTACTCAGAAACAAGCTCTCCAGTAGCCGGGGAATAGATAAACTTTTTAACGTCATTAATACCGGCATAACGCCAGTTGCCTTCAGAGTCTTTAGCAGAACCAAGAATTAAGCCAATCTCAGGGTCAGCATGGTCTGTAATGGCATAATAAATTTGTTTTACAGGAGTGCTCTTTAACAACACTGAAAAACGCCTCACCATTTGAGCTAAAGAATTCAACTCTGGTGAAGCGTTTATAAGTTGCGCGTCTGTTGCGCTCTCGATGGCAGTCTCGAGAGCAGCAAAAGTCGGGTTGTTATACGAAAAGCGATCGCCAAACGTAAACGTCATCAGATTGCGCCATTCGCCTCAAGAATGCGATCGCACTCAGCAACAACAGACGCATAATTAGGAAAGCGAGTTTTCACTGCTTTGATTCTAGCTAGATCAACCGGATTTGCTTCCTCAAGATCAAGGACATAAGCCTTAACCTTTGAGTGATGCGCATCTGATTCTAAAGGAAGAACTACTTCGTCTTCGCTAGTTTCAGCTAGCTTAGCCGAGTCAACCTGAAGACCAACAACCAGTTTAGTGTCTTCAGTTGGTTCGGCCTTAACTTTTACAGGCTTTTGGTCAGTAACCAAGTGAACATGAAAAGCGCCAGGGTAGTAAGAGATCAGCTTTTGGGCCACTTCATCTTCTACAGTCAGCACATCACCAGAGTAGACAGCTGAAAGCTCACCGGGTTTCCATTGCCCCTCAGTGAGGGGGACATTTACGTTGCTAATAACAATCAGGGTGTGAGCCATTAGATAACGATTTCAACCTCTTTAGCGTCTACAGTTGCGGTGACAACATCACCAGTTGCAGCAGTAGTAGAAGTAACAACTGCAATTAGTAAAGAGCTGTCGTAACGAACGTAATGAGCAGCAGGGGCAGATAAGAAAGGCGAAGAAACGTCTTTGCTATGCACCATTTTCTCAGGAGCAACACCCACGGTAGCCCCAACAATCTCGTTGTGGGGAAGATTCCCGTAATCAAGAGTCGGGGGATCAAAGATGATATCGTGTTTAGCCCAGGCGCTGCCAGAATACTTGTAGAAATTAACGAGTTTGAAGTACTCGCCCATGTCTACAGCATGAAGACGCACGGGGCCAGTGCCTCCAGTAGGAGGAGCTGCGGCGTTAGAAGCAGGGGCAGAAGTTACAACTGGGTTGGCGCGAGTGGGAAGAACATAAATGGGAGTCACAACAGTTGCAGAACTGGGAACCGCTGCAACGGTAACAGAACTCGCGCCGATAGAATACTTCTTACCATCGAGCCGAACAACGCCAGCAGCATAAGGGATGGTTAGAACATCAGTGGTAGCGTTATAGGCTACAGTCCCAATGGTAAGGCCAGAAACGACCCCACCGTAAGGATAAACTCGCATCCCGCCGCGCATTGCCTGCGGGAAGCGATCAAAGTCAAATTGTTGGCCGACAGATGGCATGGATTACTCCTAAAAAGCAGATTGGCGAGATGGTGAACAAAAAGATCTAGAAAGTACCGAAGCTTTCCATCGAACCCAGAATGAGGGTATCGTTGATCTCAGTAGCTTCACACACAGTGAGGATAGCAATCCACTCTGGGTATTTAGCAAAGGGAAGGAAAGAGTCACCCATCTGCATAGTCCGTCCGGGAGGAGAAGGAGGCTGCTGGTCAGGGCCAGTTCGCATCCACAGACCAGGAGAAGCATCAGGAGATTCACCCACACAGTGGTGAGTAAGACCGAGAGTTTCCTGGGCATCTTGGTAATGGCGGGGTGCCATCAGAGCAACCTTATTCGGGGGCCAGTAGTTGGTGACAGTGTTGGTCTGAGGATGGCGGAAGAGACCGTCAAGAATACGGATTTTTACACCAGCAATAGCTTCAATGTCCCCACCTGGGCCGTAGCTAATAAACTGAGGACTGGTGACAGCACCCACTCCAGTCGCAGTAATGCTGCGACCACCAGGCTGACCATCTGCGCGAGCATAATCACCAAAGAGACCCAGTTGACCTGAGTAAGCTTTCACAAACTCGTTTTCTTGAATCACAGTATAGAGTTCGCTAGAGATAACCATCTCAGTGAACTTATTCTTGTTGGTCTTCCAAAGGAAGTGCTTAATAAGGCGCAGAGTGCGAACAAGATCAGCTTGCGGGTGAGTCCAAGGGACGCCAGCGCGACCATTGGCATCAGTAAAGAGAAGAGCCTCAGTCCGACCTTTATCGTTAGTCAACGCGGTAGCTGCGGTATAAGCAGTACCAGTAATAGTTGCGTTAGCTGCTACAGTAGCGTTAAAGCCTTTGTAGTGGAAAAGGTTGTGAACAGGAATGTGGGTCGAAACGTTGATCGACTGGTTGGTGCGGGGGTCAGTATAATTAATCCCACCCAGCAGAACTTGAGCCCGGAAAAAGTCCATCGTCCGCTTGTGACGATTGATCATTTTCCGCACACGATCAGCGATGATTTGTTGAGGGTTGTACTGATCGTTGTAGGTACCAGCTTTGCGCAGCTGGTTGATCAGGCCTTGGTCAAGAAAGTCATCTTCACGAACAACAGCGGGAGAAACTTCGCGCCGACGAATGCGCTCATTCTCAGCGAAGTTACCAGCAGGAACGCCAAAGCGAACAATGGGCATAATGCCTAAACCTTCAACAACCTGTTCGATTGTGATGGTACGCTCAGGAATATTCTGAGAAGGGAAAACATCGTCTAAAGAGCCGATTTCAATCTGCTCGTAAGAACGGGCCAGCATAGTCAGGTTCAAGGAACCTAGCGCTGTAACGTCACCGATGTATTCGTAATTTGTTGAGGAGGGGGTTAACTCGGGATGCGTAGACATTTATCAGTCAGGTTCCTTAATAGAGTTGAGCGGAACGCTGACGCTGTTCGCTCAATTGGTTATGCTTTTGGATAATGTGAGCGTAAGGATTTTCATCCGAAACATTAGAGCCTTCAGCGTTCTGGTCAGAAGTATCATCTGATTGAGAACCTTGCTGCTTAGTCAAAAGCTGGGCATTTTGAGCGCTCATTTCAGATAAAGCGGTAAACACAGCCTCTTCTTGTTCAGAAGGAAGACCAGCTGTAATAACAGCCTTAAAAGAATCTTTAACAGGCTGGCTTAAATTAAGCTTTTCAATTTTGTCGAGCTTAGAAGCAAGTTCTTGGCGAGCAAGTTTTTGATTTGCTTCATCGGCTGAAGCTTTTGCTTTCTCAGTCTCAAGCCGCTGGGTCTCAACCTGCTGGGCAAGAGTAATTAGCTGAGAAGCCAGTTGAGAAGGATCAGCAAAACTTTCGGAAGCAGGGGCCGCAGGTTGATTTACAACAGCGGGTGCTTCGATAGTTTCAGGCTGAGCCGAGGTGGCTTGAGTTGTAATCATAGAACCTGGTGATTTATCAGTCTGGGTTAAGCTAAACACAAATGTATTTGCCAAGTCTGCGCAACTTGAGTAAACTTCTGTCAGAGCAACGTTTCGAGGCATCCGGGTTAAGAAAGGGCGGTTGGTTAACGCGCAGCCAACCAACAGAGTCCCAAGGGATTCTCCGTTTTCTTTAGAAACAGCATTCCGAATAATTTCAGCCGAGGAATACCTAAAGTAGTCTTCAGCAACTTGGTAATAAGCATCAGGCTTAGCATCAAATTCTCCAAAGAGAGTATCGCCAAGTTGATACAAACGATCCAAGAAAGCAACAGCAGGAGCACCTTCCATAGTGTCCCGATTAATCGGGTGGCCATAGAATAAAGGAGGCTCATACCCAGTTACATTCGCGTTGAAGTTGCGCATCATATCCGCAAAGTCTTCAGTAGTAAATGAGATCGGCCCATACTCTGGGTGTTCCCAAGTGCCAAGAACAGCGATAGGAACTCGGAGTCTAAAACCCTGGCTTAAAAGAGGGCCGTATTGAAGACCAAACTCATCAGAGAGTTGGATAGTTACGGTTGCATCCCTGTTCTCGGACAGAGTTTCTGAAGTGGGTTCGTCTTCCGATAGTTCTTCAAGTACCTCTGAGCTTTTAACATTAGGCGCATCTGCCTGATTGGAGTTGTCTTCGGTAGGCTCAGAGAAGAGTTCATCAAGGTCATCGTCTAGAAGGGCAGCAATTTGGGTGGGAGTTAAAGACATTTTGTATAATACAAATTAAACAGCAGATTTTTTCTTGCGGTACTGAGTCATTTTTTCTTTGGCGGCATAAGCAAAGGCCTCGCTAAGCTCTGAGTCAGTAGAAAATGCGCCTTCAAGTGAGCCTGTCTTTTCTTTAAAAGCTTTCTTGTATAAAACGACGGCATAGACTTCTTGATCCTCGGGTGAAAGGTCAGGTCTAGAGTTAGCTTTTTCAGTTGCCTCAGCAAAAAGCTTTGCGTCAGAGGCCATTACGACTGGCTCTTGAGCCTTAGATTCTACCTGTTGAACTTTTGCCTCAACGGGCTTAGCTTGCTGAGGCTGACTAAAAACTTGGTGTGAAGCGCAAATATAGTTCGAGAGAACTAAAACCCCATAACTTTGGCAAGTAAGTTGGTTTAAGCTAGAGTCTAGAGTGGAAGCTTTACAAGTAGCGCAGGAGGGCGCTTGAGAAAATTCAGGAATAACGGCAGATGCATCAGCGTGGATCTTTCGGGACATCGCTGCTGGATCTGAGAGTCTTGACAATGCTTGAGCCAAAATCTGAGACATAGATTCGCTATGATTAGATTCTGGCTGTGTAAATACAGAAGGATGGGGCTCGGTTAAAGTAGTGTAATCAGTACTGCGTGCAACAATCTCATGAGGTTGTGCAGCAAGAGTTACAGGGCCAGGCGGCTCAGCAACCACAGGCTGAGCAGGCTGTGTCGCGGCAGACGGCTCTACAGGTTCAGAACTTGATTCAGATAAAACTTGCTCAGATGGCAGTGGGTCAACACCATTTTCTCTGCGATGTTGATTTACTGATTGAGCGAACAAGTTGTTAATAAGTTGAGTTTCCTGCACGTAAAGCGCCCATAACTATGAGCTCAGAGTAAACGCTCAGCATAAATTTACGGTGTTCAATCTAAAGGTATTAATATAAAATGATGCCATCGTTTTCAAACCTACTGGCAAATAGGTGTCTCGTTTGGAACTTAAGTGGCCGGTTGGGTGGTCTTCCTAAAGAGAGAATTCCAATTCCAAGCTTGAGAGCTAGATTAGAAGTATCCGACAAGATTTTGAATCAAAAAGGAAACTCCTATGCTAGCCCTAACATATGTCAAGCCATCCTCCAAATTGAGGCAGACTTTGAGAGCCTTATCACAAGTTCTCAAATCGAGAACGGCAAGCTAACCTGTTGGCTAGAAGATGAGTTCAGAAATTCTACTCAGCAGAGCTTCGACGTTTCTGACTGGATAGATGGAAGCCGGTTTGGTAAATCAGGAGAGGCTATTAGCTATCAAAAGTTAATAGCCGCGCAGATGATTCGACATGGGTACTCAATCCATGAAGAAATTGGGATTGGGTTTACTGTGCTCGACTTTGCGGGCCAGTCAGCGTCTACCAATTTGAGCCGCTGCAACTGCTCTAGCAAGCAATCGCCCTGTGAGCATATGCTGCTTGCTAAAGAGTACGCCGCGCCTGGAAATCGAAAACTGTTAAAGGAGATTATTGGTTTTGAATACGTCCCAGCTAATAGTGGTCGCTCCATTAACTAAAGAGACTCTCTCCCTTCGGCAGCTGCGAAGAAGGGAAGCTCCTATAGTCGATCGCATCTATATCTCTGTAGGTGCGATCGCAACACACAAACATTTGGAGGCGGCAAAATGATTGAAGTAGGACAAGAATTATTCGTAACAGGTGGGAGGTACAATAGTGTTGGCTGAAAACGAGTCGAAAAGATCGGGAAAGTATATTTTACTTTTGAGGGCGATCGCGGGCGTTTTTATATAAGCAACCTTCGAGAGGATATCAAAACCAACTATCCCAGGCAATGTTATCTGACTGATAAGGAACACTTTGAAAGACTTGAGCTTGAGAGACTAACATCGGCTATCAAGGATCGAGTCAGGTATCCTATTAATTTAGGGCAGGCGCAGGCGATCGTAGCTATTCTTGGTCTTACGTCATTGTCTAGTCATGATCAATAAGCGTATCCACAGCTATGCACCGCCTTCTATCATCGGATGGATTGGCGACTACCATCGATCGCGCAATCGTCCCAAAGCCCATCTAGGGGGCAGGCGATGTTCACATACTTCATCTCGTATCTTTGGGCTAACAGTTGGTGTAACTGAAAGCATTCATGACACTTGATAGCATCACCTATGAAGAAAATCAAGAAATATTTATTGAAGGATTGATGGAATGTGTCTATGTGCTAGCTGAAGTGCGAGGACTGTTGTAGGAATTTTCTATTATGAACACTCAAGAATTGCAGGAAGCTTACTATGAGCTTCCCTATCACACTCGGCATAAATACGTTCGTATACTCCGATTAATTGATAAGGGCGTCGATACACTAAACGAAATATGCGCTGAGTTAAACGAGAAACCTCAATCCTTAGACCAGAAGTTAAAACGCCTCAAGGAACTAGGAATAATTGAAAGAGACCGAAAAACACCAAGAGGTATGCTGGAATATCAATATCGATGGGCCGATGGTATAGAGAAAGATGATCTGTTTCAACTTATGAAAGAAACTATAACTTCAGATGGTAAACTACTAGAAAAACTATCTGACTTCAATCCTGCCTGGTCTAATAAGGCGGCTATAAAATGGTTTGATTGCTTCATTGAGCTTGCGGATAAAATATAGAAAACCATGAGTTATCAACCTCGCCTTTCAGACAAAAAACTTTCCGACGCTTTAGAGAAAGCTAGCGAGCTTATCCCTGAATTCAAAGACATACAAGAGAGAGACTCTCGCTCCCTTCCTCTTCTACTCGCTACTGTGTTTGATTCTCTAGCCTACGGAGAATTAGACTTAGACTTTAATGTACTGAGGTGGGCAATTGAAGCTTATGCTGGCATTAGGCTAATTCGGTGTGTAGATCCTCTTTTGAAGATCCACGCCCAATTAGTGAAGAAGGGTTATAGCTATGAAAAACCTATTCAGTATGCTGCGGGCGATCGATATGTAGGTTATGTTAAAGACCCGTTAGAAGACTGGTCTGTTCTATCTTTTAGCAGCCAACACCCTGGATTTATCGTTCTTGTTCGTCAGGGCAGAAAAGAAATTAGAGATGAATGTGCAAAGTGGGAGAAAGCTGGAGAAGACATTCGACTTCACAAAGCTGATCTTCTTACCCGCGAGATTCATATTCGCCTGGCTGACAAAGAAGACGGTTCTCTATACAAAGTTTTGTCTCATGGTAAGAACTGCTTTCTAGTTGATGGGCCTAATTCAAGCCCTTTCTTTCGGTATGGAAGTTTTAACGACATTGGATTTATAGCTAGTGCAAAAGAGGACAGCTTCAACTTGTTTCAGGCTGAGGGCGCGATGGTGCATTGGAAGAATATGAATTGCGCTATGTATGATATGGCTTTCCTGATTGAAATCTTTGAGGAAGTTCTTGCTAAAGAAGAAGAAGAGGTGGACTCTTGAAAACCGAATACTACTCTATCCGTAGTCAAACAGGCGAACTACTCTACATCCACTCTAGCAGCAATGGCAATGCTGATTGTTGTGGCGATCGCACCTACAATCTAGACTATGTGGGTGACACGGTATATAAAGCTGAGGACTACACTACCGCCCTCTATGCCAGCCACCATTCAACTGAGTGGTATAACAGCACAGAAGACAGACCTAAGTGGTATACACCCAAGATTGGTCAAGATGTTCTAACTGTAGTCAAGGTTGTAGAGACCATCGAGATTGAAGACCTGGAACCTCAATATGATCTAGCTCCTTCTTATTCTGATGACTTAGCTTTTGTACTGAACTATAGTGCTGTTTTTGATATCGAGCACACTAAGGATCGTAATAAGACCGTATTCTTCATGAAAGGCAGAAAAGCCAAGTCAATAGATTTTCACCCTGGGAGATGTGTTTTTCGGAACCTTCATCTTGAGGGCATCACCAGTCACCCTGAATTTCCCTTAAATAAAAGAGCTGACAAGTTCTTCCAGGAAAATCCCAATGCTTTTATTTTTGTAACTGAACCTATAGGAAAGCTAACATGATCAATGACGCAATTCAACCATTTTTAGATGCTGGGTTTAAGAAATTTCCTAAAAATGACTTTCAAGAATACGCTGAATTTGGATTACAAAAACGAATTGAAGATGAAAAAGGAACCAAATATTTTGTAACTTTATACGTGTACGATTTCTCAAAAATTCCGAATTACCCAAATCCTAAAAAATTGACTTCCATTTAGATTTTCGAATTGAGTCTGAATTGCTTGACAAAGGCGTTGAAATTGACGTGGCTATCATATCTCCTAAAGACGCGCTACAGACAGCAGAGACACTTTGGATGGCCTTGAAAGGTAAATACTATGAGTAAGTTTACTATTCTAGTAAAGCATCCACCAGGAATTCAAACGCAATTTAGTAATTGTGACATTGAATACACCATCTCATTCTCTACTATTCATAAGTTTGAGACAGATGAAGCTCAAATCCTTAAAGCTTTTCAAGATGCTGTAGAAAGCTGGGTGACTTCTACAATTGAAGGTAAAGAGCGTTATCTAGTGGCAGGGCGGTATATTGATATCGAGCAACTTCTTCGCTCGTTAGATAAACCGTCACTTCATAAGTGCTTAGCAAAACATGGGATATTAGATTTCAAAATAGCTGAACCACCTATGACGTTTGATTGTTGGAACTCTCAGACTAACCTAACGCCCCATGATTTAGACGTTGAGGATATAGGAGAATGGTCAGACGACTGGCCTTAGTAAAAGCAAGGAGGCCTAAGCCAATTTCCCAGTAGGCTTCTGAGCAGTTTTAGGCCGTGCGGTCTGCAAAGGTTTCGATACCCCAGTAGGCCGACCGGCTCCCTTCACTTCTTTGTAAAGCACTTTCTTAATAAACTCGGTGTCGCCTTTATCGTGCGGGCGATCCAAAGCGCGAACCATCTGCCGAACCATTTGGTGATCAGACGCGTTGTTCGGGTTGAAATAACCTTTGTCGGTCATGCCGCTTACAACCTGCATCATAGCCACTCTATCTTCAGCTCGATCGCTATATATACGAGAGAATGAAGCGGGATGCCTGGCTGACTCGCGGTTAAAGTTGTATTGAATTAAACGCCCAAACGCCTGGCGGGCAATCGGCATCATGAACAGATTTCTGTAATGCTCAAGGTTGCCGTAGTAAAGTTCCATCCTGCGCTCAACCCCAGCTTCGTTATTGTTGAGTTCATTAGTAATTAGGAACGGGGGAATACCAAGAGGAAGCATTTCTTGTTCACTCACGTATCGAATCGAGTCAATAAAGATAGAACCGATGTTGTTGCCTGGGGTTAAAGAACCAACATCAGGCTTGTTTGTCCCATCTTGCTGTGGCAAAAACAGCATGTTGCCGCTTGAGTCCAGGTTCTGAATAGTCTCTTGAAATACTTCCTGAGTTGTAAGAGTTCTTTCTTCTCCAGTAGAAGGATCAATCGCTGTTCGACTAGTAGGGTAAACCGGCATTTTTACATACAGAAGCGGGTTGCCGTACCGGTCAAGTGCCGAGGCCATCATATCAACCAGGGCGTCTTTCAGCCGATGCCATTTATAGCAAGGCGCAACCGCTGAGTAACCATAGTAGTTACCAAACGCCGCGTTGTTCGCAATATATATGGTCTTCCAAAAAGACAAGCTTTGCTCAGGCTTAAATCGATTAGGAGTTTGATAGATACCAGATTTCCAGTAGCCACCAGCTGTCTCCTTACCTTCAGTCAACATCCCATTTTTATCAGGACGGATGACAATTGTGTTGGGCTGGTAGGTAACTAACCCATCTAGAGAAAGCGTACCAAACTTTAGGTCATACAAATTCTCGCTAACAGAGAAGCCAGCCCAAAGCGTAGTAAATATAATCTGGTATAAAACTTCATGCCACTCTTGGTTAGTGCCATCTTGGAGAGTTTGAATATTAAAATTCAGAAACTCTTGGATTTCAGGGTCTGGATGGTGAACCGGGCCCACAGTTGAAAGAATAGATTTCACCATCATATTCAAAGCTGTAAACAGAATGGTGTCTTGATAGACCATCTGCTCATACGTTTTCAGCTTTTGCATAGACGGGCGCAGGGTAGCGATCGGCATCGAACCCTGCTGACTAAAATGTCCTCGAGCCTGTCGTTTAGACTCGAACCGCTTATCTGTTACATAAAGAGATTGGGGCACTTAGAGAACGCCAGCTTTAAATAGCTCTTCTTGAAGTTTGTAGCCTTCGAGCAGCCACATTTGGTCTTCTACTTTTTTCCTGGCAACTCTACGGCCAATCTCAAGATTGAAATTGGATGGGTCAACACAAGAGCCGCTGCCCTCTAAAGTAAAACCATTCTTCAGCTTGTAGGACACAACCAAGCATTTGCCCCAGAAGACATGCTCTTCAGTTTCCGCTTCATCCAATAGCTTTGCAATTTGGTCTAGAGTGACCCGGTTCTGACTCATGTCTCTAATCCTAGAGTGTGCGCAATTCTGATTAAACTACCCAAGCACCCCGTTAAGGTGCTCAGGTTTAGAAAAAGCGTGAGGTTGAAGAAGTGGGCGCTTGAGGGAATTGAAGCTTAGAATTCTGCTCCATACGCTGCATTTCCATCTTGCGCTCGGCCTGGCGATTATGCGATTCTCGCTCGCGAACGATGTTTTCCACCTCATGCGCAATCGCCTTTTTGAGCATGTCGTCTAAACCGTGCCTTTCAAACCAAGGGTCTTTACCTAACCAATCTTGTACAGGAATTGGTACAAGTTGGTTTATGGCTAGCCAAGATGAAAAGTCATACTTTTTAGCAACTCGCTTGATATCATCTTGAGACTGGTTGTATTCGTCAAAAATCTGCTGCTCGGTAAGTCTGTACCTAACACGGTCGAAAAACTCAAACAGCTCAAGAGGGTCAAGCCTTCCAACTAATTCATAGAACACATCAACAAGTTCTGTTCTATGAATGGGGAAGTTCTCTAGGAAACGATGGCCTTGCGGGATGCAAGGCTCATAGTATCCTCGGTCAACTCGCTGGCGACGGCGGATGATTTGGGCTTGAGTTCGCCACCGAGCTTTTTTGCATCATCCATGTCTGACTCATCAATAGTAAACATATTGATAAAGACGGTCGCTGCAAACTGAACGTCAGCAATGTCCCATTCATCAAGAACTGAGATGACATCTTTAGGATGCTCTACTGGTACATCGTTTACAGCCGAGAGGCAGTAAGCCAAAAGAAACTCTTCAAGGCTGCAGCCCATTTCAGCCATGCCGGTGTACTTTTGGTCAGCAGCAAACTGAACGCCAGTAGAAGGAGTACGAAACTCAATCGAGAGATTTGGACTAGGAAAGCGCCCTTTAGGAATACGGTAAGTAGGCTGGTACTGCTTGGTAAGATTCTCAGCAATTGCTTTAGCAGCTTTAGCCTGATCTTTTGACATAAAGAAAGCTTCAGTAATCGCCACAGTTAGAAACTGGCGGTCACGAATCGGGAAAGGCTCAAGCCGATCAACCATGTCGCGAGGCTGAGCGTCCAAAGGCTGGTCGTTGATTTCCTGCATACTCTGAGCTAGCATTAGCTCTTCTACAGAGTATGGGTTGCGATCACGCTCAGGGTAAAGACGGCGGGCGCTGCGATAGGTGCCGTAAGTCGGCTCGTTAAAAGAGATAGAATACTGCTTAGAAGGAAGCTTTTCTGCTGCAATGCGGATCATAAGCTTTTTATTAGGAACAATCTCATTCTCACTTTTATTAATCAAGCAAAGTGGTCAATTATGCAAAAGCTCATTTTTACTTTAATTTTAAGGTTAGGTTTGCTAGGAGCTGTACTTAGCGCGGGATTTCTCCTAGCTTTAGGCAAACTACCTGGCAAGAATCAGCTAGCCGAGTTTGTGTTCTCAGATAAAGTTGATGTCGATGTGCGCGAGATTAAGCTGTCTGAGATCCAAGCAGTTGCTAAACTTATAACCGCTGAGCAAGATTACGAGGTTAATATTCCTCTGCGCTCAGACCGGGAAGTTTTAGGAACGGTTGTGGGTAGTACCAAGCTTATTTACATCGCAAGGGGAACCGTCTCTGCTGGAGTAGACTTAAGCAAAGTGACTATTAAGGATATTGAGAACACACCTGAAGGATTAGTCTTAAACCTACCCGCTCCAAAAATTCTCGAAACAGAACTGGATGTATTTAAGTCTGCAGTGTTCGGGGAAAGCAAAAGTGTCTTTGGGCCTGACGTACTTGATAAGCTAGTCGTTCAGGGTCAACAAGAAGGAAAGATTGCCATTATGGAGCAAGCTTGTAATAGCAACCTTCTCCTAGAAGCCGCCCAGAATGCTGAAAAGAGCCTGGCCGCAATTATCAAAGTTAACATACCTAACGGTGATTGCTGGCAGGCTGAACAGACAAAAATGTCGTAAAGTAGTAGGGTAATCCTAAAGCTTCTATAACGTCATGCTAGCCTATAAAAAAAGAGACATTATCACTTATCAGTCTTTAGTCCTAATTATGTTAGGTCTAATTATAGCTTTGGCTTCCATTGGCTCTGTTACAATGGGGACACTCTCAAGTCGTATTGATATTCTTGAAAAGAAAGTGGATGCTCAAGCTGATCAGCAAATAGAGCAGAAAGCTAAGTCAGAAGCGATTACTAGAGAACTCACCATCCTTGAGAATAACTAGCATGCAAAAGCTAATGAGAAAGCTTTTCCATCTTGGCCCTCCTGAATCGCTCATCGAAAACGTAAGCGTAAACTTTGATTCTCATCCAACTCTACCCGGCATGTTAGAGGTAGAAATTACAATCAGAGCTGTAGTCAGCCCGCATATCCTCAAGCATAAACTAACTAGTGTTGCTTTTGGCCCTAAAGGAAAACTAGAACAGTTTCTCCGTCTGGCCATGCCCTATGTCAACAGCGGAGAGAATTTAGAGGAGGTTCTTAATTTTGCCAATAAGCTTATCTCTAAAAACAAGCCGCAGAATCCTGGGACGGCTAAAAGCTAAGCGATTTGAGCACATTGACAAATTAAGTTTCTACTAGTCTGATGGGATGGATCCCCTCTTCCCAGAATTAGACCCGGCTTTAATTGATAACCAGAACTCCGAAGTTCGAGAGCAAATCAGACGGTTAGAAAAATCAACCCCTGAAGATATTGCTCGCCAAGAGTTAACCACCCCTGACCTTAACTCCATAGGGATTAGTCGGGGGTTTAGACTTCACTACGGAGAAGTATCCGATCGCCCTGGCACACGCTACAACATGCTAGGGCAAAAGATCTACGAACCACCGACTCTAGCAATGGAGTCTCAAGTTGGATTTTATGAGCCGGTCAGCGTTCGCGCCAACGTTTCTCTAGACCAATCCCTACAAGTTAGAGCTGTTAATGCAATCGACTCTATTAACTATGGACGTTCTGTATTAACTGGGCAGCAGCGAACTGTAACGAGTGGCTTAAACACTATGTTTGGGCGGCAGTTTAGAAGTTTAATGTATGACCAGCAAGTAAGAGCTGCCGGTCTTATGGGGTTAAGCCGAGAAGACACCCGCGCTCTTTTAGGAGAACCTGCAGTTAGAGAAGGGCTTTATCAAGACGCTGGCTTTAGAACACCCAGCCTTGAATCGATTATGGAGAATATGGGCACCGGGATGCCTAGCGCTGAACGCATCAGTGACATAAATAGAATGGGCTTCTACGCCGATCGCTATGCAGATCCTGAGAGCGTTCAGAAACTTTATCGAGAAGTCAACCAACTAAAAAATGCCCTTGGCGATGGAATCAAATCTGTAGAAAAGCGCTATGCATACCGAAAAGTTAACGGCATGTACGAAAAAGTCCTTGTTGGCTTAAAGGTTGGAGTAAGAAATTACAATGACCTTTTTGACGGAATGGGTCTCTACAGCGGAACCAGCGCTCCTGCTGTTGAAAGAGAAACTGCTTTTAACTTTACTGTTGACTCTAAGGGCCAAGTAATTGAACTTAATACTAATAGGGTAATTAGTGGTTCGCTTATGGCCCTTGGGCCGTCCAGCATTTCTACTATTGTGGGTTCCTCTCTTATTGGAGGAGAAGGTCGCCGCCAAAGTAGTTCGGCTACAGCGCTGGGCCTTTTAGCTACTTACGCCAGGTCATCAGAGCTTGAAGCTCGGCACGGTGTTGTAGATGGTGTGTTTAACACCATGATCGCACAAGGAGAATATGGTGCTCTTGGAAGAGTCTTTGCAGAAGCTCTTGTGTCTCGTAATGAGAAGTATGTCGCCAGCCGGGGCTTAAAATTTGGCGAAGTTGCTGGCCAAATGCTCAGCTCCGTCGGCCATAAAGATTTTAAGAAAGGTATTCATGAACTAATTGAGAGTATTTCCTATCGCGGTCTTGAGTACTATTCCAGTCTCCATACTGTATTTAAGGAAAGCTTTGATGAAAACACAGCCCGCATGGAGCTGTTTAGAAACCGGCAGTCTCTTCTTACAGCTGCCTTTGACCCTCTTCTAAATTACACGGGTGGGGAAGGCTCCAGATTTGATGGGTTAATTGACACCACAATGAAGCGGGTAGTTGACCTAATTCAATCTGATAGCAGTACCCAGCGGTTAAAAATTGCAGGTCAGGATGTAGACATTTCTCTATTTGATGACTTAAAAGTTGCGGCTTTAAACATGAGCCCAACAGGTCGAAGTGCTTACGACTTAAGAAAGAGTCAAGTCAGCCGCTCGATTCTGCAACTTATGATGTCGCCATTCCTAATGCCGCATGAGTCAGGCTACTCAGGGTCTCAGTCTTCCTCCCGCCTTGGATTGTTTGCCATGTCGGAAACTAGGGGTCAGCGGGGTATGTACGAGCTTTTTGCCATAAGCCCGTCAAAGCATACCCACGGAATGAAGAGCACAAAGCCTGGTGAGTACTACAAACCTATTGGCTCACAGAGCGCTAAAAGCTCTGTTATGAAATATATTGGCGGATTTTATAAATTTGACGACACTGCTGCTAAAGTAGCTGAGTTTTATGAGACAAAGACTTTATTTGCAGGTATGCCCTCATTAAAGCGTGCCAAGCTTGATGACATTCAGATTCACATGCAAAAAGCTGGATATAAAAGTTCTCGAGAGATTATCGAGAAGTATCGAGCAGAGATGCAGCTAAAAGAGGATAAAGATATTGAAGTTCTACTCATGCCATTTAGAAAGCCTGAGCAGATCTCCCAACGTCTTAAAAACTTGGTAGGGGGTAGACCCATGCTAGAAATAGCAACGGGTCTTCGCCGCGCAGTGATGAGCCAGAGTGGGCAGCAACTTCGAAGTTATTTCTCTGGAGGAGACTATGGCGTTTCCCTTGATGTGGGGAAAGCGTTAAGCGGCAACATTCCTGCCGCGCTAAATGACATCCAGTATCAGCAGATGGAGCAAGAGAGATCGCGCATTATTGCTGAACTGGGTCTAGATGAAAAGAAAATAACGCCGAGACAGCAATCAGAGTTATCTCGTTTGCTAACCTCTCGTATGCGGGAAATTGAAACTCAGTTTAATGAAGGCGGCGGGTACATTCAAGGTAAAGCCGCTCGCTTAACCATGGTGGGCATGGGCGTGAACATGCTCTCTGACTTTATGCTCGTCAACCAGGAGTACGTCAACAACACAGCTTTTGGCTATCTACATCATTCCAAGTTTCGAGTTTCAGCTACTCAAAACGTTCGGTATGAAGGAGTGGGGCGAGTTACAGAAGCTGACCCTTATTTTGACTGGAAGACTAATCGCCTGGCGGAGGTGTTTAAAGCTGGTACCTCTATCTATCTATCACCTACCCCTCTAAAAAATGAGAGGGCAATGGAGATTCTTAAAAAGACCGCGCAAAGCATGAGGTCTGAGTTTCTTGCTCGAGGCATTAGCAAACGAGAGAGTGACGCGCAAGTAAGGCGCACGCTTCAAAGCAACTTCAAATTTTTAGAGAGCGTAGACATCAAAGATGGAGAAGTCACCAACGCAACGATGCGGGCGGGTGCGTACTCGTTTGATGGGAATGATATGCGGTTCCAAGGTGAATTGGTTGGTTCCTCCCTCCGTCTTGGAATGCTGCCCACAAATAATCGTCAGAGGTTAGGTGAGACTGGATTAAGCGGGGCGACTTCACTTGACTTCTTCGATGTAAAAATCCCCGGTGTAATCCGCTCAGTGTCTAAAGGCTTAGTTACGGTAGCCAATGACATAAACTTTGCTCCTTCTAGTGGGGGATATGAAGCAGACATTAATTTTCTGGTAACTTCAGATATTCCAAGTGGCTCTAGATCCTCTTCTCTTACAAAAGGCCCTTGGTCTATGTATGAAAGTGAATCATTTTGGGCACGCGCTCGAGAGCAGGCTATTCAACATAGTTTTGTTTCTAAGCAAACAGCTCAAGAAGGGGTGTTTGGAATCTTAAGCCCAACCGCGTTTAAGGGTTACAACTACGAAGCTGGCTTAGATATTCTTAGGGATGCTGAATCTCGACGGGATCTGCTAGCTATTCCTGCTGACCAAACTGCTTTTCTACTTGGTATAGCCTTTATGGAAAAAGGCGAGAAAGGCCAGCGGTTAAAAGCGGCTATGCGTGAGTATGCTAAAACTCAAAGCTTAGGCTCATCTGTCGGTCTTCTATTAGAAGATGTTAACTCGGGGTCTAGCATTGAAAAAATGCGGAATTTAATGCTCTCCACGCCTGACATTATTGAGTTTGCTGGGGGACAAAGCCTAGACCAAATGGGAGACTACCTTGCTCAACGATTTGAGACAGGAGACTTCGACCCGATTAAAAAGAGCTTAAACCGCATTGTTGGAAAAGCTCTGGACAAGTCTGTTCAAATGGAGCAGTATGTTGAAGGGCAGTCTAGTCTAGTTAGAACTTTCCAAGAAGGAGATTTTAGCGTTAGAAGTGCCGGTTTAGTTGCTGATGTACTCAATACAACTCGCCAATTAATTTATGGTGGCATGACTGTAGGTGATGACCCCCTCCAAGGATATGCTCTTGTAGACAAAGAGAAGGGCGCTCGAGTCGATCGCTTTATTGAAGATAAAGACTTCCGAGCCGCAACTTTAGATATAGCACAAAAGATGGGAGTTAGAAGTCTGCTTCCTTCCCAGCTTAAGTTAGAGGGAGCCCTAAGCAGCCTTAAAGAAGGAGACGAACTCTACTCTCAAGTAGAGTCAATGCTCTATTTAATGCATGGTCATTTTAGTACTTCTCCTTTAGTAGCTCGCGCTTCAAATATGCTACCTAGCAGAATCCTAGTAGCCGCTGGTTCAGAAGATGCCGTAGCTCTAGAATTTCATTACTCTCTCAACTTAAGCAAGCGAGAGTTTGGCATGTTGCGCGGAACAGGCGTGGACATAGAGAAGTTTACAGACTTACAAGCCGCTTATGGCGTTGTGGCTACTCACGGCTCAGCCAACAGTACCTCTCGAATGATGCAAGTTATCAGCCCGTTTAGTACTGATAAGACTCAAGCAGGCGTGGCTAAAACAATGTCCCGTCTTATCGAGGGTTACAACGACTTTAGCGGCAAGTTCAAATTCTTAGGCAGCGTTGGAAATCTCAGCCTTCTTGATGAAGTTGTTCGGTCAATGGTGACTGGAAAGACCGATCGCACGCTACAGCTAATGGCTAGCTATGACTTAGCTAACAGAGCGCTTCGTCATCAAAAAGGTTTAGGGCAATTTACTGAGCAGACGGTAATGAACGTCGCCGGGGCCTTTAACCCAGGAAGCCTTGATTTAGACAGTGCTTCATTTAGTCAATTGGCCGACCTGGCTAACATTTATGGGGTAAAAGGAAATACTAAAGAAGAGCTAGCCAAAGGGTTACGAGAAACTGGGCCAATACTTGGCAGAGGTATTCCCTACTATGGGCCTTCAAGAAATCCGTTCGAGATTAAGCGGATGGCAATGGCTCGGGCTGTTATTGACTTATCTAAACGACAAAAACAAAAAGGGCACGGCTCCCTAGTCTTTGGAGTCACTTCAGATAATGAAGATGTCAGAGACATCATGAAACGGGAGCGACTAAGCGCTTATGGATTTGGCTACTCAGACTTTAGGCAAGCTCTTGATTTAGTAAGTGATACTCAAACAGGGCGTCTTCTTTCTGACGGGAATGGCGACAAAGATCACGTTCAAAGAATTGCGGGGCGGCTGCAAGATCATGACCGCTCAGTAGAACTTATGATGGAAAAAGCGGCGGGCACCTCAGACACAGAGTCTTTTGTGGATGTTCTATATAAAGTAGTCTCTGGTGCTCAGCAAGTTATTGAAAATACTGAACGAGGTTCTGATGATTATAAGCGGGCCGAACGCTTAAGAAGTGAGGTCTATCAAACCAAGTCTCTTTTGATGCCTTTTGTTCAAACAGCTCGGGATGGGTCGAAAGGAATCATTAGTCTGTATGACCCAACAGAAATGGGCGGTCAGTTACGATTCACCGGAACACCTGCCATTCGCTTGGGTCTTGATGTTCTGTCTAAAGTCCCCGCCCAGTTTGAGGATCACATTTCTGAGGTTGTAGATCGGCAGCGGCAGATATGGGAGATTCTCCCTGAATTCCAAAGCATTATGGATAGGCTCACAACCGGGCCCATCATGGATGCTAACTTAGGTGAGATTTCTGTCATTGAAGAGATGCAGCGCCTGGCTATTCAAAGCCAAGAGGATGCCGCGCTTCTCTTTGGTAGCGTTATGGCCCAACGATCGCAAGGGGAGAAAATTAAGTACCCTGGCGTTTCCTTTGTTGCAGTAGCTGATTATCTAGCTACTCCTATGGAAGCTTTTGTTGGTAGCCGGGTTATGGGAACTGGCTTAGACCAAGTTGTCCGAGATGCCCAAGCTAGCCTAAATGGAGAAGAGCGGAGAAACAATCGATGGGAAGCAGAGAGAGAAAGGCTTCTAAAGCGAGCGGTTACTCATAGCCAATCAACTGAAAAATCAGTCCAGAATAAATTTAAGCTGGCCCAGCGTCGGCGTATGGAGCTTCTACGCCAGCGAGTAAACATTAGAAAAAACCTTAACGAGAATGTTGGGCGGTTAAAAGAAGAGCAGCGCGTTATTAAAAAAACTCGTGAGAGAGTTTTTAAGCAAGAACGGGGTGCAAACTACCAAGCGTATAGACTTGATGGGCTTAGCCAAAGATATAACCATGCTCAAGCTGAGATATATGGTGCTAGAGATAACTCTCAACGAGAACTGAGAGAGCTAAATCCTGAACTCAATCGATTGCGCAAAGATACAAAATTTATGCAGCGGCAGTTTGTTCAAAACAAACTTCACCAGTTTGTTGTTGAAGGCCAGCACGTTTCTATCTTTAACAAAGAATTTATTGCTGGAATTGGCGCACGCGATGGAGTTGTGCAAAGCGAGCTACGAAGCATGATTGCTCAAGCTCCTGAGGGATTTGTCGAAGGACTTAGCTCAGGAGAAATTTCAGACCAAAACTACTATGACAAGTTTGTGTCAGTTCTAAGTAAAGTAGACCAGCAAGGTCAAAACATCTACAGAGCTGAGCTGGCCGGAATTGAAAGCGCAATGGGCCACGCTCTTAGAGATGGCTCAGGTTCTAGAAGCGATCAGCGTCAAATCAAAAAATACATGGGGCGGCGAGCTGCCTTTAACCAAACTCAGCAAATTGGGTTTGACTTCAAACCTCAAGAATTCGCTGCTCTTCAAAAGCTTCAATCACTGACTGGCTACGTTAACAGAGCGGGTGGCCCTAGCGGCGGCTCTATTGTTAACCAGCAGCACTCAATCCAAAACGTTGAGCGTCTAAAAAACAAACAAGTCTCTGAAGGCAACCAACTCTCACTAGCTCTTGATGGAAACCAGACCGCGCTAATTGTCTCAATGTATGGCCGGTTTGGCGTGCAGGGCGGTGACTTTGACGGTGACGCTTACCAGCTCGTCTTTGGATTTAGAGACATTCAAGAGTCCTTAGTTAAATCAATCAACAAACGGAATCAGATGGAAGATTCCAAATTGGCCCTTGAGCTTGAAATGGGGAGCGGGGAATATGGCAGAGATGTTCTTTTGCGTCGAGCCCAGCTTAGCAACCAAATTCGAGTTGAACAACAAGGAATTGACGGTCTAATCGGAAAACTTGATAACCAATTCCAAATGGCTGGAGAGCAGATAAGCCAAGGTGTTCGTCGTCACGTCTCTTCTTTAACAGGTGTTCCCTTGTCAATTATGTTGAACAAGGACGTGTACAGTGATGAACAAGTCTCTAATATGATCGAGCAGCAACGGGGGATTACGCCTGGCTTAACCGACTTTGGAGATTCTTATGGTGGCGAGGCCACGTCTTACGGCTTCTTATTCAACGACATTAACCAAGACCTTGGAAGTCTAAACGGAAGTCTTGGAGATTACCTAGACACTAAATTGGAAGGAAAGCCCTACGGATTAGACAAAGCTCAGCTTAGCCAATTTAAGCAGTTGACAGAAGAAGCCATGTCTAAACTTGACTTGGTAAACTCAAATGCTTCTGAACGAGCCCAAGCCTTTGGAGTAGAGTTGGGAACTCTAAATAACCTGCGCATGAGTTTGGATACCACCCAAAAGTTCATTCAGTCAGCGGCGGGTACAGTTCTTGACATGAAGTCTTTTGATTTAATGCAAGATGCAATTGGTTATGTGGGTACTTCTCTAATCGGGGAAGGCTACAACGCAATCACCAGCATGATAGGCCGGTCTACCCTAGCGCGAACTTTAGCTCATGGACTTGGCGCTGAGTCAATGGTCGGCTTAGACACCGCAGCCCTAAATCTTGGAGGACAAATTCAAGAAAGACTTGATTATCTATTTGCTGGTGGAGAGAAAGCAAATACGTCCAGCAATATTAAAGAGAAGTTCGCAGTCGATGAGATAAAACGCACCGCCTATTTTGCTCAAGAGAAAAGCCAACAAATTAGCGGTAAGCTGACCATGATTCAGCAAATGATCCGAGACTCTCTAAAACCCAAAGAGGCTGGAGGTCTTATTGGAGCCATAGTTGATAACTCTGCAGATGGGGAAGCGTTCAGAGAAAAGTTTGACCGACTAGAGAAAAAGGAAGAGCGTTTAGACGCGCTACGAAACTTTGTGTCTACTAGAGCCGTTACCTCAATGGTAGATACAAATGAGCGGGGGCTCATCAACGCTTTTGGTGCCATCTTCTTAATGGCTGATTACACCAAGGAAAGTTCTCCTGAGAAAATGCTTAGCGACAAATCTGATCGCTATAGTGTTCTGCGCCAAACTCGAGAGCTATATGAAAAACAGTCTTCCAGGCTTCAGCAAGGTAAAGGTTTAAGTTCAGATTTAGATACTATCACGCGCCTCCGTCTTCAAGACCCAGAGTTTAGAGACAAGATGGTAAATGATGATGGGTTCCTAATCCGTCAGACCGTTGTTGACTTAATCAATAGTGCTACTGCACAAGAGACAACCTCCAAATACTTAGGTTACGATGCTAATGATAGAGTTAGACAAGCCAACGTAATAAGAGAACAGTACATTGGTGCTTTAGCATCAGAGCGTGGACTTCTCGATGCTTCGTCTGACTTCTACTTTAAAAACGAGCAGCATCAAATGGCTATGATGAGTGCTCTTAATATCAAAGAACAGGACATTCTTGGCTATACTCAAGGCCAAGTTCAGAATGTATTTTCAGATAGTAATGCAGCTTTTAAAGCTTTAACGGAAAGAACATTTGTTGAGTCAACTTATCTAGGAATGGGACAGGAAGACTTAGAGTTCTCCAGAAATGTCATTCAGGCTGGTCGCTCCTTAGAGTTTATGGAGTTTGGGAACCAAATAGCATTTGCGCCTTTTGCAGCAGCTCAAAGCGAAAACCTTGTAGCTATAGAACAGTTAATGCGTCGGGGTAAATTAGATGACCCTGCTTTAATGAGAGAGGTTCAAATCAACAGCTCGGCAAGATTGTTTGATGCAATCGCCAAGGTCAGCACAAAACTTACCTCTCAGTATGGTTCTTTAGAATCAGCCATTAGTAAAGAGGAAGTGTATAAAGGCTATTCTCAAATGGCAGAGCTGGCTGGAGTATTTGATGTTAGTCGTGATGAATCTAACATGCTTTCTTTAGCCATGGCAGCTAAACCTGACGGTAAGCAGTCTATCTTCGAGCAGCTTGCTGATTTGTCAGCTGGTCGCGCTAATGTTGAAGAGAAATATAACCAAATTTCAGATATTCACCAGGAAATGAGTACTGCTACTGGAACTCGTAAACAGTTTCTAGAGCAGCATCTAGCTCTACTTGAAGGTTCACTTGACTCTTATAGACAAGGAATTTCAACAAATGACACCAGCGCAGTAAGAACCGCACTGGCTGAAATTGGAAATAAAGAACGTCAATTTAGAACTGATCAGTTTAAAAAAGACGAGCGCGGCAGGCGGCTATTAATTCATAGCGCTGGAATGATGCACGTCGCGTCAGGTTCTCAAAGTATGGGCGTGGTCAATACGCTTGGTCTGTTTGCAGCCCCTGTTGTTGGAGCTGCTCTTATGAGTGGCGCTGGATTAGATGAGCGGCTAGTCCTGGGCGGGTACGATTTAATGCAGGGTCTATCTACAGCTGAAGGATTTGCGGATAACAAAATGGCTCAGGCGACTAACAGCATGTTTATCATGAGCCGATTACGCCAGCAAATGGCCGAGCAAGAAAGTCTATTTCTAGGTTCTGTAAAAGGCGTAGCGACAGAAGCACTTTACACAGGCCTAGCAGGGCTCGCCAGCCAAGCGTCCACCAGCCTTATGCGAGCAGCCGGGGCGCGGCAGGCAGCAGGAGGTTTAGGATCCGCACTTGCTGAAGCAGTCGTGACAGCGGCTGCTTTAGCTTTTTCTCGTAAAGGAAGCCAGTATGGCGTTCAAGACGAGGATTACAGTAGTCTAATGGCGCAATCTTTGTTAGACATGGCTCAGTCTACAGAGAACATGATACAAGCTATGATTGAGAGGGCCCAAGACATTGAGGTCGAAACAGAAGACCAAATTGTCACGTTTGACTTTGATGCATCTATGGCACCCACAGAATATGAAGAGCGGGTGACTGCTGGGTGGATTGAGTTCTCTGTTGCCTCTGATGAGTTTGATTCTGTCTACTCTGAAATTGGAAATTACGCTTAAAGCCCTCGTTCGTTTAACCCCTATCTATTAATTGACACTCCTCAGCCTAAAGGCGTGAGGATTCTTGGACTCACTATTGCCTGTAGGACTTGTCCTAGCATGGTCTTACTTAGTGATACCTAGTCTTGCAACTAGCTTCTCAAGCGTGAATTGCCGTATGCCCTGCGGTACTACACCTATTCTAATATAAAGCCGTGCTAGAAGCACGGGGTTTTAAACCCATTTTTTCGATAAAAACCTTTTCTTTGTAAGGATTAGAGACAACCGGCGATCGTCAAGAATCCTTGGACGCCAAGATGGCACAAAGAACCCCCTTTGGGGGGTGGAGGACTTGTGAGCGAGGATGCCTTTGTTATTAAGAACCTGGGTATGAGTTCTCGAATAGCCATTCACCCTGAACCATTCCTCCCGTTTTTGAAAGGCGATCTACAATCTCGGTCGTAAAAGCCGTCTTGGGCTTTGTGTTGATCCGCTGGGCTTCAATGTCTGCAACTCTAAGGTCATACTTCGGGCCGTCAGGTATCTGGTCAGCAGAGAGCTGGTCAGTCGCAGTCCTCATGTTTTTTACATACTGCTGATAGTCGTTCCAACCCATTTCCTTTAGCTGGTCGAGGGTATATATTCGGCTACCCTCTCCATCGACCAAGACTATGTACTTGATATTCTCCTGAGCCAGAGGGGCTGAGAGCCAGTCGCCCACGTCTAGGGTGCCCAGTTCATTCTTGTACCCCATACTCTGGCCCCAGGGTCTACATGCTTCGGCTGACTGCTCATGCCAGAACGCAGCGACCATCTCTGTATGATTGTTGCGATCGATGGTGGCTTGCTGATCGATCGATATCGTCTCGGTTGGGTCGATGTCTGGGGAGACTTCTACCTCTCCGCATTCGTAGTAAGACTGCGCAGCGACATCCTGCTTAGGCCTTTCTGCGAGAATCTTGGGCGCTACGAATTGCGATCCCGCCACGATCGCGCCAACGCTAGATAGCGTCAGTATTGTGGAAACAATCTTGCTCATAAGTTTCGTCCGTTGTGGTTGTAAAGGTCGGTCCACAAGAATACGTTTACTCTTGTCGACACTTTTTAGTATACGCCTAATTGCCGATCGCCACCCGTCAAGAATCTTTGGATGCCAAGATGGTCAAAGATCCATTGGCATAGCAACTCATCATGTTAGTCTAACAATGGAGGAAGCAAACGCCTTTGTTCAAGCCTGGTCACAAGATAACCGGCCTCACATTCAAAATATGCCTGAGGCTGCTAAGCTTAAGGCAGGCGATCGAGAGTTCTTTATTAGTGGGATACCTCCCGAAGCTTTCGACAAAATGTTTTCTGACGAAGAATAATAATGGATCTCTCTACTGCCTGTAGAGATTAATAGAAAGACGGGCTGCATCCAGCGGCCCTCTTTTTTGCCAAAAATTGAACGGTTTAGCTAAGCTGCCGCTGGTAAGCTTAGTAAATGAGCGCCTCTACCCCCCTTATTGGAATTGCCCACCAAATTACCCGGTTTCTTAGAGACCAGGTTCACCTTATGGCGATAGGGAATACTGTCACACCCTGGGCTACAGAAGGAATCGCGCCTTCTATTCCAACTACTCTGCTAGCTCTTCCTGAAATCTGCGGCTACTTCCCAATCAAAAGAGCAAGCCCAATTGTCCCTCACCAAAATGGAGAGATTCTTTCAGATGGGAGAAAATGGATTGAAGTTCATGGAAATGAGACAGACCTAGCCGCCGCTGCTTGTCGAGCTATTCTGTTTGAAGCCGACATTCGCCACTCGGTTATTCCTATTCAAGTTCTTAAATATAGAAGCGCGGGGCTGTTCACAGGCTGCTTTGTCAATGAGGCGATCGACGCTCAAAGCTTCTTTCTGCCTAACGAAATCGTTGGCTACTTAGACAGCGCTTGGTACTTTCCTGCAATAGAAGTTCAAAGCAATCAAATTCAAACTCTCCAACTTATTAGGAGATTCTGATGCTCGCAAACTTTGCTCTCCTAACAGGTTTAAGAGCGTTAATTGACCGCTTTGGTGGTCGGCAAAACATTCCCGAAGAAGAAATTACGGCTTTTATTGGAGCTCAAGCAACAGGCTCTACAGCCAGAGCTGATATAGAAAAGTTGTTTGAAACTCTTGAAGAAGCTCCTGAGATTATAGAAACACTTGCAGAAGAAGCTGCTGTAAGGTCTATTCTTTCAGACCTTTCTCCAAACTTACAGTACGAAGATGAATCCCAAAATGGATTCTCTGCTTATGGTTACTTAGACTCAATTGTTTCTTCAGGTGGTGATAGCGCTAGGATCACTCGGCTCTTCGACCCTGACCGGCAAGACTACTTTGGAATCAAATACTACGACAAGTTTACTGGCAAAGGGCGCTACTTTAGATTTAGTTTATTGCCCGCCATTGAGAACAAAATCTCTCCTTTAATTCCTGGGCAAACAGTCCCAGGAGTTCAACCTGGCATTATGATCAATACCGCCATGCGCCACAGGAATATTTTAATTCCTGGCTCTACTCCTGTTTATCAAGCAATTGGCCTCGAGTCCGTTGAGATTCGTCTTTGTGGTTTGCTTAGCGGAGATGAAACTGTTATAAATGACACGCCAGGCCCAATAACATTTACAGATAACGAGTTAGGTAATGCAACTAGTGGGTATGACCTCGCGCAATTTTTTAGAGAAGAAGTTGTAATTCCTGGGGTTCCTGTTGATGTTGAAATCTATGCTTCAGCAGGCCAAGTCGCGCCACTTCAACGAGAGGGCGCTAACCCTAACGGCTCAATTAAAATTAATGGGAGCCTTTTAATTAAAAGCTTTCGATCACTGTCAGCTCGAGCTTCAAGAGAATACTACTGCATCGATGCTTTTCTTATCAACTATAAATTAGAAAAACGAGCCGACCCTAAAGGAACTCAAAGCGCGGCAGACCTTGAGATTTGTCAGCTTTCAGCTCAGCAATGGAGAGAAAGCATAGGTGCTACAGATACATCTCCAGAGTCAGCTAGAGAAGGAAATCAAAATTCACCAGCTCCAGCCGAAGGGCAACCCGCAACCCCTACAGTAGTCCAGTTACCAGAACCTGTATCAAACGCTTGCTTAACCCTTCTTGCATCTAATGGGTTTGACATTTCAGATTTAAACAAAGCCCCTGAGCCCCCTCCTGTTCCAAGCACTGTTCCTGCTGCAATGGTTGGAGAAGGAGAGAGGGATAATAATGCTACAACGCCAGCTACAAGTGAAGTTGGAGCAAATGCTCAAACTGCTGGACAAGCTGCTCAACAGGGATTAGAAAATTTTTCTAATGTTGTTGGTGCTCAAGAACCTCTAAGAGCCCCTCAAGTGCTTATACAAAGAAACACTCAAGTAGCCCCTTAACTTTTATGCTGCCGATCGCACTACAAAATCATATCGCGGCGGTATCCGAACAGTTCGGAGGATATTCTGCTGTTGAAAAGCTAATTCCTAAAAGCCAGCTCTACTATCTTTCGCTTTTTCCAGGCCCATTTTTTGTAACTTCTCCCTGGGTTCTATACAGCGCTCAGTTTGAAAACTACGCCCCTGAGTTAAAGTTAGCTGGGCATATTCTTGGCGAGCAATACAAAGTTTATAACCGAGAGCTATCATTCCTCTTCAAAGGAAACTCCGCTCTTTTTGGAGAATCAGAACAAGAAAAGCTTCTAATTAACTCTGCTTACAATGGTGAGTTCTTCCATATTCAAGTTAGCACTCAGTATGGCCCAAAACTTGTAGTCCTCTGGGTATCAAAAGTTGTTCCTAGAAATGTTCAAGAACGAGCCGGACGAGCACTCAGGGAAAGTGTTAAGCCAGTTAGCCAAAACTCTCATGAAATATTTCTCAGCTCTGAAGGATTTTCATCAGTAAGAATCTACTCTTACAGAGGTGTTTCAAAACTAACTGCTAAAGAAATAGAAAATTCGGGACAAGCGGAAGTTATTGAAATTACTAATGGAAGAACGATTAGACTTACTCCAAAAGTCAGTACTTGGTATGCTTTTGAAGCCAACGGAAGCTCTTTAAGAGTAGCGCCTACAGGAGTGGGTGAAGAGCGGTGGACAAATCATGGCGATGTTTACCATTTTGAGAGTCAAAATCAATACTTAGTCGGCAGGGACAAGCTTGATCTAAGTGATTTTTCGCTTAGTCGTCAAAATCAAGCCCATCTCTTTGGCCAGTTAACAAGCCCGCTGGTAAGTTCAGGAGCTATTAGTGGGAGTAGTGAATTTGCAGGAATTCCGTCAGAACCAACTCAGTTGCTTGTTACTGGATCAATTATTCGTAAAGGCTTGCTAACATCTGTAAATAGTGATAATATTAACCCACGAATTGTCGTTTTTGGTCTAGGGGTTATTCAAGGGGCAAGCCTTGAATTAAGTGGAGGGGAGTTTAATTCAACTACTATAACTTACGGGTCTATAGAAGGAAACTCTCCAAGTTCAACTGCTGCCTTTGAACAAAAGATTGAAACTTCTGGCTTGATTACTGTAGAGCCTATATTAGTCTCTCCGTTTACTCAAGAGTTTCAAGAAAGCGCGTTTGAAAGCTTCTTTATACCTAGAAGTACAGGATCGCTTGAGTTACAGATTTTTCCCCTCTACTTAAATATAAATTTCGATTTTTCCGACACACATAGTTCACTAACACTAGGGCTCCTAGGAACGCTATAAAATGCCAAACATTCAAGGCAAAGACGCTAACAACGCAACTATTTTTATCCGCTCAACTCGGGCGGGGACGGACTTAGATCCTCATTCTTCAAATGAAGATACTATTGATCGGCTTGGCCCTGTTGGCGAGACTGCACCAGCTAGTGATACAGCCAGCTCTGGGCTAAATGGGCGATTGCAACGGATAGCCCAGCGACTCACATCATTAATCAGCGGGATAGGAGCTACCAACGACGCAGCCGCTACCAGTGACACAGGGACGTTTAGCCTAATTTCGCTGGTTAAGCGACTGCTATCTAGGCTGGGCGCGACCCGGCTTTATGTCGCCACTACAATTGCAACCAGTGGAGACAATACGGTAATTTCTGCCCCTGCTGCTGGGGTGCGAATCGTTATTACTGGTTTGCGGATTCAGAATAACACATCCACGACAACCACACTTTTGTTAAAAGATGGTGCGGCCACAACTGTATCAAGACTTAGGGCTGTTAGCGATGGGAGCGGCCTGAGTGAAAACTATGGGCTTGGGGATGAGATTAGGCTGACTGCCGCAACAGCCTTTGTTATTAACCTTAGTGGGGCAAATTCCCACGGGGTTTCTGTGCGTTATTGGCTTGAAAATGCCTCAACCGGGCTACCTATTTAGGAATATGCAAAATGACGTTATTGATGGGTTCAGTAATTGGATTTACCTACGACCAACAGGCCGAACCGAGTAGCCCTACCGCTGGGCAAACCTGGCGAGAACGCAGTAGTGGCGACGTTATCATTGGCGAATGGGAATGGTCTGGGAGCCTTTGGCTTACTTCAACACCGTCTCTTTCTGTACCCTTTGAAACTACCTCTTTCTCCTTAACGGCTGCGTCTTCTACTAGGTGCATCATTGGTGTCAGAGCCGTAGTCGTTGAAGTAGGATTTTTCGCGCGGATGACCGTACCGCCTTTGGACGCAGCTAACAGTTACCTAGTTACTATTAATTATGGCAGGGGCGATGGTGTTGCGGGATCTACTGCGCTTGGATCTGCACAAACGTTAAACGCCAACGAAATTAGCTATAAAAGCTCAACGTTAAATGTCTTGGGTTTAAACGCATACAACAACCATGCCGCCTACTTTACGATGACAATATCTGCGGGAACTCCGGGTGCCGTTCGTTTTAATCCTTATGCTTTGTATAAAAGGGTGCGCTAATGCAAATTACAATCACGACCGCAGACGAATTAATGCACGGCCCTTTTGAAGTAGTGGATGGAGCGCCCAATCTATCTAGTATTGCCAGCCCCAATACCCAATCCGCATTGGCCGCTGCCTATGCCGCTGGGAGCTACGCTACCTATACCCCGCCGCCAACAACCATCACAGCACCACCCACACCCACCCCCTCGGCCTTCCGTGCGGCTCTAGCGCAGACCGCTACCTGGATAGCCTGGGCTGAGACTCTATCCTTCGTGAGATACATCAACCTCACGACCGCCGCCGCCCTAGACAACTGGGCCGAAGCGCAGGCCATCTACAACGCCATCAAGGCCACCACTTCACCGCCAGAGGCATCAATTACAGCCTGGCAGGCGTTGGCGGATGATAACGGCATTCCTATCACGTTCTAAGCCTCCTCCCAGCCCCGCCATGGCCCCGCCATGGCTTTAATCGTCAACACACAGGCAAAAACGATTGATGCATTCTTGCCACAACTATTGGAGCTATAAGCAAAGTAACCCTTCTCATCCACCTAGCTAAGTTAAGCCAACGCGCTCATCAATATGTTGCAGCAAAGTGTAAAGAACAGACAGCTGGTTTATTTCCATTGGTGATAAACCTCTTTCTTGCATTCTTCTTATATTACGAATAAGAAGATCAAAATGGCGCATATAGTAGAAATCAACTAACTGCCGAACAGCAAGGTCATGACTAAGCCCATGCTGTTCGGCAAACTCATCGATCGCTATTTTAACAGGGTCACTAACTAATAGTCTGCACTTACTGTTTGCAGTTGTTCTGTGGCTTGCGAGTCTTGAGTCTTTTGGCATGGTTCAAAATCAGGGTCACAGTTTATCAATAAATACTCGCCGTTTAGAACGACCGGCTTATCAGAATAAACCCATACCCCGTCACCTAATGTAATCGCGTAATGGTCACTTGAAATTAAAAGGCAGTTGTCCTGAACTTTTGCATATTTAGCCAAGTAGGCTAAAACTTTAATCAGATTAATTAGCTTAGTTAACAAAGACATTTGGACTCCCTTGAATAGCTATACCCCGCCCTGAATTACGATCGCCAATCCTATGAACCGCTCGATTGCCAGCAAAAACAGTAGGCGAACCACTAATTGCAAAAAAGTTAGTAATTATATCTCCAACTGATGAGGCCTTTCTATTGTTGACAAAAACGTTTCCAAAACAACGAGTCACAGGCCTTTTCCCCACAAAAGTTGTCTCTAGATCCCTAAGTCTAGTCCAAGCTGGCATTTGTAAAATCCTTTATAGTCAGACTGTTTTTGATTTGATTATAGAGCTCAGTTTTTAAGTTTGTGCTCAAAGTAAAGTCAGGCATATAATCTAAAGTATAGCTTGAGAGCCCGTGAGAAGAAGTAAACCCAAAGCTGTAATCAATCATTAGCTTGTCAACAACTTCGATCGCTAACTTCTCGACACTCTTTGTTTCTACCGTAACCCCATACACAACACGGTCAGGTAGGGCTTTAAGTGCAGCGGGTGTAAGTGGTCTATACACATTTAAGCTCACAAATGGGTAGTCTTCTAGCAAAATTGTCTCTTCATCGAGAAGTCTCTGCCGTCGAGTTTTTTCAGCAAGTAGTAGTTTCAGTTCCCATTCATAAGGAAGTCCATTGTAAGGCTCGTTAACAAACCGGGCGACAACACTTTCTGAAAGACTAACCTCATCAGTCTGAGACCACAGCTCAAATGGCCCCTTTTGATAAACTGTTCCGTCATAAGCTTCTTCAAGCAAAGCAGGAGTCGCAGATGTTTCTTCCGAAAGTAAAACATAACTATGGATAAAATAAGCAAACTTTACTTCGAGTCGGTTAGGCCAAAGCGTCAGTGAAAGCTTGAATGGCCGATTTGATAAAGCTTCGAGAGACTGAAAGCGGAAAATTTTGTTGTCTAAAAGATTTAACTCATACTGCCATTGCTGATAGAGAAAGGGGTCGTCTAAAGATTCAGTCCTATAGAAAAGAGGAAACGTGTCTCCCTCAAAGTCAAAATCGCGGAAAGAAATTTGCATGAAAAATCCCAAGCTGTACCTCTAAGTATAGCTTGGGATTTTCATCAACAAAAGGTAAACTTTTAATCGTCCATATCTAACTGTATATCAGAAAACTCAACCCCTCCTGTAGAAGGAGAAGATATTTTTGACTGCTGATATTCGTAAGCAGTTGGTGCATAGTTAGCCGAAAATGACGGGCTAGACGATCTAAGTTGGGGTTCCGGCATTTGTTGAGAAGTTCGATAGCTCCTAAGAAGAAAGGCAAATACTTCAACGTTAGTAACTTTTCTCGAGAATTCTTCTTTGCTTAGCTCCTGCCTGATGTTTTCTAATTCTTCTTCTAGTTGACCCGTTAAAGCGATCTTTGCCATCTTATCTTAGGCTCCCACTGTTACAGCATGTCGGTTTAAGTTATCCAATGCCATAATGTTAGCAAAATCAGGGTGCTGAGGAACATAAATTCCAGCATTTGCGGGAAGCCGACCTTTAAACAAGTAAGCACAGCCACCAAACAACATACGACCGGAAGTAGGAACAAACTGATTAAAGTTGTTTCGAATCTCACCTTGAACTAACTCAAAGAAGTTAGCAAGAGCATGCTTGGTAAGATCGGTGAAGTCGATCATCTCATTGTTGTCAGCAGGGTAAAAATAGGTAGAGCGCCCATTCTCTCCAGGAATAGGATTAGCCAGCGCAGTCATGACATCATCAAGGTCTAGTTGACCTCCAACACGTTGGATCATCAAAGGATTGATTTTAATCATAGAAGCCAAAGCCTTACCACCAGCTAAAGTTGATCCTTTAACTCCATCATAGGAACTACGAAGTAGGATGTTGTTGCGAGGGCCGATCGCAGTAATATCCAGTGTGCCGCCGCCAATGTCAGCGCCGATCACATTTCCGACAGAAGGAAGGTGGTTAAGTTCACGAGCCATAATAATCGCGTCAACCCCTTCGGGCCGAGGAGCCTCAGGATAAATGCGAACTTTCATGTCAAATGTACCCTTGTCAGACGTATAGGTGTACTCAAAAGTATCAGTGAGTTTTTCGCGAAGGAACTCGCCTACAGTTCGGCCATCGGTTCGGCGCTTACTTGGGTCAGGTAGACTCCATTGAAGTACAACCTCGTAATTGGTTTTGTTTCCAATGGGGCCAAGAGTAGAAAGGAGAAAAGGAATAAAGTACTTGGGATCTAGCTTATCGCGGTTAACCAATCCACTCGCGGCGGCACCATACTCAGAAGCGCGATCGCCAATATGAAAGCGACCAAAATCCCCCTCAACAATAATAGAGTCGCTGCCAGGGTCAATTGCGTCACCACCAGGAAAGATGGGAGCAACAATAGATTTTAGATAAATCGGCTGGGTGTGAATCCCATGACTAATAGCCAGAGTAGAAAAGTTGCCAACATCAATAGCGTGCTGAGTTTTCATACAAAAATTTGGGTAATAAGTGTTCAACAGACTCCCTTAGTATAAGCTAAATTTTTGGGTTGTGGGCCATAAAAGGCCCGACGCGGGCCCTAATCGGACTTTCTAGGGCCCTAAAGGGCCCAACGCGGGACGTGAAGGGCCCTTCACGGGACATAGACGGCCCGACGCGGGCCCTAAAGAGACCAAAAAGGGCCCGTGAAGGGCCCTAGGCAAACTTGTATCGTACAAAAACCTAAGCCCAGATTACATTCCCAGGGCGAAAGTTGGCATTAGTATCAATGCGCTTAAGCTGCAATCCGGCTGGCTCTCCTAGCTCTTGCTTAAATTCGCTATAAGAACCAAACTCAATCTTAACGCCCCGCTCCTGGTAATAAGGATCATGCTTGATCTGGGCTCGTAAACTCTGCCACTTCTTATATAGATCCTCATTCGTCTGGCGGCTGCACTCGCAAACCCTAAGAGTCTTGTTGTATAAGGCGCGAGGACTAGCTTTTCTATCCTTCCCGCAGCTAATACATATAATAGAGTAGCGAGCGTCAGAACCGTAATCTCCAACCTCCCATCCATTAACGATTGAAGGAACCTGCTTTGTGGGTCGTCCGCGATATCGCTTCATTTTAAGTAAGGGGTAAACGCAACCTCTTTAGTTTAAGTTGTAAGCCGCAATATAGAAAGGGTTTTTAAAAACAACATCAAAATAAGTGCTACTTTAACTCCACACTATTTCAAGAAAGGGGCCGCTAGATCTATTAGATCTAGCGGCCCCTTTTTTTGAGCAAATCTAGGTAAGTATTTATACTTACGATCACAAAGCTGGAGAAAATATGACGCGGATTTTAAGAGACTATCTTTAACTAAGTATAAATACTTATGATCGCAAAGCTGGAGAAAATATGACGCGGATTTTAAGAGACCAATTATGAGGGATATCAACTATGCCCCCCTCCGACTTTGAGAAATTCAAAGCATCGAAGGTACGGGTATGACGAGTTTGCTCACCACAATTTTTGTGCGTGAGAACAACTCATCTCTTTGATTGAATGTAATTAAACATTTCACATCAAAGACTTAGTTTATTTCTCATTCACAACACAAGCTATCTGTACTTACTCTCTTACATGAATGAGTACAGATAGCCTACCTACCACGCATCTACACACCCAAGCCCGTGCCTACACCCTAGGCACGGGCTTCTTTTTTATTCACCTAGTACACACCAAGGAGAACACATCATGTCTATCTCTTCTTTTCTCATTCCATCCATTAAAGGACTAGTCAAGCTAGGACTGCAAGACAGCAACCCACTGTGGGTGCATGACTGTATTCATGCACACGTATCTACACAACTACCACCCATACCCATGGGTACACACCAGGTGACTGGTGTTGATGGTCTATCCATCAAGGAGTTCTGGGGTACACACCCACACACACCTACCTACCCAGGTGAACTAGATGAGGCACGGGTTGGGATACATCAGTTCCTAGCCTCACCACTAGGTAGCCCTTGCTACCTAGCTAGGTACATCTACTGGTGTACCTACCTAGCCACACAGGGTATCAACCCTGTGATGGTGACCTATCACCACTGGAGGTCTATGTAATGACCTATCCATACAGGTACCCCTATATAGAGACCCCTCTATATAGGGGGCCTTATATACACCCCCCTACACCATGGTGGTTTAACTAGGTTCGATTCCTAGGTAGGGCCTTGCCCGTAGCTACTTCTAGCTACGGGCTTTTGTTTATTTACCCATAGAGAACAAACATCATGCAATCACTCACTTCCCTTACAGCAGAACGGGATTTTAAAAAGGCCTGTTCAGAAAAGTACCAAATGGTTTCCCTAGACAGGCGGCTTGTTTGTCAGGTAGCTCGAAAGCTACCTAAACAGCGCCGGATAAAAGCTATGGCCCACCTGCTAGAAGAGTACGGCAGGCAAGAGGCAGTTCCGACAGGCGAGCTAGTGGATAAGCTTTTTGCCCTGGATGCCGTTTATAAAATTAACGACTTGGTAATCGGGGTAGATGTGACCCTCGATAAATCTCGAATTGTAGAAAAACGGCAAAAACTGTCTTCCTTATCTGAAGCCCACAAAGCTTTAGGTATCGACAGAACAATAGTGTTTTGTCCAAAGATCCATAAGGATCTTCAGTCTGCTCTCTAAACCCTTTAATTCATAGCCGAGCCACAGGCTTAATTGTTCATGGCAAAACGCAAACATTACCTGGAGAACATCTATGTCTTTTCATGGAATCTATTACAACCACGCCGCTTCAAACCAAGAGTGGATTCGTCGCTACACCAAAATTGTATGCATTGGCGCTTGTAAGTGCCAAGACGGGAAAAAGCGCGTGGCCTACATCGCCAGCTTTGGCGATCAGAACAAAGACTTCATCCGCCGCAAAGAAGCTGAAGCTTGGATTCAATCTAAGCTCTAATCCCAATCTTTTTATCATGCACGCCCAGTAAAGCCTGGGCTTTTTTGTGTCTAAAACTATCTGGAGAACATCAAATGTCTACTCAAATCTTTTCCACTGCCCAAGCTTGCGCCGATGAAATCGCCAAGCTTCGCGCCCAGGGCGTTGCTTGCCGTCTTCAGAAAGTTGAAGGCGGTGGCTTCACCGTCGTTCTCATGAACGGTAAAGCCCAGCCTCAGAGCAAAACTAAAGCTAAAACTGATCCTGCTCCTCACATCCAAATTCGCCAAACTCTCGATGGCGGCGTGTGGTGCAACAAGGGTGCAGGGTTCTACCCTGTCGTCAAGTTCACCTTGGATGAGGCTATCAAAGCTTTGACTGATCGGTCTTACGTAAAGACCGACAAGAACCTGGATACGAAGAACTACAACACGACTTGGGAGTTTAGTCTTAAGTCTCTTGTAGAAAAGGATGAAGCTGAAGAGTGGGGCAATCAAAACGATATGGACGATGAGCTGTACATGAATCGCAACGGCCTCCTCTAGTCAACAACCTTTTATCACGCACGCCCAGTAAAGCCTGGGCTTTTTTGTACTTATTTAGCGGAGAACTTCAATGGCCCTCTTTCTCTTCATTCTCTTTTTCATTTCCCTCTGTCTTTTCTTTGCAGAGGACAAAGTAAGCCAACCCAGAATTACGCCTGACATGCTCCTTAGCAAAAAAGGCAAGCCTCTATATGGGGCAACTTTGCAGGCTCGCATCGAAAAGCTAGAGCGAGCTGGGTACATCCTTTAGTTCACAGCCGAGCCACAGGCTTAATTGTTCATGGCAATTTTCAAGCAACAACTAATCAACTGGAGAACAAACCCATGAAATCCTTCACCAAATCTCTGAATTCTTTTGTTACCCGCTCCTTCTCTGTGGGTAAGCGCCAAATGATCTCTAAGGTCAAAATCGTTCACTCTAAGCGCGAGTTCATCTCGCGTGTTTCTGGCACCTTTCGCCAGCGCTTGAACCCTGCTACTCCAAAGTCCATTTTTGCTTGGGACGATGTTCAGCTCTCCTTAGCCTTTACTTATGGCCAAGGTTCTCTAGGAATCAAAGCTGACCGCGCCAACGCTGGCATTGGGTTTGGTAGTGATACCAAACCTAAATCTAAATCTGTTAAGTCCGATTCCATCAAAATCGCACACACCTTTAAGGAGATCCTCGCCCAAACCAAAGCTACCGCTGTCAAAGTCTTCGAGGCCATTTCCACCGTTTCTAAACTGATTACTCCCGATCTTCTGCTCTCTTCTACAGGTAAGCAGCTCTATGGAGCTGCTCTTAAAAACCGGATTGCCAAACTTGTTCGTGAGGGCTACGCAGCCCCTGTTTCTCAACCTGCAGCGGTAAAGGCCGTTGACTTCATGGCGCTTGCTCAAGAGCGCTGCGCCCAAAGCCTTGCTGCGATCGAAGCAGCTATGGGCTTCACATCCACGGGCACCGTTGTGGCCATGCTTCAATCCGGCCAGGAGCCTGCGCCCATTGCGCGGCAGTCCGCCTCAAATATGGAGAACATCTCATTGTTTGAACTCAGGGCAAAAGAATTTCCAGCTCCTTCTGTCGAGGAGCTAATGTCTGACCTAAATGGCGATCGCGCCACCCGCGCTGAAAAGTGCAAAGCCATCTTGGCTAAGCACAACCTCAACACAGTTGGTGAGCTGATCGCTCGCGGCATGGTGTCTCGCACCCGCAAAGACTTCTGGCTCGATAGTGCAAGCACTGCGTTCAGTGTGATGCTACTGGGCCACACTCTTGGCCAAATGCCCGCGCCTCTGGACTTCAAGGCTGGGAATACCTACCTGGTAGGTTTCCCTCTGTTTGATCGCACCTCTGGCGACAAGCAGATTTCCCCGTACAAGTGCGTCATAGGAGATATCGATCTCCTGATGGCGTCTGTTCGTAGAGAAGAGCACGACATAAAGAACCTATCTTCTCCTGCTACCAAGAAGGTGTTTAAGAAGCACTTTAAGGTGCTAGAAGATAACTGCAAAGCCCTGGGCCTGTGGTTGTCTAAGGACGAAGTGGCTAACATGGCCGCTGCGTTGGCCATTAATGAAGTGGCTACCAAGCCCACCACTTTCGCGGTGCTGGCTTCCCACCTCTGCGAAGTCCTTGATGCTATGGGCATGATGCCCAACCGCGTGTATGCGGTGAATGCTGCGTGGAACCTTCCCCGCTACAAAGCGGATCGCGTTATTGTGCGTAAGTTGGTAACCGCACTGCTGCGGGCCCAAGAGGGCATCGGCATGACAGGGTTCAAGTTCATCGACATGTCCACCAGCGAGCAAACTGGTGAGCTATTTGATGAAGTCGTTATCTGTGGCCAACGCTTTGTCATGGATGACGAAGGCGTTATCTTTGATGACGCAGGTACATCAAAACGGCTAAACCAGATAATGTTGGCTGCTCCCATTAAGGTAGGCCGCAGTCTACACCCCAACGAGTTCTCTATCTTGAGCGCTCACGACGTGTTGTTGTATCTGCTGGACAACATTGTGCTGCCCATGCTCAACCGAAAGGATGTCAAATCTGACAAGAGCTTGGAAATCAGCCGTGTTGAGGAAACCAACGCTCGTGCTGCCCAGTCCATCAAATCGTTTATTGGCAAATCCATGCCTCTAAACGAGCGGGCTGTTGCGCTTGGTGTTGAAGATGCTGCCTCCAGCATTCTGACCAGCGGCGAAATCAGCTGCGTTGTCAAGTGGCATCAATCTCTCTTCCGTCGCAACATTGCGGCTGAGGGTTCAGCAGAGATCGCCATCTTCAAAGAAGGCATGCTAGTTGGGCCTGATAGTCCCTACAAACGCTCGGCTGATGCTACCGAGTATATGATCTTTAGCCAAATGGAGTTAAAGACCTCCACCAATTTCACCGACTATCACCCTCTCATCGAGCCTATGATCGCTCATGGCAAAGTGATTCAGCCTTTTGGCAACATGAATGCTGTAAGCCTTTCTGCTCACGGTACTCACTATGCCAACCTTGATGTGAGCATTCAGAAAGAAGCTGTCAAAGCTTTCTGGGCTAACCAAGGCCTTGATGAGCAACAGCTGCGCTCTAAGTTCAACCTTGAAGGTGTAGTCGGTGATGTGTGGATGCACATTGCTGAAGAAACCCTCAACTTCTTGTCCTACAAGGGCTCTAAGCGTTTCAAGCGCTCGGCTAACTTGTACGCTCAAGTCACCAGCTTCGCGTTTGAAGAGACCAGCCGCTTCCAGTGGTCTGGTCACGTTGATCACCAGATCACCGGCCTGGCGCTCAAGGCTGTGTTAGCTCCTAGCTACGTTTTCTCTGGGCCTGGTATGGCCTATATGAACTCGCACAAGCGTGCTCAATACGAGATGCGCTACCCCTTGGCTGGTGGCATGCATGACTACTACGATCGCGCTGCTGTGTTCAGTAACTTCGCGATTGATGATACTGCTATCATCACCAATCCTCTCACGGGCTGGAGCCATATTGACCTGGACATCAAAGTCCGGGAAGGGCAGGAGACTGGCTTGTTTATCGTGAACGAACATGGCCATCAGGTTCCTCTAAAAGCTGAGCACAATGGTGTGCTTTGCAAAATTCGTTTCCGCACTGTCGATAAGTTCTCCGTTAACGGCGTATTGGAGTGTCGCCTCTTTTATAAAGTGTCTGAGTACGACTTCAAACTGCGGGCTGGCTATAAAGCCATGACTACCTATCATGACGGGTCGATCTTTGACCATAACGCCTACGCTCCCGAGTGGGACATCATCATCCCTGGTGATGCCAACAAAACCCTCGACCTTTTAACTTGCTTCCTCCCCGAGGCTGCTGAGTCATTCGGTCGCGCTCCTGAGGGCACTTTGGTTGATGGCGTTGATGTACGTGCCCTGCTGCGTTCACTTAATGCTGAGGCATTTGGTCGTGAGGGCATCATTAAAGATGCGCCCAACGACAGCCTCTATGTCAACATGCTCATGTTGAATGAGGGTCGCTACGAGCAACTCCGTAAGTTGTTCATGACCGCATTTGGTCAAGTTATATGGATGAGCGTTGAGTCTGTAGAAATGCAGATCTTTGTCAACAAATTCTATTCTGCCAACGTTGCTGGTGGTGGCAAATGGCGCGAGCTGTCTGAAGCTGAGCTGGAAACAGTTGCTAAAGATGGTCTACCCAAGGGTGCTCGCGGCTTCTGCGACACCGCTGATATCAATGACCAGAGCAACATTCTGGTTACCTACACTGAGAACGGGAAGTGCATGTCCCTTCACCGTCAGTGGGTCTACGCTTCCACGCCCGAGCTTGGCATGTACATGCTAGGTAAGCCTGAGTACACAACTGTGAGCCAGGCCGTTTCTGAATCCAGCGTTATGGGCAACGTCATCTATGACCTGGCCCTACGTAGCAACAAAGCTGCGTTGGAATTCGTCAACCGTGGCGAAATCAACCGCGTGCGCTACTCTCTTATCCATCGCCTAGCAAAAGGCCTTCCTATTGCTATTGATGGCGGCGAAATTCCTGTGATGAAAATCCAGGGCTCGATCGCTGAAATCGTGGGTAGTTGCAGCGCCAACTTGGCTGCTGCATACGCGGAAGGGCCTAACCAGTTCTTCCAAGTACTCCTGGAAATCTGCCAGGACAAAGTGCTGCGCTTTGAAGCCGACAACAGCACCTGGGTTAGCATCTACCTCCCTCTTCTCGCTTCTTACGGCGGGCAGGATCTTGAATCCAACGAAGGCATGACTCTTGCTAGCAAAGTCTATGAGTTGATGACCTCTTGGTACAACGGGGCCGACCCTAAGTCTCAGGGCATCAAAGTCATCGCGGGGGAAATCTCCAAGATGATGAATAAGTTGGCCGATGGTGGCCGGATGCAGAAGTCTTTGACCTACGGCCCTAAAGGCGTAGGTTTCAAGGTCGCCGCATTGCCCAACATTCCTACTGGGGAAGTGTGGGTCTATGCTGGCGGTGAAGTCTTTGCCAAAATGCGCAAGCTGTTTGGCAAAGACTTTGCTGAAAACGCCAAAACTGGCGATAGCTACATCGGTCTGGTGCGTGCGCCTATGACTCGTGTTGCTGTGCTCAAAGTCGTAGTCATCACCAAAGATGACAACCGCGCCTTGGCCTACAAACTCAATGGCGTGCAGGGCTACATCAGCCCATTCTCCCAGTATTTCAACATGGGAGACTTTGACGGTGATGGTGACTTGTCTATGGACGTTAGTGATATCGTCCGTAGCGGTGAGCTTCAACAGGACTCTTTTGCGTCCATGCTCAAGTTCCAGCGGGAAACCCTGGGCTACGACATGATGCTACCCGAGTTCTGGAAGTCTGCTGCACCCGAGCAGTACTACGCCGACCACTTCTATGTACAGAGCTACACCTCTGTCATGGCTAAAATCGGTGGGCGCGGCCTGAACTTGGAATCTTCCGAGAAGGCCAACGTCATCACCCGTGCTCAACTGCTAGCCGGTGAGCACGGTGCAATCGGTCAGCAGACCGGCTATGTGTCCAGCTCATATCAAACCCAGTTCTTTATCACGCTGGCAGCTGAGATTCTGGGTCACCACAACGTAGCTGCATTCGAGTGGATTAAAGGCTCCACCTATCAAACCCAGGCCTTGTACGAAGTAGCGTTAGGCGGCTACTCTCCTGATATGTGCCGCGTGGCGTTTGGTCTTCTTGACCGCGCCTTCCGTTTGAGCACCACTCAAGATTGGTGGCTAAAGCGTGTTGACGCTGAGGTTGCCGGTATGTTGCTTGACGGTACCAAGCACACAGCTTCTTCTCTCCTAGGTACCGAGCCTATGGATAAAGAGAAGACCCTGTTCACTTCCCTGAGTGAAGGCCAAGTGTTCCCCGCAATGCAGGCTTGCGGTTTTGGCTGGAATGGCTTTGAGGATGACCGCAACCAAGTGCAACAGTTTGTTAAAGCTGCTGCGCTCGCTGGCGTTGCTAAAAAGCGTGTCAGCGAAATCAAGAACGATGATGCTGGAATTGGTAGCGGCACCTACCAAAAGCTGGTGAAAACCTACGGCAAGAACATGGCCCTTGTCATGTGTCTTGCTCAACGTCTAATGGACATCAGCCGTAATAAGGCTGAGTTTGGTAAGGACTACGACAACGAACTCCGCGCTGAACTCGACCAAATGCTCAAAGGTGTTAAAAGCGATTCTATTTCCGTCGATCTCTATCGTCGGATTGAGAAGACCCTAGACGACTCTGTGTCCGCAGAAGTCGTAAGCTATGACAGCGCTGCTATCAACAAGCTTTGCCGCTTTGTTGAAACCGAAGACGCTGCTCCCATTACTCTGGAGGTTGCTGCCCAAGTTATCGCCAATTAATCGCTAGGGCCCTATAGGGCCCGCAAAAGTCCGATTGGGGCCCAACGCGGGCCCTTTACGTCCCGTGAAAGTCCTTTTAGGGCCCGCGTTGGGCCTTTCATGTCCCGTCGAGGGCCCTAAACGTCCCGCAAAAGTCCGATTAGGGCCCGTCAAGGGCCCAACCCCTATTTTGCTGCGCTCTACCCTGCGCGGTTAGAGGGGGAATGTTAGTTTTATTTGTTTGTTGTTAGCAGGTTTAGCTAATGGCAGTGGGTCTGTGTGTTATGCGGTTGGGCGGCAGGATGTAGATGCTAATAGGTATTTATGGCAGCACTATTATTTAATTGGAGCCTGGTCGCAGCGATCGCGCTGTGTATCTGGCTCGACAAATGATTTGCCGACTGCCGTCCCCTGTGCGCGATGCGTTGGGACGGCAGCGGGAGAAAGAAACGCAAATTGCCGTGACTTAATGTCCGGCAGTTTGTAATCCGTTGAATTAGAGACTTGCTGCTATGTCTACTTCCTCTTCTGTCTACACCGAAAATTTCTCCCTAGAGCACGAAGTCACTTGCAGCCACTTTGCTGCGCAGCTCGCAGCCAAAACTGAAGGTCGCTGTCTGGAAGTCTCTCGTGAGCTCGTCCGTGGGAAAGATCACGACGCGCTCTTTAGCCTAAGCTGCATTTTCCCAACCGAGAGCGATAATGGGGTTGTAGTACAAATCGCTCTCAGTGGGTACCTAGATGCGTCTAGTATGAACATCAATGGAAACCTGTATAGGATGGCCGTGCCGTTCACAAAAGGTGACCAGCGCCAGACTGACAAGCCCATGCGAATCAAGACTGGGGCTATGAAGCCTCAGGAGTTCAAAGGTCTTCTCTCTGACGAGACCATTCTCGAGTTGCAGAAGTGGGCGGAGTTGAATGCTGGCGCAAAACGCGCTAGCTTTGACCTGGAGATTCCTGAAGGGGTGGATCTGTATTTCACTTTGTCCTTCCGTAAAGGAAAGGAAAACCCTTATGCAGTAGACCCGCTGCATATCCTGAAAATGGATATCATTGGTGGTCTCTTGCAGGAGGTTGAGAAGCCCTATGGGACAAAAGTTGGGGGTGTGGAGGATTCCCGTTTAGCTGCAAAGAGAGCTGCCCTTGCTGCTTCCACCCTGCCCACGCCTGCTGACGATGACGTGATGTAAGGTTCTATGCAAGCTGCCGTAATCCTACAATAGGGTTGCGGCAGTTTGTATTCACTCTTGGAGAAATCCCATGAAAGCTATGACCATCATCCTGTCTAATGCCTTGACTGAGCTAGTTTCTTCTGCAGGAAACTGGGACGAGCAGAAAAAGGTAGAGACCTTTCAAGAGTCACTAGAAGAGTTATCTCGCAAAGGGGAGCTTCCCCTTTGCGAGATAACGCTAGACATAAAAGAGAGCCGTAATTATTACGGCTTGATCGCCTATCTCGAAAATGTCAATGTCTCTCTCTTTGAGAGAGGCTTTCGGCAGACGACTGTCGAGAGCTTCAAGGTCACGACACCCTATTCCATCAAGGAGGTGAGGAACAAAATCCTCAAATCCTTGCTTACCAATTCAGCGGTTGTCCCTGCTGAATTGGTAAAGTGGCTCAAATTTGAGCCACTGGTGTTCGGGCTAGACAAGAATTTCGTTCACGGACTCGCACCAGGTCACTACTCAGGGGAAATGCTGATAGTGAAAAAGGGGCTGTTCGCAAGAACACCCTGCTATCCCATGCCCATTAAAGATACGGAAGGCTGGGAATCAGCCTTCATTGATGGAACGTATGTATACAAGACGCCCTCGTCTTGGAGTGCGAGTTTGGTCTCGCGTGAAGATGAGGATAAGGCTGAGGCTAAGGCTGAAGCCGATGCCTCAATCCAGCAGATTGAGAAGGCCCAGCAATACGTAGGCTGGACAATCAGCGCGATCGCCAGTGGAATAGTCACTCTTACCTCTCCAACTGGAGAAGTAACTCAATTGACTTCCAGACACAGTGTCTGGAATTATGGGGATAATTCCGAAGACTGGATTGATATAGGGGGGATCTCAATCTAGTTTCCATAAACTGCCACTGGCGATCGCGCTGGCGGCAGTTTGTATTCAATCGAGGCAACCACTACTCACCCCTGAGCCTCGCAGGGAATGCCCAAGAAAACCACTTTAATCATTTAGCGCACCGCCGGGAGTAGCGCCCCGGCATTTTGGGAGATACCATCGTGGACGCCGAAACCGCATACGAATGTTTTGTTGGATCTATAACGCCTTTTGAATTTGTCGATAAATTTGACTGTTTGGGCGATGCTATTAAGCAGCTAATAGCTGAAGAATGGTGGGCTGGCACAGGCCAAGTAGCCCCTGACAATCTGGCTGAACTCATTCGTGAGTACGCTGCCGATTGGTTAATTGCTAACTATGAGTCTATCCTATGACCACTACGCCTGTCCCTATGCCTAGACTCCCTGCCCGTATAGCCCAGGCGATCGCCAGCCTGGGCATAACTACCCTACTGCCGTGACTAGGAGTCACGGCAGTTTGCTGTCAACAAAAGCCAACATGTATATTCCAGAACTCGACTGCCTTAGAACAGAAATTGTTCATCGGAGGCTTACAGAGGACAAAAACTTTTACCTATCTGTTCGAGAGTCTCTTTCGAGAACCAGTGGCGAGAAAGACTATGACCGCTTTGAACATTGGAGTCATGGGTTTGAAAAGCGGCTTAGAACGGCTACTGCTAGAAAAGATATGAGAGCCAAAATGAGGGAGGAGCGTAGATTCTCAGCTCTCTTCCGTGAGGGCTGGTTAGCTTGCGATCGCCTTCTTCAACCCGAGTTCTATCCCAACCCCTAACCCAATAAGGAGAGGTTAATGGTTATTACCTATAAAGTAAAAAGTCTCACAAGCAGCGGTTGCTTAGTAGAACCCCCTAATTGCGGGCCCTACTACAATCTATACCGTCCGTTTAGCAGTAGCTTTGAGAGTGAAGAGAGTGCTCTCGCTGCCATACATGAGTGCCTGCTGAAGAGCGAACATCGATTTGAGTATGAAAACCTAGTTGTGGTTCGGGTCTATAACCCTAACTATTTAGAGGAGTAAGGAGACTATCATGGCCCAACAACTTAAGCGCTGGGAATCGCCGCGAAAGAAGCCCAGTCGCAATGACAAGGGCCGTGGTGGTTCTGCTAAAGCACGGCAGGTTAGAAAGAAGATGCGCCGTCTAAGCGCTAAGCTCAGCTAGTTTTTACTATATATAAGGAGTAATCCAATGTCTATACTCTCTCAAATCGCACAAGAATCAAATAACCGCCTCAAGCGCGGCTCTTGGACTCCCCCTGGAAATGCATATAGCTCAGCCAGAACAGACGTGAAATTCAACAAGGTTGAAGTCCGCGTGCTGAATGCGCTTCTCACGTTTACAGAGTGGGATCTTAATGTAAGTGTGAATCTCCACTACGGGGAAAACATGGACGTTAAGCTAAAGATCCGCAAAGAGGACTTCAATATGTCATGGGGTGCCTGGAATGTTTGGGCTACCCAGATAGTCCAGGCTATGGATACAATTCCTGAAGCGCACAACGACAATGTGGAAGAGGAAGAGCAGGATTTAAACCCTCATTCTCTAGGTTATATGGAAGAGGAGCCAGAGCAGAATTTATACGACTGGCTACCCGATCCATCCGATAGATCTTATGTTGGACGCCATCCTTTGGGGCCCTTGGTGTCTTGCTGAGTCACATTCATGGTGAACGTGCCCTCTGGGGCCTCGACTCTAATCCACTTCAAAACATAAATGCCGCTGGCGATCGCGCTGGCGGTTTTTTGCTACCTAGGAGTACCTTATGCAAGACCTCAAACTTCCCGGCTCTCTTCTTATCCGCCAAGCACGGCAGTGGAGAAGAGTCGATCACTCCCTCACCCACGCTTTACTCAAAAGCACCCAACATCTTCTCGAACGGCGAGGGATGACCGAGATTGTTTTCGATCGCCTGGTCGAAAGACAGCCAAAAACAGCTAGGGCCCTTGGCGGGCCCTAAACGGCCCGTGAAAGTCCTTTTAGGGCCCGCAAAAGTCCGATTAGGGCCCGCGTCGGGCCCTTCATGTCCCGTGACGGGCCCTAAACGGCCCGCGAAAGTCCTTTTAGGGCCCGCGTTGGGCCACTTAGGGCCCTAAGGGATATTCGGCCACCCTGCCAGGCCTCTTACATCCACTCTCGGCAGGGTAGATATGTATTGTCCTATACCAAATCTAAGGTCAACTATGAATTTCAACCGTCGCTCAGCTGCTTCCATCGCAATGTTAGGTCTTATGGCCGCTCTAGTCGTTGGTACTACACGCGAGGAGTTCCCTCGCACTTGTTCTCCTTGTTCTAGTGGAACTGGAACTTGCTGCACAAGCTATATGCCTGTCAGAAATTCTGGCGTTTGCTAGAAGAAGCAGCGTAAGCTGTAAGTTCTCCCCGCGCCTCAGCTCTGCTCGCCGCCCCACATCGCGTCTCATCTCGACTACAGAACCCTCAGTCTTAAGCGGCTGGGGGTTTCTGCTATTTATGGAGAAATTTATGTTGTTACTCGAGATTTTCGCTGGAGTAGCAGCTGCCTACGTGGGCTCAGTGCTACCTGGCATGGGCATGATCGCCCTCCTAATTTGCAGTTCATGGAACCTTCCGGCTGGAGCCGCTTGCTATGCGGCTAGTGTAGTCCTCTCCACATGGAGGGAACTCATTAGCCCAGCCACAAGCGCTGATCCAGAACTCCTCTCGCTAGGTGGCAAAAAGCTGGTCTTTGCAAACGATCGCGACCAGCAGATCATCTTTGTCGCGTCCGTCAAACTTAGCCTGCTCGCCCTCGGCATCCTGGTAGGGCATTTCCTAGTCCAGATGAGCGCTGACAACGTCTATTTAATAGCGCCGTTTGTTTTAGTTCCCGTTGTATTGGTGAGCTTGCGAAAAGTTCCCCAAGCAGAAGTTGGTAAAGCGATCGCGTTTCTAGGATTCTTCCTAGCCGTAATCGCCTGCCTGTCCTGGGTTCCAGCGATTTTGCCGATCCTCTATATGAGCCTTGCGGCCAATCCAAAAGAGGAAGTTGAGATTAAAGCCAACGCTAACTATGAAATCAAAAAGCTTAGTGGCTCCTCCCACAGCATTGCGTTCTGGGGAATTCTCTCTGGAATGATGCCTGGCTTAAACCCTGGCGCGATTGTTGGATTTACTTCAGCGCTAGGGCTAGACCCTCGCATTGCCTGTATTTCCATCAACGCCTTAGGTGAAGGCGTGTCCTTAGGCATCTTTATCTTTGGTAGAGCTACTGGCAAGACGGCCATCACCGAGCAATTGTCTAAGTTCCTGGGTGAAGTTCTGCCTGGAGATGTAATAATTCCATGTGCGTTTGGTGCGGTTATTGCGATCGCGCTGATTCCAGTCTTTGTAAAGAGCTTGGATAGCGTGCTGCCGAATGACCAAAAGTATCGCCCGCTTGTAACCGTTGCTACGTGGGGTGTTAGCGTGTTTTACGCGAGTGTAAACCCTCTTAACTTTGTGTTTCCATACGCTGGCGTAATCACCGGGGTTATAATTGTGGCAGTTGTGAGTTCCCTGTGCAGAGTCTCGGTTCAAATGCCCGATAAGCTGCGGCCTCTATTGGTCGCAATTCCCATTGTCTTTCTCTAGAGATAAACCCCAATGCGTACCTATAGCCAAAATCGCCGTAAGTTAAATCAATCCAGAATCACCCGCGTTCTATCTCGAGGCTGCTGCAAGTGTGGCATCCAGTACTCAGGCAATCGAGTAGCTATTTCAAAAACAAGTGCTAAGCAAGAAACGTTCTGCGAAGTTCATATCCTCAGTGATGCTCTACCCGCCAGGATTAACCGTGAGGTGCAGTTGAACCAAGCTCCTTTCTTAGGGCATGTGGTTTACGCTAGTTGCGCCTGGCCTCGTGAAGAACATATGACCATCCGGCAAAAGATAGAAGCGCTGCAAAAGAAGTAAGCTAAACTTAAATATCGACAGAATATGTAACCCCGGCCCTCAAAAGCTGGGGTTTTTTGTGGCTAAAATAGGGTCGGGCCCTAAACGGCCCGCGAAAGTCCTTTTAGGGCCCGCGAAAGTCCTTTTAGGGCCCGCGTTGGGCCACTTAGGGCCCGTCAAGGGACGTAAAGGGCCCGCGTTGGGCCGTTTAGGGCCCGTGAAAGTCCGTTCATGTCCCACGCTGGGCCCTAAACGGCCCGCCAAGGGCCCTAGCCTTTTTCCAGCAGCCATTCACGGCAGGTTGAGTTGGGAGATTCGCAGTGGCACTGCCTACCACCCACGGGTTGAGGGTGGCACGACCGACCAAAACGCCGAAAAGCGAGACAACGTCGTCCCCTAACTCAACTGCAGAGCCCTTAGCTTCGGCTGAGGGTTTCTGCTATCAGCCAGCAGCCAGTCACGGCAGGGTGTAATGGAGAACTTAACCATGAACCTAAGACCTTTCACACCCGCGATCGCGCTTCTAGCCTGTGGATTCCTATTCTTAGGTGCAAGCCGCAAACCCAGTCAGGTTAGCAGTTTCGACAGTATCCGCCGCGCTGGTGAACTACATGTTGAAGTGCTTTCCTGCAATGGGCAGACCTGTACGCTAAAGGCTGGTAATGAAGTTCGTCGCGTAATCAGCCCTGAGCAGCTCGCTCCTGGTACCGGTATGGCACGAATATCTAACCAAGCTGGTACGTTGAGCGTCTCGACTTTTGTACGGGACAAAATTCCAGCAGCCAGTCTCGGCATTGTGGAGCGGGTTCTATATATAGAAAACGCCCGCATTGTCTTTATTGCAGGCGCTGATATTACCTATTTATCCGATGACTGCCAGGTCGGCCAAATGGCCACTAGCCAAGGCAGCGACTCAGCTGTTTGCCACAAGCAGAAATAAGCCAGCAGCCGGTCACAACAGTATAGATATGGGAGTTCTCCAACCCCAGCCGGGTGCTTAGCTACAAAGCTAAGCACCTTTTCTTATTGATTGGATTAGAAAGTGAGTCCAAGAATCCTCACGCCTTTAGGCTGAGGAGTGTCAATGATTGGTTCACACCTAACCTTCTACGGAGGGTTAGCTGAGGCCCTGTCATGCCTCACGCTTGCGGCCATTCTCGGCAGTAGGCAAGAGTTCCCTGTTTACCACGTTTACCTTTACCCTAAGAGATCCTAAAACTATGACTGCTGAATACACCGCTCTTTACGCCGAAACCGTTGCCGGTACCGAGGACAACGAGATTCTCATTGGCGACCAAGTTTACTTATCGTTCGACCGCGAAGAAGGCTCGGGTGACAACCTACGCGCTTTTGTGGAGCTACAAGGCCCCACCGTTGAAGACATCGAGAACAAGATCCGCTACTTCGGCTCTATCAAGATGTACAGCGTCAACGCCACCTTCCGCCTATCCTTCCAGTATCTGACCATCATCAATGGTGTGACCAGCTGGAAAGGCCCCAAATCCAACCCCAACGGTTATTACGAAGCAGTCTACTTCGTGGAAGGACAAATCCAAAATGGTCGTCGGGAGAGCTTCAAGCTCCCCCGCAACGAAATTTTCAATCCTGCTAACGCAGGATTGATTGAAGAAATCTTCACCGAGATGAAGACCGCCCAACTGGCCAAATCCGCTGACCAAAAGCTGGATACCAATGGCATCCCATTCACCGAGAAAACCATTCTTCTCATGCAGGGCTGGGCTCTTCTAGTGCGCTGCTATCCCAGCCGCGCCAGCTTCAGCCTTTCCAAGCGTAATGAGCTACAGGGGCTGCAAGCCCGCCTTGCAGTAGCTTCTGGCCAGCCTTCGTATATCGAAGAGCTTGCCATCGTGCCCGCGCCTGCCTACATCTCTGATGCAATCGCGCCTTTCATGCCCGAGCGTGAAGGCACGGCCCTTGCCATCAGCATGAATGCAGTTGTCGGCCAAGTGCCCGCTTCTAACGGTACCCGTGACGTGACTTTCCGCGAATGGACAAACAACAAGACCTTCAGCCCTCAAGCTGAAGAGTTTGTTCGTGCCTTCGTGGCAGAGCCCGTCGCCCTGCTTCTCACTGAGAAGTTGGGTCGTAAGATCACCGCACTCGACATATCGGCTAATCCACTGTCCTACACAGTTGGCGAAGCTGACATGTAGAGCCCATTAGAGCCTGGCCCACTGCTAGGCTCTAATACCCACTACCCACACTAGAGTACAAAAGAGGGCCTGACGTATTGTCGGGCCCTCTTTTTTGACTGCCAACCGGACTTTAGGGCAAACAGCCCCAGTTTCCTGGAGTAGCAACAGAATAGCTAGGGCCCGCGTCGGGCCCTAAAAGGCCCGTGAAAGTCCGATTAGGGCCCACGTCGGGCCCTAAAAGGCCCGTGAAAGTCCGATTAGGGCCCGCCAAGGGCCATGAAGGGCCCGCGTCGGGCCGTTTAGGGCCCGTGAAAGTCCTTTTAGGGCCCGAGGGGGTAAAGTTGGGCCCTTGGCGGGCCGTTTAGGGCCCGTGAAAGTCCTTTTAGGGCCCGCCAAGGGCCATAGCTATTTTGGCGATAAAATACAAAGAGTGAAGAAGAGAGAAAGTCTATGTCTGAATTAACAGGAAACACGTTCGGTAAAGCAGGTACGCGCTATAAGCTCTGCGTTAATCTGGCCAATAGATAGTGAAGCTGATAAATATAATCCAGAGGGCGATCGGTATGAGTACGTTAGGCTCGCCAAAGATTCAGAAGGGTGTTACGTCGCGGATTGCTTTATAGAAAACCAGGACGGGAAGCGGCATCCTGGTTACATACAAGAACCCATTCGTTTCTTAGCCGTGATGCAGCTTGAATTACAGATCTATCTATTCCACATGCGTAATGCTTATGGATTGAGCGTCACAGTCGTAGCAGCAGAAAGTTACGACGATGCGATCGCCATGGCGGCTACAGAAGAGGGATACTCTGTTGAAGAGTATTTGAGCTTCGGCGTAAAACACCAGATTCTAACTGCCACTGAAAAAGCAGTGTTACTCTCCAAGTAAGGAATAAAAGCTATGACCTGTCTGGACGTAGCCTAGCTATTCCAGCGAATCCCCGCACCTTTAGGTCGGGGAGGATGTCAAGGGGTTGAACACCTTAAACGGTTCCCCCTGTGTTTTTATATAAATAAGAGAACTCGGGGACGAATTCAAACATCCGGTGCGGGAGCACCCTGGCAGAGATAGACAGGCCCTAGTTAAGGCACAGCAAGCTATCCGCATTTCCAGAACAAAGACGAATGCAAGATACGCGATCATTTTGACTGAGATTTACATTGACCCCAAACACCATAGGCTCGCCTGTTTACAGGAGTCCTCCGCAAGAGGTATAGCCAGAGTAAGGAGTAGGGCAATCAGGAATCCAGCTCGCTACATTATTTCCTTCGGCAAGAAATATGTGGGCCAGCCAGCCATCATCCAGCCGCCGATCGCGGCAGTCACCAAAAGGATCATTTGCGTTTGAATCAATCGGCTAAATAGGGTTAGTGGCATTTACGCCAGTTCATTGAGACCCTACTTCGGAATTTGTGGATACGATGGGATGGTTCCCGGCTCTAGCAGAAGAGGAGCTGACAGATGTGTGCAATCAATTTTATAATTATCTCTTCTTAAAATTTCTTCCTTTTCTTATTCTGTGTCTCTTGACACCCATGATAAAATTAAAGGTTAACCAAACATCCACCTCATAGTCTGAAACCCTCATTCTCTCATTAAAATATTGATGTAAAGCTGCTCAAAGTATTGGGTGGCTTTTATTTTGTATACTTTGAGTGGAAAATGTTCAGCAAAAGTATGGATTACAAAAAAGTAGAAGCACTGTGTGAAAAGGGTATGTTCGATGTAATGCGCGGACATCCCAATTGTATTGCAGTCTTGGTGACAATTTCGCCAGAAGTTGCAAGTATGGAATACAAGTTAAAAAAGAGCGCGGCCTGGGTGGTTGCGGCTTACAAGCTAGCTGAGAGAATACTTTATTTTAGGCGGGATAAGTATATCCCGTTCCCTACGTTAACTCTCCATTTTTACTTCAACACCGCCGATTTAAATAAAGATACGAAGCTTGGGGCCTATCTTGTATCTCTAGCCAATAAGAACTCGCTTGTGCCCTATTCTGGCGTAAAAGCTTATGTTCCACCTATCTGGGGAAATACTACGCGAGGCTATGTCATCTTTAAGGAGTATTTCTCTAGTTTAGACACAAGGCGGCGCGAGGGTGAAGATAGGATTGGGGCGAGAGGGCTTACCCCCTTTTTGTTGAAAATTTAGAACTACAACTACGTACAGGAGTTTAGATAGATGATCGCTATAGAATTTGACTCGGCTCTTTTAGGAGAGACTGGTTCCAAAGAAAAAGATGGACAATACACGCGATTGTTCCGACAGAGACTTTTGATAGATCTTAAGGCACGCATAGACTTGGAGGTAGAACCGTCAGAAAGCAAGAACGTGCGCTGGCTGGTTCCGTTAGAAAATGCCCCTGCTTTTACCAGCACTCTTAATACGTATGCCTGGGACAATAATGCTACAAAATTTTAGACCAATGACTAAAGCTCAACAGCTAGTTGGAGAACTCGCCGCGAGACTTCCCACAGGCGCGAAGTTAGAAGTCTCGCGCCGAAATGACAAGCAGCTTGATATAACTCTGAGTTACACCGCTAACGGTTGCACCGGACAATGCATAAGCCTTTGTGACGAAGATTACAACGGCCACGAACCCTGGCTGTGTGCTGTGATTATGCTAAACGGCTTAAAGGCCGATGTTAGAAACCAGTTCTTCAAAGCAATGTCTCTGCATGGAGTAAAAGTAGAACTTCCTGAGTGGGCGCGAAACAATGAATAGTTTAGAGATGAGCCCACTCGATCATGGCCGCAGGATTGTCGAACTCTATGGCCATCGCATTGCTAAAGCCAAAAGCATTCCAGCTTGTGCGGAAGACTCTGAGGGGTATAGTGTGCGCTGGCTAACGCTTAGCGAAATTGTTAAAGACTACTGGCGCGGGAATGGATACGATCCAATGGAAAGAAACCCAATAGCACAGGGTTATATTCCCAGCAATCGGCTCTTCGATTTGACCAAACATATTCGAGATATTTAAGTGGAAAATGTTCAGCAAAAGTATTTATGGAGTATTAACCCATGATCAAAGAAATCCGCCTCACTCACACTCGACCGACTAACAATCCTGATTCAGGTGAGCTACGGAAAGACTCAGCCATTGCTGTAGTTCGAGAAAATACATACGGTAGCTCTCTAGTCAAGTTCGATCGCTTATTTGAAACGCTACAGGAAACATTTCCTGGTGCTACACGAGATTCTGTTAATGTCGTTCATTATGGCGGCAACCGCATTAAAGGAACCTTCGGCTTAGAATGGACAGTGTTTTATGACATCCATGAAGCGCCTAAAGGTTGGACTGCTATTAGTGAACTAGAGTGTACGCTTTGACGAGGAAACCATGGCCAATACTGACGATCTAATTTATTATCAAATGAGCTTACGTTTGCAATTAGAACTAGGTCTATCACTTATGAGATTTAAGTCGTAGCGCCTGACCTGAAAACTAGGCTCTGATTAACCCGCCGAAACCGCTCAGTTACCCTGGGCGGTTTTTGCGTTGGGCCCTAAAAGGCCCGTCAAAGTCCTTTTAGGGCCCGCTGTGGGACGTTTAGGGCCCGTCAAAGTCCTTTTAGGGCCCAACGTGGGCCTTTTAGGGCCCGTCAAAGTCCTTTTACGTCCCGCCAAGGGCCGTTTAGGGCCCGCGTTGGGCCCTACCTAGTTTTTTGGTAAAATAGAAAGATACCCATGGTCGAGATTGATGAGCACCGCAAATTTTGAATGGTTTAGAAAAAACGACGAGCACGGTATAGCTGACAAGAGACGAGCGTTAGCCGCCGCCTCAGCTACAAAACAACAAATCTCAGAGATACCAGAGCCGCCAAGACCACAAGCCGCTGTTGTTAAACCTACATCAGAGAATCTTTGGGCTGTTTTAGAATTTGATGTGTTTGGTGCAACTCGTATCCACGGCTTTAAGAATGAAGGAGATGCGGCGACTGCATTACAAACACTGCCCACAAAGTTTAGCGCCCAGACAACTAAGCTGCTAAGCATTGCCATCAACCCTCCACGGCAGGGGCAGGGTTTTCTAATCCCAATGCTTTCGCTAAAAGTGGCGATGGGGGATTATTTTGCTTTTTGCGCGGAACATCCACAAAGTTTGACTAAACTCCAGAGCGATCAGATCGCTCTTGTGGAGAATCTTGCGCGTCAGGCTGTCACTAAGTACCAAGCTGAAACAGCCCACATCACAGCCTATCTAGAGGACGTTTGTCAAACTGGCAGATTTTTTCAGCCACCAGGGAAAAATTATGTTATTGATGCTCAAACTAAGAAAATCGTGATGGCGACAGGACTTGCTGCCGAGAACCCTGGGATTGAAGATATTGAGGCATTATGTTTGTATCCAGACCTTGCGGTTCTTTTAGCTCTTAAGTCTACCTACCCGCAGACTGTACAGATGGCTAGAGTACTTGCCGCACATTTGTTTGGAGATGTTCAAATCCCTGACACTGCCGGGGTTTGCATGCTGGAGCCGGGTGCTCCGTTTAAGCTATTGGCTTGGGGTGGACGGGAGTGTCTGATTACTCAAGCCGATTTAATTACCCTTTAAACTTGTTTTTTGACGAGGCAACCACTCACCCCTGAGCCTCGCAGGGGATGCCCAAAAGGAGGGCGAAGATTATGCACCTTAAGCCTTTTATGTCTCCCGAAGACAGCCCCAATATGTATTTTCTCGAACTACAGCAGCAGAATCATCCAGAGCTTTTGCCCGGAGAGTTATTCCTCTCCAACGTAAAAATGGAACGCGTCGCCGCGATTGAGGCTGGCGAGGACGAGTTCTACAGCCAGTACGAAGGCGTCCGTGTCGGGGCAATGGCCTACGACAGTCTGCGCAGACACAGACCCAACGAGCGCCCCGTCTTTCATCGGGGCTACAGAAAATCGCATACAACCAACTACTAAACCAAGAAGGGCGAAGACGATGATCGACACTATCATTCGAGTCGTGTGTATAGCTGGCCTGGTCGGGATCGCAATCGCGGCCATCAAGTCAAAGCCCAGCGGTCAGCGCCGGATCAATAATGGGAGGCCGGGGCGACGTATTCGATAGCGCGATCGCCCACAACCTGACCATATAACCACACTACGGGATTCGCCCCGATAGAGCGATCGGAGAAGTGATGACAAAAGAGATAGAGCGACCCGCCTTTAGGGAGATCGCAAGTCGGCGCAAGGAGCAGCAGGAAGAGCGTTTAGAGGCCATGCGATCGGAGGCTAAAGCTGGCCATCCGCAATGGCTACAATTCCAAGAGGCTGTAGAAAGCATTAAAACTACTAGTGTCGCTAAAGTTGAATTAGATCTAGGCAATTATTACGGGACTCTAACCGTAAAGGTAGTGAGCGATCAGCACTATGTTGGACTGGAGAACTGGAACGGCTGGTCTTGGCTACCCATCTCGAAGGCGCTATACGACCTATTGATCCAAGAGCTAGGTGGCAGCTAACCCATCAATATAAAAGACTGGTATCAATTGCATAATTTTCACTAGAGGAACAATCATGAAAACTTTGACCGTTAGAAGCGTCGACACAGATCTCAACCTGGTTGAAATTAACGACGGAGTTCTCGTCGGGTACGAGCATTTCTGTTCGATCGCAGACACTCTACCATATAAAGGAGACGTATACAAGTATGAAGGCTCTGCCCAAATGGGCGGGCAGCTAACGAAGGCCACCAAGATTCAATCATGATCAACACCACCATCCCAGCCATCTGCTTCTTCGCAGAGGCCTATCGCGACAACAACCGCATGACCAAGGCCTACGTAGGCTATTGGGAGAAGTGGTTCTGGCATATTGGAGTTAGCGGGAAGGTGCCCCGCGACCCGACCAAGACGCCTGCCCATGCGATCGTCCACTACATCCCAGGTGGTCTTTACAAGGTGTTTCCTGGCACTCTAGGAGAAGACCCCACGGTATGTTTCAAGAAGGCCATGATCTATGCCTTAGGGCAGCATCGGCCATTCAAAAGCGACCCTTCGGTTTGCCACGATCGCTGGCAGAATGAGATATTACCCGCGATCGCGGAACTACAACAACAATTGGAGGCAGTCCATGTATAAACTTTACGCCCAGCAGTGGAACACATTCATTAAAGAAGGGACTCAGCAAGAGTGCTTGGATGAGGCGATCGCTCGAGGGTGGATAAATCCAACGCCCGACACACGACCCGAAAATTGGTATTGTACCGACAGTTTTGCCAATGCCTATTGCAGCATCCGACTTGCTACCGAAGCTTGAATGACAATCACAACAACAATTGGAGAATTCCCATGAGAGCCATCGACGACCCAGCCCGTTATGACACCCAGAACTGCCGGGTGTACCGAGTAAACATTGAAACGGGTGCTTACGAACTGATCCAGACTGGATCAGTCAAAGCTATGGATCAACTGGTTCGAGACAACATTGGCGAGTACGAATACCCACTCACCATGTACTAGACCAACGATCGCGACGTGCCAGATGCTCAGAAAATTGCAGAATTTTGCGCGTACATCAAAGGTGGAAAATGAGCGATCGCACGAACCATGGCGAGCTAGAGGTAATGCAACTCAAAAGGATGCAGCCATACCTCGAAGCCCACGGCATAACCAGTCCTAAGAAGATTGACAACTACTGGATGGGCCACTACCCAGACGGGACGAATCAAGTAATTCCCAGCAGGGTTTACGAGCCGCCGTTCCCTGGGTAGCCGATCCATCAACCACCCCGATCGCGCCCTTCCATCCTGCATAGCCCAGGCTCCCACCAGTCTGGGCCTGACCACGTCCACTACAAGCAAATGCCCAAGGAGGGCGAAGACGATGAAACTCTTTATGGCACCTGACGAAGTATTCCAAGAATGGCCTAATATTTTTCAAGATGAAACGTTAATTGAAACGAGTGATGAAAAGTACCTCTGTGCTCAAGCGTTATCAGCGTGGGCTATGGTGTGTGGCCAGAGGGGAGAAGTACCGACAAATTTTGGAGATGTGCTAGCTAAAGTTGCGAATAGACTTGGTGTTTCGGGAACGCCTGATTCTTTCTCTGATTTTGCTAAAGAAAAAGGCTGGATTACTTGACATGCGAAACGCCCAAAAAATTACATACGACCAACTACTAACCAAATAAGGAAATCAACACTGATGTATAAAAACGCGATTGATAGCAAGAAAGTTGAACTAAAAGCCCAGAGGGAACTTGAGTTCCAAAAGAATGCGGAGAGCAAAAAGGATGCAATTCTAAAAGAGATCGAAGCGACTGTCCCAATTTTCTGGGACTGCTACCAGAAACATATCAAGGCTGGATTTTCTGCCTGGTGGAATGCTGAAGATGTTTTAGGAAGTGGGTATGGCGTTCCAGGCATTGTGATGTGGGGGCATCTATTCATAGGTGCAGAGCGAGACTCTGACCGCTGGCGGCTTCGTATTGGATCTTGGAGCAATCAGCAGCAATATACTGGTTCCATGACAAAAATCGAGTGCCAGCCAAAGGTTTCAATCGACGCTATGAATAGCCATCGAATGGCAATTGAGGAGAGATTTTCAGAGGGTGTCCAAGAAGCAATTTCTCTAATTACAGCTCCCGGCAACAAATCGAGCTTTGCGTCTTGGACTGGCCCGGATGAACTGTAATCCCAAGAATGCAATTAATACTCAATATAAAGACTGGTACATACTATGCGACAGTTGACTCCTGCTCAGAAGATGGGATTTCCACTTGGAATGTATTACGTGGTTAGTGGGGTAGAAAAAATCGAACTTTTTAGAGGCCCGTACGATTACCTCTCTATAGCCGTTGGGGTGGTTAACAGTTATACAGGCAAAGGGCTCTGGGTGATGAATAGCCAAGGGCACAAGTTGGACAAAAATAAATACCAGAACTCCGAAGGCGAAGCATGGATTGCCAGTTAAACCAGCGCTTATGTCTAACTATCAGTTTGTAGAAACTGTCCATTCAATTGTTACAGCGGTCGCTTATCCAGTCTTTTGGGTTGTAGCCGTTACGTTCTTTTGGATCGCGCTGGGAGATGAAGACTACAAAATCCACTGGGTCTTGGCACTGATCTTGCTTAGTGTCGTTTTGTTTGAAGTAGGTCTATTGCATTAAAGGAAGGTTTTTTGAGGCAAGAACATCTAGACGAGATTGCTAAGTACCTGTCTTTTTTCCAGTAGGGTTTTAAGTGCCATAACCAAGAGCACTATCATTCGCCGGATAAAGTTTGATGAACACCTGATTTTGGGAGAGTCAAGAGTGAATATTTATCTGACAAACCAGACCGCCGCTGAAATCGTTCAGATCCTTCAGCACCATCAGTATGACGGCACCTTCCCCGATCAGCGGGTAGCAATTGAACTTTTTCTGAATGCCTATGAACAGGCATTTCAGGAAAATGAGGCAAAAGTGACAGAGGAACACAATAGCTTTTTGCGGGCACGGATGGCATCGTTCAAGGCCAGCAAGATGGCAAACCCCCATGACTAACCCCACCCCCGACCAACTGATTAACTTATTTCAGCCCACTCCCTGGCAAGCCGGGAACCCGCCAGGGCCGGGGTGGTATTTGGTGACGGTAGACATTAGCGGTAGCCGGGAAACCGAGTATGCCTACTGGCTACCCGGAGCCTGGGACGATGCGGAGAATGTTGTAGCCTGGCAACCCCTGCCGGAACCGTACCAAGGTAAGGGAAAGGCTTGATAGGGCCCGCAAAAGTCCTTTTAGGGCCCGTCAAGGGCCTTTTACGTCCCGACGAGGGCCCTAAAGGGCCCGCAAAAGTCCTTTTAGGGCCCGTCAAGGGCCTTTTAGGGCCCGCAAAAGTCCTTTTAGGGCCCTAAAAGGGCCATAGGAAAAATCAGTATGGATATTGATATAGAGCAACTTCTGCTTTTAGCGCAACTTGCGAGTCATAGCTGGCGATCCGTAACAGCTAAAATAGATATACAGCTTTTGCAAGCTGTATATGATAGAAAGATCGTCTGCAGCAAGCCAGATGTTGTAGTTGATCGCATGCAAGCGTTAATGCTGGCTCGTGGCGTGCCGTTGCTTGGCACTCATGTGCATATAGAGCAACAAGACGAATCTCACCTAGATTGGGATTCAATATTAGGTACCTGTCAATAAAAGAATGGGTCTAGTTAATTTGCTAGAGCACCTAAGTTCAAGATTCTTTAGTGGAGCCATTGCTAACCTGCGGGACGCTCATGACAATGCGATCGCGACAGGTGAAGTGGATTTTTAGCGTCCGTACACTTTCCACGCGATCGCCATTGACGATTCAATGTATTGGAGTGAAGATAGAGGAGCGCTGAGGTTAATGCCCTCTTAGGGCTTTGCAAGCACCACCGATGACGCGCCCTCAACCCCTCTTAGGGATGCCCGAAAGGGCTGTCGTTGAGCAGAGAATTGCCATGGAAAAGATGATTCACTTGGATGAGCCTCCATACATGGAGGCTCCCGAAGATCCTGATAGCAGCCCCATCTGGTCAACTTATAACGGGGTATTGATCGAATGCCACACCCGCTGCGTTGACCAGGCTCCGAGCGAAATGCGCGATCTTGGATACATAGAGGTCGCAAACCCTCACCCATTTGGGGAGCTATGGTGCAAAGAGTCCATGCTAGCTGAAGGATTGCCCTTGATTGAGCGAGAGGTCTTGGTATGAGTGATGCATTAACCCAACTTCGCTACGGGTTCAGAGGGCTTGCCCAACTAGGGTCGTCGTTCGAGGAGTGCTTGGTAGCCGTGCTGCCAGCTCTCAATAGAATCGTGTCCGACGCCGAGAATTGGCAGTTAGTTTTTGACCTACTGCACTGGGACTGGGAGGGTCTGGGCAGGGCTCCCGTTCCTATTAAGTTGCAAGACCAGCTATTACTGGCTCTGTCACCCTGGAAATCGGAGACCGCAGCCATTCTAAGGCGACTGGAAGCATCGGCTCAAGAGTGGGCTGATGCACTCAACGCCGCTGGCCTGAGTCCCTCTGAGGCTTTGGGGCTGGCAAAGGCTGACATAGAAATGACTGTTGAAAAGGAGTCAGCGCTGACTGCCGTGGCTACTCACAAGAGCGCGATCGCTCCCCCGCTAGAGATCGTGCGCCAGTATCGTCAGTTCTATCGAGCCAGCAAGATGTACTCGCCCGAGAGAACCAATGCGCTAAAGCCTCTGCTGTTAGCCAAGGAAGTCATCCAGCGCAGTTCCTCGACTGGTGAAGATCTAGCCGTAGAAGTCGCTGGCCGCATTGCCGCCCACCTGGCCCAGGTGCGTCGTGGCACGGCCAAGGGTCGATGGGTCATCTCCAGCCAGGATGCCGAGCGGCAGGCGATTTCTGAGTTTGCCAGATTCCTGGTTCATCATCTGCTAGGTGAGAGATTCCGGGGCGACAAGTCTCAGTTCAGTTCCAAGACTGGCATCGGACTGATTGAGGATGCCTGCTTTTTCCTGTACCTACTAGAGCAAGAGAAAGAAAACGATTCCAAGGAGGCTTCGCGTGGATAAAGTTCTTGGCTTAGATGTTGTCAACAGGTTCAACCCTGGCGGGATAGAAGCCACTCTGAAGATGTGGCATGAAGACCCTGAGCAGGTTGGCCGATGGGTAGTGTTCGATGGAGTTCAGGTTTCGCTGAGAGATCGCCTGAACAACCTGCGAGAGGGGGAACGATCGATCTGCCTGGTCGAAGAATTAGCGTCAGTCGTCGGGGACAATGCACATCTAACCCTGGGGGAATTCCTATACAACGACTTCTAACTCTTCTTCCACCGCCTCCACCCTCTAGGAGTAATACTCTCATGGCGAGGGGTGGTTCTTCTTCCGGGACGCCTCTCGCCATCACTTAAGCGCTCTAGATTTCCCTTATGATTGATAGAGCGCTTTCCATTTTTGTGGTGAACCACAGTCCCATCGTTAGGCTTAGCACCGGCTATCCGACGATAGGCCCGTCGCCCATCTTTCCATCGACCATTACCCGTGCCCAGGATGGCTGCTAGGCGCTTCTTCTTGTGGGCAGGTGACTGTTCGTAGCCAGGTTGAGGCATAGGAGGGGTGCAGAACGCTCAATGTATTTTAACCAACGGAGACTTTATGCCTGAACGAAGAGACGGCTTTTACCTCATCTATGAGTGCGATGGCCACTGCCACTATGATTCAATGGTCATCAAGGCTATCCTCACGAAAGAGAGCCAAGCAATCGCGCACTACACCCGGATCGAGTCGGCATATCCCGCCAATGGGGCTGGCTGGCGAGTGAAGATGGGATACCTGCCCAAAGACCATGATATGCAAGGCGATGGCGACATCTTGCGCCAGATGGAAGATGTTACACCCACTATTCTGTGTTCACGCGATGCGAAATGGCTTCCGTCCTCCAAGCATCAAAGAGAGTCCCGTAAGGAGAGGATTTAACGCCATGGCCAACCCTATCGACACGTCTCCCATATCCATCGCCCACGTTGACCTGTCAAAAGGCTCTCTCGCTTTCAAGGACGCACTGACTTTCACGCCCACGATGGACAGGAACCTGATCTTAGTCCTGGATGCGGAGACGGGCATCTACGCTTTTGCTGAGACTAGAGACCAACTCATAGAGGAGATCCATGAACAGCTTCGATTCATGTGGCTCGCCTATGCCATGGAAGATGACTACAAGCTCACTCAAAGCGCGATCGCATTTAACAACAACAACAACGAGGAAGCTATAACTAAGATAAAAGCAAAAATTATGGAGTTTGATTGCGAGGCAGATCCTGGCGATCCGCATTCCACTAAAACTGAGGGTGCTGAATTGACGCCAGAGCGAGCCTACTACTACGGCGAGCTACGCGAGACTTTTAGCTGGACATACGAAACCACTTCCCGGTTTGTATTCTCATGTCCTGCCTCTGCCGATCCCGACAGCTTGATGGACAGATATGCCTATGATGAGCGAGGCGGTGGAGACGGTGCCGATGGCGACTACGAGTCGAGTTGCAGTCGAGTCGAGTCCTTGGGCGCTCAACCTATCCCAGAGGAACATTTCAACGTCATGAAACTCTACTTGCCTGACCTGACTATATCCGAGGATTAGGTTCTATCCCCCATTCATGTTTGAGGAACTGTTTATACATTGGCTCGTTCATGGGGCGATCCTCCGTTGGATTGCCGCCTATTCTAGACGATGGATGGCGATCGTCTTTGTTCGTTAATTACCTTTCTGAGAGGAAATACTCATGCCAAAGATCACAGCAACAGAGGACTAAGCTATGCCAAACGGCCCATATAAAGTTAATCAAGACGACATCGATCGCAGCAGCACCCTTGACCAGTCGGATCTAAACCGCTGGTACGTCCTCGTCTCTGGCACCATGCAGTTCGTTCGATCGCAGGAGGACGGCAAGACCCTGGTGCAACAGCTCAGGGACGACCTGCGGGCAATCTCTTGACGCTCATGGGTACATCAAAACAAATCAACCGCCGAGGATTCCTCGGCGGTTGATTTGTATAGTACAAATTTTAAGGGACGGCGGTGTTAAGGAGATTTCAATCCCTGGTAGGGATTAGTGTGAACTCACCGCTCAATCTGTACTAAAAGTAGAGGGGCGGCGGTGTTGGGGAGAACAACACCCTAGCCGCCGCCCTGCTGGTCTGCCATCTCGGCAGTGAGATCCAGCTATGGATATAGTAGCAGATTTAAGCTAAATAGCAAGAAATTTACTTTGGATAGTTGGGCAGAATCAGCCTATTTTTGTGCTTACAATAGGTGCAAGGCAATAAAAAAGCTGCGTGGGAACACAGCTTTAAGAATTACTTGTTTGGGAATCGACAGTCTATCTATCCACTCACTATTTTAACATGAAACAGAAAGCTGCATCGCCCTCCAGCAGTCAAAGTATCCAAGATTTAGAACTGAATCAACCTTGCGTGCCCCAAAGTATCCAGGATGCGCTAGCTAAGCTACCGTTAGAAACTCGGCAAAGAATAGAGAAGAACGTAGACAAGCTTAACCGAGGAATAGATAACGAAATCCTTAGACAAATTATTCACAAAGCTAATCCACAACTGTCTCATGCTTATGGAGTGGCTCTTGTTCGCAGCATACTTTGGCGTATGGAGCGGGACGCCCATCTATCCAAGATTAAAGAACCTATTTATAGACGCAGCATCCCTGTAAGTATTCTATGGTCAGCATTAAGTGGGGAGCCCTCTCGCATTTATAACAGCAATGCTAGGGCTCAGAAGTTTATGGGGGCTATTACCAAAGAGATAATCGACCCTCTATGGAGAAGCCGACTTATAACGACAGTTCCCCATAACCGTAAGCAGCATAGGTGCCGAATCTTTAACCTAAGGCACGTCGCAAAAACAATCCACAACAGAGAACAAAAACCCCATATGCACCCATTTGACTACAACCGCGTTGAAGATTACCAACTACCCCCAGTGGGAGTGGGTCAAGAGAAACTGCCTTTGCTCTGGTCTAAAGACAAAGCAAAGTACATGGCTATCACAAATGAGACCGGGGAATACCTCAGAAACTGCAAGTTCAGATTTGAGAGCATTGCATGGGATCGCATTGGGCTCTATTGGGCTAAGCAGTATGCAGACATAACAGCTAAATCTAGGGTGGCCTGCGATGCAAAGATCGGCTCGATCAAAAACGCTATTGAGGGTCTTGAATGGAAAATGGATGTTCAGCATACCGGGCAGTATCACATCCAGGGCCCAGGCCGTATGCATACCATTGGTGGAAGCATCGCGCTGCCAAAAGCATTCAGGCGGCTCTTTATCAGCCCTGTTAACAAGAACAACCTAGTACTCGAACTTGACCTTAAAAGCGCTCAGCTCGTTATCCTGAGTAAGTTTTTGGGGTGTACTGAGATCGTAAGCGCACTCCAGGACTGCCATAGAACGGGTAAATCTATTTGGGGTCTTATACAGCCAGAAGGGGAGTGTGTACCTAAGCGAGCGCTGAAAGTCCTAACCTATGGCCTATGCTTTGGAGCCAAGCGAGAAGACCTTCTCTATCTATGTAATAAGGAACTCTGGAAGACAGAATGCCCATTCGAGTTCTCAAAAGAAAGCCTAGATAAAGTTTTGGATGGGTTTTTAGCTCCTTTAGTCATTGAACGAGACAAATGGATGGCACGGTACACAAGCAAAGAGCTCAAAAAGAGAGGCACTAAGCTAACACACAAAAATGCTCTTGGGCTCGTATTTCAGGCAGGTAAAGAGCTGAAAGAATACGAGGCAAAGTGCAAAAAGTACGGGAAAAAGCCCCTGGATACTAAGATTGCAGGCCGTTTGCTGGCGCATTATGCCCAAGGTGAGGAGCAATTCATTATGCAGAGCTTCATTGCTAGCAGCGTGATGAAAGAGAACATATTAGACTTTAGCTATGACGGCCTAAGCGTTGAAGTTCCTATGAATTATGCAGAGATAACAGAACGATACGACGCATGGTTACAGGAATTTGACCCTGACCATCACTTTGAGTACTGTCCCCTATGGTTCAAACAGAACCCTGACCTAGATGGGCCCGACATGCTAGGCAATATGCTTCAGGAAAATTGGGAGGAGAAGTATAACCAAAAACCAGAAAACCTTAAATATTTTCCTGAATAGGATAAGAAAAACTTATATAGTACGAATATAGTACATAAAAAGTTTAATAAATAAGCTGAGCTTATGATCAATATAACTAAAACTTATATTGATCATAAGCTTTTATTTTTTCTATTTTGAATTTCTAAAAAAAATATATTTTGTGGCCCAGGGGGGGGGGGAGCCATTCGGAGGTCGCT